TACATTAAAGTATCTCATTCAATCATCTAATGAGTATATTCCTTTCATTCCTTCTATGTGTGATATGATTTATACATATATGGAAACACATAGTTTAAATACTATTGTTGTTCAATTAAAATCTGGTGATACTATTACTTGTGATCTTAAATGGGAACAAGGACATGGTAATAACTATTACTTCTATAATGAATACTTAGGTGTTCGTATTAGTATTGATAGTGTAGTTGGATATAAGTTTGTTTAATTGATAGAGGAAAAACAGAATGCCTAGTAATATTATCTTTTTCTCACAGCCTTTATTTCCTGAAGGTTTAAAGTTAGTTGTTGAATCTTCTTATAGTAGCAATCAACATTTCATTCCTGATACTTATACTGTCTTGAATAGTGATGAATGTTCAAAAGTAGAATGGCAAGCTAATGATTCGATTATTGTAGTTTCTGATTCTATTTGGACTCGTTATAAAGTTATTTAATTCTCTTAACGTCCATTTTCATATAGGGGTGAGTATCAAATCTTATGAAAATTCAAATAGTGTTAACTTTAGTATCATTAAACAATTGGTATAGTGAAGATAAGACAACAGCAGAAAGCTTTGTTTCTTCTTCATTTGAAAAATATGCTTTAATGAATCATAGCTTTCGTTTAGATTTATTTAATTATATTAATCATAAAGTTTTATACGATGATCTTTGTTTTGAACATTCTTACTTTACTAAAGCTATTAAAGAATTAGTGGCTTTAGAAGATGATGAATTGATTAATACTTTCTCTTATAGTCATTTTTTAGGTAAAGATAAAATATTAGTTATTACATCTCGACGTGTTGATAAATCATCTTTTAAATTTAGTGATTTAACTTGGGAGAAAAAGTGAAACAATTAGAAAGATTTAATAAACTTACTAAACCTACATGTAAGTATTTCATTGCTGCTACATTATTTCAGAATCCTTTAAGGATTGAATTTGGATGGGGCTGGAATGATATCAATCGTATTGGAGTTCTTTCTCATGTCTTAAATAAAGATGTAAAAGCTATATTAGATCCTATATGCACTAGATATGAAAATGATAGAGCTTCTATTCATATAGATGTATTTAATTGTATTTCTCATATGCCTTGTAGTTCTGATGATGATGAAAAGCTAATTCTTATTGGTGCTGATGATATTGAAATTAGTACTAATGTTACTCTTATTGCTTATGGTAATAAGATCGATGTTTTAAGTACATTAGCTTCTTTAGGATTTGAAGAAAAAGATATTACTATAGAGTAATTAAAACTCTTTTATGAAAATTGTTTATTTGGATATTTATGAATGCTACAATAATTCTTAAGTCTTTAATTGTTTCCGATATTGCTTTAGCTATTGATAATCATATCCGTACTAACAATTTATTTAATTCTTCTTTCTTATCTATACATAATTGTATTGTTATTAGTGATTGTTCTTTCTTAATGGATCAATTAGATGAGAAAATTGAAGAATTAAAGGGAAAAACAAAGAATATGTTAATTGCTGATGCTTCAGATTTATTATTAGTTTGTATTAATAACTCTAATATAGATCTTTCAGTTTATAAAGAAATTACTTACTCTTTGTTAAATATTAATTTTAAATCTTAAGTATTTTATTCGGTAATAATCGAATTAATCTTTGTAAATACTTAGGATTTTAAAGTGAAGGAAGGACTGAATATCTTCGGTTCGTTCCTACATGTAAGTTAGTTGATAAATAAATTCATCTTCCGCTACTTTACATGTAGGAGTGACAATTTTTTGTTATTCTTACAATATGGAAAGACTCCTTTAATTTACTTTTATTTATTACTACTTTATATAGGACATATTTATATGACTACTCAATATACTCAAAATCAGATTGCTCAAGCATTGATGATGAATTCTCAATCAGAAGTTATTGCTAACGTTGATCGGGAACGTAATCCTTCACATCGTCAAGTTTTACAATTCTTTAATATTGCTAACGTAACTCGTCATGCAGTATTAAATATGGTTTATCTTCCTAAAGAAGGTGAACTACAAGTGTATAAACTTATTCCAGTTCGTGTTCATAACTCTACTTCTAATACTGCTGCATATCGTAATCGTGTTCAGTATTTACAAGTAAGTATGGATGATAAAGGGGTTATTGCTGATCCTGAAACGAATCAAATGATTGTTCGTAATTCTAACCCTGCTGTACTTAATATGTTCTTAACTGAATCTATTGAAGAAGGTGGAAAAACATTTAACAATCCTTGGAATACATTGCTTGCATCTGGTTTCTTCCGTTTGGTTCCTGTTCCTGCTTTGTTTAATGATGAAGGTTTAGTTCAAGCATTTAATTCTTGCTCTAAAGACATTATTAATGCACACAATTATTTGAAAGCTCGTACTACTGGTGATTTAGCATTTAATGCTGATTATCAATCTCATATGGCAACTCTTTATGCTGCATATCAAACACAGATGACTAAACTTATTCAGTCTGGTCATTTACGTTTAGCTTATGCTTTAAGTGTTGCTGATAGTTCTTTAGTTCCTGCTATTACTATGGATAGTGGTACTAAGAATGTTAACCCATTCTTACGTTCTTCAGCTATTCTAGAAAAAGCAAGCTATATGCCAACTATCAATGAGTTCTTTGGCTTTGCTCGTGTTAATTCTGAAGCGATTTCAGATGAATTCAATGAGTCTTTAACTACTGGTATTCGTCCATTAAGTAAAGAAGTCGAAGGTGGTGAAGAGACAATCAATAATTCTAAACGTACTGAAGCAACTAAGCTTGCTATCATTTCTGATACTTTCGGAAATGAAGCTTCTGTATTACTTCGTCGTCAGGATCAGGGTTATTCTAATCCTAACAATCAGAACCAGATTAGCTTAGCTAAAATCTTCGATGACAACACTCAAAATAATGAACAGTTATTTGTAATTGGTAAGTATTTCCCGATTGTTATGTCTCAAGATGCTGGTAGTTCTACCAATGGTTTAACTCGTCCTACTATTGTAGTGAATGAATATACTAAACATCGTACTAACTCTAATATCACTTCTTTTGAAGCTGCTCTTGGTAGTGATTTTGAAGTAAATTCAGATTCAGATGATTTATCTCAAATGATTGCTAATGCTCAGTCAATTATTGATGGAGCTAGTATCGATAATGGTGTTGCTGGTTCTGTAACCTTTTCTGCTGATGAATCAGATAATCAATCTCAATTAGGTTCTTCTAAGAAAGACATTATCTAATTTCTAATTTGTAGAAATTCTGTAAAAAGCTACAACATTGTAAAAAGTGTTGTAGCTTTTTCTTTTAATATCAATGAAATATAGAATCGAATTATTGTTTTATAAATTAGAACTTTAAAAGATTTATTAATATTTTTATATCTTATTGATATTAAAAGATAAATGATAGGATTATTCTCAATGTTTAAGTTATTGATTTCTATAATGATATTAATATGTAGTTTAATATCATTCGAAGCTTACGCTGAAAAAGATATTAATATTTCTTTAAAATATGCTGATAATCAATTGGATAAATTTACTACTAAAGTAGTATCTAAATGTAATACTTTATCTTGTTCTGTTTCTATGTTTAATAATGAATATAAACGTTTAGACAAGAATATTAAAAAAGCATATGGAAAAGATACTGTAGGTTATACATACTATACAATGTCTATGGAATCATTATGTAATGGTTACATGAAGAATAGTAAAGATGTATTAAATAAGTCTTTTAAAGAAAAGATTTGTTTAGTTAAATATAGTTATGGTCAATTGAAATATATGGGTATTGTATAATGTTAGAAAATTTAGTTGAAGTTGATTCTTTTGTTAAACTCCCTGTAGCTCCTTCTGTTGTTTTTACTCTTTATAAAGAACTTGTACAGGTTTTTAGTGATAAATGGGATGTTTTAAATTCTAAAGAGAGAATTGCTATTGCTTCTAGCTTAAATTTAAATGTTAAATATCTTACAAGAGTTTTAAAAGATAGTGACAAATCACTTTCTATTGCTCAATTATTTAAACTTTGTTATTTCTTTAACCATGATTTAATTTTAACTAAAGGTAAAGAAAAAATAGTATTTTCTATTACAGATCCTAAATTTGTTAATGATCACATTGTACGTCTTAATAAGATTCTTTTTGAAATTATTAAGCCTGTACCTACAAATCATTTAGCTTATTTATCAAAAATTCAACATTTATCTTTGTATAATCTTAAAGATGTATATATTACTCGTCGTAACTTTGTACGTTATATGAGATTACTTGTTAATTTTGATGTCAGTTTCCATCTTATTCCTAAAGTAAAAGTAACTCAGATGTATAAGGAGGTTAAAAATGTCGCATAAATTTGAGTGGTTTAAACCTTCTCCTTTCTTTGCTTACTCAGAATTTAAATGGGATGTATTCAATAAAGAACAAGGAAAGTTAAAATCTATAGTACCATTTTATTATAATCTTCCTAAAGGTATGTTTACTAAATTTTTAGTTAAATATATTAATTGGATGAAGAAAAATGGAACTTATGAAGAGTTAATTGCTATTTCTCAAGAATGTTATGATGGAGAAGATAATTATCCTGATTGGTTATATTATGAATTATCTATCATAAATCCTAACGAAGGCTTTACTTATTTCAATTATATTAATATCTTTTCTAAAGCAGTTCTTGATACTTATAAAACACATCATATTGTTTATGAAGATATTAAACCAGAAGATCGTTTACGTTCTGAATTAAAAGAAAGATTATTATCTATCTGTACTAATTTAGATGCATTGGAAGATTCAGATATTAAAGATTTACAAACTTGTCTTTCTCGTTTTGTATCTTAATTATTTGGTTTTTATTTTTAAGTTTTAAATTTAATATCTAAGGAGATTCTTCATGAGTCAAAAGAAAATTAAAGACGAGTTACAGATTGAATTAACTCGTCTTCTTCAATTACCTCATGAAGAATCTAAACTTCCTTTACAGCTGTTAATAATTAAAGTTTGTATAGAAGAAGATTATGATTCTCTACAAATGATTAAAGATTCTATTCCATCCTTATTCGCTTTTATTGTAGATGAAACTGTAACATTATTAGAGAATATTGAAAGAAGATTTAAATTATGAAAGCTAAATTTTTAATTTCTATTGGTGTTTTACTATATTTAATGCATCTTGGATTAGGTTACTATTTTTTAATACAGTGGAGTAATGGTAAGTTTAATAAAAATATCCCTTATCATACAGGAATTATTCAAGATTCTTTTAGTGAAGATTATGCTTGTGGTAAACATAAACGATATACATGTACACGCTATGGTTTTACTATAGATAATCAAGTTTATGAAATATCTGAAACAGCATTTAGAACTCATAGAAGAGGTCAAGAATTTACTATATATAAAGTAGAAGATATTACTCCTTTTTATGTTAATTACTTTATATTTTCTATTCTTCCTTTAACCTTTGTGCCTTTCATTGCTTTATTTTTAGTAATGTCTTCAAGTGAAAAGTAGTATGACTAAATATTTAAAGAAATTTAAAATACCTCTGTTATCTAAAAAATATTTAATAAATTTGGAAGAGATTAAATCAACACTTAAAGAATTTCGAACAAATCCATATATTTATATTGTAGTTCGAAAATTAACTGAAGTTGAATTTAATAATATTTTTGAATTTTTAGATAAAAATTATTGGATATCTCTTCCTCAACAAACATCTGTAGTTTATGGAATACAATTAATAGTTTCAAGTAATACTGAAAATTCTCAGTTTGATATTATAGGAAGAGATCAATTATTTGAAGCTTTTAAATCATACGGATGTATTGAACATGACTAATCATTTAAATAATTTCTCTAATTCTGTTACTACTCTTTCAAGAGAATATTTAGATAGTTTAGAAATTAATGTTAAAGGAATGTTAGAAAAGTTTCCTACATTAAGTTCAGTATATTGCGCACTTTGTTGTAAAATTACTGAAGAAGAACTTCATCATTTTTATAAAGAAATGAATTCCATATATGGTATTTATATAAGTAGTTTTAAAGAAAATAAAGTAAGTCTTATGCTTCATAGACGAAATACAACTTCATCTATGGTTCAAGTATCGCAAGTAGGTAAAGAAGAGTATTCTTTAGAAAAAGCTTTAGAACTTTATAGACAGTCTTATAAGGAAGATACTGATGTTTGATTTAATTCTATTTAGTGTATTCTTTTCTCCTTTTATTATTGCTCCTGTTGTTGATAAACAACAGAATTCAAATAATATTGAAATCCTTAATATTCAATATCCAATAGTACAATATAAAGAGAAAGAATACATTCCATTTGAAATGTTAAAGTATTCAATTAATACAGTTAATTGTTCTACTGATGTTAAAACAATACACTATGAATATACGACAAAACTTTCAAACAATGAAGTTCTTAATTTTCATAGTGTATCTAAAACTTTTCATGTGAAGAAATTAGATATTTGTTTACTGAAAGAATTTAATTCAAATGGTTAACACAAATTTAACAACCACTTGTAAGAAATGTAAACAAGTGGTTGTTACGCAATTATCATTATATGATGCTTTAAATTATTGTAGAAATTCTTTAGATTTTTCTATAATAGGTAGTAATTTTAAAGTAGTTATAAAGACATGTTCTAATTGTTCTCTATAATGTGAGTATAAGAATACTCTTTTATTTGATTAGTAATACTTTAGAGGAGTATCCTTATGCCTTGGGTAACTGTAACACTTAAATGTTTTCAACGATACCTTACTTATTTGTGGGGTGGTTGGAAAGCTAGATGGATCAGTAGAAATGAAACTGGTATATTTGGTTTGTTATCAGGTTTTGTAAAAACATTTGTAGAAGCATATGTATTAACAAAGATGGACATTGAACAAGGGTATATATAGCTATGTAGACACTATTTTAATGTTTAATCTTTAAAACTTTAATGTGTGGGTTTATACTCACATTTGATTATTATTTAATATCAGGGATATATTAAATGCCAGTTATATAATATTGAGGTACCAAATTATGTTACAATCTCGTATAGTAAGTGTTCTAGGACATTCGCCCTTAAGTGAAAATTCTGAATTAGGTATTTTCATTAAAGGTTTGTTAACTAATCTAGGCTATTTAGGTTTTACTTTAAGAACTAGTGGTACTGAACAAGGTATCGAATCTTTAGCAGTTTCTTCTTATTTGGATTTAATGTCTAAAGGCGTTGTTTCACCAGCTCGTTTAAAAATATGTCGTCCCTATATAAAGTATACAAATTGTGTGCCTTATAAACAGTGTTATGTAACAATTAATAGTTCTAACTATCAACATTGTTCAGAATTAGTTAAATCTGTTACACCTTATTGGCGTGGTATTGGGAACCAATCAAAATATATGCATAGTAAAAATGCATTAGTTATGTTTGGTGAACAATTAAATACTCCTTCTACTTTTCTAATTGTTTATGATGAACCAGATGTAAATGGAATTGTTAAAGGATTTAGTAGCAGTGCTATTGGTTTAGCAAAAAACCATAAAATTCCTGTTTTCAATTTTGCTTCAGATGATGTTACACAAACAATTGCTAATTTAAAGCAGTTCTTGCATAACTATGGAATACCAATTAATCAATTTAATTCTACAGAATTACAGTAGAATTATATAAAGCTCATATGGATTTAATATCTGTGTGAGCTTTTCTGTTTAATAACTTAATGTATCTTTAACTTGAGAATAGTTACATTAAGTTATTAAACAAGGGGAGGTACCAAAATATGACTTTATTTTTAGTAACAACTTTAATTGAAGGTTCTGATGATATTGATTATGTGCAACTTATTGAAGCTAATACTCCTGAACAAGCTTTAGATTATTTTCTAACACATAATCCTAATGTCGTCTCTGGTACTTCAATTGTTGTAACTCAACCTAAAGTGCATAAAGCTACATTGCATCAATGTACAAAAAATGTTGTTTTAAAAGAAAGTACTTATACTGTGTAATACTTTAAAATAAAGGATCGATGTAAAATGCAAGAACCTATTGGTTATAATGGACAATTTCGTTCAGTTCCAAGAATTCCATCTGTATTAACTGGTACTCAACCGTTAATGTTAATTCCAGAAGGATTTGAAGATCTTATTCAGGTTCAATTAAAGCAACATGAAATTTCTATTACGTTACTTAATGATGAGTATCGTGATAATGAAATCATTATTCCTGACACGATTTATAATCCTGCTAAAAATAAAGTTAGTTATCCTCAATTTTTAATTGAGCGTAGTTCTTTTAAAGCGAAATTAGATTACTTTACTGATACTTCAGATCGGTATATCTTTAATCAAAATGAAATGCTTTACATAGCATTACAACATCGCTTGTTAACATTTGTAGGTAGACCTGTTGCTTATAGTCGTTTATTAGAAAATGACATTAAAGCAGTTAACTCTTTCGCTAATAATACGTTATGTGAAGCTTTTAATGCTAAAGCGAAAGATGAACATTCATATATTATCTGTTCATTATTTACAGATCAAAATGAATTCAAACGAGGTACTCTTGGAGATCTTCTTCATCGTAAAGGGTATATTCCGAACAATATTGTTTGGGCTCGTTTAAAAGATCAATTACCAATTCATTATAGTAGTGAATCAGGTTGTTCTAAAACAGGTAAGTTAGTATTAAGTCCTTATACTAATGGGCCTATTTATCGTTCTGTTGGTCATACTTTATTTCAAGATAGTAAAGGAAAATATTTCTTTAAATCTTTATTTAAAGCAGCTCAAAATATTACAGCTCGAAATAAAACTCACGTAACTGCTGATGCTAAAGAAATTTATGCTTTTGAGCCTGATTCACATTTTGCTCAAGATTATAATTATTCTGAAGAACATCAAGCTTATCTTCCTAAAGACCAATGTTATAAATCTGCTTTAGTTGTAATTCGTCCTATTAATGAAGAAACTCAACAGTATCTTTATGGAGAATGTGAAGTTACTGAAGATTTTTATAATACATATGTATGGAAAGAACATAAAATCTTAGATGCTTTTGATCATCTTTGTATTCCTGAAGATGGTTCAATTGTTCATGCAGATTCTTATATTGATAAGCATGGTTTTGAACATGTTAAAGATAAGATTCTTATTGGACGTGTAGAAGAAAATGGTGGTTTCCGTGATGTATATGTTGAAGGTGTAAAAGCTGTTCGTTTTGTTCGTCGACGTATGACTACTGGTCCTTATGGTCGTGAAAACATTAGTTTACGTATTGCAGTTCGTGCAGGAAATGCTCGTATTGATAGTAATACAGGTTTAAAAGCTGTTACTAAAGGTAAACCTTATTTAGGTAAGATTATCTTAGAAGATGGTAAAGAACTTCGTCCTGATATGGCTTTTGGTATGAATAGTTTTAAAGCTAAACAAAATGGCATTAAACTTGCTCGTGCAGCCTTAGCAACTGATCTTGGATATTATAAACCTAAACATTGGTCAAATTTATTAAATACTTTAGATGAGTTAGAAATTAATACAGCTTCTCAATCTCTTCCTAACTATAAGTATTATGATGAATTTGGTAATCTTCAAGAAAATGTTCAAATTGGTATTGTATATTATCGTTATACTGAATTAACTGATACATATTCTTCATATGAACCTCAATCGTTATCTCATGAATGTGGTCGTAATTTATTCCATAATTTAGATTCAAGACTCTTTCATCATATTTGGAATCGTTTTATTGATGAAGATATGAAAGAAGCTTTAGTAGAATTTCAAAAGATTCTATTACAATCTGATGTATTTCATGGTGAAAAAGAATTACCACATTATACAGTTAAAGATATTAAACGTTTAAAGATGTTTAGTGACGATGATATCATTACATCAACTGTACAGTTAACTCAATCTTCAACTATATTGACAGATGAAGAGTTTAACCCTAATGGATTTTTCTTTGATTTCCGTCCTCAGTTAGGTCCACTAATCCGTATTCCTTGTGCTAAAACGCTTAAGATGTTTGAGAGTGAATTAAAAACAGGGGCATGGATGTATCATGCAGTATTTATCACTATTGGAAAAATGATTAAGGCTTTCCTCACTGATACTCCTCATTATATCTTTAATCGTCGTACAGCAAAGGTAAAACGAGATACATTGAGTGACCGTTATTTACGTGACATTTATGGAATCATTTTTACTAGTGATAAAGCAAAAGAAATGCGAGTAACAACATTTAGTAATCCTCATATGCAAGGTTTTGCTATGAAGCAATCAGTAGATGTTTTGTTACCTCCTAATACTCTTGTTATTACTGATGATAAACTTTATCAAAGTATTGAATATGATTGTTTTGGTAAAGAACGAGGACCTGTTGAATCTTTACAACATGGTTTATATGGACTTCATGTACGTAATCCTAGTTAATTAATCTATGAATTGAGTTCTCCAAAGAAGTATTATATAATTGTTTTATGGTTTGAAATATAACCAATTAACATTATATAAATATAAATAAGGAGAACTAAATGCAATCAATAGAAGAAAGAAAAGACAATTTTATTCAGAAAGCTCATGCAGTATGGCGGAAATCGTTTTGATTATTCGTTAATAGACTACAATAAAAACAATGTTAAGATTAAGATAATTTGTAATCAATGTTCTAATACTTTTGAACAGACACCTGCAAATCATCTACATTTTAATGGTTGTAAACCTTGTGAGACTAATGCAAAATCTAAAAGAAATACTAAATCGAAAGATAAAGTTATTGAAGATTTTGTAAAAATGCATGGTACTAAATACGATTATTCAAAAGTTGATTATAAGGCTTGGAATATTAAAATTACTATTGGATGTCCTCATCATGGTGATTTTAAGCAAGAACCTAATAGTCACTTACAAGGCAATGGTTGTCCAAAATGTGGAAGATTAAAACTTTCTCGTTTTGGTGGAATGACTAATCTTGATGAATCTGGATTAGAACCTGCTCGTATTTATTTAGTTAAATTTAAATCAAAACAGTATGAATTTATAAAAGTTGGTGTAACTTCACGAACTGTTGAAGATAGGTTTAAACCTGTTGTTTATAAACAATTCGAAAAAGAAGTAATACTAGACTTAGAAGCTAAAGCTAGAGATGTAGTTAATATAGAAAAATTAGTACTTAGTACTTTTGACTCTGATCGTTATTACATTTCAGATGGTAATGCATTTAAAGGCTGTACTGAATTATTTAAATTTAAAGCTTTAAATGAAATTAAATCTTTTATTGAAGAAAAGATTAAAAGCTCTTCAGATGAATAGACATCTGTCGTAACACAAGTGAATTGCTGGGAAAGGCTAAAGCTTCATACACTACAACGTAGCTAGAAATAGCAAGCGTGAATGTTTAAAAAGTGTGAAGATTCATGTGTAATTATCTATTAGTTATTATAATTACGCTGAGTAAATGCAATATCAGCAGCCAAGACTCTAAGGGTTTTACCTAAGAGTAAGGTTCAACGACTATCCTGTAGGAAGGAGTAGGGAACAAGAGTTTCCGAAGTGCTTGTGGTTTATACATATATTGAATGATAAAGATAACATAATCATTCTATAAGTATATGTATAAATTAAGATATAGTCTCGACGTATAGTTAATAACTATAGATGCAGATAATGCTGCTGGTACAAGTTTTCGGCTTGTATTGAAGATTTCGTTATGGAGAACCCAGCTCGTCCGAGTAAAAATCTGGTCTTATGATGATTATCGTATTTATCTTATGAATCAATATGGTATTTCTATTGAAAAGTATTTACTTAAAGAGCAGAATAAATCAATTCTGTTATTTAGTAAAAACGTATTAGGGGCGGAACACTCCGATGTTGATGGCGATCATTCACCTGTGTTTACAGGTAATTCACCAGAGTGTCAAAAGCTTCTTCGTGAGTTTGTGTTAACTGATGTATGTAAAGAAGAACTTGAATGGACTCAAACATACATTAAAGGTGAATATGATGCTAATGATGCATTAATTGATCCAGTTACTAAGAAATTAGTAGATGAACCATATAAACTCTATGACGTTGCTTTGGAAGACTCTAAGAAAGGTCGTGAAGTAATTCCATCTTATAGCACATACCTATTTCAAGCTGTTCAGGCTAAAGGGGCGGTAGGACTCGCAACTAATGATGGTTGGATATTTGCAATGATTCTTGAAGCATATGAAAGTTATGCTAAACGAAATAATTATGAATATTCACCACCTAATGAACCTAACAAAAAGATTCCAATGATTTCTTTATCTCGTGCTAAGTTCTTTAAGTATCATTTTGCTTATATTCGAGGTTTACAGGATTTCGTTGTTACTGGGATTAAACATAATGAAGGTGGCAGTGCCAACTTTGAAATGTTATTCCTTAAGAATATTGCAAAAGAAGCGAACTCTAAAAAGGTTCGTGAATTATTGTTAGGTCCATTAGAATTAGATGATAAGTCTGTAAGTGATATTGTTCGTATTACATCTTGGGCTGAAATTACAGGTATGTATGAAGCATGTGCAGCTTTTCTTAAACTTTATAATAAAGGTACTCAACCTAAAGATAAAGTAAAAGAAAAGCTAGAAGAACATCAGAAGTTCATTCAGAAAGATACTTATTTTGGTATGTTGTTAGAACCAATTTATAATGTAATCTATCAGCATGAACATCAAACTGAAGTTGCACGTGAACAGAATAAACAAAGCTTTGAAGATCTTATGAAAGAGATTTCTTTAATGTCTTAATACGTAATTTAAAAAGCGATGTCTAAAACAGGCATCGCTTTTTATTTATAAGGTTTTTATATGATTGGTGAAACTAAAGTTTTATTAAAAGCGAATTGTCCTGTAATTCAAGATGGATGTGAGGTAGTTATAACAGAGCTTTGGAATTTTCCTGCTACAAGTTCTCAGTTTGTAACTATTAGAGATTTACATAATGTTAATGTAAATCATCATGGAAAACCAGAACCTATTTTAAGTACAGTACGATTAACAGAAAATACTTTTGAAGAAGGTGTTTAGTATGTCTTTTCTTAGTAATCAAAAAGAAGCTTTATCTAAAGGTTTAACTCTTAAAGAGTTTGATTGTACTTCAGAATTGAATACACATATTCCTATTAAAGAAATGCTTTTATTTAATGACACTGATTGTAGTTCTATTATTGAACATTTTGAAAATAATAGTCGATTTCATCCTGTAGGTATTCAAGGTAAGTCAGATGTATCTCAAGATGAACAGATTGGTAGTTATCGTGTAACAGTACATGATGAAAACTTTTCAAAATATTTAACACAAATTATATGGAACTCATTACAAGGTCGTTTAACACCTGTTGTATTTAATGATCAGTCACCTGTAGATTGGAAATCTGATAATCCTAATAACTTAAATTATTGGGTTCCTCTTCATGTGTCACCTGTGTTTCGTTATATGAAATATCAAGAAGGTGGTAAACATGCAGTTCATTATGATGCAACTTATAAAGTTAAAGATAATCCTTTAGTTCGAACTGTTCTTTCAGGTGTTTTATATCTTACTGACAATGAAGTCTATACTCGATTTATTGAAGACTATCAAGGTAATTTACCTTTTCATAATCGAGATCATGAAGACTGGACAGAAGATGCTCAAGAATCTGATGTTTTACGAACAGTCAAAAGTGAACAAGGTAAAGTTTTGCTTTTTCCTCATTATCTTCCACATGATGTATCTCAAAATTTAGAAGGCAAAGAACGTATTATTATTCGTTTTGATGTATTCTATCAAGCTATAGGTAAAGTATAATATGTGGGCTTTAATTTTAATTACTGTAACATATGGTACTAGTTCTTCATATATTATTACTTCTGTAGACAACTTTAAAACTAAAGAAAGTTGTGTAAAGGCAGTTGAATTTAGTAAAAAGCGTCAATTAATTCAAGATGCTTATTGTGTACCTAAAGGATAAGGAAATAATTTATGTGGATTATGATTGTATTAAGTAGTTATTTTCCTAGTGGATCTAATACAAATCCAAATAATTCTGAAAGATTGGCTCCTCAAATGTTAGCTGTCGAACTTTCATCTCGTGAACGTTGTATACAAGCTGCACAGTTTACTAAACAACAACCTAAAATTTATCATGCATTTTGTATAAAGAAATAAGGATTTAATGTTACATTTATCTCATGTGTTAATCATTGTGTGGTTACACTATATTGCAGACTTTGTCTGTCAAACTGATTGGATGGCTCGTAATAAATCAAAAGATAATAAACCATTAGTATTTCATTGCTGGGTTTATGGTTTGATTTTTACTTTGCCATCTTTATTTATTTTTAAAAATCTTATAGTAACTTTTCTATTTTGTGCAGTTAATGGTTATTTACATTTTGGTATTGACTATGTTACTAGCCGAGTAGCTAGCAAAAAATATGCAGCTGGTAAACTTGGTAGTCCTACAGTTCCTAATTTTGGATTCTTTAGTATTATAGGTTTAGATCAAACTTTGCATTATACTTGTCTTTTAATAACATATGGAATAGCTATTAATCTTCAAATTTAGACACATTTTATGAAAAATATCTATATTGTAACTGTTATTCATTCTGTTGAAGGCATATCAAGTCCTAATTACAAAACATTGAATAGACAGAAAGCAGAAGAAGTTCTTAAATTATTTTTAGAATTTCAACCAAAATATCCTAAATATGATTCTAGATTTACAGATAATCAAGAAGCTGATTTTATCAAAATATGTGATAAATTAAATAAAGAACTTTCTAGTTTAATTGGTAAATCTGTAGATCTTTCATATTTAGGAAAATTTGATACAATTGAATTAATTACTCAAAAATTAGATGATGATTTGGAGCCAACATAGAATGACTGAATATTATGGATTAGGGGAAGAAATAGATGAATATAGAGAAACAGATGAAAAGATGATTCGTGTAAATATTCCAAAAGAAATTTCATGGACATATTTAGTTTCTCTCATCTGTTTTCCCTATGTCCTTATGAGTTGGGTTTATATTTATTTACATTATTTAAAATAGGTAATAATACATGAAATCATTGTATTTACGAATAGACTGTTCTAAATATTCTAAAACTGTTTTAGAAAATATTAAAGATTTCTTTTTGAAATTTTATAAAGAAGTTTTTATTTATAATATTCATGAACAGAAAGAAGTTTTATTAGGATTAGTTAAAGACTTTCCTGAAAAAACATTTGTATCTATAGATAAATTCATTACTCTGGATCATAACATTGATGTTAGTCGTGTACATGATATAGAAGGTAATTATCTTCATCATGTTATTAAATATGATGGTCGTAAATACAATAACAATAATATTGTTTTATATGATCATGATATTGTAAATGGCATTGGTTTCAATTTAGTTAAAACTTTATTGGAATCTCAAGGCTGTACAGTTGAAACATTTTCATTTTTAAATATTTCTCCTGATGAAATGAATGAAAATGAAATATTAGATTTTGATGATTTTCTTACATCAGGTCTAGTAGTTCAAATTGCTGATTTTTTACCAAACATTTATTACTTATCTCGTTTTAAATATCATCAAAATAAAGAAATCTTATATAAGAAAGCTAGTATTTATTTTGATGATTATCGAAGATTTTGTTTAGAATTTAAATCTTTATTAGACCTAAATTCTATAGGAGTTACTCATAAATGATCTATAAAACAATTACTCATGAATTGATTACAAAGAAAGTAAATCTTCTTCATAATGTTTTACAAAAAGAAAGTCGTAAAACTTTAATTGTTGGTGTATCAGGTGGTGTTGATTCTGCTGTAGTTTTAGGATTTCTAAAAGCTTTAGATACTATGTATCCTAATACATATACAGTAATTCCTATTCTTGCTCCTATTTCAGAAAGTGATGGAACTACAGAACAAGAAGAAGCTTATAATTTAGGTAAAGCTGTTTGTACTCATTTCGAATATGAAGAAAAATTTATAAGTTTACGAGAAGTAGCTAAAGCTTGTGTAAATGCTTTAAGTTTAACTTCTCCTTATCTTCAACAACAAAATGACTATTGGTTGCGTCCAATGGCTTTTTATGCCGAAGCTACACGAAATGAAAATAGTATTCTTGTAAGTACTACTAATTATTCTGAATGGTCTTTAGGTTGGTTTAGTCAGTATTTAGATATTCTTGGTATTCATCCTATTATTGAATTTTATAAAAGTGAAGTAATAGCAATTGCTAAATATTTTAATATACCTGAAGAAATATTAAATACTCCACCTAAAGGAGGTTTAGCTTCAGGACGAACAGATGAACAAGAACTTGGATTTACTTACCAACAATTTGAAGATTATGAATTAGGAATAACAGTACCTCATTCAGTAGCTAATCGAATTCAAGATCGAATTAATTCTTCTGAATTTAAACGATTTAGATTTAATACTGATTTTATCTTTCGAACAGAATTATAGTAGATAATTTATGACAAAGTCTGTTAAATATGTAGATAGAGATATTTGGTCTAAAATGGAACCTGAAGATCAAATAGCTTTAATTAAACAATGTACATTTGAAAAGGTTGAACTAGAAGTTCATGTTATCCCTAAATTAAATTTAGATAATATTGGACATATGTTTAACCAATTTAAAATAAATCCTAAACTATTACGAATAGCTTTAGTATCTTCTCCTCATAATTTATCTGAAGAGAATGCTAAAAAAGTTATTAATGCTTTTCATGAGCTTAAAGATGGTTTGTCTATAAAAGATTTTAATTTTAATAATCTTACTATAGTACCTTTGGATTCATTTAATATTTTAGATCATTATGAAATATTGCATTCTAAAATTAAAGAACGTAATGGTATGCAACGTTGTACTAGTATTTTAACAGTTAAACGTTTATTTAATATTCATTATAGTGTTAACATTTCGAAAGTAATTGAAGTATATGATGATTCACATCAAATAGCTTACCAAGATTATTATCGTGTTCGATTAAATCGAGGAGATAATCATATATCTATTGGATGTACTCGTTATTCACTTTTAGATCTAGAACAACTAGCAGTTCAATTAGGTTATGCTGGACAATTATTTGATGTTACTAATTTTCCAGACTAATATTAAAAGAGACTTTAACAAGTCTCTTTTTTCTTTTATTTCCATTCTGAGTAGACCTTAATCTGTAGTATATAAACAGGTATTATTACTAGTCATTTTAAAACTCTTTAATGTAAAAATATTAATTTTCTAAAAGAATTTTAAAACTCTTTTATGAACATTTTAAACTTAAATAATATGTAGTAATGTAAATACATAGACTTATATTTATTAAGTGTTATCTTTTAAAGTCTATGTATTTACATTGTTTAATTTTTTAATACAACTGGAGAATAGTTGCCTATGTTAGGTAAGTGCTTTAAGTTAAAAGATTCTAGTCTTTCTCATACATTTCATATTCATTCAGTAGATGATGTAAAAGGAAACATACGTTTAAACTATTCTCAGTACAAGAATAATCCTTCAGTGTTAGGTAACATTGCTATTGGAGATGTTACTATTTTGAATAACATTCATTGGATTAAGGGAGATATAACACATACAGATAAAGGTGTTATTACCCATCAAGTTAATACACTAGGACGTAGTGGTTCAGGTGTTGTAGTACCAATTAAAAAGATGTATCAAGGTTGGGAAGAAGAGTATTTAGCTTTTATTGAAGATAATAAAGATGACTTATTAGGTAAAGTTTCTTTTAATTCAATTAATTCTGATTTATTTATTGCTAATATCTTTTCTCAATTTCGTATTAGTCGTATTCCATCTCGTAATACTTGTTTAAGTTCTTTAGAACAAGGTTTACAACAAGTTAAAACCTTAGCTAAGAATGCAAAAATTCCAGTTTATGTACCATATAAACTTGCTAGTGATCGTGGTGGAATGAGTTGGGAAGATGAAGTTTTTCCTTTGTTAACTTCTGTCTTTGAAGATGGTTTAGTAGATCTCTACATAGTTGAGTACACTCCTTAATGAAAGTATTAAAAACTTATGCAGAGTTTATTAGTGAAGCTACTAATATACTGCAAAGAGAAAGAGGTCAAGTTCGTATATCCTCTTTTAATTTATCTGTTCGTAATGAAGATACTGAACGTTTTTTAGATTTAACTTTAGCTGCACCCTCATCGATAATGATTGGAACTTCATATAGTTCTTGTACTGTAGGTTGTAAAGCTTGTGATGTGAATAATCAAAAACGATCTAATAATTTATTAGGATTGTCTAAAAATTATAATATTCATGTAGCTAAAAATCTTCATTTAAAGTATATATCTCGTGGTAATAAAGCTATCATAGGTGGTATAAATCTTACAGGAAGTAGCTATGATGATATGGCTTTAGTAGTAACAGATCCTTTAGCTATTCAATCAATGAATGAATACTTTGATTCAGTATTTAATAAGATTAAAGTACATCCTATGCACTTCTATACTTATTCTGAACCTACATTTACTATGGGTCGATATAAAGGAAGAACTGTAAAAGAAGTTCAACATGTTGATCCAGCTTATATCACTTGGGCTAAACAGAACTTATCTAAGACTCTGTTAAAGAACTTAGGCTTATAGTCTTTTTATTTTTTATTTATTACTGAAGAATAGTTGCCTTAATGTGCAACTAAAACTTCTTTCCACACACTTTACCTTTTAAGGATATAGTAAAAATGACAGTTGCTCAGATTGGAAATCCATCTGCTAAGAAAAATCGTCAAGTCAATTTCAATGTTGCTTATCATGAATCTGACATCCAACTAAATAGTTGGTTTAAAGAAAACTATCCAGACTCGAAAGTATATATCTTTCACCACAGTCACTTATTAGCCACTAAAATTAATAACGCTCGTCGTTATAACACAAATCGTATTAACGGTGTATGTGTTGCTATTTTAGTTTCCCCTTCACTTTCTCTTCCTCAGTATTCTTATGCTATTTGTAGTAAAGAAGATACTTATTCTCGCTTAATCGGTCGTGTAGAAGCAAAAGATCGTTTAAAATCTCAATTAATTAATAATCAAATTATCTTAGAAACTGAAGATCGCCAATATCCTAAAGTATTGAGCCAATTCTATCGTTTCATTAATAAAGTAGTTCTTGAAAAAGCTCCTTTACCTAAACAAGAAAAACCAGATACTGGTGTACATCCTCTTACTTTTGCCAAAGAAGCAGAGTTAGAGATTTTAGCTAAGTCTACTATTACTGCCCAATTTGAAGGATTACTTGCACGTAATATTCAAACAATTCCAATTTATATTCGTCGTTATAATAATAAGTTCTACGAAAATATGTATGGAACATTTGAATACATTTGCGAACAGCAAGTTAAAAATCCTAACGAAGAAGTAGATTTAAATTCTACTGGTGGTATTACTGGATTAGCTTTATTATTCGTTCATAATGGAATGACATATATGGCAGTAAGTTCTGCATTATGTCATGTAAATGATCATTTTGATAAAGCTATTGGTCGTAAGATTATTTATCAAAATTTCCATAATCAAGAACGTTATGAAATTGTTAAAATCTCTAACATTGATGATTATCCTATGGATGTTCTCAAGAAAGAACTTATTAAATTATTTGGTGATCAATACCAAGTTACCGCTAACCATTATGTAGGTGAAGTATAATGACTTCTCAAGTAATCTCTCTGAAAAAAGTTTCTGAAGATGTAGTAATTTCTCTTCAAAAGAAAGGTGTTACAAATATTCCTAAAGACATTAATGTCTCTTTAGTATTAGATCAATCAGGAAGTATGTCTAACTACTTTGGTAATGGTACTGTAGCTAATATTCTTCGTCATCTTCTTGGTATTAGTAATGTAATTGATGATGATGGTAACTTACCATTTGTTGTTTATCATAGCCAAGCATTTGATGCTGGGACATTAAATGTAAGCCAATATGACCAAGTAGAACATATCTTAGGTGAAAGCATTCGTAAGTATGGTTTTGGCGGTACAGCTTATACACCAGCTATCGATGCTATTCTTAAGAAACTTGGTGGCGGTGGATTCCTTGGTGGGTTATTTGGTAACCCATTGGCTTCCATTAAAGGTAAACAACTTATTACCTTTATTACAGATGGTGAAACCTCTTCATCTGACGAACGTGAGTTTGAAGCTAAAATCAAACAAATCGAATCATCAAATAATGTATATGTTCAACTTATTTGTGTAGGCTTCCATTCAAACTTCTTAAGTAGCTTAGGTGATCGTTACGATTCAGTTGGTTACTCTAGTATTGCTGATTTCAGTAAGACTGATGCAGAATTAATTGATGCTGTAGTCAATCCTGAAGTTATTGCAAAATTTGGTTAATAAGGATTAATCATGAAAAATATTTGGGATAACTTCAAACTTTCTATCATCTTTGGTCTGGTGTGTTTAACCTTAGCTTTCTTCTGGGGTTTAAATCACGGTGTAGATGCAGGATTAAGTCAAGCATTCAATATCTTATTCATTACAGTTATTTTAGCTGTACTGGAAATTTCATTATCAATTGATAATGCTGTATATAATGCCACAGTTTTAAAACATTGGAATCCATTCTGGCAAAAGTTATTTTTAACAGTTGGTATTCTTGTTGCTGTATTTGGTATGCGACTCGTATTTCCTATTGTAATTGTTTCATCCACAACAGAAATGTCGTTTATTGAATCTTTTACATTAGCACTTAATAGTCCTACCGAATACTCTAAACATCTTTTAGCAAGCCATACATTAGTTGCTTCTTTTGGTGGTATGTTCTTATTGTTGGTGTTCTTAAACTTCTTCTTTGATGATGAAAAAGATGTTAACTGGTTAGGACCTTTAGAGAAGGTTGGTGAAGTATTAGGTAAAACCTTTGGTTGGTTTACTCCTTATATGTTTGCATTTATTGTTCTTGCAGCCTTAATTGTAATTACAATGTCAGATGCTATTTTAAGTAGTCAGATTTTTAAAGGTGGTCTCGTAGGTATCGCTTCTTATTTTGGTGTGCAAGCTTTAGGCTCCATTATTGAAATGTTTACTGGTGATACTGAAGAAGAATCTGAAGCGAATGGTCAAGTAGCAACTGGTACAGTTAAAGCAGGTATTGGTGGTTTCCTTTATCTAGAATTAGTTGATGCTTCATTTAGCGTTGATGGTGTAGCTGGAGCTTTTGCTGTTACTACTGACATTATTGTTATCATGCTTGGTTTAGCTATTGGTGCTATGGTTGTTCGTTGCTTAACTGTTTATTTAGTTAAGAAAGGAACTCTTGATACATATCGTTATCTTGAACATGGTGCTATGTATGCAATTGCAGCATTAGCATTGATTATGCTTTCTTCTCCGTTTATTCATCTACCAGAAGTTGCTGTAGGCCTTATTAGTATTGCCTTCATCATCTTAGCTGTTTTCTCATCTATTCGAGAAAACAAAAAAGAAAGTAGTTCTGATAATGGAACACTTGCAGCATAATAAACAACTACCTCAACTTGAGTACGAATTATTTATTACTGATAAAGGAACTTTAATTCGTACTCAGTCAGGTAGGCTCATTTTAGTATATGCGTCAACTCTTCAAGAGTACAGAAAAGAACTCCTTAGCTTAAAAGATACAGGAAGTTTTTTGGCGCCTTATATTTCTCAGATGTTAGAGCAGTCTGAGACTAAGTTTAAAAAATGGGAACATGAAAGGTTAGTTAAAAAGCTTACATCTTATAGACACATTAAAACTAACCAACGTGAACCAATTATAAATTATTCAGTAACAGGTCTTCCTCCTGTTATTCGTTTTACAATTTCATAAGGATTTTATTATGACTACTCAACATGTTATCCCTTTAACTAAAGGTGTACCTATTCGTTTAGCTAAACCTGATGGTTCTGCTGTATCTTTAAAAAGTGTACATGTAGGCTGTGGTTGGGATTCTGCTCGTCAATCTAATGTTAAACATGACTTAGATTTAAGTTTTATTTTATTAGCAGATTCAAAATCTAAAAATCTTGTAACACAGTCTGATGGAAATCCAGGAATTGTTTTCTATAACTTGTTAAAATCGGCTTGTGGTAGTATTGTTCTTGATAAAGACAATCGTGATGGTTCTGGTGACGGTTATGATGAAAATGGTAATCTAAATTTAGAAACCCTACCACCCGAAATTGGATGTATCATGGTACTTATGAGTATCCATGATGAAAAGAATCTTGGTATCACATTTGGTCAAGTTGAAAATGCTTACGTTGATGTAAATGTTGATGGTATGGATTCACTCAAAATTGATTTGACTGAAGATCATGCTGCATCTAAAGCTGTTAATGTTGCTGAAATCTATCGTCATGATGGTGGTTGGCGAGTTAAGAAAATCGATCTTGGATTTGATAACGGCTTAGAAGAAGTATTACAATCTTATGGTGCTAAAACCGAATAAGATTTAAAATTTCTAAATTGAATAAATAACAAAGAGATGGACAGATGAAATATTCTGTCCTTTTCTTTTTCAGAAGGATTTAAAGTGTCACACCAAGATAATACAAAACTCATTTTAGACATCTTAATGAGCCTGCATCATATTGAAGAGTCCTTATTAGATATTTCTGAAAAAGAAAAGAAAGGATCTGCTGAAAAGATAGAATCTCAATTAGATTATCAAGACTTCGATGAAGAACCAAAACCACCTTTATCTTTACAAGATGTTATGGTTAGTCTGGAGAATATTGAAGATACTGTTCGATGTATTCTTCTTGATAAAGGTTTCTCTTCAGCTGCTGCAATTGCTCAATACCAACAATATATCTATCCTAAAAAGGATTAAGACATGTCAAATTTTAAAGAGTATAATTTAAATACTGGAAAATTATCTCTGAATTTCGAAACTGAACATTATCGTTTTGATAGTATTTGCTCTTTAGCTGAACGTTTAAATCCTAAACGTCAGTTCATGTTCGTATCTAAAGTAATTGGTCGTTATACCCCTACACCTTTTAGTATATTAAACTCTATAGCTAAGTCTCTTAGTGAACAAATTGAGTCTAAAGACTTAGAAGGTGAAAATAATAAAATTTCTCTGCTCTCTTTAGCAGAAACTGGTTTAGGGTTAGGTTATTTAGTTCATAACCAATTATCTAAAGATTGGGTTAATATTCTACGTCTACAAACTACACGAAGAACATTATCTGCTCCTGTTCTTGCTGAATTTGTAGAACCTCATAGTCATTTCCCTAATCATTATATCTATAAGTCTTTTGACAAATCTGTTAATGAGCATTTAGAACAAACAAATACTTTAATTATTGTAGATGATGAAGTCACTACAGGTAATACTATTAAGAATTTAGTTGAATCTCTTAAAGAAAAATTACCTTGTTTAAGAAAAGTTATTGTTCTCTCTTTAACAGATTGGTCTTCAAATTTAACAGTAGATGATGTTGAACTAAAGACTTATTCGTTAGTTAAAGGTACTTATACTTGGGAACAAGATTCGAATGTTCCAGTACCACATCTTCCTTATAAAAAATCTGATAATGTATCATTAACAAATGTAACTAATGATCATTTCAGATTACCTTCGTTTGACTCTTTGTCAGACATTGTCTCTAAATGTAAAGATCCTAAGTACTTCAATAGTTCTGATATTCAGATTTATTATGATGAATTAATCTTTGCTTCTCTTCTAAATTGTATAAATAAATTTAATAATACTGGAAAAGATTCAGTATTGTTGTCTATTTCATCTTCTCCGTTAAAGCTTAATACTATTATTAAGACTAAACTTGTACTTCCTAATCTTTATGATTCCACAATGGAATCATATCTATATAATTTCGATGACCTATTAAATAAAGGACTTGATTCTGTGTGTTTATCTATCGAAGATGCTCCTCAAAGTTCATTAATAGAATCATTGGTTGCATGGAATAATGTAAATGTTTTTAAGCTTTTGTGATCTCGATTTAACTTTCATTCAAACTGAACGCCATCTAGAGTCTGATGAACCACGTCACGTTGTTTATACATCAGATTCTGGTAGTAATATTTGCACTACCCCTAAACAAATTTCTTTATTTAATGAATTTAACTCAGGCTCTAGTGGTGTTATTCCTGTAACTGCTAGATCTATTGAAAGTTTAAAACGTGTTGAATCAACTTTTAACTTTAACTCATTTAAAGTTTGTAATTATGGTGTATTTATTTATACCTATGATAATAAATTGATTCCAGAATTTACTGACACCCTTATTGGTAAAGTATCTAGTAGTCAGAATGAATTAAGAGAAAGTATTAAGTACCTTCATTTGTATAATGTTCATTCAAAATTAATTACTCATAAAACTTATGGGTTTTATATTGAAGGGAACATTAACAACAAGTCTACGGATTTATTAAAATTAAATTCTATTCTAAAGCAACACAAAGGGCTTGAGTTGTATATTAATGGTACTGGTTTTTCTATATTCCCTAAAACATTAAAACCTAAAACAGATGCTGTTCGTTTCATTAAGAAAAAGATGTTAGAGCTACATCCAGGTGTAGTTACTATTGGTATAGGTGATTCAAAATCTGATCTGTTCTTTATGTTAGAATGTGATTTCTTAATGACTCCTACTAAAGATAATGTTCAAATTATTAAAGAGTTATTATCATGACTTTTAGTACATTTAAACCAGAAGATGTTACCCTTTTATTAAATATTTCTACAGATCATACATTTATCACTAAAGATGAAAAAGAAGCTCGTATTGCTTCTGGTGAACATTATTCATCTTTTCTGTTATCTGAAGATGCTCCATCTCGTGAACAATTATCTGAATTTAATCGTTTAATGAGTTCTTACTCATATCGTATTAGTTTAGGTAAATGGATTAATGGATTAGCTGATGCAATTTTTGAACAATCAAAAGATAAAAACAATATTGTATTAGCTAGTTTAATTCGAGCTGGACTACCTTTAGGTGTATTAATTAAACGTTCTCTAGAACTACGTTATAAGATTAAAGTACACCATTATGCACTATCTATTATTCGAGATTTTGGATTAGATGAATTAGCATTTAATCATATTATCGAAAAACATAGTGCAGAATGTGATCTATTCTTTGTAGATGGTTGGACTGGTAAAGGAACAATTTTCAATCAGTTGCGTGAAAGTTGGAGACAGTTAGGTTTACCTTTAGGTATGAAACCTTTTCGTTTAGTAGTCTTAAATGACATTAATCATATCTCTGATATCTATGCTACAGACACTGATGAAATTATTCCTTTTGGAATTCTTAATAGTGTAATTAGTGGGTTATTATCTCGTTCTGTAATTTCAGATAAAGGTAAATATCACACATGTGCAATATATCAGAATCTTCAAGAGTATGATGTAACTAACTACTTTCTTGATCAAATTACTGAAGTATTAGATAAATTTGATAGTATTCCTGCTAAGGTTACTTCTTATCTGAAGCAGCAATGTGATCGGCGTACAAATTTTGTTATTGATCATGTTACTGAAACTTATAATGTTCAAGATGAACTAAAGATCAAGCCAACGATTAGTGAATGCACTCGTGCATTACTTCGTCGAAAACCTCGATTAATTATTTGTTCAGGTTCTTCAGCTTCTGTTTATCATTTTATGAAATCTCTTGCAGATCCATTAGAAGTTGAAATAGAGATTGATTCAAATATTTCACCTTATCAAGCTATAGCTATTTTGAGATAATTATGCAAATTCAACGAGTTGATCCTTATACAGGGAAATTGAATACTCTTGATTTAAATGTAACTCAAGCTCAACTAGATTCTTATGCTAGTGGTACATTAATTCAAAATGCTTTCCCTCATTTAACACCTACTGAACGTGAATTCATTAAAACAGGTTTAACTGAAGAATCACAAAAAGAAATCTTTGGAGAAGAAGATGAGTAACTTTATTAATTTTCAAAAAGCTATCTATCAACAAATTCGTACTTTAACTGCTGCTGGATTAGTGCTTGTTCGTGTTGATATTAATCCAGATGTTCTTTGGGAAACTTATTTATCTGCATTCCCTGAAGGCACTAACCCAATGTTAAAAGAACGACGTGAATACGATTGTAATAATTGTAAGTCTTTTATTCGTCGTATGGGTGGTGTTGTTGCAATTGATCCTCGTACATTTAAGAAAACATCTATCTGGAATGTAGAAGTAGAGGGATACTATCAAGCTGTAGCAAATGCTTTAAATAAATTTGTTCTTGATACTCCTATTGCAGCTGTATATCGCTCTGAAACAGCTATTATTGGTTCAGCTACAACTAAAGACTTAGTTCGTAATGTAAGCTGGAATCATTTTTACGCTGAAGTTCCTAAGTCTTTAGTTGTTTCGGTAAATGATTTTTCTTCTGTTGTTGGTGAATACAATAATTCTTATCAAGTAATTCAACGTGGATTAAAGGAATTTTCTTTAGATGCTGCTGAGACAGTTCTTGAGCTAATTGATGGTAATTCTATTTATCGTGGAAATGAATTCCGTTCTCAAGTTAAAGCTTTTGTAGATCTTAAAAAGAAATATGAAGCTGTTCCTGAAGCTAATAAAGAAGCATTTATTTGGCATACAGTTGCTACAGAACATTTTAATGCTCGTTTCCGTAATACAGTTATTGGAACATTAGTAGAAGATATTAGTTCAGGTATTGATTTAGATACTGCTGTTTCTAAATTTGAATCTAAAGTTGCTCCTACTAACTACAAACGTACTTCAGCTGTAATCACACCTCGTATGATTTCAGAAGCACAAGAAGTAGTTAAAAGTTTAGGACTCGAAGATGATCTCCAACGTCGATTTGCTAAAGAAACAGATATTAATGTATCTGAAGTATTATTCTCTGCAAATGCTAAAAAAGCTTTAAATGTATTTGATGATCTTACACAAGAAGCTTCTTCAAAATTTGATCCTAAAATCTTAACCAAAGCTATTGCTATTGGAATTAAAGACTTTTTAGCAAATGTATTACCTACATCTAATAAAGTTGAATTGTTAGTCACTAACAAATTGAAACCAAACTTTGTTTCTTTAATTGCCCCTGTTCAACCACGTACTTCATTATTACGTTGGGATAATGGTTTTTCATGGGCTTACAATGGAGACATTACAGATTCAATTCGTGAAACTGTTAAGAAATTTGGTGGCTCAGTTGAAGGTGATCTTCGAGTATCATTGAGTTGGTTTAATGCTGATGATTTAGATCTATCTATTCAGGAGCCAACAGGTCAACGTATCTGGTATCGAAATAAGCATTCTAGTAATGGTGGTACATTAGATTTAGATATGAATGGTTTGGATAAACATTCAGATACAGAGCCAGTTGAAAATATTATCTACCCTGATCGTCGTCGTATGACTAAAGGGGTTTATCGTGTAATTGTAAATAATTACTCTAAACGTTCTAATACTAATGTTGGTTTTGTTTTACAAGTTGAAGCTGATGGTGTAGTACAAAACTTCACATATGAAAAAGCTTTCAATCAAAATGAAACAATGCTTGATATTGAATTTGATGGTACTGGTTTTACTGTTAAAAAAGTTTGTCAATTATTAGAAAGCTCTGATGGTCCAGGTCAAGAGATTTGGGGTATTAATACAAATACGTTTGTTCCTGTAAGCTTAGTCATGAATTCTCCAAATCATTGGGGCGATCAAGCTGAAGGTAATAAGCATTATATGTTTATGTTAGAAGGTTGTAAGAATCCAGAAACACCTCGTAGTTTCTTTAACGAATTCTTACGTCCAGAATTAACGAAACATCGTAAAGTCTTCGAAGTCTTAGGAAGTAAACTACGTGTTGCTCCTTCAGAAGAACAATTAAGTGGTGTTGGATTTAATGACAGTACTAACAATGAATTTGTAGTACGTGTATCAGGTAAAACCCAACGTGTATATCAAGTATCTATTTAAAGGATAAGCTATGTCTTTATTTGAAAAAGCAAGCCGTCTTAAACTACGTTTCCCTTCTACTCGTGGAGAATTAACAGTTGAACAACTGTGGGATTTAGCTCTTACAGCTAAGACTGGATCTAGTTTAAACAGTATTGCAGTAGACCTTCACAGCGAATTACGTGCATCTACTCAAATTAGTTTTGTTGATAATTCAGTTCAATCTGAAGCAGATAAATTAAATCAATTACGTTTTGATATTGTAAAACATATCATTGATACACGTATGGCTGAAAACAAAACTAAATTAGATCGTCAACGTCTTGATGAGCAACGTGCTGCTATTCGTGAAGCTATTGAAGCTAAACAAAAAGAAGCATTAACTTCAGGATCTTTAGAAGATCTTCAAGCTCAACTTGCTATCTTAGATGCCAAGGCAGCTTCTTAAAGTTAAAGTTATGAAGCACCCTATCGGGTATAAAGTAGAGGTGCTTCATAACATTAAACAAGACTATTGTAGAATAGTATGTATTGAACCATTTAAGATTTATAATGGTGGCCAATTAGCAGCAACTATCCCTTATGGATATACTGAAATTATTAAGAAATCTTCATTAGGAATATTCCAGTATGATAAGAAAGTTTAAATCTCAATCGATTTTTCTTTATTTTGTAAGATCTTGTTTAATTCTTATTTCTATTGGTATTTGTTCATATTGTTATACATACTTAGGAAAAGAACATCCTATCAAACAAGAGTTAGTTGGTTCTGGTGTTATTGAAGAAATGACTAAGGATCTTTATGGAGTTAAATATACTGTTAAATTTCCTAGACAAGCTCCTATCTCAGTAACAAAAGAAACATATTATAAATATGAAGTTGGAGAAGAAGTTACTCTCTATCGTCCAAATGAAACAGATGCTGAAATTAGAGGTTTAATTACATTTGCTGTTAATATCGCAGCAGTAATTGCAGCTTCATATTTAGTTTTTAATATTTTTATCTTTTGTGGATTATGTAGAGATTTCTTTTATTGGGGTTGTAATCATTCTAATAATGAAACTTTTGAAGACTATTTAAAAAGAAATTCTAAGTGAAAAAATTAATTTTTTTAGATGATGAACGAGTTGTTGAAGATGTAACATGGTTGAATTATAATCAGTTATTTTCTTCTATTACTATTCTACGAACATATGATGAATTTAAAGATTGGTGTGATTCGTTATGCCATCTTTCTGTAGACTTGAAAGATTATGTATTTTCTTTTGATCATGATTTAGCTTGTTTTGATAATACTCATAATGAATATACAGGGTATCATGCTGCTAAATATTTATGTGATACTATTGTTGATATGAGTTTAGAACCTAATGATTTAACATGGTATGTTCATAGTATGAATCCTATTGGAAAAGAAAATATTAATTGTTATATTGAAAATTTTATTAAATTTATGAGATCTTAATGTTTATCACAATTACAAAATTAAAAGAATTAATTATAGATGGTTTAGAGATTACGCCTAAACCTAATACAAATAGTATTATTATTGATGACAAAGAATATAAATTAAAATATTCTTCCCTCTTAAGTAGTGTTACTAAAGGTGTTCAGGCCACTACTTTAGAAGTTTGTAACAAAAAAGGTAGACTCAAGTTTACTTTTATTGGAAGTACAGGAATTGTACAAGAGTTTTCTATAACTCATACTACTAAGTCTTTAGCTGAATTAGTAACTAAATGATTAAAATTAGTGATATTGCATCTATTAGAAATTTTTTACCTGATGTCTTCTATATCTCTGGTTTTAATTGGTTACCAGGAAATAAGAGAGCTACAACAGTTAGGAAACCTATAGCAGTTTCTGCACACCATAAGGATAAATTTATTTCACCTGTTTCTAAGAATGGGGAAGTAAATTGGTATAATAACTTATACAGTTATTCACCTTATGCAGAAATATATGCTTTTGCAACAGAGCAAGAAGCAATTGATCATTATTTACAAAAAGTAACTGAACATGCTAAACTTGTTGAAGAAGATTTACAAAAAGAATTAGAAACATTTAAGGGTACTAGAGACCGTTATATGAAATTATAAGTGAAGGAGACTTTGGTTGGATCTCCTTCACATACAACCAAAAATATCTTAATCAAGGAGAAATTGATGATAGGTATTAAACCATTAATAAAAAACTTTGTAATTTACCAAGGTTCAACATTTAAAGCTGCTTTTAATTGGCGGAGTTGAAGAGGATTATCCTTTAACTCAAGATTGTAAAGCTTCTATGCAAATTCGTGAATCTATCGGGGATCCAGATATTCTATTAGAGTTATCTACAGAAAATGGAAAAATTAATTTTAATTTAGATGATAATCGAATTGAATTAAAAATGACTGCTAGTGAAACAGCTGCATTTCATTTTTGCCAAGCTGTTTATGACTTAGAAGTAGAATTTCCTAATGGAGATCGATATAGAGTAGTACAAGGTTCACTAGCATTAGACTTAGAGGTAACACGTTAATGAGTAATACAATTTCAATTATTAATCAAGCAGTAGAATCTGTTGATCAAGAAGTAACTATTACTGGTAGTACATCTGGATATACAAGAGAAGAAATTCGTAATACTCAATTAAAACGGATTAGTTATACCTGGAACTAGTATTCCTGTAACAGATCAAGATACTATTATTTCTTCTATTGCTAAATTAGCTTATCAATCTAAAAAGAATAAAGAAGATATTGAAGGTATTATTACTGGAGACACTAATAAAGCGTTGATTGAGGCTTTAGATGATAGATTAACAATTGCTGAAGGTAGTCTCACTTCTACTAATACAATTGCTACAACAACAAGAGATAGATTAACAGACGTATCATTAGAATTAGATGAACTTAAAACTAATACAGAAACTGAACTTTCTGTAATTGCAGATTCTGTAGCCGCAGTTGATACAAAAGCAACATCTTCTACAGCACTTATAGAAAATCTTACTATTTCAGTAACTGCGATTGAAGGTAGAATTATAACTACTAATTCTAGTTTTAATAATTTTAAAAATGATACTACGACAAATTTAAGTGCTTTACAAGATAGTATAACTGCTGTTAATGGAAAAATAGATAGTTATAAAAGTTCTAATGATTTAACTATGTCTACTGTACAAGCAGATTTAGCTAATCACAAAACTTCTACAACTAGCAGTTTAGATACTTTAAATTCTGAATTAGACCAGTTTAAAACAGAAACAAATAGTAGCATTGCAGCTAATTCTTCAGCTATTACTACAACTCAATCTCAAGTTACAAACTTGACGAATATTGTTAGTACTAAAGCAGATGCTTCAGTTCTTTCTGATTACGCTACTAAAGAAGATTTAAATTCTGTTACTATAGATACATCATCTTTAGAAAAGATTGCTTCTAAAGCTACTATAATTGATTCTACAAGCATTGCTGATACTACTAAGTATCCTACAGTTAAAGCAGTTAGCGATTATGTAACTACGGAAATTAGTAAAATTCCAACTGGTGGTGGAAGTGGTTCAGTAGGTGTAGAACCTTTACCATATACAGTAGATGGTAAATCAACAAATTTAATACTAGGAACTAATGATCAGTTACTTGAAGGGACTCTTAATAAAGGTGTAATAACTTCTAAAACACTCACTGGTGGTGTTCCAGAAGCAACATATATTCCAAATGTTAATATTCCTTTTACATCTAAATTTGGATTTGTAGCTTCTTCAAAGGCTGTTTCAGTAGTTTTTAGTGAGACTCAAGTTACAAGTCCTATTGATATTGTTCCTTTAATTGGTACAACATCTAATTATGATGAGATTATTACAGTAAGTAAAGGTACTGGTACAGTTGATGTCAGTGTTGTTAAACTATCTACTGGTGCCCCAGTTTATAGTTTTTCTCGACCTAACTATGCAAATGAATTTATTTATTTAGAAATTAAAAATAATAAGTTATCTATTTATTTAGAAGATACAATTGTTGCAACAGACGCATATACATTCGAATATCAGTTTACAGACAATACATATTTTGTATCTGTTGGTGCTGTAATGAATGGAGCAAATTTATATGCGCAAACAATTCCTTTCGATTTGAGTAAAAGAAATACTAGTACAATAACTATTAATTCTGTTGATGGTGTATTCTATACTGTTCCTGTTGATTTAACTATTCTATCTCAAACAGTTAAAGCTAATAGTGTAATATCATTTTATGATAATGGTACTAAATTTATTTATATCGATAGAGTTCCAGAACAGTCAACAACTAACCCAGAAATTCCTGATGTTGTTTCACAAGTAATTCCTATTAATAGTAGTGATTTACAAGAGTCTTTTACAACTGGTAATGCATTTCAAGTATCAAGTTATACAACTGCTACTTATGATTCAGGAACGGATACGACTACTGTTCTGGATAATCCAAATATACTTCCAATGCAAGGGTTATGTGCTTCTCAACCAATTAGTAATAAATCAGTACTTAATATAGGATTACTTGAAACAAAGCCTTTAGTGTTAAGTTTATCAAATGATGCTTCGTTAGATACTATATATATCAATAATCCAAGTTCTCTTCCTAGTCCAGTGTTAATTTTTACACATGAAGAAGGTGACTTTGGTGGTAAAAAGATTAAAATCCAATTTGCTTTTAATAATCTTTACAACATAATAGATGTTGCTCAGTTTAACTGGTATCAAGGAACAAACACTGATCCAACAGTTACTCTTTATTTTGATAAAGATGTTGGAAAAGTTTACTTCCTTCCTGATTATGATTTTAATAATGAAGTTTTAGGATTTTTAGATTTATCAGATTATCTAGGATATTTAAAACCAGCTAATCTTTATGTTAATTTACAAGATCTCTCAGTAAATAATTCTTATATTTCTGCAACTTCATTTAAATATGCTGTTAAACCAGCTATGAGAATTAAGAAACCAGTAGGAGCCAATTTTAAAACTTACTATAAGATTATTGGAAGTTTTCCTAATTGGTCTAAATTTGAATTAAATAATCCGATAATTTTAGAAGATAATGATTTAATAGTTTTTGTTGATGAAGATACATCTGATTTTGTTGTATACAGAGATAAAGACTATAATGTAGCCAATTATACATTAAACGATTTAGATACTTCTAGATATAACCCAGTTAATTCTAATGCTGTTTCTTCTTTTGTTACTAATAAGGTAGAAGCTTTATCAAATTCTTTAGATTCTAAAGCATATGTTGGATTTAAACCTTATAACAATTATTTACCATCACTCCATAGTGATGATAATACTAATGCATGGAAATTAGTACCAACATCAGATATTGGAAATATTACTGTACCAATTATTTATGGATATGCTCCTCCTGCTACATATCGATATGGTAGGAAGTTAACTATTTCAGAAGATTATACAACTTTTACAGTTAATGCTATTCAGGGTAGCTTTGCTATTGTTATTGGAGGTACAACTGTTTCAGTAGATGGTAGAAATCAATTTAGAATTTCTGAAATTCCAGGAGTCACTTATTCATTTGATCTTCAATTAGGTTTCCTTGTTAGAAAAATATCTGAAAGTGAATATACTTTTACTGTAACAAGTAATAGATATCCAGATGGATTAAACGTCACTAAGACTGGATCTTGGGATGGATCTATTTTCTTTACTTTTACTCCTAATATGCAGTCAGAAACTAAACTAAGTTTACAAGATACTTTAAATGTAAGTTTTGATACATCTAATTTTAATAGTTATTCTAAAATTAGGCATACAGATACTTCATTTAAACCTTGGTTAGCTAAGTCAGGTGACATGATTAATGTTACTGTAGACGGATTAGAAATAGATGGTTCTATTTATAATACTGGAGATGTAGTTGAAGTTTTAACTTCGGATCAAAATAATCTGAATTACAAATATTCTCTTCTTAATAAACCTATTCAAAAGTGGATTAGTATGGTAAACATCGGTGATCCTCAATCAGGAGTCACTTATGAAAATTGCTTACTAGAGTTTGCTAATCTTGATGGGTACTTATGGGTTAGAGGAAAATTAAAACTCCCTGTCTCATTAACAGCTGGGCAATCAGTTTTTAGAATCCTTTCACCTATTTATAAAGGTACTTCTGATTATACTCCTGCTAAATTAGGTAGTGTAGAATTAAATTATGGAAGTGGTTTAGAATCTAATGTTAGACTAGTAAGTTACTTATCTCCTACTGATCATGATTTAGTAATCAATTCAGCTTGGGATGGATCTTATACAGATTGGATTTATATTAACCCTACAGCTATTGCTAAAATAGCTTAACGTTTTACAAAAGGAGAAGTCAAAATTGACTTCTCCTTTTCTTTTTGTATTAGGAATATTTATGTCAAGTATTAAAAAAATTTATTTAGATATGGATGGTGTTCTAGTAAATGATCTAGGCATGTTTGAACAATTAGGTAAAGGAACAACAACTGAAATCTTAAAAGCTAAAGTTTTAGGTTATAAAAATAAAGTTGTTTTTCCTTTAATTAATAAATGTATTGAACAAAAATTATTTGAAACTGCTCCAATTACTAATTTTGGATTACAAATGTTTTTAGTTTATGTACCTCATTGGTTAAAACAAGGTATAGAAGTTGAAATCTTAACTTCAACTATGAAGTATAATAGTCATCGTGAAGAATTAGAAAGACAAAAACTTAGTTGGTTAAAAGCTTACGATTGTAAGTTGAAAGTTAACTTTGCTAAAGGTAGTGCGGAGAAACAAGTATTTGCTGAATCTGGCTCTTTACTAATTGATGATTATGATCGAACTATTAAACAATGGCTTGAAGCTGGTGGTCATGCAATTCATCATACCCATCCTCAACTCACATTTGAAATGTTACGTGCAGTAGGTTTAGGAATTAATTTCGAATGATTATGTTAGTAGCAATTATGGAAAAATCCTGTTATGTTTAGTACTTTTTGTTTAATAGTTTTATTAGTCTCTAATATTATTTTAATTTTTAAAGCTTTATCTTTAAATGGAAAACTTGCTCAAGCTAATTCTGCAAATTTACTTTTGAAAGAGAGCTATGAAAATCTTATTTCTAAATATAATAAATTGTCTCGATCTCTTTCAAAAACTTCCTCCCCTCCCACAATTGTTGATAAATTACTAAAGACCAGAAATAATAAAAAGACTACTAAAAGTGAAACTTCTCCTTCACATAGTAGTCCATCAACTTCTAGTCATTATGATTATAGTGGTGGGTACTCATCTTGTTCTGGTGGAGATTCAGGATCAAGTTCATGTGACAGTGGATCATCAGGTGGTAGTTATGATTGAAAAAATATTTGCTATTAATTTTGTAAATATGAATAGCACTCTTATTCCAGACGAGAAGAGTAATAAAGATTATGTAGTAGTTATTCCATATTTAAATACTACTTTTTCTATTGTTCATAATCGTAATCGAAAAGAAATTGAAATTACATTAGTAAATGGAAAGGTAATTAAAACTTCTAGTAGATTTGTTTTCTCTAAAGAAGAGATTAAATCAATTAAATGTAGTAAGAATGCTGTTAGTAAAGCAGCAGCTTATTCATATGCAAGTTGTTATGTAGACTTACCTAAAGATGACGCTTTAGTTGATGCAAATTTTCCAACATATAAAGCTGATGATTTTTCAACTTATAGACGTTATTTCAATGAACATTCTCAAGATATGATCTGTTCTTCTGAAGTTAAACAGCATCTTTTCCGTATTCCTCTTCCATCTAATTATTTTAAATATATTACTGAAGAACATATTAAAAATGGTTGTATAGGAGAAATTCGATTACCAACTTCTTATAACGATACAATGATTGAAGGTGATTACATCTATACAAACAATGTATCTTGTGTTAAACGAAGTTTAGAACGATTGATTGATTACTTATCACAGCAACAACCTTGTAAAGTAGAAAAACGTAAGAAAGGTTGCATTAACCTTTTAGATCAGATTAAACATATTGTAGAAAATACAGATCATGAATTTTCTCTTCGAGTTATATTCAATAGTTTGACAAAAACTTTGGATAATTATCAAAGAGAACATGATGGCTAAATTAAATAAATTTTCTAAAAGAAGTCAATATGTTGTTTCTTTAGATTCTCATAACATTCTAGATGTATTTCTACGTAGCTCTCTTAAAGAAGGTTTTGAAGCTTATATAGAAGGAATGTTTAGCAGACAAATATCTTCATCTGTAACTGTATTTGAAGATTTTCAAACTGCTTTTCAATTTAATGCTGTAACTCAAGAAGTATTTAATCAAGGAAATGTTCAAAGTATTAAAATATATGAAGTTCTTATTGAGACTACATCTGATACTGAGTTAACTCCTTCTGATTTAAAATTGTATTGGTCTTTTACCAATCCTAAATTAGAAGATCTTGAAAAAAATTTAGGAATTAAGATTAAACGTGAAACGATTAGATAATTTTAACCCTGCCTTAAAAGGTGATCCTCTTTATTTCATGCTGTTCAGATTTGATGAAAATCATTATGACGATGAAACAGATTATGAAGTTTGCTATTGGGAATATGGAGATGGTGTAACATCTGATAATCGACTTACATATATAGATGTTGAAGACATGTTCCCAGAATTACATAAAGCATGTGATAGTCAAAATACTCAAGCTTCTGTTCATGATAATCTTCTAACTTTAATTTCTGAAGAAATTGTAGAAGATAACTATTTTAAAGAAATTAAAGTATATCGTTATTATAAAGGTGAACCTGTAGTACATGAAATTCTTCATTTCAAAAATATACAAGAGGCTGAAGAGTGGCGAGTCAACAACAGCTAATTAAATTTAAAAGTTATGTACAAAATCGATTTCAATTTGATTCTGTATTTGCATTAGTCATTAGTGATATGTTTGCTAGTGGATTAAACGCAACTGAACGAAGTAGACACGTTAAAGTTTATACAGAAAGTGAAGTGTTAAATGATTATAGAATTATGCATGACTTGATAAATAATACAGTTTCTGTTCATAAAGATTTGAAAACTCTTTTACCTACTAGTCTTCCTATATCTTGGTCAAAAACTATTATTGAATTATCTCCTGATTTATCAGAAATTAGATCACTAACTAGTTTAACTTCTCATAATATCGTTGCATTTATTCGACAACATGACTTAGAACATCTTCAGCCTTGGATAGACTATTATGAAAAAGTTAAATAGTTTTACAAAAAGTTTAAATCAAATTGATACTGGAGAATATGTTGTACTCTTTAGAGAAGAAAGATATCCTCGTTGGCAAGTAGGCTTAGGGTTTAATGCATCACATTCTACAGGACGATGTTATATTGATCCTGAAGATCAAGTAATGCAAACTTATAAAGTTATTAATAATCGAGGTTCTTTACATAAGAATCTTAATAACTTATTAAGTTCGAATATAATGTTAGTTTCTCAAGAAATCATTATTTGTTCTGTAACTAAAGTTGATGATATTTATAATCTTCACGAATATAAAAAACTTGAAACTAAAGAGCAAATTCGAGAGTTTAAACAATCTCTAGGTTCTTAATAATATGGAAAAATTATCTAATTTTAAAACGCAATTTATTCCTAGATATGTTGTACTTTTTACAGAATTAACAGAATCTCGTTGGCAATATGCTTTAGGATACAATGCAGCGAATAGGGTAGGATCTAGTATTATTTCACAAAAATGTGATGTAGCTAAAAAATATTCTCCTATAAATCATTCAGCTTCTATTCATGAAAATTTAAAAGATTTAATGTCTAAAGGAGTTCAACGCTTTGCTCAACAAGCTGTTATCTGTTACTACCATTCAGATAAAACTTTAACACCTATTATTCATTTAAAAACCAGACAAGAGGTAAATGAATATTATCAATCTCTTCAATAATTTTAGGAATTTATATGTGGTCTATATTTAAAACAGTCACTTTATTTGTTGTCAAAACTATTATTGGTGGACTCATTACTCGTTTCTTTTTTAAGAAGAAATAATATGACTGAGTTTACATTTGTACAAACATGTACAGCTTGTCCTGAACAATATGAAGTCTTTTCCAATGGTATTCAAGTTGGTTATTTAAGACTTCGTCATGGTCACTTTCGTGTTGATTATCCTGATTGTGGTGGAGAAACTATATATTCTGCTAATACAAAAGGTGATGGTTACTTTGAAGACGATGAACGTGGTTTCTTCTTAGAAGAGGCAACGAAAGCAATTAAAGCTAAATTATTATCTATTGAACAAGAGATAACTTTTGATGATCAAGATTAAAACTTTAAATCTCCACACTGAACAAGAAGAAGTTTTTATTGTTTCTTCATCTATTGGTCTTCAAGCTTTTAGAGAGAATCTTCAATATATTAAACATGGAACTCGTGGGATTTGGATTAGACCAGAACGTAAAATTCTTGAAGTTATTGAAGACTACAAACCAATGTTCCGTGATGAATTGAAATATATTTGTATGGAAAATGAAAATGGTGTTCAGGAAATAGTACTATTTAGTAAAAGTATTAACCATGATTTTATGTTTGATGCCGTCCAGTATGTAGATGAAAATTTTCGTAAAAAGTTAAGTGCTGGATTCACTAATGGGCTAGCTTGTTATGGTCGTAGTGAAACTTTAAATTTGGATAGTAATCCAGAGCATTTTAAATTAATTATTTAAGGAATAATTATGGCTACTTTATATTTAGTATCTGTCCAAGTTGGAGATAACCTACCTCTAATTGCAAATGGTCGGGAAGAATTAACTTCTAAACTAAATTATTTTTATAATTTAACTGAAAAACAAATTGAAGAATTAGTTGTAACTAAGCATCTTGTTTTTCGTATGGTAGACGAAGAATCTATCATTAAAACTATTGTTCTTCAATTAGATTCTACAGAAATTTAATTAGACAGGAACAAAATGAAATACTTAGAAAAATATAAATTATGTACTCAAAAGTACTATGGACTTTTCTATCGTTTAAATTCATTTGTTCCTGATTACTTTGAAAATTGGCATGGTATGGCATTAAAGTCATGTCAAGGCTTAAAATATTTCAGAACTAATAGGGTTCAAATAGAAAAACATAATTTTAATCATACTGGTTCAATAACATTAACATCCTCATTAGAAACAATTGTTGATGATTTTTCACCATACTTTAGTAGTGTCAATCAGATTGCAATATGTGAATATGAAGTCGATGATAATAACTCTGTTAACTTCTCTTCTTTTAAAGTTACTATATTTGATCAAGGTGTCTCTAGATGGGATATTATTAAAGTAATAAAAGGTAATCCAATATGAAATCTAGTAAACCTCACTCAACAATTTGTGGTTGTCATGGAACAGATGGGAAACCTTTATCTAGAGATGAATTTAGAGAACAAGGTTTAATAAGAGACAACCACAAGTGTATCTTCTGTGGTAGTACAGAGAAATTATCTGTGCATCACATTGTCGAAAGACGTTTATTTTCGGATTGTTTTGGCTATCATATCGAAAACGCTGGTACCGTCTGTGATTCTTGTCATTTAAAGTGCGAACAAACAGTTATTAGTTGTGATGAAGTAAGAGAGAAGGTAGGAGCTCAAAAAGTTGTTCTTCCTGAATATATGTACCCTGATCATCAATATGATAAATGGGGTAACATCATTCTTCTTAATGGTAAGAGAATGCCTGGTCCATTATTCTATGATGAATCAGTTCAGAAAGTTTTATCTGATGGCGGAGTACTAGATGAATTTACTCATTATTACAAGTATCCTCGTTCGTATCATCATCCTTTAAGTGCTCATAAAACTGAAGATGATAAAACTAATTACAATATATCACATCATTTAGTATCTGATGAAATTGTAATAACTATTAAAATGGATGGAGAGAACTTTGCGGGATACCCCGATTATTGTCATGCTCGTTCTATCGATTCTTTAGATCATGAATCTCGTGCTTGGGCAAAGAACTTCCATTATCAACATATTGCTTATAATATTCCTGAAGGTATGCGTTACTATGCAGAGAATTTATATGCTAAACATGCAATTCATTATCAAGATTTAGATTCATATTTGTACGGATTCCAAGTGTGGGATAAGGACATATGTCTATCTTGGGATGATACAAAAGAATGGTTTGAATTGTTAGGTATGACAATGGTTCAAGAAATATATCGAGGACCATACGATGAAGTTGTAATTAATGATTTATTTAAACAAGTTGTTAAAGCAGGACATGAAGGTATAGTAGTTCGTACAACTAAATCTTTTCATTATTCTGAATTTCGAAATAAACTTTGTAAATTAGTTAGAGCAAATCATATTGCTGATGGAAGTAACCATTGGCGATTTAAAAGAATTGTTCCTAACGAATTAAGGAAATAGTATGCCCTTTTTAGTTTTAGGTTCTCTTTTTATTTTAATTAGTTTATTTGTAGAAAAACCTAAGACTAATCTATCTGCTGTTGGTTTAGGTTTTGTTATTACATATATGTTTTTAAAACACCTAGGCTATATATGAGAATATTATCTATATTTAAGCCTTCTGTAAGATTTCCTTCTAAGTTTTTTGCTCTTTTTAAATCCAAACTCTATGAAGATAGTTTGGATTCGGACTGGATTTATGCATCCGCAATTAATTCCAAGAATCGAATTGCTTGTATTAATGTTCGTAGAATGTTTCCTGAGTTTCATGAGAACATTTGCTCTGCAAATTTAACAACTTCAGTTCATACAAATTTTATAGCTTTACTTAGTAAGTCTCTTATTGAAAGATCAACATCAATTCAAATCTATGGTTTTGAAGAGTATTATGAATACCCTTCTCTTATTGCAAATCTGAAATCCCAAGAAGAGATAGAAGAATGGATCAGACAAAATATTTAAAGAAATTTAAATCTCATGTGGAATATGTTATCTCTATTCAATCTTTAGTTGATTCTAATGAAGTATTTTTATATCACTCTTTAACTGAAAATCCTGTACGTCGAGTTACAATTAATCATTCAGTAACAAGTGATATGCCTGTTTATCTTCAATTAGCTTTTGTTATTACAGATCCTAATGTATTAAAACAATCTAATCTTTTACAAATACTTTCAGACCCAAGAAGAAGTGTTTATCTAATTAAAATATATGCTTTACCTCCTTATGAGAATAAAGTGTATGCAAAAAATGAATTGTCACTTCTTCATAGGCTTACTAATCCAACTATTAAATCTTTATTTGAAGCCTTGGAGATTGAATGCGACGATTAAGCAGATTTTCTAACCCTCAACAGTATATCTGTTCTGTAATGGTTTCGAACGCTGGAATTCTACATGAAGTATATTTAAATAGTGGAATTTCAGAGTTACCTTCTAGGATTATCAGGATTGAAAATGTCTCTGGACATGCTTATCCAATTGATAGCTTAGATAAGTTAAAAGGTGCTGCAATTTTAAATATTATGCAAGTTCCTGCATCCGCTATTACATCTTTTAAAGTATATTCATTTTTTGATACAGAAAAGACTTTCATTTCTAAAGATGAATTAAAACTTATATATGATATTCATCAACCAACAATAGAATCTCTAGAAAAGACTCTAGGAATTTGTCTACGATGAATATTCTTAAACCTTTAATGAAGTTTTCAGAAGTTGTGAAAGGAGATAAAAGATACGTTGTAGCCTTTTATAGTAGTCTTTTTGAAACTTGGAGATTTGGGAGTGGATTTAATAGAAGGAATAGATTAAGTACAGTTGATCTACATTTGTATAGTAATAGTTGGAAAGACACAGCTCCATCTCGACCTGGTTTTACTCTTATGGCTTCTGTTCATGATAATTTTACATCATTGTTACCTGATTCAATTTTATCAGAAGCTTCTCGTTTAGTTATTTATGAAATTTCTAATAATAAATATGAGTTAAATGTTGTTGTAAATTTAACTTCTCCATCTGCTATTCAAACTTGGATATCTGAAAATGTTAAGTAATGTTACTTCTGAACACTATCATCCTGTATATGCTCTAAAAGCTAAAGAAGCTTTTCCAGAAGAATCAATGCATAAGTATATTGATTATCAAAATGGAGAAAGATTCTATGCAACAAAATATAAAGGTATCATGATCTGTGGTAGTTTAAACCCACATATTTGTACTCCCCCTTCATACGAAATTGAAACTCATTTAACTCGTATTAAATTAAGTAAACCAATTGATCAACGAAATCGTAAGTTTCGTAAAGCGCTAGGTTTCCGTCAGACTGAATTTCATTTAAAACATTGGGATGCTGTTAAAGATCTTTCTAGAGCTGAATTACAAAAGCTTCAAAAGACCTATACAGATCAATATTATTTTAAAGGTTATGGTGTTTGTGATAATGAAGATCAAGTTTATCGAATGTATAAATGGCTTGAACAACAAGATGATGAATATTGTATTTTCTTAACTCCTATTTTTAAAGAACATCAACCTCCAAGTGGTGGCTGGCGTTGGGAAAAGTGGGGAAGTTATATTGGAAATCAAAAATCCCAAGCTGACTATCTTTATAATGAACCTGATATTGATTTAATCTATGTCTATTCCGTTTGTAAAATTGTTCGAAAACCATTAGTTTACGTTTCTCCTTGTGGTATTGCATTATATGAAGAACGTTTTGGTTGGGAAATGGAAGACAAGGAAGGTCGCTCTTTAGGTGTTATTCGTAAAGTAAAAGAAGCTGAAGGTTGGTATCAAGTTGGTCATCATACTAATCCATTCTTTTATACAAATGATGATGAATTTGACAACATTTCTCAACAACTTCAGTCTTATATAGAGAGTAATGTATGGACAACTTAGTTGTATGGTCTTCAATTGGTTTACTAGTTTATATATTAGTAGTTGTATTAAGTTCTATTTTAATTAAACCAGTTAAAATATTAAGAAATACTTTAAGCATTTGGTTAATACTTTTTATTATGTATTTAATTTCTTTACATTGGTTTAAACCTTGGATGGTATAATGAAAAAATTAACTCTTGGACTTGGCATTGCTATGTCCGCTTTAGCGTTAACAGCTTGTGGACAAAATGATGCTCAAACAGTATCACAAAATATAGCTACAGCTGCTGATAACTTTGAAATTGATCGTCGTATTGTGTTCTATAATGGGATTACGAGTGATTACATTCTCAGTATTGAAGGTAAGTGTTCTTTTACTCCTAATGAAAATGGACGTAAAGTTGATGTAATGTGTAAGACTGGGCCTAATGAATATAAAAAACATTCATTAGGCTTATCTGATAATGTTACTTACTTTAGTGAACAATTGAATAGTGCTAATGTAAGTGCATACCATTATCGCGTTATCTTTAAACCTCAATCAATTATTCCTGATGTTGATGTAAAAGTCGACTTAACGGATGTTCCTAAATCTCAATAGGTGCATTATGCTTATCACTGATGACATGAATAAAAAGCCTTGGAAATATGCAACTCATTGTTTATGTGCTGATAAGTATGGAACAATCTTCATTGCCAAGGAAAATGAACAACAGCATGTCTATATAGATGGAACTTGGCAACCTTCAGATGTGTACTCTAAGATTTTAGAAGAAATTACAATTGAGTATCATCCTACTATTGATGAAGAATGTAATCTAATTGATCGTAGTTTAATTAATCGTTATCAAGAGATCCTTGATACGAAAGGATTAACAGGATTGTGGGATGTTGATACAGACCTTTGCAATTCAAATTCAATGGGTGCAGTTCCTCATATTGTCGCTATCCGAGTTGTTTTATTTAATAACGACTTAAGTTTTAAGGAAATCTCGTGAGTCTTATTACTCCACTTAAACCTGATAATCCTTATGAAGCAATTTTAAAAATGCTTTGTATGCAATTACAAGTTGGCAATATTCGTAAAAAGCACATCAATTATCTTGTAACATTAGTTACAAGTGGAAGAAAATTAACTGACAAAGATTGTAAGAAGTTAAGTAAAATATTTGATACATCAGTTGGCTTTTGGAATGGTGCTCAAGAGAATTGGGATAAATGTTTAGTAGTTTTAAAAAACTATAAAGGTTAAGTTATGAATTTCAGAAAAGAACGTGAATACATAATTCAAGTAGAAGCTAAGCATTGGATTCGATTTGTATGTCGTAAGATAACAAAGAATGAAAAAGGTGAAATTGTTTCTTATACATTCTTTAATACTTACTCTAAGACTGAGCAAATATTTAAAGTTGAAGAAGTAGAACAGTTCTTAAGAATAAAAGAGCCAATTGATAATTCAGAGTTTTTTACAATGTACATTAATTGGTGTAACTTTGTTCGACCTGGAATTCATCAAGATATTGAATACGCTTCTACTCTTCGTTATAAAATTCTTCAAAGTTTAGAAGAAAGAACTCATGTTCTTTATGGAGCTGGTGCTTTCAATGACTATGATTTAAAACTTTCAGAGAAATTACGAGTTGGAATTTATACATGATTATTCAATTTACTGAACAACCTTATCTTACATTTGGTGGAAAAGTTTCTATCAATAAGCCTTACACTGTAGTTAATAAAGTTATTAGCTTTACAGCTGTATATGTTGGTTTTAAAGGGGATGATGGGAATCATGTAGGTGTTACGCTTATTGATTCCTCTGGAAATCAACACCCTTTTATTGAGATATTAGAAGATGATGCTAACTGAAGAAGAATTAAGAGATAGCTGGCATGAACAGTATTTACATTACTGCAAAACAAATCCTTCAGCTAAAACTATAGTTGCATGTCATACAAAAGTTTTTAAACAATTAAATGCTTTACAAGTTAGACATATGGGATATTGGTGGTTACGTTATAAATATGGATTTGCTTCATATTATAATGACCATAAAATTCCTGATTCTCTTGTAGTATCTGTTAATCAAGCTTTAACTACAACAGTTCAAACGGGATACACAGAAGAAAACCTTTTTAGAAATCTTTCTCAAGCTTTTACAAACAACCGTAATTTCTTTGATTATGTATATGATTGTCATGTGAGAGATCAAGAAATTTGGAATAAGTGTCAGGCTAAAGCTAAACTTAAAATGGAAAAAGATAAGCCTAAAGACTATACAAATATTCTAGCAGTTATATTAGTTATTTGTATTTGTCTTCTTATAGCTTTCTTTTATGTTCGTTAAACGAGGTATAGCATGGAAATGTGGGATGGGTATGGTAGTGGTGAACTTCCTAATGGTTTAAAAACTAAAGAAGTAGTTCAACACCAAATATATAAAGATTTAAAAGGTCGTTATTTAAAAGTAATTGAATTTCGAGAAGCTTTTAATCAGCTACATCACTACATTACTTATACAGATAGTATTAATCATGCTACTCGTTTTCCTTTAAATCACAAATTAGATTTTAAAGAATATTCTAATATTGGAATAGATTCTATTATTAATTCTTTTACCCCTTTAACAATTCAAATTACAACTGAAATAGATATAGTTGTTATTAAATGAATACTTACTGTTGTATTAAATTTTATTTTTTAAGGAAATTGAAATGAAAAAGTTTTTTCTTTGTTCTGTAATTGCTATATCTATGTCTTTTGTTGGTTGTACAAAAGCTCCAGAGAGTTATGAAAGTAGTAAAATTGTTACTACGTACAAGCAAGCTCAATCAGATGGATATACAGGCACGTTAGATGAATGGGTTGCTCTTACTACCCAATACCAACAAAACCCTCAGCAAGCTCAAGCTGTAGCTTCTCAGAGTGGTTATACTGGTAGTGATGTTTTACTTTCTGGTATTGCAGGTGCTGTAGCTGGTCATATGATTGCTAATAATTCTAATGATTATGATCGTAAGAATTATGTTAGACAACCTAAACAAACTGTGGTTAAAAAGACTGTTGTAGTTAACAATTACAATAGTCAACCAGTAAAGACTACTTCTACTGATAGTCCATCTAAAACTTCTTTGCCCGCTAATAAACCTTCCACTATTAGCTCTATTCCCTCGACTGTGAGTCTTAAAAAAGCTCCTCAAACAGTTAGTAGGAAACCTATTAATATTACTACTAAAAAGTCTTATACAACCTTATCAAAAACTAAGTCATATAGTACTCGAAGTAGTAGTCGTTCCTCTCGTCGTTAATTATGATTTTATTTAATCATAGGAGTTTACACCCTCATTAGTGCAATTACTAACGGAGGTGTAAATGAATAATTGCTATCAAAAAGCTGAAAAGCTATCTAAACTACCTATCTATACAAAAGAAAGTTTTACATTACAACACAAGAAACAAAACTATTGGGATTATATTGATTTCAAAGTAGCTCGTATTGAACACAATAATTTTGATCAAGTTAGAAACTACTTTGAAAGACTTTTAGCTAAATATGAGAATAAACCTTTCTCTGAAGTTAGATATAAGGTTATTAATAATTCTAAGTTTAAACATAATAAATTTTTCAAGAATTGGTCATTACATTACTTAAAAGATCTTGAAAAAGGTGTTATTAGTTATCGACCATTTGATTTTAAAATTGAAAATGGAATCTTAGTACGATCTCGTTATCCTTCTTGTCGTTGGTCTCCTTCTAAATTGAAAGAGAAAGGTCGCTTTGAAATAAATGTAAAAGGTGTTAAATTAATTTTAAAAGATGGGTATTTTTATAAACCTTCACCATATATGTTTTATTGGTTTACTGCATCTAAAAGAATTTGGAATCCAGAACTTCGTTGTTATAATTACGAATATTATCCTGTAGTCCAACACTATGATCGTCAGTTAAATAAAAAAGAACTTAAAATGTATGGTGTTTCAAATATCAATGGAGTTACTTATGGTATCCAAGGTGAAGATTACTGATTTAGGTATCACAGGTACTCGTCAAGGTATGAATAAGCTACAACAGAAGGCTTTCCTCTCTGTTGTAGCTAAACTACTAGAACGATATCCAATGCTTGATACCTTTCATCAAGGAGATTGTATTGGAGTTGATACTCAAGCTGCAAAACTAGTAAAAGATCTTTATGACTTTACTGTTGTTGCTCATCCACCAGTCAGTAAGAAATTGGTAGGTGATTTTAAAAGTGATCAAGTAAGAGAAGATAAAACTTACTTTGCTCGTAATAGAGATATTGTTAATGAATCTTCTATTATGATTGCTATTACTTTAGAAAACGAAGACCCATCTCCTAAATTAAGTGGGACATGGTATACATTAAATTACTCAATAAAAAATAAAAAAGAGACATACCACATTAAGCCAGATGGTAGTGTAGATGTGTTTAACTCTTATTAAGGAGTTAATATGATTAATGAAATAATTGGATTATTTATTGGCTTCTTTTTCTCGTTATGTATGTTTATAGTGTACTCAAGATTTTTAAGTTGTAAACATGAATACGTTGTTGTTAAAGAAATTAGTTTAGTCGAAAAAGATGAATCTATTCCTTATGGTGTTTCCTTTATTAAACAATGTAAAAAATGTGGTAATATAAAACATAAAACAATTACATATTAAAGGAATTCATGAGAAGAGATTATTCAAATTGGAGACTAGAAACTCCTATTCAAATTAAATATTATAAATATACCAAGCCTGAAGAACAAAAAGATAAAGGTCAAAAACTTAATAAATTTAAGACTACTGTTCATACTAATCCTTTAATAGAAGAAGATTCTAAATGTTGGCTAGATGGTGTGTATGAAGGTTCTTGGAATGAAACTTCCAAATTAATAAATGATCTTTTACTTGATCAACTTTATGGATATATGTTATCTGATAGGTATAGACCACAAAGAGCTGAATTAAATACAGCTTATAGTCCTCCAATGTTTACATTAACTTCAGCATCTTATCCTATAAGACAACCTACGTTAATTACAGGTACTACTGAAGGTATTAATCCTTGCTTGGAGACTTATCTAAATGATGGATGATATTACAACTATAGGGTTTCCTTTTTTCTATCCTCCATCGAAGAAAAAAGGAACATTTCTTAAATTTAAGAAAATTGTTAGAGATGATCCTTTATGGGCAAAAGAAATTCAAGAACTACTGGCAACTATGACTGAAATAGGCTCTGTTAGTTGTCTACCTCCTACTGATGCTCGTCTATTTAATGAGTATTATGTCCGAGAAGAAAGTCGTACAAGACTTAGGAATTCAAGGGTAATACCTTCTGATTTTTCTGAATATGGACGTGTTCCTAATTTAACGACAGGACGAACAAGAGAACAAATTTTTAGAGATCTTCTAGAGGATTAACCATGATTAAACATATTGTAGCTAAATCTTTAAATGATGTAATTGGAATTGACAATGGTCTTCCTTGGCATTTACCTGAAGACTTAAAACTCTTTAAAGAATTAACTTTAGGAAAAACTATTTATATGGGAAGTAATACTTTTCGTAGTGTAGTGGGTTATGCAAAAAGTCATGAAGTTCTTCCTGGGCGTAATATTGTAGTTATTACTCAAAATCCAATTAAAGCCCAACAATTAATTGATGATTATGGATTAGATTCTAATAATATTTCTTATTGGACTAAACCAATATTGGATCATTATATTAAAGCTAATCCTAATGAAGAGATTCTTATAGTAGGTGGTGAAAAAGTATATGAGTCTTACCCGCCAGATGAAGTAATAGCTACAGTAGTAGGTATTGAAATTGAAAATGGTAATAAGTTCTATAATCATAACTTAGATACTTCTGAATTCCAGTTAGTAGAACAAGAAGATAAAGTCTCTTCTTCTGGGGTCTCTTTTTCAATTAAGAAATATAAAAAGGTAAATTTACATGGGTGAGAAAATTGCTGCATTTTGTCTAGGACTTCTTCTAGCACAATGTCTATTTTTTGTAATTGTATTTTTATTTAAACGTTATAAAAAATTAAAAAGAATTCCTGCACCAGTAGAAGAGACAATTGAATCATATACAGATACAGTTACTCGTTTGTTAGGTTTCAATCCTTATGAATTTCCAACTATTACTAAGTTGTATAATAAGCTTGAAAAACAAAAGAGTAATTATCCAAAAACTTGTCCTAAAGCAGTTCATGTTCTATTCGATACTATTAATCGTAATAAGATAATGGGAGGAGAAAAGACAGCTGTGATATTTAATCCTGAAACTTTAGCTTCTCTCTTAAATACGTCAACTACTGGTTCAAGACGTGAACAACTAATTCGTAGATATACAAAGGAATAATCATGAACTTTTTTAAGTTACTCAAAAAATTCTTCTTAATTTTTGGATCTAAATTAGATCGTACATTAGATGAATTAGATTCAATTAAAAATCGTAGTCATCGTATTTTAAAGCAATATAATGAAGCTCGTTGTGCTGTAGTTAAAACTTTTGAAACTACAGAAGGTAAAGCGGCTTTATATGAAGGTAAAGTAGTAGAAGCTCAAAAACAAATTGAAGCTTTAAATTCAGCTTTATTACAAGCTGATGCTGAAGGTAATACTTCAGATGTAGAAATAATTGCAAGTGAATTAGATGCTGCTGAAAGAGAACTAGAAGTATTACAATCTACTTTAGATCTTTTTGTAGAACATTCTAAAGATCTAGAAGAAGAGCTTAAAACAATTGATGAAGACATTGTTCAAGCACAGCAAACGCTTACATTAGCTGAAGTACGTTATGATGCTGCTAAAGCATTAATTGAACTTCACTCTGATAGTATTCCTAATGGATTACGTGCCCAAATTGAACAAGTTCGTCGCGATGCTGATGAAATGTCTTCTCGTTATAAGGGTATTAAACGTGTAAAAGAGAAGACTAAACCAGTTGGTCAAGAAGTAGTTAAGAAATACAATACTACTCAAAAATCAGCTCAAGAACGTTTAGCTGCTCTTAAAGGCGCTACAGTAGCGCCTTCTGTAGAAGAGAATTAATATGCTGGTTAGTCTTGTTATCTCTGTTATTCTTTTATTATTAGCAGCGATTTATGTTCTTAATCAAAAATGTGACGAGTTAACTAAAGAAAATCAAAAGTTAACTCAAGATGTAGAAACACTACAAATTATGAATGATTTCTTGAATGAACATAACACATACATGATTAAGCAATTTAAAAGTGAATAGTATAATATGGCAAGAGTAACTCTTCGAAGACATAGACCATTTCAAATAATGTCTATATTTAGAAACGCTTTTAAAATTGTTGAAGGTGTTTCTCCAACTGTTAATAATGAGTTTGGAGAGTTAAATTCATATGATCGTATTAGTTACGTATCTATGTATTATAGAACTTTTTTAAGACAAATTACTGCTTCAAGTTTTAATAAGTCTATTTATAATACTCTTACAGGGGTTGGTCCACAGTACAATGCTAACCCCAGAGATTCATATGATCTTCAAGTATCTTATACAGGCAAGCATGTCTACGCAGTAAGTGGTCCTAACTATTATCATTCACCAGATGTAAATCCAGCTTATACTAAAGTACCTGTATATAATATTCCTATGAGCCCTCCAATGACTTCTCAAAATAATTTAAGTCCTAGTATTGTTACTGCTTCATTCGGTATGCAGTACCTAGTTAATATTCAACAAAATTCTTTAGATAAAGGAATTCCTTTATCTACTTATACATATACTGAAATTACAAAAGCATCATTTGAAGCTATTTTAGAATTTGCTAAATCAAAAGCTTTAACAGTATTTACTCATTATGGTGAAAAGCTTCAAAAGCATTATGAGATTTTAATGGATGGTGGTTTTATATCTATTGAACATACTCATAAGGTTCCTGCTGATTACTTTATTAATAATGCAATCATGCCTACTACATTAGCTGAAGAACTTCACCCTTTATTAGAATTAAAACCTAAGACAGTTGAAGTTCAATGGGTTGATCGTATTACACAGTCAGGTGATTTGAATATTAAAACTATTCCAATTCCTCGTAATAAGACTTTTATTGAAGAAGCTTATCCTTTCTTAAATGATATTAATCTTCAAGATTTTATTAATGGCTATTTAGAATCTGATTCAGCTGTGTTATTATTGTATGGAGCTCCAGGTACTGGTAAAACAAGTTTATTAAAGCAAATTTTACATTATGCTAATGAATCTTGTTTAATCACATACAATAAAGATATTGCTAATATGGATTCGTTATTCTCTCATTTCTATGATAGTGATGAACGATTCTTAATTATTGAAGATGCTGATACTTATATTAATAGTCGTCAGAAAGATGGTAATGAAGTGATGAAAAAACTTCTTAACATCACTGATGGATTAACAGCTAAGAAAGAAAAGAAAGTTATCTTTACTTCTAACTTAAATAATTTAGCAGATGTTGATGAAGCTCTATTACGTGAAGGCCGTTGCTATAAAGCTATTCATGTAGATGCATTGCATAAAGAACAAGCAGTTAAAGTACTAAATCGTTGTGATCGTTTAGACTTAGAAGAAAGTCTTCCAGATCGTATTACTTTAGCTAATCTATTTGCTTTATTAGCAGGTAGACGTGAAAATGAAAGCACAGAATTAGTAAATACTGGTTTTGGTTTTCAACAAAGAACATAAGGAAGAATTATAATGGCTGATGCTTATCTTGGGCAAACAATAAGTCAAGTACCAGAATTTCCTCATGAGTTAGTAGGTATTGAACAAATACCTATTGCTCGGACGTGGTAAATATCATCTAACTACTCAGAAATTAAAGAATTGGGTACTACTTGATGTTCCTCAAATTTTAGATCTCGATAAAGTAGATAATACTAGTGATATAGATAAACCATTATCTATTAGTCAAAAACAGTATATAGATTTGAGAGAACAAGCAGTGAGAGATACATTCAATCCTGCTATTCAAAATCTTAATAACACTAAAGCAGATTTAGTTAATGGGATGATCTCTCTTAGTCAATTACCTATTACTATGTTAGATCCCCACTCTATTACTGTTAATATGGTTGATATTCAAAATGAGATGTTAAACAAAATCTCTAATAATAATGTCGACTATGTTGATATGGAACTAGATAGAAAGATTGAAGAACATACAACTTCAGAAGATCCTCATTCTATTAAGCCATATGTTGATTCTAAGGTATCTACTCTTGAATCTACTTTAAATTCCACAATAACAAGTGGTTTGAGTACTAAAGTAGATTCTGCTAGATTACCTTCTAATATATCTTTAAGTGTTATAGATGATTTCAATTTAAAGATCTCTGTACGTGGATCAGATGATGTTGTAAGATCAGTTATACTTCCTTTAACTTAAAATAAAAGCCTCTACTAAATTATAGTAGAGGCTTTTTTATTGGATATAAAATGTTTCAAACAATTACTGAAAAATCATTAGAAGCTCGTAAAAATAAGAATAAAGTTCATACAAATCTGTTTACAACTATTTTAGGTGAAGTTCAACAAGCCGAAAAGAAAGTAAAAGCAGATAGAAATACTATTACTTTAGATACTTTAAAAAAGTTTCGTGATTCAGCTTTACAAGTATTAAGTGTCTCTCCTTTAAATGAAGTTGCACGTGAAGAATTAGAAATTTTAAATAGTTTATTACCTCAACCATTATCTCCTGAAAAAACAATTGAAATTGTTGAAAGAGTGTGTGGAAATTGGTCTGAAGATAAAGGTAATAAAACTGCATTTGTTATGAACTGGTTTAAAGCTAATTACCATGTATCTCAATACGATGCTAAAACAATTTCACAATTAGTTAATAAAAAATAAGAAGAATATATGTCAATTATTGAAATTCAATCATCAGAACAATATAAATCTGATGTGCTTACAAATACACAAAAAAGTATTGTTAAAATTAGTACAAGTACTTGTGCTCCATGTAAAGCTTTAGCTCCTTTATTTAATAAACTTTCACAAGAAACAGAAGGTGTGTCTTTCTTTTCTTTGACTCCTGAAACAGACGATTTACAAAATTTAGCTAAAGAATTAAATATTACTACCGTACCTACTATGTTAGTTTATGAAAATGGTGTAGTTACTAATACTGTTCGTGGTATGGCTCCTTTAGCTGTTCTTAAAGAACGTTTAGGAGTGTAATAAATGACCCAAGTGTTAGTACAAGTTAATGATAACTGGGCTGATGAAATGGACATCTACGGATGGACTATTTGTGATAAAGATTGGCTTGACAATTATTTAAAAGATATTGAAAAATATTTTAAAAATGGTGGTGAGCCCCTTATTCATTGGGTTGGTACTAATGAAGAAATCTATTATCGTAATTATGATGATGTATTCAGTACTCTCAAAATTAAAGAATTAACAGACGAAGAAGCTAAAACTATTGAATCATTATTTGGAAGTGATTCTCGTGGAGATACTCCATCCCTAGATTTAGAAATTGAAGAAGAGTGATTTAAAAAAATGATCCATTTCTCATCGGATTTGCACCTGTCGCACAAAAATATCATTAAATATTGTAATCGTCCATGTACTGAAGAAGAGCATAATCAATGGATCATGTCTAAATTTGATCATTTAAAATCAGGAGATATTCTCTACTTATTAGGAGATATCTCTTGTAATTTTAGGATTAAGTTGCAAGAGTTTATTAAGTTCTTTACATATTTTAAAGATAAGGGTGTTTTGGTTTATATCGCTTTAGGTAATCATGATGAAAAATTTGCTAATATGATTATGCAAGCTTTTCAACAAGTCTATAAACTAAATCCTCATAAATATATAAATCATTACTTCTGTTTAAGAGATGTTAAAATTTCAGATTCTTTAACTACTCGTATTACTATGAGTCATTATCCATTAGGTTCTTGGGATCAGTCTCATCGAGGATCAATTAATTTATTTGGTCATTGTCACGGTACTTATAAAGATCGTAAGAAGTTCCAATATGATGTTGGTCTTGACGTAGAACACAAAGTATTTTCTTTAGATGACATTATCGAAAAATATCATCAGGATATAGAAGATGAAAAAATTTAATAAGTTTAAAACTTTTTCTAAAGTTATTAACATAACAGATAGTTTGATTACTGAACTAAAACATCATCTTGAAGGATATGAAGAAACTGAGATTGTCCTTACATATTATCATATGGATGCTGATCGTTGGGTTATGTATCTAGCAAGGCATTATGATTTAGGACCTTATGTACATTTTTATATTGATAATATTAAATGCTATATAACAAGAAGGCATTTAAATAGTATTGAAGAAGGTACTGCTTTGGTTAAGGATGGAATTGTATCTAAGTTTATTAAAACTGATATACCTTTTAGGAGTTTTGAAATCATTGATGAAGAAGCTTAATAAATTCAAAACAATTTCTGTAATACGTATATCGAAGTCAACATATAAATTTATAAATGATATAGAGTTAAGTCCTTTAACTTTTGTTAACAATCGTGATAGTGGTATGCGACTTCAAATGATTCGACCTGTTTCAAGAATAAATTATATTAGATTTAGAATTGGAACTTCTAATATGTTATTAAATCCCGAACATTTTGAAAGTATTCTTCAAGGAAAAATTTTACATAGATTAGGTGCTGCTGATTATCAATTTCTTCATAATGTAGACGAAGAAATTATGGAGATAGAAATTTATGGCTTTTCTTAAGTCTTTTAAAATTAAAACTACCCTATTAATTACACATTCTTTTTACCAATTTTTGACTAAATTTAATTCAAGAGATTTTTATTTTTATTCTAATGATGAAGGATTATATTTAGGAACTCGTCGTCCAAAAAAATTTTCTTTAGATAGATATGTAATTTTCTATATAGATCAAACCCGCTTCTATTTAAATAGTTTAGATATAGAAGAAGGAAAATATTTATATAGAAAAGAACCAGGGGTTTATGTTTTTCTTAATAGTACTTTTGAAGAAGTTATAGAAATAGACTGTTATGATGCAATTGAGTAAATTTAAAATTCGTAAAAGTGTATTCATAACACATAGAGTAGCACTTGATCTCTCTCATAATTTTGCTATGCAGAAGGTACTAGTTATACAACAGCAAGGTAGTAGTACTATTGTGCTGTATAGTAAAGCTCTTCCAAATTATCAAGCTGTAAATGATATATGTTTAAGATTTGAAAATAACTTTTTATTATTTATATGTGGTACAGTTGCTCAACAATTAAATGAGTCTGTATGTTTATCTAGAATATCTAAAAATGTGTATGAAATAATTGATAAAGAATTAGTATCTCAAGATGAATTAATAGAAATATATTATGAATAAATTACAAAAATTTATAGATACAAAATCTATAAAAATAACTAAAGACCTCTATGATACCTTTATAAACTATTCTAAAGCTCATAATATTATGTATGCTTGCTGGTTTGATCGAGATGAATTTTCTTTGTATTCCATACCTCGGAAACGAATGCAATTAGATACAAAAGGTATAATTAAACTTTTTCAAAATAATACTTTAGTTATATGCGGAAGCATTATAGATAAATTGAACTCTAATGCATGTATGGCTAGAGGAGTTACAGGTGATTATATAATTAGTTCAATTGATGACTTAAGTGACTTAGATGAAGTAATTGAAATAAATCTTGAGGATCAATATGAAACTATCTAAATTCAAATTACCACCTTCTATTAAATTTACTAAAGATGTCTATAACAGTGTATTAGAACATTCAAGAACTTATAAAAATATCTATATACAATACATGTCTAGAGAAGATGTTCCTGAGTTTAAAGAAGCTATTAGTTTTTATACTCAAACCAACAGGAATTACTGTGAAGAAGATTCTTTAAAAATTCCTTTTAAAAATAATTGTACCTTACATATGTCAGGTGACATAGTTAAATTACTTCAAAATGATAGCAAAGTTATGTCTCGTAAATATGATGAATATCCAGGTAGAGGATGTATTATTAGAGATATACGAGAAGAAGAGTTTATAGAAGTATATGAATAGTTTACAAAAGTTTAAGTCTTTTCAAGGTTTAAAATTAGAATATGAACTATATGAATTATTATCAGGAGTTAATGATTCTATTGTATTAACTTTAGATACTACACGTAGATCACGACTTCATGTTTATTATAAACGTCATTGTGCTCAATCTGTTATTAATAATATGAATATATATAGTGACGGTTATCTTACTATTTTAGTTGAGAAAGACTATGATCTTCAAAAGGTAATTTATCGAATTCCTGGAGAAGGATTATTTTGTAAAAAAGAAGAATCAAATATCCTTTATAAAACATTAGATGAAGTGATTACTTAATATATAAAGGATTAATATGCAAAAATTGAATAAATTTAAACTTCCAACAACTATAAAATTAAGTCAAGATTGTTTTAATGATTTACGAATTTATTCTAAATACCAAATGAGATTATATATTAGCAAAATTAGTGAACATATTTCAGCAAATCTGTTGCAGACAATAAAACCAAAACAGTTTATTGATGAAGGCTCTTTTGCAATTAGAATAGGTATTAATTGTCCTATTTATATAAGTGGTGATATAGCTCATTTACTATCAAATGGTTTTTGTTTAGAGAAACAACTTGGAAGTTCATTGTTGTCTTATTGTGCTGTTCCTTTTAATATAAATAATGAGTATTTACCAGTGGATGTGATTTAATGGCAACTCTTCTTAAATTTAAAAAATTAACTACTATAAAAGTACACTCAAGTTGTGTAGAGGAGCTTATTAAGTATACAGGAAAATTTGGTCATCTACATATTGCTCGTTATTCAAAAGGGATCGATCAGGTACATTTAGGTGGAATCAAACCTGCCTTATATGAATCATATAATGAGATAAAAATACGATTGAGTAATCAACAAATTGTTTCAATTAGTGGGGACTTAACTGATTTCTTTATCTCTGGGCATGTTATGCTTAGAGACTCTTTTGCTAGTTATTCATTTCGTATGATTGATAACCCATCATCAGCATATATTGACGTTGAGGTCTTATAATTATGAACACTTTATCTCGGTTTAAGATAAATCATTCTATACGAATGTGTTTAGATATGTATAGTAGATTATTAAAAATAAAGGATATCTATAAAAGTGTCTATATTAGTGATAGTACATACGCTGAGGATTGTTTAGGATTCTATCGAGTTCCTCCTTCAAAATATGATTTAAAAGATTCTGTATGGTTTAAAATCAATCAATGCATTATTTATATAGATGGTCAAGTTATGCGTAAATCATTTGAAACAGATTATGTATTTGGACCTAAAAGCATTAGATATGGATTATTACCTTTAATAGATTTTAAAGAACCTTATAAAATTATTGATTGCAAACCTCATGAATAAACTTAATCAATTTGTTGACTTATCTCAGTACTCACTATATATATCTGATTCAGCTAAAGCAGCTTTAGCCCTTTATAGAGAAGCTGGTGTTTCTAAATTTTTAATATCTCAGCTTTCAAATCAATCTGTATTAGTTTCACCTGTTTATATACCAACTGAAAATTCATTAAAGATTATATTTAAAACTAATCTGAAGTCCTTCTATATTGATAACAATGTATTCTATGTAATTCAGTCAATATTTTCTAAATTTAGAGGACTAGATTTTGTTCTGGATTATAATTCTCAAAACTCCAGATTTGAGTTTAAAGAAAGATGAAACCCCTTTTAAAATTTAATGTAAGTCCATGTAATATTGTAGGTGGACATATCATTCAGGAAACAGCAGATTCGTATAGAACTTTTTTAAATTCTAGAGATAATGTTGATTTTCTCTATGTATATGATATCGAACATATTCGTACAAGGATTATACATAGTAAGAGTATTACCTAGAGATAAAGAACATTATACATCTCAAGATATGCTCTTTATTGAGTCCAATGGGTTAGTATTTGGATTCAGTGCCACTATGCGTGAGAATATAAATAATAAGTTATCAAGAGCTGATTCATATTTTATATTAACTTCAAATGCTACAGGCTTAATATTTTTATCAGAACCAAGTGTGATTACATTTGAATTAACAGTTAATGCTTAACATGCCAAAGTTAAATAAATTTTATGTACCTGAGATTCGAATACATCCTGGAAATATTCATCAGAATACACTTCGAATGTGGAAAAATTTCTTCTCAGTTTATAGGAAAGCTCCTGAATTAGAAGTTGTTACTTTTATTCCTCAAATTGGTTATTCTGATCTTTTTGCACTAGCTTTTGGGAGTAAAGATCCCAGTAACTTTGAAAACATCTTAATTGAAAATGAAGGTATTACTTTTATTTTCACTAAGCAAGTTTACAATGATTTAATAATGCTCTTACCCAATTCTGACTCTTACTTTAAGTTTAGTAATGGTCCTAATAAAAATGCTGTATATCTTCAAATTATTAATCCTAGGATAATGTAATGAATATTCCTCAATGTACAATTAAAGATAATTACTTACTCTTTTTAAGAGGCCCATTTAGTAATTTTGCTTTTGCTGGTTTTGAATATAAAGGTGTTACATTTTTATATACAGAAAATGCTTTTATGTATGCTAAAGCTCTTCATTTTAATGATAAAGCTACAATGAAGCTTTTAGAAAATACTCAGTTACAGCCAATCCAAGCTAAGCAACTCGGTCGTAAAGTATCTAATTATAATGATGCATCTTGGGAACAAGTTCGTTATAACTATATGCTAGAAATTAATCGTCAAAAATATACTATTCCTAAGTATCGTGACTACTTATTAGCAACTAAAGAACTAACCTTAGTTGAATGTAATCCTAATGATAAGATTTGGGGCGTTGGTTTAGAAGAAGATGATCCAAGAGCTACAGATCCTTCTCAATGGAATGGTCGTAATCTTCTTGGTGAAGTATTAATGCAAATTCGAAATGAAATCAGACAAGGACTTTTATAATGTCTTATTTAAATAAACCTAATGGTTATTATGTTGCTGAAAATCTAGCAAAGTTTATTGTACCTGTTATTCCAGCTGGTTATTATTCTGTTCAATGGGATGACCAAGTTAAACAATTCTTCTTAAGCCCTACAAATCCTTTTACTATTTACCATAAAGTATATGGAAAATCAGATCGTTGGGCTGGTCGTATCTTAGATACATACTTTGAACGTCAAGACAAAGCTACATCTGCTGCCTTTGTAGGTGAAAAAGGAAGTGGTAAGAGCTTATTACTTAAACGTATTTGTATTAACTTTGTAGAATCTCATCAAGGAATTGTCTTAATTGTTGATCAACCTTATGCTGGTTCTACATTTAATCAATTCCTTCAAAGTATTACTCAAGATAAAATTGTAGTGATTGATGAATTTGAAAAAGTATACATGGAAGCTGAACCTCGTAATTCTATGTTAAGCTTATTAGATGGTACATGGCCTCAACATACTTTATTCTTAATGACTGCTAATACAACTTTATATGGTCACCATTTAGAGTACTTTAGCAATCGTCCTGGTCGTGTTTATTTTAATATTGAGTTCAAATCATTAGATATTGAACTACTTAAAGAGTACATGAAAGATAACTTAGAAGATCAATCACGTACTAGTGAAGTATTGGAATTTGTAGGAAAGTTCTCTAAATTTAATATTGATATGTTATCTGTATTAATTAAAGAAATGAATCAGTATCCTGAAGAGTCAATTGCAAGTTTAACTGAAATTCTTAATATTAAAACTCAATTGAATAATGACACTATTGAATTTAATATTCGAGCGTTTAATCTTAATACTAATTCTGAATATGATCCTGCTGATTTTGTAGCTAATTCTTCATGTTTATTAGAGTTTTTAAATAAACATCGTAATGAATGGAACCCATACTCAACTGATGAAGAATTAGGTGATCAAGCATTTGATGTATATATTACTCACATGAATAGTGAAATTAGTCAAAATCCAATGACACGTGAAATTACAATTATTCATCAAGGACTTAAATTCCTTATTCAACCAATGTATAAAAGTTTTTTAACAAACCAATCAGCATATGCTCTCTAAGCTTATAGGAAGCTCGTAATGAAAGATTTAAAACAAGCTATACTCTTACTCTACCCTGATCCAGAAACTGGTTCTAAGGTGTTATCAGTATCACGTAAAGACAATCATAATTTATTAGGACTTCCAGGTGGTAAGGCAGAGGAAGAAGAAACATTAATTCAAGGACTTGTTCGTGAAGTTCGTGAAGAAGTAGGTATTGAGTTAGATCCTACAAAATTAATGTTTCTATTCCAAGATTGGGATGGTGAGTATGATACATTAACTTATGTATATGATGGTGTTGTTAAAGACTTACCAAAACTTCCTTTTGTGAATAAAGAAGGAGCTAAGGTAGAGTATGTAACTCCTGAACAATTAACCAACCCTTCCTCTTCTCCTTTTTCAGAATATAATCTAAAAATGTTTAAACGTTTTATAGATGATCCTGATTTTATATCTTTTCATAAACGTATTCGATAATTAGGTAATAACATAATGTTTGCAGCAACAGCTTTAAAAACACAAACCACTAATGGGGCAGTAGCTTATTCTAGTACTGCTTCTCATAATTTAGATTTCTTTGTTAAATTAGGTGATCCTAACTATTCTCAAGAAGCTATTTTAGATTTTCGAAAAGCTTATCTAGAAGACAAAGATTTAGCAATTCGTAATCTTTTGAATTCTCGTGATATTAGACAAGGTAAAGGTATTCGTAATTCATTTAATCTCTGTATGATTCATTTAGCTCATATAGATATTGATGTATTTTTAAAAACTAATCTTTTATCTAAAATTGTAGAGTTAGGGTATTATCCTGATTTATTTAATTTAGTAGAATGTGATGTTGATCTTCGTATTAAGAAAAAGATTATTCGACTATTAGCTGAACATTTGAAAAATCCTGAAACTCAGATATTAGTTGCAAAGTGGTTACCTTTGAAAGGCAATGTTGCATCTATGTTACGTTCTTATCTTAAGGTCACTCCTAAAGAATTAAGACAGTTAATTGTCCCTTTACGAGCTAAAGTTACTGAACGTTTATTGTGTGAGCATCGTATCGCTGAAATAGATTATAGTACAGTTCCTTCTAAAGCTTTTAATCGTTATAAAAATACATTCTTGTCTAAAGACTCAGATCGTTTTAATGATTTTATTAATAAAGTGAGTGAGGGAACTGCAACTTTAAATTCGTCTACATTATTTCTTCATGAAATTTCTGAAGTTTATTCAATATTAGGGTCTCGTTATTCTCCTTATTTCGAACCTAATCCTGTTGTAGAAGCTCAGTGGAATAGCTTTCCTAATTTAATTAAAGAAGGTTTATCGATTCTTCCTGTAGTTGATTTAAGTGGTTCAATGGAAGCTCCTGCTGTAGGTAATGCAACATATAAACATATTGCAATTACTTTAGGTGCTTACATCAGTGAACGTATTGAAGGTCCATTTAAAAACCTTGTAACTACATTTGCAGATCATCCTTCTTTTGTTGATCTCAAAGATTGTAAAACTTTAAAAGAGCGTTATGATCTTATTGCTCAAAGTCAAGTTGGTTATAGTACAAATGTTGAAGGTGTCTTTAAACTACTATTAGATCTAGTAGTTTCTAATAATATTTCTTCAGATCAATTACCTGAATATTTAGTTTTCTTCAGTGACACTCAGTTTAATTTTAATTCTCGTGAAAGCTCAGCATATGTTGATGCTCAAGTTAAGTTTAAAGAAGCAGGATTAAAATGTCCTAAATTAATCTTTTGGGTTCTTAACACTCCTTCTAATAATAACTTTCCTGTTAAATATGATGAATCAGGTGCTTGTTTATTATCTAGCTTTTCTCCTTCTCTATTAAAAGCAGTTTGTTCTAATACTTTAGATGAGTTTTCACCTGAAGCTATTATGAAAGAAACGCTATTAGTAGATCGTTATGCATTAGTTAAAGAGTAATTCTAAAATGAATTTAAGTAACACATTTATTCCTGAGACTTCTACACATGTTCGCTTTAATCAAAAGAAGAACACTGTAACTATTTTTCGTCAAAGAGAAAAAGATAGTTATGAACTTTATAATAAAGGTCGCTGGGAACGTTATAAAGATCATATCAATGGAATTGTTCCATTGACTAAAGAGTTGCTTTCTTCAAAAGATGTTTTTGCTAAGAAAACTAAGACACCTATTAAAGAAATTCCTAAAACAAAAGATCAAACATATACTCCTCAAGTTCCTACATTTAAGGAACGAGTATTTGAAACAATCCCTGAACCTGTTCTACGTCAACTAGTACATTATTATGAAAATCATGATGTGGTTGAAGTAGAATTAAATGTAAAAATGACAAGTGTTATTAAAGGATAACTAATGTTTAAATTAACTGTATTAGCTCAAAGTATTAGTGAGATCAATAGTCGCTTAGATTACTATGCTTCAATTGTGATTGATAATTCTGAAGACTAATTAAAACTTCTCTGTGTATTTCTCTTTTTATTTCAATTAATTTCCAAAAAAGGATTAAAGAAATGTCTAAACTTAAGCCTGGTGCTGGCCGTAAAGCAAAATTTACTTCATATGCAATGAAAGGTAATTTCTCTAAGAATGCTAAGCGTAAATTAGCCAAGCATCTTAAGGCTCACCCTAACGATCAACAAGCAGTAACAGCATTAGCTGGTGTTGCTTCTCGTAAAATTCGTACTAAACCTGTAGCAAAACTTGGCTGGGTTAAAGAGTCGTTACGTAATGCAATGACTTTTGTTCCTTACTTAAATAGTAAAGGTCAAGTAATTGTTATTAAATCTGTAGAACATTTTTCACAAGTAGCTAATACTTATTCTCAACCAATTCCTGTTACTCGTTCAGCTGCTAAAGCTTACGCACGTATCAAGAAGTTTGAAAAAGTAGCTCCATTCCGTAAAGTTGCTACCTTTGTACATAAAGGTGGTGAAGTTGCACTTGAATATGTTCATGATAGTAAGCTTAATAACTTTACAGGTAAGTGTAAAAAGAAAAAGGCTGTAGATGATTAATGTCACTTTAAGTGTATTAGTCGTAGATAAGACGTATAGACAACTTATTGATGTCTATACGTCTTTATACGAATCTTTAAACAATCTTCAAGTACCTTTAAATACTTTAAAGCTTCCATTAACTGTTGATGATAATAAGTTTTTCTTTCATTACTTTCAGCATTATGTTGATCATTTTGGAAGTGCAGATAGTTTTTACTCTGCTTGGATTGTCTTAAACAATTTCATGTCCACTTATGAATATTTCAAAGAAAATCGAATTGAGTTTACTGAATTTAGTATTCCTTCAGAATCTTTGTTAATTCTAGATAGTTTTAAAATATTTAAAGGAGTTGAATAATGTTTATATTATTTCTTCTTGTTGTAAGCTTACTTTCAATTGGATTTATTCTTGCTGATAAGAAAGCCCCAGTATCTCAAGAACATACATATTTATTGTATAGTGTTGTTACTGTAGGAATGATTTGTACTTTATGTGGTGCAGGCATTCTATCTTTAATCATTTATTATTTATGGCACACTGGTAAAATAGCTAAGTGGTATCAATCTATTAAATGAAATTAAAAGATATTTATGGGCATCAATTAGTTGCTTTAGTTCGTCCTTATAATGGCTTACATAAGGGTTTACAAGGTTTGCTTATAACAGCTAATCAAGAAAAAGCTTTAGTAGTTTTAAAAAATCGTTCAAAAACCATTGAACAAATTCCTATAGAATTTTTAATAGGTATTGTTTCAGATAGTGAGTAACTGTATGAGTAAATTTTCTCATATTCCTATAGAGTTAACGTACAGTGAAGCTATGTATATGGACTCACTGTATTACGATAATAAATCTGTAAGAAAAAGATCATCACTTTTAAATCAATTAGAAGAAGTATATACAACTGATCAAGTAATATATTTAATTATTCTGTTTGTTGAAGATTTAATGAATGGTGAAGAGAAAGACCTTAAGAAAGTGAATCAACTTCTCTCTCTTTTAAATTTTAAAACAATTAAATTTCAAACAGTTCTTTCTCTTCTTACTGTACTTAATCCAATACATACTACTCTTCAAAATTTTAAAGAGTTTCATAAAGAGTGCAAACAATATTTTGATGCTCAAGATTATGATTCAGGAAAAATATTTAAAGACTTAGGTTATTAATATGTATACTTTATACTTCTTAATGTTTGAAAAATACCCAGAATTAACTAAGATTGGTATTACAAAGAATCTGGATAAACGGGTTAAACAATTGTCTCGTATACATGGAAAAGTGATATCAGGTGGTTGGTGGGTTTATGCAAAACGTAAAGAAGTTTCAATTATTGAAAAAAGATTACATACTTTGTTAAATAAATTTAGAGTTAAAGTAGAGGGGAATGGTGGATCTGAATTTTTTGATTCTTACAAGTCTTTCCCTCCAAACTTTAACTTATATACGTATATTAACTTCTATACTGTAATAGAGTCAGGATCAATTTATGAGTAGTCTTTCATACTCTTCTAAATGCATGTCAAGTGTAATTAAATGTGAAGATGGTACTTGGATTATTAAAGCTTCATATGTAATTAATACATCTGAACTTAATGTTATTACTATTGGCGATGTTGAATTTGTATGTAAACTTTATCATATGTTTGATAATTATTATAAAATTGTTGAAATTGAACAAGTTCGGTCTAAACCAATAGTACTACGACAAAGAGTTAACTACGATACAATTGACATTGAAAATCTACTAACTTTAGTTAAAGATGTATCTAAATGTAATTATCGTATTAGTGAGAAACAACATTATCAATTTTTCTCTCCAGTTACTCCTTGGACTTACCAAGAAGAAGATAAATTTGCAAAAGTAACTCGTTATCAATTAGTAAGTCTATTTCATCTTTATGGTTTAGATACGGAACGACTGATTAAATTAGTTTGGAATAATGTATATAACATGTGGGATGTACGTATTTCATCTGATTCTCAAATAAGAAATATTGAAGCTCGTAATCAAAAAGCAAAATCTATTTTAGAAGCAATTGTTAAGTTATTTCCTGATATAAAAGCAGATTTTTGGATGACTCCAGATCCTCAAGGTAATAGCACTATACGTTTTTTCATAAAGGTTTAAGAATGCCAGCAAAGTATATCTGTATTATTGTAGTAGTACTATGTATTTGTAATACCCTCTTAGGAATTTTTGGTCAATAATATGAATACTCGTCCTATTGTCTCTGATTTAACTCTTCTTCAACTTTTTCTCATTATTAATAATCATTCCACTAATACATATTTAGTTGGTGGTTGTGTTAGAGATTTATTATTAGGTGATATTCCTAACGATTTTGATTTAGTAACAGATGGAAACTTGGATAATATTGAATCATCTTTACTAGAAAATGGTTGGGATATTAATGAAGCTGGAAAGTCTTTCTTAGTGTTAATTGCTTCTAAACATGGAAAGCAATATGAAGTTGCTTTGTTCCGTAAAGATGGTACTTATACAGACGGAAGAAGACCTGAAACTGTTTCAATAGGAACAATTGAAACAGATTCTATTAGACGTGATATTACTATTAATTCTCTCTACTATGATCCATTTTCTAATACATTACTTGATCCAACTAAACAAGGGTTGAATGATCTTAACAATAAGGTAATACGTTTTAATGGCAAAGCAGAAGAGAGGGTTTTGGAAGATCATCTTAGAATTCTTAGAGTCTATAGGTTCGCTTCTAGATTGAATTTTAGTATTCATCCTAAAACTTTAAAAGCTTGTAGAAAATACTTTAAATTAGTACTAACTCTTCCACCTAGTAGAGTTATGAATGAAATAGAAAAACTGAGTAATGTAAATGTTTAAATTTGTCTTATTTAGTGAAATGTTAGATTGTGTTTATGATGAAGTTATTTATTCAAAACCACAATTACATTTCTATCGTTATTATGACAATGCTCATTATTGTAAGATTCCTTCTAAAGTTATAAGTTCAAAAACTATTCAATCTTTTTTAAATAAATGTGAAAAAGAAGATTCTGGCTTTGTCTATATTCTAGAGAATCATCAGTTGCAATATTATGGAAAGTTAGATCGTTGGAAATTTATTCCTTATGAAAAATAACTTTATAGCAAAGCATATGAATACCTTTAATAAATCTTCGATTCATTCTAATTCTAAGAAAGATTATGAATTAGATGATGAAGAGCATATCAATGAAGGTATTCAAGAATTAGAAGAAAATTTAAAGGAGAGTAATGATGATGGTGAAGAATATTAATAGTCTCATTAAAACTCCTTTACGTTCTCTTTAAAGATGGATAGGATTACATATCTCCTGTGTTGTTGTTTTTCGTGTTTTACCTTTCCTTCTGTCCTATCCATCTTTAAAGAGAATTTATATGTATGAAGTAATTCATTATCTATCATTACTAGGTTGTTGTGTTTGTACACTAGGTATGATTAATTCTGCTCCTAAGATTAACTTCTCATTAATAATTCAATTAATTATATGTAATATAGGTTTTTACCTTGTCTTTTTAATATTTCTTTCTTATTGTTTTGGAATCAAGTATGAATGATTTAATAGCTACTGTTGTAGGTATGACAGCTATTTTCCTCCTAGTCCTCAGTATTACTATATGTAACTTTAAAAAACTCTTATTAGAAACAGAAGAAAGACTTAAAGAAGAGCTGAAAAAAGAATTAGATAGAAAAGTAAATAGATTACCTGATCCAATTAAAACTGAAATACATTACTATCCAACTATGTATTCTAGTCCAGAGCAAACTCGAAAAAGAGATAGAGAAGTTACTCAATATAATCATTACTTTGATTATAGAGGATACTCAGAATGGACTACTATAGAAGTTAAAGCCTTAAGAGATGAATGGGTTAATAAAAAACTTAGTATCGAAGAAATTGCTCGATTACATAAAAGATCTTCAGGTGCAATTATTTCAAAATTAAAATCTTTAGGTATGATAAGCTATCGTTAATTAGGTGTTATATGGCTCAAGTTATTAAAATAAAGTGGATTGAATCTCCTTTAAGTTTTACAGCTCAAACATCTTTTGGATTTGTACATATTGATAAAACAACTAAAGATACAACTCTTTTTAGTTTTACTGGTATTCGTTCTAAATTCTTTAACGAAATAAAAGATATTAAACAATTAAAATTAAAAGTAGAAGAGATGCATTTATCTACAATCACTAAGGCTTTAGCTTATGTCAAATAAAAATTCTATTTGGAATGATGAACCTGTAGCAATTCCTAACTTTAAAAATGTTTCAAATGATATGAAAGATATATTTCAAAAACAGATTAAATTATTTGTAAACATGCAAGCTGAAGAAGATACTTTAGATCAGATAAAACAAAATGAAAATCATATTGAAATTTCTTAAAGGTATGTTAATAGGTGTAGGCATAATCATAGCTATGGTTTTACTAGTAGTTATTAGTGCTATTGTTGCTATTGCTTTTACGAACTATTTTACTCCTTCTTATGCTACACCATTCTACCAATTTGGTGGTAGTTTGTTTGTAGCTTTAATTCTTTGTTGTGGTATATTAGCTGCATCTGAGAAGTAACCTTTCCAGAATTGGTGTAATGGTAGCACAGGGGTCCCTAAAACCCTGCGTCTGAGTTCGAATCTCAGATTTTGGACCACAATGTTGTCATAGTGTACGTAGCACAGCTCCATTCGAAGGAGAAAGGCTGTAGACGATATTATAATATTCTAGACATGGTTATAATATTGAAGTTCTATTAGGGTTAGACTCCCAGTTGGCAACGCCAGTATCTTAAACAGGAGGTACCATGAGTAAAGTATTAAACAGAATTAAAGCTCAAATTAAAAAAGATGGTGAACTTCCTGAACATATGGAAGTTTTAAAATTATATAATTTTATGGTTAATAATAATCTTAGTAGTACTATGCTTTGGAATGAATTAACTAATGCTAAGTTTGTTAATGGTACTTTTGTTTACTCAGTTAAACCTCAAGTGTTGAAACTGTTTAAGACTTGGAATAAGTAATTAAACTCACAAAAATTTATATTAACTTATAGAGAAAAATTAATGACTTAGATTCATGAAAATAAAAAACATACTTATGTGTTTGTTAGAAGAGATATTCCAGTTGAACAACAAATAGTTCAAGCTGGCCATGCTGCTTTAGAAGCAGGAATATATTTAGGTGACAGAGATCAATCTGAACCTAGTTCTTTAGTAGTGATTGGTGTTAAAAATCAATATCAATTAGAGAAAGCTATAAAAGATTTAGAAACTAAAGGTATCAAAACTATATCTTTCTTCGAACCTTCTTGGGACTATGGTCTCACAGCGTTCGGAACTGAACCTCTTACTCAAGACCAAAGAATATTATTGAGGAGATATCAGTTATGGAGATCTTAACTTTTGATAAGGTACTTAAAGATATGAAGAACTGTTATCAGTTTGAAAATGTCAATATGTATCAACATGGTTTAATGGTTAATAATGAATATTTAAAGCTATTACTTTCTTTAGAAAAAGGAGTAGTACCTGAAGGTGTTCCTGAATCCCTTATAGAAGTATATAAAAAGAATTGGATTACTCTCTTAGATTATGAAACAATGAAGCATTATCAAATCTATCATGATTTAGGAAAGCCTTATTGTAGAATTGTAAATGAAGAAGGTAAACAACAGTTTCCCAATCATGCACAAGTGTCATATGAGATATATAAACAACTCTTTCCTCATCTCTTAATAGGTCATGATCTTGTTAAACATGATATGGATTTCCATATATTAAAAGCAAGTGATGAAAAAGCACAAGAACTAATTCAATCAGAGATAGGATTTAGTTTGTATTTAACTGCTTGGGCAGAGATACTAGCTAATTGTCAAATGTTTGGTGGAATTGAAAGTACTTCTTTTAAAATAAAAAAGAAACACTTAAGTAAATTTATTAAATATTTTTAAGTGTATGTTTAAAGGATAGAAAGGATTCTCGCTCCAGTTTCCTTTCTATCCTTTAAACATATATTCCCTTTAAGGATAAACTCCATGACAAAATCAGATGTGTTAGGTGTTATCAAATTTATCATTATAGCAAGTTTTGTACTAAGTGGTGCTTTAGGCTTCTTTGCATGGATTCTCTTAACTATCGTAGGAAGAGGTCATCCATAATGAATGATAATTTTGAATTAAGTGCTAATAGCAAGACATACAAATTTCTTTGTTTTTGTTCTAACTTTTTCTTAACAAGTTGGATTGTTACTCGTTTTGATCCAGAAAACCCAAAGTCTCCTCTTTGTTGCTTAAGATCAGTTTGTACATTATTTTCTACACTACTGAAAGCTATTCTTTATTTATTCTTATGTAGTGTAATCTTAGTTTATGCTGTTAAAACAATAACAATCTTTGATACAAGAGAATTAACTAGTTTTAATCCATTTTTATTAATGGGTTTTTTATTTAAATTTGTAGTAGGTACTCTTTCAGCTATTATATTTATATTTATCTTATGTGCATATTTAGCTATATGGTTTAATAAAATCTTTGAATTTATAGTTACAAAGATTCCTAATAAATCTTATTTTAAATTAGTTAAAACTTATGCTAAAGATAAATCTCAAGGATTATGTAGACGAATAACCTTAATAGAAGAGAAGGATTTAAAATAATGAAATATTTTTATATTTTAGCTTTAATGGCTTGTTCCTTATTTACAACAATCCAAGCTAATGCAGAATTAGTACAAAGTGATATCGAATTAATGACAGCTGAAAAGTCATGGTATAAAGTTGGAGAAACAAGTACAGATAAGTACTATGTAAATCCTAAAGCTATTGTTGAAATTCGTCCTTTAGTTTACTCAGTTCCTGCTATTGTGCATATACAATCATCAACTAATGACTTTGCTAGTGATGGTGATGTATTACTGATCTATAATATTTATAGTTGTGTTTTAAGAAAATCTGCTATAGTCAGGTATGTACAATTTACAAAAGATGCTAAATATGTAAGAGATGCAAATTCCTCTTCTATTAAGTGGCAACAAATAACAAAGAATTCTTTTGATGATGTTATTTTATCAAAAGTTTGTAAAACAGTTTCTATATAATGTATAGAATTTAGTATGATTGGAAGTATTGAGGTCTGTAGCTTAAAATGTAGTGGAATGTCTCTTAATCCGAGGCTAAAAGCGTTTACTAATTTTTAGTAAAAGAGTGAGACGCCTAATCCGTCTCCAGAACATATTGTCCAATATACTAATTGATATAAGTCCTTTTGAATGTAAGATTGCAACTGAAATTCTTAGGCATTCTATAGGATTAATCTCTGTAATAGGGGATTAATGATTACCTCCATTGTCAGTCTATTCCAATTTTTGTAGATCCCTCACTGTCAACTGAGAAACGATGACATGTAATAGACCCACAAACCGAGACAAGAATCCAATCGGTATATAAAATAAGAGAGGTCGCTCCTCTGCTAGATTCCAAGAGTTATTACCTCAAGTGATACGAGATGCACAACACAATTGTGCCAAAGCCCTTTTTCGATAATGAAGGGCATCGAGGTATAAAAGAGGACTCAGTTCGATTCTGATGGCTTAACGGCTCGTATATTATGGCAGTATGCTTTTATATTCTCATGTTTTTCCTCAATTACCTAAATATTATAATTCTAAGTGAGGTTCTATTTCATATGGTTATAATAGCTAAGAAGGATTTATCCTTTGTATAGTAGAGACACTCGAAATTAGGAGTAATTCTAAAAGTAGTTAGTATAAGTCTGACAACTTATATGAGATGGTAATAGAGTTCAGCTTGAGAAATCAGGACACTCTAAAAGGTCTAATCTTATATGAAAGTATAAGTTAATAAATGCGCTCTGGTTAATGGCTCAAATTCTACCGATAAATAACATCCAACACGGTGTAAGTCCAAACAGGATGTGGCGTAATAAAATTTGAAGGGAGTGATGGGCCTGTAGATTTGGTATGATCTATAAAGGCATATTCACCTTAATGACTTCTAGTACCACAAGCACTTGATCATTGGTGTTATCGTAAGATAGAAAAATGGTAGTGTTGATATCACACAATTAGGGACAACCTAAAGCGGGCTGACTAGAGAAACTAAGCTGTATACAGCTTGACGCTAACCAAAATGGCTACATGGTTCATTGTGAGAGTTGTACCTCACACCTTTTAAATAATAATTAAAAGACATTTAGTAGAGTCTCATGATAATCGAGTAAGTACCCTTATCTGAAGTTAGGTTATTAGATGTCTTTTAATTATTATTTAGAGGTAAGAATACGGTATAGGTTAATAATCTCAGATGATTACTGTCCAGTAATAAAGATAGTTGTTGGGTTACAGAAGGTTTTTAACAAGTTCAACTCTTGGCGTTAGGGTAATACCTAATGTATCAACGTCTTAACACTAACTTATATTCTTACCATCTAAATAATAAGAGAGTGGAAATTGCAGAGTAGCTCAGTCGGTAGAGTATTGTAGGCAGTAAAATCCCTACTGTTGTCGGTGGTTCGAATCCATCCTCTTGTGAAGACTTGGCTCTTATTATTTAAATATAAAATTACATTTACAACATAAATGAGGTCAGAGTAATCTCTGGGTGGCACATTGAGTTCAAGCTGATAAGGTTCAGTGAGTGGGTTACCACACAAATGTTTAGAGGTGCATGACAACAGAGGATCGAAGCTAGAACCTTTGATACGATCTTCATATAAAATCCGAAAAGTGTTGTCGAAAGAACCAACAGTAAATGTAATTTTATAAATTAATTGAGATTTAATTATGAAAATATATGAAGAATCTGATTCTAAAGAAATAATTAAATCTAAATGTAAAGAGATTATTTTAAAATACCCTGATGAGGATTTTGATGTAGCTAATGCATCTTTAATTGCTCGTATGTATAAAAATCAAATCTTTGCAACTTGTCCTGAAGGTGACCAATGTTGTTTCTTTGAATGGGACTCAATAGATTCTTTTTTAGAAGATTACGTATTACATCCATATCAAGATATTGAAGAGTAACTATGAAAACAGCTTTAGAAGTTTTAAAAGAATGTAGAGAACAATTAGTTTCTAGACCTTTTACTATGAATGCTAGTTTAGTAAATTTAAAAAATATGATTGAAGAAGATATTAATGTTACCTTAATTCAAGGTATCAAAAAATGCCCTTCTATTGATACATGGATAGTTCGTTTACCATTAAAAGGTTTTTATTTAACTACTATTACTGATGTTAGAACGCTTCTTCGATTCATTACTGAAATTGTAGAAAAACCAGTTGGTTTTGAAATTGATGGTGCTGTAACGTATATAGAAGCCTACAATGAAATTGGGATCCGTTTTAAGGAAATAGTTTAATATGATTTCAACTATTTTAATGGTATTAGGAGTTATCTTCATAATACTTATTGTTGTTGCAATAGTTTGTTTCTTAGTTACATTACATCAAGGTGGATTCTTTTGAAATTAGAAATTACACGAACAGATGGTATTGTTGAAGTAATGATATTACGAAATAAAAATGATAATACTTACTCGTATATAAATCTTACTAAAGGTCATATATGTCCATGTAGATTTAATACTATCGATGAAGCTCTTGATGATTTAAAAACTTACCCTAAAGTAGTTTCTTGGCAACAAACTCAATAACAGTGTGATTGAAAATATATGAAAGGCAGTTAGGAAGTTGGCCTGAAGGTAGCCATCTTTTAAAGAGTTGCAAGAGTGATCCGTAATAAGTATCTAATTCCAAAAGATGTCTAAACGTAGAAACTCAGGGGAAGGACCAGTACAGTTGTATATGTAATGCAGAAAGTAATATGGGCGGTTAGGTAAAGGCATGAATGTTAGATTGCGCTCCCGACACCTCTAGAAGTTATGCTGGAGCAACGTGTATGATGGGCGAAGCCTTACACTTAATCTAGAGAAACAACGTGGAAATAAAGTATCTAGAGACGCATATACAGACCCTTAGAGCATTTGGTGTAACAACACACTATCTGTCTTCCATATATTTTTAACCTTTTTAAATCACATAAGGATGCTAATAGAATTTCAAAAAAAAATTCATTATTTTGTCCTTATATGTAATGTTGTTCTTAGATTGTACCGTTCCTGATTTCTATTAGCATCCTTATGTGATTTATTTTTAATTATTACACTTTAATGAGATATTAAAATGACTCAAACAATTTCAATTCATCGTGCTCTTACTTTAATTAAAAAAGCTGAGAACGTTATTAATGAAAAACTTTCTAATGGTAAATTTGTTAGTACTATTCAAGGTTTAACTAAACGTCCTTTAGATCGTTCTTTCAAAACCGAACAAGAACTTTTAACTAATATCCAGTCAGATACTGATACAGTTGAAAGCAACTTAAAATTAATTAGTACTCTTAAAACTAAGATTGCTCAAAAGAATTTAGAAACTTTAGTTGATTTCAATGGAAGTAAAGTAAGTATTACTGAATTACTAGCTATTAAATCAACATTAAGTCTTCAAAAGAAATATGTGCGTGTTCTAAAAAGTCAACAATCTACTGCTCAAAATGAAGTAGAACGTCAAGAACAAGCAATTGTAGGTCAGCTATCTAATGTTGAAGCTACTCAAAAAGAAGAAGTATATAAGCAACTTCAAGACACTTTAGGCGTAAGTATTGTAACAGGTAGCTCCAAGACTATCACAGAAACTGTTAAAAACTTACAAGAGCGTATCGACTTTTTAGAAAATGAAATTGATATTACATTAAGTGAAATCAATTTAAGTACAATGATCGAATACTGATTACTTAGGTAGTCATTATGATTGAATAATTAACTAAGGCAAATACTTAATAAAGATATACGACCATCAACGTATTTAAAAATGATGAATGAATATTGGTATCTAAATAGATAAAACATTGCACATGTGAAATAGCTCAGTTGGTAGAGCACTAGAATAATTTCTGGCCGTGATCAGTTCGAATCTGATTTTCTCAATCTTGCATTTACAGTTTATAGATTACAGTTCAAAGTTCACAGTTTAAATATAGTTTACAGTTGATAGTTTATAGTTTATAAAATCCACGTAGTCCGTTTTTGAGTTATCTTTAACTCTGTATTTAAGCGTGGCTCTTAGTTAGTTATTCAGTTTTATTTTGAAATTGAATATAAAGGAAATTCCAGATGTCAAATAATTATGGTTTAACAAACAGTGAAGTGCTTGATCTTCAAATATGGTCAAGAGTTCAAAAACGTGTTATTCAATTTCAAAATAAAGCAACTCCTATGATTTTTGATGAAATCTTTGGAACTGAATTTGGTTCAAAATTATTTGAACATTTTAAAATTCGTTGTAATAGTGATTATCAAAAATTTAATACTTTCTTAGATGTAGACCAACATAATAGAGTCTTAGCACATATTATTACGAGTCCTTACTATAACCCTTAAGGTATTCATGATGGACTATTTAGATTATAAACTGATGTTTAGTTCTTCTTTTAAAACAAAGAAAGCTTTTCTTAGTTATTTATTTTGTACTCTAGGTAATGGCATTCATTTAAATCTTAAAGGTTATATCGAAGGGTATAAAGATGCTGAATTTATTATACCTGAAAATGTAGAACCTTTAGTTTGGATTTATCCTGTTAATCATATTAATGCTCATATGACACTAGCAGGATGTGTTAATAAAGGATTTAAAGAAGCAGTTCAATATTTAATAGATTGTATTCTTATTACTTCAGATGAAATTGAAAACATTAAATCTTGGAAAGATAATATTCACTTATTAGAAGAGCTTCGAGATGCTCCTCCAATTGAAGATAAATATACAACAATTGAAGAAGGGAAGGATACATTCTATAAATGCCTTAATGACTCCACTTCTACAACTGGTAGTAGCTGTAATGTTACTGAACAAGAATCTGTAGAAAAGGTTTGGTTTTTCGATGCTCAGTGGTCTGATTGTCCTACCTTTATTGAAGATGAAGTTAGACAATTGTGGGCTGATTATGAGTTAGGAAATGATAACTACTTCTATAAGTCTACTCTTAATTCCGAGTTGTATGAACGCTACCCTCGTATTTATCTTTGGTTAGAACACAAAGGTGTTAAAGAAGGTGAGCGTGTAATGATACATTGGTGGTGGTAATGGCAATATTTGCTTTTATTATACTCTTTATTATTTTATTAAAAGTAAAATCTTGCCAGCATGTAATGATCTATCGTGATTATAGAGCATGTTATGATGAACATAGAAATTTAATGTATAGTAAACGTAAGTATCAATGCTCTACTTGTAATCATATCAAATGGATTGATACACGTTATGGAGACCCTTTCTCCAAGGTTTAAGAATATGGTTGTCAATAGTAAATTAATTGAAGAAGCTGAAAGAGTTATTGAAGTTTATGGTTTAAATACTCTTGCTGGCCAATTTGCAAGTAAAATCATCAAGGCTAATAAAGAACCATTAGGTAAATATGTAGAAAGACTCGTTCCTGTTACTTTAGTACCATTTAAACATAATAAGGAATAGTTATGTCTTTTCGAGCAGACCAGGTTACTAGATATAAAATTGATGATTTAGTTAAACCTAAGAATGGATTGTTCCAAATATATATTGATCATTATTGGGTTGTTGATAATGAAAATAATGTATTGAAATATTTAGATCGAACTTGGCAATGTAATAGTAATAAAGAACTTGCTAGAAGGTTTCAAGAAAAAGTGTATCCTGAGTATTCAATTAAGAAGATACCTATTATTTATGCTGAATGGAAAAACTAATGCTTATATTTGTTAAAAAGACTTTCTTAGCCTTTCTTTTAAGCTTAATTGCATTTACAGTTTATGCTAATACCCCTCAATATCATTATAATAATGCTAGACAGCAAAGAGCTATTATAGAATCTATCTATAATGAAGCTATTATGTATTCAAATACTAGTAAATGTGTTATTGATGTAGAGGCATCTTCTGAAGATGAATTTATAGTATTTTCAAGATATGTTGATGTACGAATCTCTATTATTCGTGATAGAAAAATTTTAATGAAATATTATCAAAGAGTTACTCAACCTAATTATATTAAGTTTAAATATAAATTAGATAATATCATTAGAGAGTATTGTAAATAAAATGGTAGCGTCCCATAATGCTTAAAAGAACAATTCCTTCTGCTAAGGCAGCTCTAGAACAAATAGCTCAATTACGAGAAGCTGAAAAAGAAATTGATTCAATATTTGGTCATTCTCGAACAGCTATCCATTTCAAGCATAATCCTTCAGATAAACCAATATTCATTTGTAAGAATGGTTGGGTACTTCGTTATTTCCATACACGTCCAAGTGATACATCAGATTATATTCTTTATAAACAATCTGATTTAGATGCAGCTCAAGACTATGATCGAATACCAGTAATTGAGTTTAACTGTGATAATCATACTTTGAAATTTAATAAATATGGTGGAGCAACAATTCATAAAAACATCCCTCAAGAAGTTATTGATATTGTTCGTGAATTTGTAGAAGATCCTCAGTATAAAACTACACCTATTGAAACAAAACCAACTTCATATTTAAAAATGTACATTGCTGTTCTTGACGATGTCCCTGATTTTATTGTACCTACTTTAGTAGCTCATAGTGTATTAGGAGCTCATTTAAAATTTGAAGAACTAGGTGTTGGTAATTTTAAATCTAAAGTTACTTATAATGAATGGTTAGAACACTCTTTTCGTAAATGTGTAATACGTGTAAATCGTAGAGAATTTGATAAGATTATTAAACTCCCTATGCAAGTATATTTAGGGCATGAAAATAAAACATTAAATGGTGAAAAATCATGTGCTGTTGTTCACCCTGTAAGTTCTGATAATGTTCCTAATGTTTTAAAATTTGCTAAATTATGGAGTCCTGTATGTCCTTAGTTCCTCTATATTCAAAAGAACAAGTTACTTCTTGGTTAGATGCTGTTGAGTTACTTAATCCTGAACGTTATGAAAACAAAGATAAAGTTTTAAAAGAACTAATTGAATTTAGTGTAAAAACAGCTTCAGAAGCCCAACATAACTTATCCTGTGATCAACCCTATTCTTCACCGTGTGGTTGTATGGGTGGTCCGAAAGGTTGTAGTTTATGTTATTGTCAATTAAGACATCTTACGTATACATATCGTTTTCATCTTTATCTACATTACTTTTATTCTGAAAACTAAATGTAGTAGTTATATCACATTTTAATTTATAGAGTGAATCTCATGAGTAAAGTATTAGATAGTATCAATTATCAAATTAAACGTGATGGAAATCTTCCTGAGCATTTAGAAGTTTTAAAACTGTATCAAATAATGATTAAACATCCTTCATTAAATAGTAATATGATGTGGTCGTTAGTAACTAGTTGGAATTCTAAAACTAGTACTTATTCTATTAATCCTGAATTTAAGCAATTACTTCAAGAGTTTAATTGTTAGAAGGTAATCTAAATGGCAATTAATCGTAGTGAGATTATTAGAGTCTCTATTTTTTTAAAATTTTTTAATATTAGTTTAGAGCAGTATTTTAATCTCTCTACTGTTCCATTTCCTGTTATAACAGAGTATGGTCGAGTTATTTATAGACGTGACAGCGAATATTTTTGTTATGATATGACTGACTCAAGACCTAACGATACTGATAGGTCTCGTATGTCTGAAACAGATATTAGAGACCTATGTTTTATTGATCTTGCTTTATTTGATCCTGTTAAAAGTTTTTCACATCGTTATTCTCGTTCTAATACTGATAGAGCTAGTCTAACTATTAAAGACGATATAATCAGTGTTCAAACAGCTAAATCTTCAAGAGATTTAGACTTTAAGAAGGATACTGGTATCATGCTTAAAGTCTTTAGAGCTCAGTCTGAAGCTTATCCTTTTACATCACTAGATCTAGTTAATGATGTAAGTGATCTTTATGATAAAATCACTAATCCTATTGAATATAAAGGTGTGTATGATCCTATACACAATTTAATTCATGTTGAACCTATTAACTCCTCTAATCCATCTAAAGAGAATACTCTTATGTCTTCTATTGTATCTACTACTCTTGATAAAAATAAAGAAGCTTTAATTACGGCAACTAAATTAGAAGTTGGTAATATCGCTCTTGATTTAGTAACTAAGCAATTAGTAAAAGCTCTTCCTGAACCTATGCAAGTACTTGTTGGTCAAAGCCCTTTAGTTAAAATTGCTGTTGCTAATTTAGCTAATGTAGTAGTAAGCCAATTAAGTGTATCAGATCCTCGTATTACAGCTATTAATGATGCTATGTTAACTGTAGCATTTGCAGAAACTATTCGTACATTTAATTTCCAAGAAATTATTGAAAGTGCTTTGTCTGGTATTCCTAAAGGATCATTAGACCTTATTACTGGTGCTCAATCTTCTACTTCGTAAATAAAATATTATGTCTGAAAATATCAATAGTATTCCTTACCTAGAACAAATAGCTAAGTGGTTAATTAGTGGTCATCCTAAACGAAATCTTAATCAAGTTTCTACTTTCACTTTCGGTAAGGATGAAAGTAACTCACAGCACATTGATGTAGAGTTTTGGAAAGAACACTTTTTTGATATTTTCGATAAAGCTTTAAATAAAGAAGGTTTCAAATTAACTCATTTAAAATATGACGTTTCTCCTTATTTCTTAGAATTTAATTATGAATCGTGTTAGAACTTTTTATTTTTATGAGGATTGTGAAGATTGTAATTCTAGAATCTTAAATTATCCTTGTATGTATTGTGGTATTTTGTAATGCCAATCTGGAAATAAAGAATTCGGGTACTAATAATTTTATATATCCCTCTTCGGATAGACTATAGAAGTTGGTACTGAGCCTTAAAAATCATCAAGGCTGATAATTATATTACCTAGGCAATTATATAATTATTCTAGAATGTGATGTAGGTGTGAGCTACCATGAGAGGTATATTTAAGTACCTCTCTTAAAAGCTATAAATTATTTAAGATTGTAATCATATTCTGTTTTAAAAAACTCTTAGCCTTGAAAATATCTGTATTAGAATATTGTATGATTACAATCTTAAATAATTTACGAGACTCAAAAGATGAATGTAAGTAAATTACTAACATTGCCTAATGGCTTATACAAGCTTAGTAAAGAAAGAAAGTTTTTAGGTATTCCATTAGGAAAGAAGAAATTATTTTATTTAATTGTAGAGCAAGGTAAAAACTTTGCTACGATGAGTGAAGAAGATTATCATGGGTTTCATTATCATATTCCTTGTTACGCATTTAAAGTGAAGAATGATAGAGTAATTAAATCGTGGATTAATAATTCTTTTGGAAGATTTGTAACTCCTTCTAATGAAGAATTTCATAATCTTCTTTTAGAAAGATATATTGAATCTACTACTCACCTAGAATATATTGGTAATTAATGTGCAATTAAAAATAGCTATTGATGAATGTGCTATAGATAAAGTTAGTGATTATTTTCAAGATTGTATTAAAGATTCATTTATTAGAAATAATGGTAAACTTTTATTTTGGTTGTATTCATCTGTAAGAAACTATTACCTATTAGATATTAAAGAGCCTTCGGATAGCTATATTGCTTGTACTCCTTTTATCTTTATTCATAGATCTCCAGATAATATGTTCTTTGTCGAAGAAGATTATGCAGACATAAATAATATCATTAAGTACCCTTATATTATAGAAACTAAGGGTTGTGATGATGGTTCAAAAGTTTGGAGATTCTCTTCGCTTACTGAGTGTAATGAATTCCTATGTGAACTTATTGAAGCTTCATCTCAAAATCTATTTGAAGATACAGATGATTTTTATGATGTATTAGAATATTTTGAAAAGAATCAATGTTGGATAAATTAATGACTAAACAACGTGTAACTCGTACTATTGATGTTGAAGATTGGTCTCTAGCTCGCATTATAAATCATGTGGAGAGTTTAGGCTTATCTGTTAATGATGTTAATATTACAACAAAAGCAGTATCTGAATATTTCGAAGAATATAAAATAGCTGTAGCTGAATACTTAGAACTTGAAACCGATGAAGAATACGAAAAACGTATTAAAGAAGAACAAGCTTATAGACTATCAGTAGCTGATCGTGAAAAACAAGAATACGAAAGACTTAAAAAGAAATATGGATAATATTAAATGAAATATAGTGAACTAATTAGAACTCCTATTAAATCTACTGAACAAGTTTGTGTTTGGTATCATGATACATGGTGTGGTCGTTTTAGAAAAGGCGTTCTACCAAGTCGAAAGTTAATTACAGATTTAATAGTAAGTTCAGGTTTCTATATTTGTGAAGTTAATACTTCCCTTGATTTAGATATCAATATTCGATTTACTATTGTTCCTATTCATATTGATCCATTAAAACCTAAGACAATTATATACTTTGATATGGATGGAGTTCTTGCAGACTTCAATACTCGTTATATAAAACAGTCTTATATTAAAGGTAGTTATCCTTCTCTTCATGACTTCTCTAAATTACCAAAAGAAGAAAAAGATCAAATTAAAGAAGATTTGTTTACTTATGATTTCTTTAGGCATATGTGGCCACTTTCAAAAGGTATTGAACTTTTAAAGTATTGTAGAGCTAAGTACGATCATGTTGTAATTTTATCTGCTGTTGGTACTACTAGTCATACAAAAGACATTGAACAAGCTAAACGTGATTGGTTAGAAGAGCATGTTGGAAAGATTGATGCCCATTTTGTAAATAAAACTGAAAATAAATTTGAAGTCACTAAGTTATATCCAGATTATCAAAATCACATTTTAATTGATGATAGAGAGAAATCTGTTGATCCTTGGATTGCTAATGGTGGTATAGGAATACTCCATATCGGATAAAGAGAGTTAAAATGAGTCAATTTGACACAATGGAAAATACTGTAGAGAAAATTTGTACTAGTTTATATACTAAGCCTCATGATTGGCATTTCGATACGGTAACATTTCATTTAAAAGAACATCCTGATGTTAAGTATTGGTGTGCTACAGACATTACACCTATTAGAGAATTATGGGATGGTGTTACAGCACATGTAGTGTTTTCAGAAGAACAAGGTAATCGTATTTTAAAAGCTTATTTAAGTGCTCGATCTGTAATTGCTAATAGTATACAAAATAAAATTAAATCTTGTTTTGAGTAAACTATAATTTCAATAAGGATTATTAAATGATAGTTTCTTTAGGTGATTTCATATCATTTGCAGAGAAAGAATGCAATCATTCTTGGAATGGTTTTATTACGTTATTAGAAAAAGATAAAGTTATTCCTTATTATGAAAATTCTTTACTAGAATTATACCCAAGTATTGGAAAAGATTATGGATGGTCTGATGAAGTATCAAATGTAGTTAAGGAATTTTGTAATCAATACAATACTGGTGTAATTATTAATTTAAGTGACTATTAATATGGGTTTATTTATATTAGATGATTCTAAAAAACCATCTATAAAGTCTAGAATAAAAACTATTATTGCAAACTTAGAATTATCTCAAAAACAATTAGGTGATAATTATCTAATTAAGCAATTCGCTTTACCTTATTTAAGAGATGTACAAGAGTCTTTAATAAAGTTAACTAATTGGCATCAGATTAAACCATCTCAAGCAACTATTGATAAATTTTGGGAAGAGTTTGAAGATGCGAGTAAGCATTCTCAAAGTAAAAACTCCATATTTATTTCAGCATTTCAAGCTGCATTGTATGAACATTTAAATGACTTGAATTTAATTGAAGATTCCTCTTCTGATTATGAACTTGTCGAAAAAACTAAATAAGTATTGTAACTCCTGATGACTTCTAAATACTCTCTTACTCAAATTATTTGTGGATTTGTTCTACTTAATATTTTATTAATTAGTTTCTTTATTTATATGATACCTTCTAAAGAAGAATATAGAAAGAAACAAGATATTAAATACAAAGATGGTCCAATAGTTATAGAACACAGACAGAATTGTTACCGATATCAATACTATGATGATTTTTATTGGAAATGTGATGATGCATCTATCTCTTATATAGAAGAGAAAGTTTGTTCATATTCTATTCTTACTAAAAGTGATGAATGTAAAACAGTGCTAAGAAAGGTAATTAAATAATGTCAATAAGTGTAATAGAAGAATTTAAACTTCAATGTGAAAACATTATTAATCGTTATATAACTATTCTTAATTTAGAAGTTTATAAAACTGAGTCACCTTCGTTAGTTATTCGTCCTTTAGAGGGTGATGAAACAAATGATGTTCATCTCTTATGGATGTTAAAGGAATTACTATTAAATCAAGAACAATCTATAACGAAGAAACATCGTTGGTTAGGATATGTTCAAGGTGTAATGATTGCTAAAAATTATATAACTGTCTTGCAAGAGCGAGAGTTAACTAGACAATTTCTTAATGGTTCTTAATCTATGCTTTATGGTATTTACAAACATGTAACTATTAAGTTAAAAGATGGAAGTAATGTTGTAACTACATCTCGTGTTATAGATACAAAACGTCATTCTATAACAAATATGTCTGTCATAGATGTATTTAATTTTTGTAATTCAAATAATATTCCTTTATCTGAAACTACATTTGATTCTGTGCGTGGAAGTGTAGATCTAGTTCAATTCATTTATGAAGAAGAAGATAAAATTCGTGAAAGGCTTGAACAAAAGAAAAAAGAAGATTACGAATTATACCTATCTTTGAAAAAGAGATTTAATGATGTTTAAGTATGCTTTTGTTGTAGGAAGATTCCAACCATTACATTTAGCTCATGAACAACTAATAAAAGAAGCTTTAAATCAAGCAGAAAATGTAATTGTATTTCTTGGATCTTCTCAAGAATCAAAAACACAAAAGAATCCTTTTTCTGTAGATCAAAGGAAGTATTTGTTTTATCAAGCATTTAAAGATGATATACATCGATTCACTTTTGTTGCTTTGCCTGATTTTGTAAAGGACTTAGATTGGAAAGTATTTATTGAAAATGAATTAAAATCTATTGTAGGGTCTTCAACACTTTGTAATGTTTGCTTTAATAAAGATTCGGCTACTACTCAAAGTAATAACTTACTACAAAATCTTTATAATTCAACTCAAGTAATAATTGATCACAGTCATTATACTTTAAATGCAACTGATATCCGTCAAATTATAATTGAAGATAAAGTATGTCCTTTACAGCTAGTTGGTACTCATCTTTCTTTAAATGTCGCTAAAACCTTAAAAGAATTTTTATCTTATGAATAAACTATTTATTATTACTGTAACAGCTTTATTATTAACTGCTTGTAATAAACCCAATACAACAACTCCAGGTCAAGAATATGTAGCGGGCAAAGCTCTTGCAATGACTAAAGGGCTAGAAGATTGTAAACTTTATAAATTTCAAGCTGACACTATGGATCACGAATTAAATATTATTCGATGTCCTAATTCAACAGTATCTACAAATCAATCTGTAACAGAAGGTAAGACAACTCGTCTCCAAACTGTTGTTACTATTGATGGTGTTGATTACATAGCTACTAAACGTCAATAGAGAAGTATTATGCAAAATTTCTTTCGTTGGTTAATACTAAAATTGTTTCCTGATAAAGAAGGTTTGCTACTGTGATACTTATTGTTTGTTTAACATTGTTTACATTTCTTTTATTATTGTTCTTCTCACTGTTGTTTATTATAGATAATGATTCAAAAAATGCTAAAAAGACTTTCATTATAAGTTTAAGTTTCCTCATATTAGTTCCTATTGAAATTAAAATTGATAAGAAATATTATGAACCAAAAAGAATACAAGAAGAAAAACAAAAACTTTATAATAAATATAAAAATGGGCCTATTAAAATAACAACAAATAGCATAGGTTGTGTTAAGTATAATTACTACAATGATAATTTTTGGACTTGCCCCAATAAGAGTATTACTCAAATAGAAGAAAGAGTTGGCAGGTATATTGTTGAAACACCTGTAGTAAATACTAACTAATTTTCAATTAATAGATGGGATAGGCAATTTTTTAAATTTGACAACTATCCCATCTCTTTTTAGAGTAAATATTATGAAGTATATTTATATTTTAAGTTTATCTTCTCTTTTAATTGCATGTACCTCTGATCCTAAAGAGTATGATTATAATTTACATGCAGATGATGTTATCTGTAAAGAGATTAAAAGAGAAGAAGAACCTAGACGATATCATACAGTTATTAAAACAACAAAATTATGTTCATTTATAGATACAGATTATAATAATAAAGAAGATGTTCTTCGTAAAGATAATTTTAAAAAGACTGTTGAAACATATCAAAAAGAATTAGAAGTGAAAACTTCAAACTAAATTTCTCTGTCGCAAAAGAGAATAGAGTGATACACTAGACGTATCAGGGTTGAGTAATAGACCTGAAGTATTACTGCTTCTTAGCAAGCCTGTGCTAAGTGGATAATCTTACCATAAAGAAGGTCGGTGATAATAACGTGAGATTATTAGAGATAGTTGTGCCTCTTAAAATAACAGCCAGTTCTGACATGCTGTATATAACTTTGATTTAGATATCAAATGCAGATGCATAAGTTATATAAAAATGGTTGCTCCATGTCCCAGATTTTATAATTATAATAATTAATAGGTATTCTTCAATGACTAAATATGTAGTTTCAATTAAAGCTGATCAAAATGATGCTGACTATGTAACTGAAACCAATATTATTGATTTTAATAAAAAAGTTTTCGAAGGTTGGGGAGAGCCCTATAATAAACTTCAGACAACTTATAGAGAACTCTTCGAAGCATTTGGAAAAGCCTTACAAGAATTAGGAACTAAATATAAAAATTCTAACCTTAGATATAATTGGCAAGATGATGAATATTACTCATATAAAAATGAAGTATTACAGTATACTTTAGAACTTTTAAATATTTCTGATGTATTAGATATTGATAGTTTAAAAGAAGAATTGAATGAATTTGTTCCTGGTACTTTTGATTATCCTATTCATTCAATTTTAGAAATAGTTGCAATACCTCATGAAGGCTCTATTACTTTCTTTAATAGAGTTAGATAAGATATGAATCTTTTTAAACTTCTCTTATGCTCTTTCTTTTTATTAATTAGTTCAGCTTGTGTTTATAAAGAAAATTCTCCTGAATGCTCTCAAACTAATCCCATTTGTTATAAAAATCAATATCTAACTATTGCTAAATTAGATCGTACTACTCACAATGTAGATTTAGTAGACTCTTATGGAACTTCATTAGGTACATTTAAAATCTATTCAAATGATTTTTGGGCTTGTTATCGTGGTTGCAGATCTGTAGGTGATTCTTTCTTGTTTAGTATTAAATACAAATATGTTAATCCTACAACTAAAACTATTATTGGTGTAAGTCCTAAATGAAATGTCAAGTAGAAAATTGCACAGGTGAATACTTATATACAATATTAAAATATGTTGATATAAGTAAAAGAAGAACAACTGGTGTTAAAGAATTAACAGTTGAAGAGTATAATGAGAGAGAAAATAAAACTGGATGTTATGCTGTAGTAGATAATATTTGTAATGTATGTTCTGATTCTCAAGATGCACGTCTTGTTGAGTTTATTAGAACTAAACTAAATCCTGAGATAATTAAAAATTCTAGTAATGATTAATCAAATAAAAATGTTTTCTGCTTTAAACGCAATGGATTTAGAAAAATATGTAAATAGTTGGTTAATCGCTAATCCTACATTTTATATTATAAATATGTCGCAAAGTTGCGAATCAGGCAGATTGTATATAACTCTTCATTATAAGATAGAGATATAATAACTCAAGAAAAACTAACCCTGCTATACATAAAGGCTTAGATAATGAATGATCGAATTAAAATATTTGAAGCATCTTGTAAAGCATTATTAGAAACAGAGCTAAATGATTGGCTTGAAGAGTCAAAAGGAATTGAAATTACAGCGATTTATACAGATATTAAAAATTATGTATATATAGTTTATATTCATTATAGAATAATTGTACCTTTACCAGAGTTTAATATCACTTTAAGTGCATTATAAATTAGACTTTATTGTAGGATAAACAGAAATGAATCAAGATGTAATTGATTATTTAAATAAAATTGATATTAATAACTATGATGTCTCAATTAAAACTTCATATCTATGTGAAGTCCCTGAACTTCCATATGATATGCAAGAAGCTATTCCTTATAAAGTCATATCAATTAGTAATACAAGACTTCTAAATATTACCATTAATGCTAAAAATGATAATATGGTTACTATTAGATCATTGGCATCTGGAGTTTTAACTACAAGGATTACTCCAGAAATAAGTAAAATAATTTCTAAGTTATTAGGAAATTTTAAAATTGAGTTCAAATAATCTTAATGAAGAAACCCTTAATCCTGAAATTATTGATTTAGTTGAATTAGGAAATAAGTGGAATCAAGCTTTTCCTAATTCTGGTACTACCTTGTTTAATGTAAATGAAAATCTTACTAGAGAAGATATTAGAAAACGTTTGCATGAAGCTTTAGAGAAAGCAAAAATATTATCTAAAGAATTAAAATCTAAGAACACTCCTTAAAGGTTTTACTATGACTCCTTATCATATTATTGGTTTTCTTGTTGCTCTTAATATTTTACTTATAGTTGTTCTTTTTAAAATAAAGAAAAGTAAAGCTGATATTCAAGTTGACCCACCTGCTCCTCCAACAAAAGATGGAAGAACTATAAGGTATGCTTGGATTAGAATTTTTGCAGTTACCAATAAGATGTATTATACAGATACATATAAACCTGGTGTCCAATGTGTTACATTGAAAACAGATGACTTAGATAAGTATTATGCTGATGTTCAAATCGAAACTATGAATACTGCTTGGATCGAACATGGTATTGAATTTGATCCTAAGAAGCAATAAATTATGTATGTAAGGTAACTATTGATTACACCATATTAAGGTATATCATGAAAAATGTTATATTTATAATTATTCTTTCTATTACTCCTACTATTACAAATGCTTTGTTTTTCGATGGTCCTAAAAGTAAGTGCAGTTCTTTAAGCAACGCAGCTTGTAATAATGATAACGAAAAGAAAAAATAATACATGGAAAAGCAAGCCAACTGGCGATGGCAGCGCACTTGAAATGCGTCGAGTACTGAATAAGTGCCTTGAGGATTCGACTTCCTCCTTTTCCGCCATATTCTCCGAGTATACTATGAAAACTGCATTAGAAACTCTTAAAGAACTAAGATCTAAAGTCATAGAAAACACTAGTTATGTAACCTATGATGACTATAAAAAACAATATTTTAATAAGCTTAAGAATGAATTAGAGGATTATATTAATCAGAAACTAATTGATGAAATTAAATTACATCCTAATCATAATTATTGGATTGTATCTGTTCCTCTTAAGTTAAAATATAGACAAATATTTCCTAGTGATGTAGATTTCTTAAATTTTGTTAAAGACTCAGTTGTGATACCTCAAGGATTTAAAGTATCAGTTCCTTTAGAATTTCGTATAGAATCTCATTATAGACAAAAATATATTAGAGTGGTTTTAGAGGAAACTCTACAAACATGAAAAAGATTTTAGGCTTTACAACAGAAGAAATAAAATATTGTCCTGTTTGTCATGGACCTACAACAATGCATAAGCCTTGGTGCTGGAATTGGTAATTATGTATAGAGTTCCTTATATTAAATGTTATCCAGATTCTACTCAAACAATATCTAAACCAACTTTTGATTTCTTCTCTATTTATAATGATTCATTTGCTCTTTATCCAGAAATTTTAAAATCACTTAAAGAAAGAGCTAAAACAATCAAACCATTAGATGAAGATCTTAGTAAACTCTTATCTGAGAATATTATTGAATTATTTTAAAATTTAAAAGATTACTCCTGGAATAATGACAATGTAATAAATTTCTCGCATTGATCACCAGTTGAGTCGCGGTACTTATATTCTGCGGAGTATAAGCAGCTAGAGATGTGACCACTGCTTGCAAGCCCTCTCATTAGCACCCTGATATAGATTTTCCTAGATTTGTCTATATTGTAAGGTGAATGATCTAGGATCCAATTTTAAAATATTGCTGAAGAGCTGTACATTAGGAGATACTAATGAACCACTTAAAAGAATTCCTAGGAATTCAAATTCCAAGAATACATCAATATAATTTACAACATAATATTGATACAAAAGATGTTTATCAAGCATTAGAGCATCGAGTGTTAATTCATTCTGTTCCTCGTGGCTTTGGAACTACAACTGAAGTTAAAGAAATTTTTAATCCGTCAACAGACTTATATGTAGCTAATAAGATTCCAGCTGCTAGAGAGTTTACTAAAAGTACAGGTGGATATTTCTTTTCTATTAATTGTACTGATTCCTCTTCTATTAGAGGAAAACCTGGAGTTTCAAATATCACTAGAGTCTTTATTGATATTGGTGCTGGTGGGTTGTTAAAAGATAACTATGCTAAATTAGTTAAACGTACAATTAGATTATTACATCCTTATGTAAATGAAGACTGTGTTTATATTATTGTTTAGTGAATAATTAATAAGATATATGTATACGCCAATGTAGTAGAGCGGCTTGGGAGAGGTGACGATCTCTCTAATTTAAACAAGTGGATGTCGTGCCTTAGGGACTACATATATCTTCTTAATTATTTATATTTGAGAATTTCATGGCTTATTTTCTATTAATTGCAAATAATATTAGATATGTATTTCTTGCTTATCTATTAAGTTTAGTTATAGCATCTTTACTGTTTTCTTTATTGGAAGGTGTTTCATATCTAGACTCTTTATATTGGGCTTGTGTTACATCTCTTACTATTGGTTATGGTGACTACTCTCCTCACACTATCGCAGGAAAGATTTTAGCTATTGTCTGTGGTCATTTTTGGATTTTCTTTATCATACCTTCTGTCATTAGTCATATCCTAGCTGCTTTAATTAAGAATAGAAATGAATTTACTCATGAGGAACAAGAAGATATTAAAGAAAGCCTATCTCAAATTAAATGCCACCTATTAAAGAATCAGGATGATTTAAAATGATTGTAATCCTTAAAGCTGGAGTTTCACTTGAATGTTCTCAAATAAAAGAGAATGTTGAATATGAAGTTATTGCAAAAGATATAAAAGTATTTGAAACTTTTTATAAGTTAAAAGACGTTGAAGGCTGGTACAATGGTAAGTACTTTAAACAAGTTTCAACAGATGAAGAAGATCCTGAACCATTCAGTGAATTTTAAAAAACAATTCTGATGGTTTAAATAAAACCTCATAAATTAACTATCAGTGGTTAATCTTATTAATGTATATAATTCTCTATCAATTAGAAGAAAGTAGCTTAGCAAGCCAATCAGTTGCTTTCTTAACACAATCAAATATAACACATGCATCTATTCATTTTAATGGTTTGAATTATGATACTAACTTATATCGAAATGGATTTAATATTTCCTCTGTACTAGAAGAAAATCCTAATAGGAAATGTTATTTATTCAAACTAGATTTAATTGATTATGATGTTCAGTTGATTGAAAATTTTATACAGAAATCATTAAATAAACCTTATGATTTATTAGCTTATATTTCATGGTTGTGGGGAATCAATACAAATGAAAGATTACATTGCTTTGATGTAATAACTAATGTATTAGTTTTATTAGGTTATGATTTAAATGACTTATTAAAACTTAGACCTATCGGTTCTACTTTATTTAAGTATTTAACAGAAGAATTGAATCTGTCCTATAAAACTCTTTTATGTGCACAAATTGAACCTGAAATAAATGCAGAAACAATTAGCAAACTTTAAACGAAGCTTAACCTCTTCTAATATATTATATTCAAGTTCAACTATTGAACCACAAATCATTGATTATTTTTCTAGAGACTATTCTTTAAAAGAAACAATTATTGATTACCCTGAAAGATATATATTATTTGTTTATGAATCCTCTTTAACTCTACGAGTATTAAAGACTCATAGTTGGACTCGCTTTGTCTGGATCTTTGATAAAGAAACTAAATGTAGGTTAAGAATTAAAACCTCTAGTTTATCTTATGTTGAAGAAAATTATTCCCCATCAAAATTGGAAATCTATTAATTATGTATTTACAAATCTTAGAAAATGAACGTCCTTCTTCAGCAGTTGCTCGTCAACTTTGGACTGATCTACGGAATGTATCAGCATCATCAAATGCTATCTCACGTTTAGTTCATAACCGTTCTAGTCGTCGTTGGACTGCTGCTGAAGATGCAGAAGTTGTAGCAGCTTTCAATGCAGCTGTTGCTTTAGCCCCTTCAGGAGCTTTTAATTTAAGTACTCCTGATGAACGGAAATTAATCTTCCGTAATGTGGCTTTAAAAGTTAAACGTAGTCCTCGTGCAGTTGAAATCCGTTTAGGAGCTTTAGGAACAGATCTTAAAGTACGTAAAGCTCCTGCTCAAAATGAATTAGCAGACTTAATTCGTTCTCAAGTGACGTCTCATTTCTCAGCTGAATAAAATGCTTTACGAAAATATCAATATTGATATAACAGAAGATCAGATTAAACTTACATATACATCTTATGAAGTACGACCTTTAGAGTCTAAGAAGACTGGATTAGTATATAATAGAAGATCTGATCAATCTGTTGAAGCTTTTCGCAAAGACTCATTAAAACTTCTTTGCGAACATTTACTTCTTATTACTACTCCTTCTGAATTCTTAGATTTTATTAAGTCTAATTTGAATAAAGAAGATTAGTTATCAAATTTTAAATACTACACACAGCAAAAAATTTCAATTTATTTTAGAAAAACTCATATATACTCTAAGTTTATATATTTTAAAACCTTTTGAAAAAATTGTAGTATGACCCTTCTTTTAAAGACTACCTCAGCAAACCCTTATTATATACTATTGATTAAGTAACCTTATGGTAGTCTGTCTTTATTTTATTATTCCTTATCAAATTCTATATAGCCTCAAGAGTTATGTATGGTGTGTTAGTACTCTATACATATTAACAGTGTGTTTACAACAACTAAAATTAAATCTAATCACGAGGTTTAAATAATGAGTAAAAGATACTCTAAAGGTAAAAATTCAGAACGTGGCAGTAGCCAATATAGTAGAAAAGTTTTAGAAGAGAAAGAATATGATCCTGTAATTTCTGAGAAGTTTTTACAAGAACGTAAGATCACTCTAACACCACGTAATCCTAAACAACGTCAATATATGCATATGATTGAAAATTGCAATTTAACTATTGCTACAGGTTTAGCTGGTACAAGTAAAACTTATATTCCTACTATGATGGCTGCAATGATGTTACGTGCTAAGCAAATAGATCGTATCATCTTAATTAGAACACCTACTTCAGATGAAGAATCTATTGGATTACTTCCTGGTGATGTAGTTGAAAAAACTAAGTATTGGTTGATGCCTATTATTGATACTCTCAATAAACAGTTAACTCCAACACTAGTTGAATACCTGATTAAACGTGAACAGATATTATGTTTTGCACCTGAATTTATTAAAGGCATGTCATTTACTAATCGAGATTTTGTAATCTTTGATGAAGCTGAAGATATGTCTACAACTATTGCTATCTCTACTGTAACCCGTCAAGGTGGTGGTAAGATGGTACTTTGTGGTGATTTACGTCAAAAAGTGTTAAACAGAGAATCTGGTCTTCCTCTTTTATTAAATGTTATTAGTAAGAGTCCTGAACTACAACGTAAAGTAGGAGTTATTGATTTTGATGACTTTGAAGATATTGTTAGATCAGAAGATTGTAAACTCTGGGTTAAAGCTTTTGTTAAGCACGAAATCATGTAAGATATAGAATTTAATAAGAAATATGAAAGGAGCCCTTACTATGGGTGGAAATGCTTTTAAGTCCTACATTCAGAGTAAAGATCCTGAAAATGTTTTAAAAAGATTACATGTTACTGATTACCCTAGTGTCTTATATGCAGTTAAATGTATGTTAGAAGCTAATGGTTTGAAGTATAGATGTATAGACTCAGTAAGAGAAAAAGAATCACATGGCGATTTAGACATCCTCGTAGAATTAGAAAATAATAACACCATCACTGAAACTCTTTTACACTTACGTAGTCAAAATATTATTGCTCTCCGTAACGGACCAGTAATATCTTTCTTATTAGGTACCTTTCAAATAGATTTAATATTCGTTCAAAATCAGTACATTGAGTACACACAGAATTATCTTAGTTGGAATGATTTAGGTAATCTAATTGGAAGGCTATCTAAAGGCGTCTTTAAGGTTAAACATGGTATGTATGGTTTAACATATGAAGTACGACCTTTAGATCAACAAGATAACTTACTTGGTGAAGTAGAGTTATCAACTAATTATTTAGATGTTTTAAATTTATTAGAATTAGATGTTAAACAATTTAATAAAGGGTTTGACACTTATATACAGATGTTCGATTGGTTAACATCTAGTCCTTATTTTTATACAGGTTTGTATAAATTTGAAAACTTGAATAATGTTAATAGAGTTCGAGATAAAAAGAGAAAGGTTTATAATATGTTCTTAGAGTATATTGATTCCCGTCCTGATTTATCGAAAGACTCATTAAAACTTCCCTATGATCATTTTGATCATTTAAAAACTGTATTTCCTTTCTTAGAAGACAAAGTAAATATCTTAAGAGAAGAGTTTAGAATTAGCCAAGCTGTTAAACAAAAGTTTAATGGTCGTGTGGTACAAGAAATTACTAAACTTGAAACTAAAGAACTTGGTTTATTTATGAAAGCTTTGAAAGAAAAATACGAAACTAAAACTTTATACTCTCTAACACCTTCTCAAATTAATCAACTTGTGTTAGATGAGTTTTCTCTATTTAATTAATTAAAAGGAAATGTCCATGACTACTTCAACTACTTATTATGTAACTTACGCTTCTGCTGGTATCACTCGTCAACCTGTTCCAAACAAAACTCCACAAGAGATCTTAGCGATCTTCCGTCAAATGTACAACGAGCTTGATAAAGCTGAAGTTGTTGTGACTGGTGATGAAGTTACTTTCCAATTGAAAGATGGTAACAAAGCTGCGTAAGCCTATTAAGGTTTAAGTATTTAAGGAATATATACTAAATTAGTATATATTCCTTTTTCTATTTTGTTTTTTCTTCTCTCTGGTTATACATAAAATGATTATTGATAAATCGTTTGAAAAATATTTACTAGCTACAATATTTACTCGTTTTAATAGTAGACAAGCTTCTACTTTTGAACATCATTTAAATACACATAGAACTAGTGAAAATCCCCTTCAAGAAACCTTAGCTGCTTTTGATATCCCTTATTCTGATATTGATACTGTAGCTACTATGTATATGTATCTATCATATAGTCCTTTTATTTATAGCGTGATGAAAGATCTGTATGATTGTTCTCCTCCTAATAAACTGACAGTGAAATCTCATTTAACAATGACACTTAATGTTATTAAAGATCTTCTTACTAAAGACATCTCTGATTCTCGTGTTCCTGTATCATTAAGACGTGGAAATTCTCTAGAACGTTTAAGTCGTATTGTAAGAGAAAATGATTACTTCAGCAGACGTGAGGTACATACAATTGTTAATTAATGAAGCCTTATTTGAAACGTTTCCTAATGAAGTTGATGGGACAGTCCCACAAGAACTTCCTACTGACGTTCTCTCCTTATTACGTAGACCAGATTTAAATATTCCTGAATTTGTTGAAAGCATTCTTAATGGATATGCAGATGTTGATGAACGAACTATTCGAAATATTGTTGATCGTTTTCCATCTTCTCGTACTAGACGACAAGCTCCTGATACATCAATGATGGATGCTTACATCAGTAAATTCACTATGGTCTTAAGTTCTACTCCTACAATTAAATCGAAATATCTATGACTATTATTAATGTAACGTTAGACAGTTCACAACCACATGCACGGGTTAGTGTAACTAATGATCGACGTCAATCTGTTATTAAACGTGTTCCTGTAGCATCTGTTCCTGAACTCTTTACTAAAGCTTCTGTTAATGGTTTAAAAGAAGCTGATACTGGTTTTATTAGTCCTTATTTAATTCGTGAATGTGTAGCGAATGGACAAGTAAAACGTTTATACATGATTCCTGAAGTAACCTTTACAGGTACTTTCCAATTTGGTGGTAGTGTAAATATCAAAGAAGGCAATAAATACGGAATCTGCCATATTACTGAAGAAGATGAAGATGGCGATGAAAATCATTTTGTACGTTTCCCTAATTTTAAATTAAAAAATTATGGCGCCTTAATCGTTAATACAAATAATTCAGAATTTAGTAATGTAACTCATAACTACGGAATTATTACTACTAACATTATTAATATGCCAAGTAATGATTCTCAACTTCTTTCTATGTTGTGTAATCACTTTGATCACAATGTTTGTTGGCATGGAAGTTTTGATCGTGATTTATTAAAAGCAAAAGATAGTTATAAACAAGTATCTACTATTCATGCTTACTTAAATTCTAATTTTAACTCTGATTTACGTATTCGTAATCAAGTTAAAACTTCTTTTGTTAATTCAAATCGTGAAGGTTTTAAAGAATTTTTAACAGAAGTATTAGCAGAAAGTGAAGATTCAATCAATTACTTTATTCGTTCTATTACAGAGCGTGAACATGATTGGTATCATAATATCTTTACTCTTTACTATTTCTGTTCAGTATTAGGTTACAAATTTGATGATATTTTTGAACCTAATGGTGGCGATGGTGCTATTAATATTGGGAGACACTTCTAATGTTTGATTTATTTAACTCTTTTGCTGTTGAAAAATTTGATACAGAATCAGGTAAGAATATCCATAATGCAATCTTTGCTAATGGTATTTTTCAGCAACGTAAGTCTCCTATTGGTACATTTGTAATCCCTACTGAATTAAAAGATTTCAAAGCTTTAGGTTTGACAAAAGAATGTGAAACTTCTTTTACTCCTGATCATTCTGAAATTCCAAAAATTCCTACTGGATTATTACAACAAGTAATTGTTCTTTATCGTAATATTAGTAAGACAATTAAATCTGAAGTCTATTGTGCTATTGTTTGGGATAAAATTAAAAAAGATTTCTTCATTCATGTACCTAAACAAGAAGTAAGCGCAGCAACCATTAACTATACTAATACTCCTGAGATTTATTCAAGTCCAGATTTAGTTGTAGTTATGGATATCCATTAAATGTGAGTGGCTTTTATCAGAAATGGTAATCGAATAATTGGGTGAACCTCGATCAAAAGAGGGTGTTACTTATATAAATTTACAAAATGAAATTAATCATCTGTGTCGCTTGCCCCTGCACCAGCCTTCTAAGCTGGTACGTAAAAAGCAGGAAGGACGTGAGAGGTTCGATTCCTCCAGGCGATGCCAATTCTTTCGGTATTACAGGCCTTTAGCTTAGCGTTCTAAAGCACCAAGCTCATAACTTGTGAGATCATGGGTTAGAATCCCATAAGGCCTACCAATCCGAGATAATTCGTAATGCAGACTTGGTGAAAGGTGAACGCCCCAAGAGCTTAGAATGTTGGGAAACATCTTTGTAAACTTAGGATGAATTGGTTAGATTCCAATAGTCTGTATCATTATTATATTTATATATTGTAGCTAACAGTGGAAGCTTAGTAGGCGACACTGTGCGAAGCTTGTCTTATCTTAATTAAGAGACAAGAACGTTAAACGACTAGAGAGTGAGTAAGATAACAATAACCTCTCCACGAGCGCCCAACACCTTAACAAAGCAAATATTTGTTGTTGAAGGTGATTAGATAGTCTGAACTATTTCCAAACTTTAGATAGGAAATGAAAAGAGATAATTAAAGAAACTCTTGTTAACAATTATGACGGTGTCACACGTCAATATGAGCGCTTTCTTCAGTAGTGTTAAATAATAGATTGACACCTTCTACAGTAATGTAGTCGACAAAATTTTATTAATTGCTGGAAACTCCTAAAGCTTCTTTAACTACAACGTGATCTGTAAAGATGAGCGTGAATGTTTGAAAATAAAGAAGATGAATATATTAATATATTCTTTGTAATGGACAATCAGCAGCCAAGCCTCTAGTAATATAGAGGAAGGTTCAACGACTAGTAATTCCTAAATTAAATTTAGGTCTACCGCCAAGTGGTTCCGAACGGATTAAAGGGAAACATAAAACTCCTATTTAATAGGATGAAGATATAGTCTCAACATCTATAGAAATATAGAGGAGTAGATTTGTTTCAAATTCAAAAATATAAAATGATTATTCAAAGTGAAAATTGTTTTTCATTTATTAGAGAAGTAGAACCTTATAAAAATGTCAAATCTAAAATACTAGTAATTTGTAATACTTGTCAAAAAGAAGTTATAAGTAATTGGTTTAATTTGATTTATAATAAGCCTAAATTCTGTAATGATTGTAAACTTACGTCAGGCGTTTGTAATGAAAAATCAAGACGTTTTAAATCAGAAAAGGATTTAAAACTTTATATTGATACAACTTTTTCAGAGTATGAATATATCTATCAAGATTTATCTAAAATTACTACTAAAATATCATTAGCTCTAGTTCATAAGACATGTGGTAATATTTATTTTCCCTTATTTCATGATTTTGTTAAGGGAGTTAGTTCATGTACGCATTAGTTCAAAAATCTAATTTTTATAATTTATTAAAATATTCTACAATTCTTTCTAAAGTTATCCAAGATGATTTATACATTTTATTAACTAGAAGTTATCAAGAGTATGCTAAATTTATAAAATTAGAATGCAAAAAATGTTCTAACACATGGACACCACGCACTAATGACTATTTACAATCTAGAAGTAATTGTCCTACATGCTCTAGAAATAACCAAAGTGGATTTTTAAATAAAACTACAGTTCAACGTAGACCTTTAGAAACTATCTTTTTATACGAATTTGAAATAAAAATTAATAATAGTATTTATTATAAATATGGTTTAAGTATTAATCCAAAAAGACGATTATATAAATTAAGACAAGAAATGAGAAAATTTTATCCTGATGTTGAAATAAACTTAAGAGATACTATTGAACGGATTATTGCCTGATTTATTTTTAATCGAACAAAATATTAAAAAATCTAACAAATCAGTAGATTTTAATGGTAATATTTTTGGAGGTTATACTGAAATTTATTATAATAAGGTTAATATTAATGATTACTCTAAGTAGTCTAACGAACTACTTAAAAGATAATGGATCTTAAAGATGAAACGGCAACTCGTTACTTTGGGGTAATTGGTAAAATTGACAATGAACTCCCTGAAATGGTTGTACGGGCAGCATCTAATGGTAAAGAAATTAAACTTAAGATCGAAGATATTTTTTCAAATGAACTAGGTGTTACAGCTACTAGTGATTACACTGTTCCAGAAAGTGATTATGCTAATATCACTGAGTTTGCTCCTATGTACACAGGTATGTATGGTGCAGGTAAAACAGGAACTACTGGTGGGTATGCAGGTTGGACTGAAGGTGATTATGAGGACTACTATAGTGCTCAAGGCTGGAAGGTACATCCCAATAATAAAGCTAAAACAACTACTAGCAACTCTTCGAACTTTTATTCAGTAAAAAATCCATTTAACGATATTTATGGTTTAATCAATAAAGTACGTTATGGTGTTAAGTATTCAGAATCTCTTGCTCTTGAGTTTGTAGACAAAGCTATTGCTTGTGTAATTAAATATGCAGACGAGTCAGGAGCAGAAGTTCCAGAAATGTATGAGTTATCAGAAAAACTAGAACGTCTAGTCGCTGATGAATTTGCAAAAACTATTGTCAAATTAAGTGAAGACAATACAACTATCGAGACAACAAATGTCAATCAATCAAAATGTTCTTAACTGGTATGACAGCTTAGATATTCGTACTAAATATCGTTATGAAGACGAAACCAAATTACAAGCTGATGCAACAGCTTCAGTTGGTTTTGTTGAAATGATTCAATTACGTTCAGCTGTATCTAAAAACCTTTTAAAGGATGTATTAAATCGTAAATCACGTGTCGTTATGTTCGGAGCTGGAGGAACTGCTAGTTGGTTCTTACCTAAGCTTTTAAAGATTTATAACGATGCTTTTACTAAATGTCCTGAACAAGCTTATGATCTTGAAATTGTTATCATGGATCATGATGAGGTTGAAACTAAAAACATTATTCGTCAAAACTTCATTAATGAAGATGTAGGTCAGAAAAAATCTGACGTACTTGCTGAACGTTATAATAATCTTTATCCTCGTATCTCTGTAGTATCTATTCCTTTATATGGTACTTCTGTAGAGTATGATCAAAAAGTATCTAAGTTAGAGCAACCTCTTGATCAGGATGTTTTCTTTAATATTGATGACTATATTCAATCTTCTGATATCATTGTAAATCTTGTAGATAATGAAGTATTTAAACGTAAAATTGATTATGTTATTTATAAGAAAACTTGTTTGATTTATTTCAATGCAGGAATCAACTTATTTAACGGTCAATGTTATGTATCTTATCCAGTGTTTACAAATTTATATACCTTGGATCACCCATCGTTTATTGATGATGTGGAAGAAGTAAAAGTACATTCTTGTGCTGATGCTGATGCAGAAGGTACTGCTGACAATCCAGAACAAATGTTTAATGGTAATGATATGGCAGCTTCTATTTTAGCTAACTTATATCAAACTTCTATTGCTGACTGTATTACTCATCGTAAAATTAAATTTACTTGTGGTATTAATGTTAGTATTGAGAAGGAACTTCCAACTCATGCTTCTGTATTATTCGCTGGGGATTTATCTCGTAGTGAGTTCCCTGATGATATCTGTGAAAGTCATCAGAAATTATTTGAATTAAGTAAAGCTGCTCATATTAGTAACTTGGTTAAGTAATGAATGTAAGTGATTTAATTCGTCAATTAAATAAAATTAAAAAGCATACTCCTCAAGCAGAAGTATGTTTTGTTACTGAAAGTGATACAGTAGAACCAATATCTCAATTAGGTATTGGTTTTTATAAAGATGACTTTCCTTCTAAGTCTAGTTCTATTTTAACTATAAAAGAAATTCCAGATGAAGAAGGATTAACTAAAATAATTGTATTAGGGTAATCATTAATGAGTAGACTCTTTCAAGTGCCTAATAAATTAGATCATAATCGTGCTGCCTTAAAGGGTTATGAAAAAGCACGACCAATCGAGCCTTATACAAAACATTTGTTATCTTCTAATTCTAGAAAGTTGTTAGAAGATATACCAGAAAAGTATTGGATTTCTGTACTTGCTGAATATTCAGAGAAACATAATCCATTTACTAGAACTGGAATTCCTTCTCATGTTGTGCCTATTTTAAAAACTGACTTGCTTCTCTTACTTGGTTATAGTCATGGTGAAATAGGTGTTTCAACTTCTATATCTAATGTTGTTGCTGATATAACTGAACGGTTTACAATGACAACTAATAGTACTGGTTATGGTATTAATAAACTTGAAGAAAGACAACCTGTAATAGAAAGTCAACGGTATAAAACTATAGTTAAGTGTTTCTCTAGTTATTTTAATTATAAAGTTAAAGTAACTGATACCTATATTAGAGTTAGTAGGTTTTTAGAGAAATGTTGGTTAAATAAGAAAACTGGATCTATAGGTATTAGAACGAATAAGAGTAAATCTTACCATTTATTCTATTTCTTCGAAGATGGGAATATTAAAATTTCTAGAAATAATATTAAGTTATTTGCAGTACCTAATGAAATTAGACATGATACTACTCTATACCATACGTTCTTAGATGTTTTAGAAGAGAATAATGTAAGATATAATTATCCTATTTTAAGAAAATCTGGGTTTAGACCTGGAATGAGAGCTTTACGAAATCCTCTCTGGATGGATTTAAATGTCGTTATTGGTAATGGTAATCCTGTTAAAAGTCTTCATATTAAATACTCTACTCTTAAATATCATTATGATAAATATGGTACTAGAGCTTTAAGAGAAAAATTTATTGGATCCTCTAATAAACAAATACAACGATTCTTAAGTCAAGATTATAATCGAATTAAAGCTTTTCATTTACTTAAGAAAGCAAAGATTGATTCCTTGTTTGATCCCAATAATTTAGAATTATTATTAACAAATCATAATATAGACATTCGTTGTGTAGATGTTATTCAGATTCTTCTATCATATGGATATAGTCTAAAAAAGATTGTTAATTTTAAGCGATCTTATATATTTAATGATATCAGTTCTCTTTATTTTAGAGTAACAAGTCTTCTTAGAGAAGATCAACAGCATCTTCTTTTAGAAGTAATGAATCCAAAAAGATCTATTCCTGAAATACATGATGGTTTATCTCAATTGCAACGTAACATTAGAGATGCTAATTATTTAAGAGAAATTCCTCTTACAGAAGATAGACTTGCTTTAGCTTACGAGACAGAAAACTATTCATTTGTTCCTGCAACGCATACACAAATGTTATTAGATCTTGGAACTAAACTTCATATCTGTGTAGCTGTTTATGATACTAAAGCTGTATCAGGTGAGATTTCAATCGTAGGCGTATATGATAAAACATCTAATGAACCTATAGCTTGTATTGAAGTTACTAAAGGCAATGATGTTATTCAAGCTAAACTTGCTTATAACCATCCTTTAAGATCTAATGAAGAACTTTTAGAAGTTACTAAAGAGTGGTTGTCTTTAAAACAATTAACAACTAGCCATTATGATATTGCTCCTTATCCAAGAGATATACCTTTCTAATGAAAATTCAATTTATGTCAGATACTCATGATTGTATGTACTATCATATTAATCCTGAAGCTGATTTAATTATTCATGGTGGAGATGCTAGTGATGGGATGGAAGAGTTAATTGTATTTGTTAACTTATGTAAGAGTTTAGACAAAGAAGTTCTTATTATTCCTGGAAACCATGATCTCTGGTATCAAGATATCAGTTTAGTTTACAAACGACTAGATGATCATGGTATTAATTATTTAAAAGAAGATAAGCCTTTTATTTATAAAGGTGTTACATTTGTTGGTGGTACGTTATTTACTAATTTTAGAAGTAATGTACTAGAAGATTGGGAAGTAGATGTTGTAAAAGACTCCTTCCGTAGATTCCCTGATTTCCGTTTCATAGCTAATGAAGGGAAAACTATAACTCCTGAAGATTATATTACTTTATTTAATAAACAATATAATTATATCAATCAATATCGTCATCAAGACAATGTTGTAGTCGTTACACACTTTCCTCCTTCTCCCCTCTGTAGTCACCCCGCATATTTAAAAGATCCTAAACATTCAGGATACTTTACTAATGATTTAAACCTAGATGGGTTTAATTATTGGTTCTGGTCTCATACTCATTATAATACACATATCACTGTAGACAATTGTCAACTTATTTCTAATGCTTATGGGTACCATAGGGAACTAATTGGAGATGAAGCTTACAAACCAAATCTACTTATTGAGGTGTATCCTAATGCAGACAAATAATCTCTCTTCTATAATTCTCCGTTCTACATTCAATACCTTTTTTAAAAATACTTCCCAATACAATGATGAAGACTTAGAACAAGCTTTAGTATACTTTCAAAGTTTAAGAGGTAAGGATATCTTTTATGATGACTTAATCTTTAATGCTATTTCTTTGGAGTCTCGTTCTACTTTTTATTTAAACTTAGATTGTTCTGAATTCTTAACTAAAGTTTTAGATAGACTTGAAGAAAATCTAAATTATTATAGTGATATACAATGAAAAATTTTGTGTTATACCATGCTAATTGTATGGATGGTTTAATGGCTGCTGCTATTCATATGTATCATACTGTTGTAAATAACAACACAATTACATATAAATATCTTGCTTGTAATTATACTGATCCTGTTTTAGACGTAGAAAATAGTGAAATTATCTTTTTAGATTTTTGTTATAAACGTGATGAAATGCTTAGTCTTCTTTCTAGAGGAAATAAAATTCTTTTAATTGACCATCATATTTCTCAGTTAAACGGAATTAAAGATTTAATTGAAGATGGTGTTATTGAAAGTACTGTATCTTTTGAAAATACTAATAGTGGGGCAGGATTAACTTGGAATCATTTTTTCCCTTCTAGACGAATGCCTGTATGTGTAAGATATGTAGAAGATAGAGATCTTTGGAATTTTAACTTCACTAATACTAAAGCTTATACTATGTATCTGAGCACAATACCTAAAACTAAAGAAGCTTATTTCTTTGAACTAAAAGATAGTATTGAAGACGAAGATCATTTCTTAATGAAGTGTCAACATGGTACGCATTTATTAAAACAGCATGAGTCTATAGTTGATCATATTATTTCTTCTAATTTAAGAGTGATCGATTTTGGTCCTTACAAGAATGTTCCTATCATCAATGCCCCTTATCAATATGCTTCTGATGTAGCTAGTAAAGTATTAGAGAATCCTGAATATGAAAAAGGATTTGCTGTATGCTTTAATTACTATAAAGATGTTTTAGGTTTCAGTTTACGTTCTAGAAAAGATTTAAATCTTGTGGATGTTTCTTTAATTGCTAAAGAAATTAGTGTTAAAGGTGGTGGTCACTTTAGTGCTGCTGGTGCTAATCTTCTTTACTCAGAGTGTCAAGATAATGCATTTGTTAAATCCATTCAATGGTGAACTAACACCTCTATATGAAGTTCATATAACTATTGAAGAATATCCTCTAGGACTAGCGTTACTTAAAGAATCTTCCTTTTTTGATAAACTAGGTGTGAAGTTAACCCCAATTAAGTTTTTCAATATAAGTACACCTTCTCAATACATGGTTACGTATATTGATAAATCAGAAGATGTTTCTGATAAAATGTTGAGAGTGTGTGCAGCTTTAGCTTCAGTTGGTTTAAAAGTTATTAGAAAGAAAATTGAAACTACTTGGAAATGGTATGAAGCGAATTTAGATTCAATGAAACTTCAATATTTAGAAACACATATTGAATTACCTATTGAATGCTTTAATGTAATGAAAGCTAGAGGTTGTTTTTTAAAGTCTTATAATGGAAGTAAACCTCATCTTTTCTCATTAACTAATCGTACTTATACTCATAAATATATCATGCCATATTTTTCTTGGTTAGAGTCTTCTTTGCGTACATTACATAGAGAATGTTTATCTATTCCTGAATATCAATTATTTTATCCTGAAAATAAAACTAATATAGAAGTGTGTATACTAGACACTAATCCAGAGTTAGATAATATCTGGTTTACTAATTTGGAATAATATTTATGAAAGTAATGTTAATTAGACATGCTGAATCTTATGCTAATATCAATAATGACTTATACAGTCAAGTACCAGATCATGAAATAGATATAACACCTAAAGGTGTAGAACAAGCTAATGATTTTTGTTTAGACTACAGTCTTAAATCTTATGATCGTATTCTTGTACTATGTAGTCCTTATAAAAGAACAATTAAAACTAGAGACATTATTATTGAACCTTTAAAAGATTCTTACAATATTACTTCTCGCATTGAACCCTTATTGCATGAAAGACTATTAGCATCTAATTATGATGAATTAGCAGAAGTTAATAAACATTACTATAGAGAGAAGTCTTTTGGATTGTGGTGGTATAAAGATGGTGGAGTTGAATCTTATAATGATGTTTATCAAAGAGCTTTATTATTTAAACAAGAGTTAAATAGCATTAAACAAAGTCAAAAATATGATCAAGTTATCATTATCTCTCATTGTGTTTTTCTATCAATGCTTAGATGTATCATTGAAGGAAACACAGATATTGATCATATGAGTCGCATTCCACATTTTACATCGAATTGTTCTTCTTTTGATTGTGAACTATGACCCCTACAAAATATATTAAAAACCCTAAAGAAGTTTTGGCTATGCAATTTATTTGTGATCCAGAACATGTAATAGCTTTACGAGATTTTGCTGGTCCTGTTATTGGACATATTAGTAAAGCAGTTGATACTTTCTCTACACCTAAATTATGTATTCATCTTCCTAATCAAAAAGTATTAATGGAAGAAGGGGATTATTTAGTTAAAGTAGATGATATTTTTTATATTAGATCTAAAGCTATTTTTGAGAAAAATTATAGCAAACAAGAAGAGACTAAATAATGGTACGTTTAAAATTTAAAAACTCTTGCCCAAGATACACTGATTTAAATAATCCTTTCCATATGTGTATTCTTGATAATACTACAGAATATCCAGTTACTAGAGAAACAGAAGATGATTATTATTTTACTTCTGGTGGAAATTCTAAACATATTGTAAGAAAAACTGATCCTGATCTTATTGTACTAACTGATAAAACTCCTCGTTTAGTGTATGTACTTTTTGAATTTGGAAAAGAAACATCGGAGTATTATTTCAATATTCAAAGTATCCCTTACTTAGACCCTCGTTTATCTCCTGAACATGAATATAAGCTAATGTGGAAATTAGTATGATTACATCTCCTATCTATGTTGCTATTAGTTATTTCTTTAAAAATGTAAATAATAAAAAAGAAGCTGAACAAATTTATAACGAATTAGAAGATACGATAAAAAGAAACGAACAAGGCATAGATGGGCTTCAATTAGATTTTGAACATATTCAAGACCCTGAAAAAATGCTCAGATATGTTGAAGAATTAGCAGATGTTATATCTAAAAGAAGGTTAGAGGAAAGGTATGAACCAAGACACAGCACTTAAAGTAATGAAGAGTGGGGCTAATGTTTTTCTAACAGGAAAAGCTGGTAGTGGCAAATCTCATACTATTCGTCAATTTTTAGAATATCACAGACAAAAAGAAACTAATGTTGCTATTACAGCTTCTTCTGGAATTGCTGCTACTGTTGTAGGAGGTTCTACTATCCATTCCTATATTGGTATGGGCATTAAATCTAGAATCTCTAATGCAGATTTAATGGATATTAGAAAACGAAGAGGGATGACAGCTAAGCTTAAAGCTTTGGAAGTCCTTATTATTGATGAAATCTCCATGCTTCATAAAGATCAATTATCATCTGTTGATTTTATCTTAAGATCCTTAAGAAGAGATCCTAGACCTTTTGGAGGAGTACAAATTATAGTAGTTGGTGATTTTAATCAACTACCTCCCGTAGGTCCTGAAGATATAAATGCAAGACTTTGTTTTATGTCTAGTGCTTGGGTAAGTGCAGAATTTAAGATTTGTTATCTTACTACTACTTATAGACAAGAAAATGGGGAACTATTAGAAATTCTTAATGCTATTCGAGAAGGTACTATTACTCAAGAACATAAGAATAAAATTATCAATACAGTAGACAATGATTTAGATGATCTTCCCTCTCAACTCTATACACATAATGCAAGTGTAGACTATATTAATGAACGAGAACTTAATCTTATTGAAGGGAAAGCTAGAATATACAAAGCTATAACATCGGGATCTGAAGCTAATGTTAAATTCTTATGTGAGAATGTTTTATCTCCTCCTGTACTAACATTAAAAGTTGGAGCTAAAGTATTATTTACTAAGAATGATCCTCAAGGTAATTTTGTTAATGGTACTTTGGGAATAGTTACAAGACTTGATGGAGGTTTAAGAGTTAGACTATCTTCTGGATTGAGTATTGATGTTGGAAGAATGTTATGGGAAAAAGTAGATGATCAAGGCAATGTTGTTGCATCTTATCATCAAGTTCCTTTAAAACTAGCTTGGGCTCTCACTGTTAATAAGAGTCAAGGATTAACTTTAGAATCAGCAGAAATTGATTTGTCTAAAGCTTTTGAACCAGGACAAGGATATGTAGCTTTATCTCGTGTATCAAGCCTAGAGAAGCTTAGAGTGATTGGAATTAATGATTTAGCTTTTACTCTATACCCTATTACAAGAAAGGCTGATAAACGATTTAGAGAGCTTTCAGAAGAGGTAGAAAAAGAATATGGATGAAAAATTATTAAAACTTCATAACGATATTAAGCAAGCTGAAAAGGCTTTACAAGATTATATAAAAAATACTGAATTTAAAAGTTGTTCGTATGAAGAATTTAAGAAAATTGTAAGCGTATTTCCAATTGCGTCAAGTATAGATAATGAGTTTTTAGATCTGTTAGAAAACATGATTGGAAAAGATATTTGGGATATTGGTTATTATAAATACGAAACTGTATATTTTACAGATATTTGTTCTCGTATTTTAGATTGCGATTATGAAGAAGATTTGGAATCTCTCTGTACCTGGTTTAAAACCAAAGATGAAGAAGATGCTCTTAACAAAGCTGTTGATACAGTTATTCAATGGTCTTTAAAAAATAAATTATTAGGTTTTAAACTAGATTGGTAATTTTATTATGGTTTTAGAAAAAGTAAAAGAATTAGTTAGTAAGGTTGATAAATCTAAAAGCGATTTAATCACTTATGTTAACTCCATAGATCTTAAAAATTTAATTATTACTGAAGAATTGTTTTTAACTTTAATGCCACATTTACCTTCAGATAATTGGTTACCTCAATCTTTTAAAACTCACCTGTTTGTTACGTGTCAACTAGATATTTGGGATTTTGGATATAGCAAATATGAAACAGTTAAATTTGTAGATCTTTGTGAACGTATTAATGATTTGGAAGATAGTCATTATCATTGGACGACTGATGTAGAAAAAGCTCGTCAAGAAGCCCTTAGATCAATTTGGTATTATGCTATTAAGCATAAAGTATCAGGCTTTGAATTAAATTGGTAATTGCTTATGTATGTATGCTTATGTAATCCAACTACAGATAAAGAAATTAAAAGAGCTTGTAATACAGTTCAAACTTTAAATGAACTTAAAAATAAACTAAACATTTGTAAAGGTTGTAAATCTTGTGCCAAGGAAATTAGTATAATTTACAAAGAAACATTGTTATCTAAGACTAATTAAAACTTCCTTACCTCCAACTTTGATTCTATTATGTCAGATTGCATGTAAAGGCACTAAACACAAATATAATTGTGGCTAGAGGGCAACCTCTAAGGTTTCGATACCTAGTCTGACTTTCCTATTAATTGAGTATTAAATGAAATTGATTTACATTGATAAAGATGGAAATGTAATTAAACCATCCTTAAGCGATAGATTTAAATCTATTACAAATCGAATTGGTTATGCTATTTTAGCATTATTTGCTTTATCCTATTTTTTATATATGATCTCTCCTTTTATTTGGAAAGACATTACTTTATTCCAAGCGTTATTGCTTGGATGTTTAATCTCTGTACTAAAAGAATACTATTATTCTAGTTCAGGGCTTACATTCTTAGTAGCTTCTATTGGATATATGCTTATATCTTTAGGTGCCTACTTTGTAATACATTAAGAGAGAAGAAAAGACGTTTAGTTTTATCTCTCCTCGTACATTTACAATAATAAAATATCCTATTATGGAAATATTATGACTGAACAAAAGCACCAATCATCAATTCAAGACTTAATCCAAGCTAAATTAGAAGCTGATGAACGAGCTGTAGAAATGATGATTGCTGATGTTGAAGCAGCTTTTAAAGGAAACCCAGAGCAAGAGAAGTTAATTGCTAACCTTGCTATAAAAGCGTATCACAATTCAAACGATATTGATGAATTGAATGTTCAAGGTATGTATGCGAATGCTGTACTTGATGCATTATGTAAAATCTTAATTGAAGAATTAAAAATCATTCCTCAAGAGTTAATGCAACGTGCAGTAGAAGAAGCTCATAAGACTGCTTTAGCTGCTGTAGAAGAAGCTAATGATATTTATGCTGAGGCTCTCAACTCACAGTCTGACGATATTACTTCAGAAGTAACTACACTTTAATTCATTTAATATGAGTTAGATTAATAATTATAATAATAAATACTTCTATATCAAATGAGTTTCTAAAATAACCCCAAAAAGATTATTAAGGAAACCCCAAATGATTAAAAAGTTAATCACATTTTTAGTTCTTACTATTGCATTTGTAGTGTTATCTACTAAAGCAAAAGCTGAGAATGCACAAATCTCATGTCTAGCTAAAGCAATGTATTTTGAAGCTAGAGGTGGAGATTCTAATGAAATGATTAATATCGGTAATGCGATTATTAACAGAACACAACATAAAGCCTTTCCTAAAACTGTATGTGGAGTGATAGCAGATCGAAAACATGCTTGTCAATTCCCTTGGTATTGTAGAGGTTTAAGTGTTAAAGATCAGTCAACTTTTAATAGAATTAAAGAATTAGCTGAATCTTTATACTTATCTGAGAAACAAGGTAAAAGAATTGATACTGTAAATGGAGCTGTATTCTTCCATGCAAGATCAATTAATCCTGGTTGGAAATATAGAAAAGTGTCTGTCAATGATACATTACATAGATATTATAGAACCTAAATAAGGATATAATATGACAGTATGTGTTTACCATAATGGTGTTTTAGCAGCGGATTCGTTAGCTACAATGGGTGGTACTGTTGGAAATGAACATGTTGTTAAAATTGGAATGGTTTATGAAGATCTCGTAAGTGGAGAGCGTTCCCTTAATAAAGAAGATTTAGATTTTCCAACTGAGTTTGCAATGTATGCACTAGCAGGGTCTGTTAAGTACTTTTCTAGATTTTTAAGATGGTTTGTCAGTGTTGATCATGCTGGCATTGATCATAATGAAAACTTTACTGTTGAAGACATTGAAGAAGTAGATGATCCTATTGAAATTATGGTTATCTTTAAAAATCATGACATTGTTAGACTATATGATAGTGAATATACTCGTGACTTATTTGTAGACCTTCCAAAAGAAGATTCTATACATACTGTTGGTTCTGGTGGTCTTATCGCTCAAGCTATTTTAACTTACGATAAGACTGCTCCTTTAGTTGAAGTAATTCAATCTGTTATTAAAGTAGATATCTTCTGTGGTGGTGAAGTTAAGACTTTACAATTTGGAGAAGATCCTGTATTTGATAGTGCAGAAGTTGAAGAAGCTAAAGCTAAATTAGCTGCTGATTCTCTTTCATCAGTTATTAGTACTCTTAAAGAGGCTGGTATTGATGTGAAAGTAGCAGAAGACGAAGTTCCTGATGTATTTTCTAAAGATAAAGAAGAGTTTATTTTTCTTCCTGTAGAAGAATCTAAACCTACTATTCAAAAAGAACAAAAATTAAAAACGTTTAAAGCAGAATAATAATATAAATTTGGTATAATAATGTTATCCTTAAAAGAAAATTTGCATATTTTTAATCAAGATATTAAACATCCTACAATCGGAAATAATGGTTGGTCGTTGGATGTTTACTCACCTATTAGTTTTGAACTTAGACCAGGATGTCATATTAAGATTGACTCAGGCTTTGGTTTAAAACTTCCTCAAGGAATGGTAGGATTATTTACTCCTAAAGAGTCCTCGCCATATCATTTCTCAGTAAGTCCTGGACAAATTATTCATCCAGAGTTTAGTAGTGAATTGACATTGAATTTAACATATCATGGTAGAAATAATGAAATTGTTCGTAAAGGAGATCCTTTATGCCAAATTCTATTATTAAGTGCTTTTAGATTTGTTGAATAAAATATGAATATTATTTTACTTGCAAGCTCTGCTCCCCAAGTTGGGAAGTCCACCTTCGCTGATACACTCTTAAGAACAATCCCAAATAGTGTTAAATACTCTTTCGCTTATCCTATTAAAGAAATTACTTATAATCTCTATAAAGATGTAATGGAAAAATTTGGTAAAGAACCAGAAGTTTCTTTTTTAGAATATGCACAAACAAAGAAAGAACTTAATTTAACTGATGTCTTTAAAACTACTCCTAGACATCAGTATTGTGATGCTAGTTTATTTTTATCCTCCCTAACTACAGATACAGTATGGGGTGATTTAGCTCAATATAATATTAGTAATTTAGACATTGGTGCTGAAACTGTTATTATTGATGACTGGAGACGTAAGATTGAACATGATTGTTTAGCTTCTCATTTTAATTGTAAAACAATTTATTTAGATAAAGTTGATGTAGACCCTTATAAAGGTACTGCTGCAACTGAAAGTTTTGAAGGTCAAATTGATAGAACTAAATGTGATCTACAATTTGTATTTAATGAAGATTGGTCAAATACTCAAGACCTACTAGAACAAGTAAAAGGGTTGTTAAAAACTGATGCCTAAAAGTTATATTGGTGGATTTCAAAAAGTAAGTAAGAATCGTGGTATGTATGACGATGATGAATTACCTAACAAAAAGAAAAATAAACCAAATAGAAGTAATAATAGACGTAGTACTCCATTGCCTATTCAAGATAACCAAACATCTGTATTAGATGACTTTTATGAGGACTATCATGATAATGAATATTGATCAACAGTATATTGATCTTCGGACTTAAAATTCTAAATGAAGGTCAAGAGAGATCTGATAGAACTGGAACAGGTACTATAGGATTATTTGGTGAATCATTAACTTTTGATTTATCAGATGGATTACCTATTTTAAATACTAAACAAGTTGGTTGGAAATGGGCTCTTATAGAAACTATTTGGATGTTCTGTAAAGGTTCTAGTGACACTACTTATTTAGATGAAAAGGGCGTATCCATTTGGAAAGAATGGACGGTTACTGATAAGAATACAGGTAAACCTACTATTGGTAATTTATATGGTCCTGTTCTTAGAGGTAATGTCCCTGATGGTGTAGATCAAATGCAATATGTTATTGATCTCCTAAAGAATGATCCTTACTCAAGACGTATTTGTATGACTGCTTGGGATCCTCGTTTTATCCCTTTATCTGGAAAGTCTTTTCAAGAGAATGTAGATTTAGGTAGAGGTGTATTATCTAATTGTCATTCTGCTTTTATTCAGTTCTATGTATCTAATAAAAATGAAGAAGATATTGTAAAAGAGCTAATTAAGAAAGGTTATAAATTAGAAGAGTTTCAAAATTTATCTATTCCTGAAGCTATTGAAAAGTTTAATATAAATCCTAAAAAGTTAAATGCGTTTACGCACCAACGCAGTCGGAGATTTAGGTTTAGGCGTGCCCTTCAATTTACTCCAGATTTCCTACGTAACTCATATGCTAGCGCAAGTATGTGATTTAGATGTAGGTGTTGTTAAGTATTCATTTGGTGATGTACATATTTATAAGGATCATGTAGAAGAATTGTTAAAGCAATTCTCAAGAGTTCCTTATGATCATTATCCAGAGTTAATACTTAATAAAGAAATTAAAGACTTTAATAAATTTGAAGTTGAAGATTTTTCAATTACAGAATATAAACATCAAGGAAAGATTGTTCTTCCTGTTAGTGTATAATATAATTTGTAATTAACAGTTTACTAGTTTTCTGTACTTAGGTGAAAAAACTAGTAATAATTCGAATTATTCACTTTTAAAATAATATTTTCTTAATGGAAATAAATAAATGACTATTAATATTAATGGTACTCCAATTGACTCTTTAGCTAAAATTCCAAATTTAGATGGAACTGAAATGTTCCCTTCAGGACGGACGTGGACTATATCATGTAACTAGTACTCAAATTAAAGATTGGATTCTAGGATATTTTGCTAAAGATACAATTAATTTAGGAAATGTAGACAATACTTCAGATATAGATAAACCTATATCTACAGCTACTCAAGTAGCTTTAAATAATAAATTAGACAAAACTACTCCTTATGTTATGTCTGTAAATACACAAACAGGTAATGTTACTTTAACTAAATCATCAGTAGGTTTATCTAATGTAGATAATACATCTGATGTTAATAAGCCTGTTAGTACAGCTACTCAAGCTGCTTTAAATGCTAAAGTTAATTCTACGACATTTAATACTTCAATTTCAGATATAAATTCAACTCTTTCTACAAAACTTGATACTTCTGAAAAAGCTACGGCTAATGGTGTAGCAACTTTAGATGAAAATGGTAAAATTCCTTTAGATCAAATCCCTGCATTATCAAGTGGAAATGTTGTTCGTTCAGTAACTGCTGATACACTTACAACTGCAAGAACATTTACTATTACTGGAGATGTAACTTCTCCATCCGTATCTTTTAATGGTAGTGCTAATGCTATTCTTAATGTAACACTTCCTAATACTGGTGTTACAGCGAATACATATGGAAGTGCAACAACAATTCCTGTTATTACTTATAATGCTAAAGGACTAGTTACCTCTGCAACAACAGCAACAATTCCAACATCTAGTACTACTGTTAGTGGATTGGTAATGTTAGATGATACTGTAACTAGTGGAGCTACAGATAAAGCAGCTACAGCACATGCTGTTAAAACTGCTTATGATGTTGCAAATGAAATTAGTACTAATGGTGTAAGACTTGCTCAAAAAGGTGTTCCTAATGGTGTAGCAACTTTAGATGCTAATGGTAAAATTCCTTCTACTCAGATGCCTACTACTGGTACTGTAATAGCTTCTCAATTAGCAACTACAAGAACACTTTCAACAACTGGAGATGTTACATTAGCTTTCAATTTTAATGGAAGTGCAAATGTGTCTTCTACTGCTACTCTTTCAAATGTAAATAGTAATGCTGGAAGCTTTGGTACTGCTAAAAGTGTTCCTACTGTTACTGTAGATGCTAAAGGTAGAATTACTTCTGTAGTTAATACTGATATTGCTTTATCTTATAGTGATATTTCTAATAAGCCTACTACTTTAGCAGATGCTGGTATTACTAATGCTTATACTAAAGCAGAAGTAGATAATTTAATTAATAGTGTAGTTGATTCTGTTATTCCTCCTGGTACTATTATATATTCTGCTAGTCGTACTTTACCTTCTTCTCAGTTCTTAGTATTGAAAGGTCAAGCTATTAGTAGAACTACTTTTGCTAGACTATTTTCAATCATTGGTACTACATTTGGTGCTGGTGATGGTAGTACCACATTTAATGTTCCTATGTGTTCTGGTAGATTTATTAGAATTTGGGATGATGGTGCTGGTATTGATCCTGGTCGAGGTTTTGGTACAATTCAAGAAGATGCCTTTAAATCTCATTATCATGAATTAATGATTAGTGGAGATGACAATAGAGTTGTTCCTGTAGATAATGCCAAAGCTGTTGCTAACTCGTATAGAAATGTTACACAAGCTTATAATGGTAATAATCAAGTTGTTCCTACTGGCAGTAGCGAAACTAGGCCTAAGAATATTGCTCTTCAAGCTTATATTAGGATTTAAGATATGATTGTTCCTTTTTTCAGTATAAATCTAAAATATATAGCTTACTTTATAGTAGGTTTAATATTTACTATTTTAGTTACAAATAATTACATACTTCATAATAAAGTTAAAGCTTTAAATAAAGAACAAGAAAATATTCTTATTGCTAATCAACTGGCTTTAGAGAAAGCTAATATTAAAATTAAGTCAATGACTTTAGAGTATCAAACATTAAGTAAACAGAGAGAAGAACAGTATGAGAAAAAACTTAAAGCTCTTAATGATCAGTACAATAGTACTAAGTCTCAACTTAACAGCTTGCAGCAGTCCCAGAGTAAAATCAGAAGTAGTATACGTAACACCTCAGCTTCAAGAGAGGAAGTCATCAAATACGTTGACCGATATGAAAATGTATTCACCGAGTGTACAACAATGCTTGTCGAAGTGGCAGCTGAGGCTGACAGAAGAGGACTAATAATCCAAGATTTGAATTCAGAGATTGATCAAATTTATTTAATATTAAAAGAATATAAACAAGAAAATTAATAAAAGGCATCTACTTTTTAAGTAGATGCCTTTTTGTATATTAAGTATTTATTTCCCTTAAGGATTTAAAATGGCAATTGAAATAATTGGAACAGAAATAGATCTATTAGAACAAGCTCCATTTATTGTAGGTACAGAAAAATTACCTACAGGTGGCCGAGGTCTATATCATGTTACTATTGACCAAGTAAGAGATTATGTTCTAACTTACTTTGGTAAAGAAGCTATCTTACTTGGTCAAGTAGATAATACTTCAGATGAAGATAAGCCCTTATCAAAAGCAGCACGTGAAGCGTTAGCTAAAAAGGTAAGTGTTCTTGACCCATATGTTAGATCTATTAATGGTTTAACAGGAGATATTGATTTAGTTGCAGAAACTATTGGTTTAGGACGAGTTAATAATACGTCAGATAAAGAAAAACCTTTAAGCGATGCTGCTATTAATGCGTTAAATCTAAAACTAGATAAAACGACTTTTAAAGCTTTTAAAAGAGTATTTGAAGAATTCCAAAATGAAGTTGCTATTAAATTTGGGGCTTTAGATACTTTAGATCAAGAAATTTTACAGAAAATTGCTAATTTAGAATTAGCAGATCAAAGCATTATTGATAATTTAAATGAGTTATCAACTTATGTAAGTAATAAGATTAATACTCTTGCATCAGGTTTTTCTGATCAACAATATGCCGCATTAACTGATTTTCTCACTAGTAGTTTTAATTCGTATCTAACTAATAGTGTAGTTTTTAATCAAAAGATTCAAGAAGTAAAAGATGAATTTGATTTAAAGATAGCTACAATTAATCAAACATTGGCTAGTCTAGGAATTGAAGACGAGCGATTAAATGCAGCTATTAATAGTTTAACTTTACAAGTTAATAATAAATTTACTCAAATTGATTCTGATATTTTAGAATTGGAAACTAGCATATCTAATGGTGGTTTAAACTTAGATGAAAAAGCTCAAGAGCTAATTGATTTAATCAATCAACAAATTGAAGCATTAAAACCTTCTATTGTTGAAGCTGGCAACAAGTACAAAGATTCCTTATTCGATTTTCAACAAACAGTAAGTTTACAAAATGGTATTTTAACTCAAAAGATCATTGACATTAATGGTGAGATTAGTAATCAAAAAACAATTAATCAAACATTAGATGATTTCATTCATAGTCAATATGATGCAATTGTTGATATGTTAGTTGCTGGTGATACTACTCTTCAAGGATTAATTGATGCTGCTAGTGAAGCAGCTAAAAAAGATATCAATGATCTTGCTTTTGAAATGAGTGAAATCACCACTATTGTTGATACAAGATATAATCTCATTACTGGTATTGTAGAAACTCAAGTTGAAAATAATAAACTTCAGATGAATCAACTATTGACTGAAGTTAATACTCGTATTGATGCTGCTAATACTTTAATTGACTCTGTTCAAGCTGATGTAGATGCTAAGGCAGCTTATTACAATTCAGAGTTTATTAGAATTGAAGGGGTTATTACAAGTAAAACTGATCAATTAATTGCTGATCTTAATCAGGAAGTAATTGATCGTAATGCTGCTATTGATAGTAAAGTAGGAACTGCTGTAACACAGTTGAATGCTAAAATTGATAATTTAGCTATTGAAGATATTAATATCTTATCTCAAAAGATTGACGACCTTAATGCCCGTATTGATGCTGGAACTGTCACTCAAGAGATGATTGATTATGTTAATAGTCAAATAAATTCTAATAATACAACTGTTATGAATAATGTTAATGATCTTATTGGAGACATTACATTAGAACAAATTGATAGATTAGGAAAAATTGCAGAGTTAGAAAATGGTATTACTAACGAAGCAACTGCTCGTATCTCTGGTGATGATCAATTACTTCAAAATATAACTAATTATAAAACAAGTAATGATGCAGCACTTGCAAACGTAAGAGAAGAAATTACTACTCGTATTGAAGATGGCATTGCCAATTCTTCTACAATGACAGCACTGGATGCTCGTGTTGATACATTAGAAACTGATTCAAGCACTATGCAAACTAATTTAGCTAGTGTTATTGAAAAAGCTGATGCTACTGCAACTCAAAGTGCTGCTACAGCTAGTACTGTTGAAGCTCTTAGTGCAACTGTTACATCAAATGATACTCAAGTTAGAGGATTAATTGCTGAAGAAAGAGATATTAGAACTTCTCAAGTTGGAACAATTACTACTCGACTAAATACATTAGATGCAAGTTTTACTAATTTAAATACAGCTGGTAAGAACCTTCTTAAAAAGTCAAATGTAGCTCTAGTTCGTACTGCTGGAACTTATTTAATTGGTGGATATACTATTGGAGAGCCAATAGTAATTAATGAGAAATATACATTAATTGCATGTATTACTCATGATGTTTCTTCTGAGCCTTCAGCTCCTGCTGAGATTAGAGGTTGGCAAGGTTCATCTGTAGCTATTCCTTTTAGTACAACTACTAAAGGAAGTGTAAGGAAGGTATTTAAGACTACTTTTACTCCTACAACTAATAATTTTTCAACAATTAATTTTTATTATTATCCTCAAGCTACAACTTCAGGTACAGCTACTGTACATTGGGCGATGTTAGTGAGAGGAGATGCTATAGCGACAACTGATTGGATCGAATCTCCTTTCGATGTATTAGATAGAGAAGTTATCAGTAATGCTAATATTTCTTCATTGCAGACTGCTATTGCTGATGAGACTCAGGCTAGAGCTCAAGAGATTGATCAAGTTCGAACTGAATTTACAACATTAGATACTGAAACTAGATCTATTATTCAAGTTGAAAAAGAAGCTTTATCAAATGATATTGAAAGTAATGCTCAACTATTAGAAGTGTTAAGATCTGATTTTGAAACAGAGAAAGGCATTACGTCTTCTTTAGTTAGTAATGAGGCTACAACTAGATCCAATGCAGACCAGTCCTTAGCTCAGTCTGTAAGTTTATTACAGAGTTCTTTTAGTGGAAGTGGTGTTAACCTATTAGCTGCTGAATATAGTGATCCTGTAGGACTTAAGAGTATTACAATTAATGCAGTTACTCCTACAATAGAACCTAGTACATTAAGAGATCCTTCTGTTGCTAAACAATGGAAGATTAAAAAGACTGGGACTGGAGCTAACAGTTATTTAGCTTTTGCTAAAACTATAACTACTTATGATAATTTAAGACTAAAACCTAATACCAGTTATATTGTATCTGCTTATGTTAAAGCAGGAATCGCTGGAACTAAATTTAAATTTGCTTTTAGAGCATCCTCAGGTTTGTATATTAACGGTCCTGAAATAGCTTTAACGACTACCCAAGTAAGATATTCTTCAGTTCTTACAGTACCTAATACTGTACCAGCTGAAGGTGGATATCTTTTAATTTATTGTGATACTGGTAATCAAGCTGTCTCTGACAATAATTATATCTTAGTTGATATGATTATGGTGGAAAAACAAATAGGCACTGGTACAGCTCCATCTGATTGGGTCTCTAGTAATGGTAATTTAGAAGCTTCTATTATTGAAATCAATAAAGCTATTACAACAAGTGAGGCATCTTTTGCTAGTCAATTTCAAGCTCTTACTACTAAAGTCAATGATAATGATGTAGCAGTAAAAGGTTTAATTGTAGACGAGAGAACAGCTAGAACTACAGCTATTGATACTGTAGTTGATCAAGTTAATTCTTTACAAGCTTCTTTTGGAAGTAATGTAGTAGGGACAGATAATTTATGGTGGTTTAGTAATTCAGGTAGTTCTGATTACGGTACTGCTACTAAAGAAATGATGACTTCTGATTTACAACATCAGAAATTAACGATTACTGCTCAATCTAGTGGAATCTTTAGCAATTTATGGCGAAATTTAAAAAGTACTGAATTTCCGTCTAAAATTAATTTAGAACAGCCACATTCTGTTTCTTTTGAAATTAAATCTGCATACTCTAAGATTAGAGTTTTTGTTTACATCTATGGACAAGCAAATCCGATTGCTAATTTTCTACAAACTGTAGAAGTTAATAAATGGACTACTGTAAGACTTAACAATCTTATAAATACAAATACTGGAACTCCTTCAGATTCTTATGATGGTTTATTAGGTATTAGATATGTAGCATCTGATAACAATGTAGCTGCTACTGATTTAGTTGGTAAAACACTTGAAATTCGTAATGTTCAGTTACAACAAGGAACAGTTACTTCAGCGTATACTAAACCTAGTTGGATAACAACAAAAGCTATTAATCAAGTTAATGCTGCTGTAACTAATGAAGCTACTGCTAGAGCTAATGCTGATGAAGCTTTTGGTTCTCAATTAACATCTATTACTACAACGATTGAAAATAATGATGTTGCTGTTAGAGGATTAATTGCTACTGAAACTACTAATAGAACAACTGCTGTAGGTAATGCAGTTAGTCAACTAAATACATTACAAAGTACATTTGACAATTTTACTATTGGTAGTGCTAATTTAGCAGCTTATACAGATAAGTTTCGTGTTGGTACTGTAGGTAATTCTAGGTTATTAAGAGAAATTACCCCTGAAGGGTATTTAAAGCTTACTATTCAAGATCCAGCTACTACTTTAGGTTATACGTATATAACTAATTATTGGAGTGCTGATACTGATTTAAAAGTTACTACTGATAATTTTAGAAACACTACTGGTATTTCTATTGTATTTAGTTTTTGGGCTAAAGCTGTTGATACTACTAAAGTACCTACAGGAAAACCAAGATTATTCTTAGCTTCTAATTACAATTATGTAGACTTTGATAGAGTTATTGGAAATTTATCTTCTGGTGGTTGGTGTCAATACTATAAAGTTATTAATTTAACTACTCCTTTAACAACTGATATTGTACCTAATATTCAGTTTCATACTGACTCTATTAATGGTGGTTTAATCATTAGTCGATGGAAGATTGAATTAGGTAATAAGCCGACTGATTGGTCTGACTATAAAGAAATGCCTAAGGTATTAAACAGTAAGATCGACGCAACTGTTGTTAATTTAACTAAAGCAATTACTGATGGTGATACAGCTAGTGCTAATCAAATTTCTGGACTTACTACTCAATTCACTACAGTTCCTAACTCTGGAATTAATTTACTAAGTAGTAAAGTTACTAATCCTGTAGATGTAAGTAATTTCTATCCTTCAGGTAGTACAGACACTATTGCTTTATATGACAGTACAATCGTTACAGGACTAAAAGGTATTAGGTATGATCCTAACCAAGCAGCTAATGTTGTTTTAGCCACTTCTCCTAGCACTTTTGTAGCTGAATTTACAGATTTAAACCCTGGGAAATATATTCTTAGTTTTTATGCATATTCGTCTATTACGAATCAAAGCATTTCTGTAAATTTAATGAGAGACGCAAGTAATATTGTAAATGCTTTAGATAATACAGCCATTACTTTAGCTACGTCTCTTACAAGATATTCTAAAGTTTTTGATGTTACTACTGCTGGTAAATATACTGTTCGTTTTGTTGTAAATGCAGCTGGATCTACAGTTAGTCGTCCTATGTTCATTGAACGTATGATGTTAGAACAACAGTATGGAACAAATCCTAACCCTTCTAAGTGGGCTGAAGGTCAATCATTATCTCCTTATAGTTTATTACCTGTTAGCGCATCACAAGCTCGTCTTGGATCTCAGTTAGATGCTACTTCTTCTAGTGCTGCTTCATCAGCTTCTAGATTAAACACACTAGAGACAACTGTATCTGATTTAGATACAGAGGTATCTGGAGCAATTATTGATCTTCAAGAATCTATTACTAATTTAGCTGGAACAACATCTACAGATATTAATACTTTAAAGGCTGGGTTTAAGAGAGACAACTTAATGTCATCTCCTAACTTATGGATCTTTAAAGATGCTTTAGGTGTTGGAAGTCCTTCATTATTTACTCCTATTCCTGAAGAGTATGCTTACTCCTTTAAGAGTTCAAGTAACGCATCAGGAGTTATTAATACTTTTGTTAATACTGTTCTTCCAATTAATACTAAATTTGTTATCTCTTTTAAAGTTAAAGTTGAATCTGGTACTTTAAATGATGTTAGTATTGGAGTTAATAATGGAATTATAGTAGAGGAAATGTATGTTGATAATGTTAAAGATGGTTTAGCAGGGTTTCCTTATGCTGTAAACAAAGTAGCTGACTTTGCATTTATTTGTTCTACTTCTTCAACAGTTGGTCCTTATAATATTACTGTTAAAGCTAATGGTAATAATTTTACTTCTATTGTTAAAATTAGTAACGTACAAATTGAATTGGGAACTAAGCGTTCTGTTTGGACTCCTGCTTATCAGGATACAAAGCAAGATTATATCAATTCTCAAGCTCAGATTAATGATGCTAAAACTGTAGCCGCAAATGCAACTAAAGCTGTAGCAGATCGTTTAGAAAGTTACAGAACTGAATTAAAAGGTGATGTTGCTGCATCTAACTCATCTATTGCAACATTAACTTCAACTGTATCAGATTTAAGTAGTTCAACAGCAACTAAATTTGGAACTATTGATACTAAGTTTTCTACTATGCCTAATGGTGGTGTTAATTTATTACCTTTAAGTATATCTGCTCCTATTGGTGTTCCTAATCCTCCTTGGACTTCAGGGACTACCTTTGTTGTTGAACCTAGTTATGAAAATCCAACAGTAAATAGATATACCTTATCTCCGACTACTTCAGTTGGTAGTGGTGTCTATTTTAACGAAGCTGGAGCTTACACAACTAGAAATTTATTCTTAACTAAAGGTTTTTATATCTTTAGTTTCTATGCTAAATCTAATTTAGCTAGTATGCCAATTGATTTTAATATCTATGGTACAGTGGCTTCTCCTCGTGTAAGACATGTTCTTAATACGTCGTTAAAACGTTTTAGTCAAGTTGTAGAAATTACGGCTGATGGTACGTATTGTCCTTTATTAATTTCTAACCCTACTGGGTTATCAGGTGCTATTATTTATTTAGAGCAAATGATGTTGGAAGTTAGAATAGGTGATAATAATAATCCAAGTCCTTGGGCAAGTGATACATCAATTAGTAAACAGTTTATTACCACTGATGCTAAGATTAATACTGTTAGTAAAGCTGCTAGTGATGCAAATGCCGCTACTTTAACTGTAGCTACTGATGCTAAGACATTAGCTACTAATAACCATACTGTCGCTTTAGGTAAGATTCAAGATTTAACTGATGTTGTTACTAATTTAGATTCTTCAACTGCTACTAAATTCAGTAATATTAATACTCAATTTAGTAATCTAACTAGTAATGGTAAAAATAGATTAATAGCCTCTAATGTCGCCCTTGTTAGAGCTGGGACTACTTATGGTTTCGGATCTTATAATATTGGTGGTGGTGCTTTAACTGTTGGAGAAAAATATACTTTAGTATTCTGTGCTTCTCATTTAAGAGGTGGTGCTGATACAACTTCATATGTTGGAGCATGGGTTAATGGCAGTCAGGGTTTATCGACTGTTGCTGCAAATCAAGTAATTAATGCTACCAAGCAAATCAGAATGATTACGTTTACTCGTACATCAGCTGGTGCTGGTAGTAATATCTCTTTCTATCTATTTCCTAGTGGAACTGATGCTGCAACTACAGCTACCGTTCATTGGGCTGTATTATTTGATGGAGAATTGAATGTTAAGCCTACAGATTGGAGTCAGAGTCCTTACGACATTGATGCAATGTTTGCAGCTAATGTCACAGCTACTGATGCTAAGATTGCACAAGCTCAACAAACTTCAACAGATGCAAATAGTGCAACTGCTCAAAGTTTAAGTCAATTAACAACTTCCTTTAATAGTATGATTTTAGGTGGTGATAATCTTTATGATGATCCAGGAAAATTCTTTGCAGCTGGAACAGCAGAAGCAGGATTAACATCTTCTATTAATTCAGATAAAACTATTTTAACAGTTGTCTCTACTAATGCTGCTGCGAACTACGTTAGTGGTACTATGGATATGACTAAGTTACCTAGATTATTTGAGTTATGTACTACTGGAAATAAAGTATGTGTATCTTTTGATATACGTATTACTTCTGGTGGTACTATTGGTAGTCCTAGTGTCTACTGGGGTACTCAAATGGGTTATCTTGCCACTACACCTCTTACAGGGGAAACTCTAGAGGCTGGAAAGTGGAGAAGAGTTTATCATGTTCGTGATTTTGCAGCTAATTATACAACTCCAAGTATTCATTTTGGATTTGCTGGATTAGTTGGTACTTATGAAATCAGAAATGTTAAAATTGAGAAAGGCTCAAGACCTACTCCATTTGATTCTAGTTTTGTAAATACAATTAGAGCTATTGATTCAAAAGTTGAATCTTATCAATCTGCAAACACTACTGCATTCGATACTCAAGCTAACACCTTAAATACTGTAAAATCGTCGTTTGAGAATATGACGATTGGTGGTCAAAATCTTTGGTCACTAGAAAGCAATGGTGTTGCAGCTCAAGAATGGGGTAACACTACAATTTCTTGGATCGATAGAGATCAAGAATATTATAGAGGAACGTTTGTAAGTGCAAATGCGACTAATGGGTTAGCACGAGTTTATTTCCATAGTTGTTTAGTAGCGGATGCTAAACCTGCTATAGGTGATTCATTAACCGTTTCATTCTGGGTTAGATCTAATGTAACTAAACAATTAGGTTGGTATGCATATTCATATGGAGCCACTATAGCTAATAGATTATTTACAGTTACTCCTAATTGGCAATTTGTCACTGGAACATTAACTGTAGCTAATTTAGGTGCTACTGGATCTACTAATCAATTATTTGCTATTTCTGTTCCTTCTGGAGCATTTGCTGCTGGTGATTGGTATGAAGTTAAACAAGTTCAATTACAACTTGGTAATAGAGCTACTTCGTTTGATAAATCTACTCCAGCTATAGTTAAAGTTCTTAACAAAACTTCAGCTGATTTAACTACTTTCCAAAGTACTTATGCTTCAGATAAATTAGCAACTGCTCAAAGCTTTACTAATGTTCGTACTGAATTTGCAGATGCTGATAGAAGTTTAGATGGAAAAATTACTACATTAGCAACTTCTACAACTAATGCAGATACAGCTATTAATCAACGTATTACAACAGTAGAAAGTTCTGTTTATCCTCAATTAACATTACCTACTGAATATGATGATAAAGAACCTAATAAATGGTTGAAAGTTGTTTATACTAAACGTGGTGGTGAAGCTGAAACTGTAATTCCTGAATATAAACATTTAATTGCGAATACAGTTATTACTTCTAATTATGTTGGAAGTAGTACAAGTTTAGTTTCAAGTACTCATGATAATGTCTTTATTGCATATAGAACATTTGTAAATGTTACATCTGCTAAGACTATCAATTTAGGTGCAATGACTAATAACTGTTCTGTTGCTATGTATGTAGATAACACTAAAGTCTATGATAGTGTTCCTAGATCTTCTGGTGGTACTGCTGTTACCTTTGCTTTAAGTGCTGGTTGGCATTGTATTGACTTACTTGTTAATGAAGGTACTGGAGATGAAAATGTATCTGTAGCTACTTCCCTAGGAAGTCAAGTTACTAACATGTATCCAGCAATGAATACTAAATCTTTAGTTGATAATTTAGGTCCTAGAGTAGATGCTCTTGTCCTTAATAATTATTATACGAAGACTGGTACTAATGAAGCTATTGCAGCTATTGATACTAAATTAAGTTCTAAACTTGAGGTTGTTCGTGATAGTGATTCTTTAACAGCTGATTATAATTTGAAATTAGTTTCTGAATGGCAATCTCACTATGGCTATGATTTAACAAACTATTTTACTACTATTACTGATGGTAAAGTAGGTCCTTATGTATTTAGTAAACCTACTACAGTAGCTAACTGTTGGAATTATTCTAGAACTATTCTTCCTAATAATAGAGCTTATAAATTTTCTGTTTGGATGAGAAGAGAAGTTGGTAGTGGTGGTAGTTGTGGCTTTAACTGGTTATTAATTAAACCTAATGGTATTAGAACTACATCTCAGTATTCGAGTGCAAGTAGAGTTGTTACTGCTGATGGTAATTGGCAATTTGTTGAGATGATTTTTGATTTAACTTCTCAAAAAGATATTTATCCTCAATTCTCTCCTGGCTTCTTTATTAACCATACAGTTTCTGGGTATAAAGGTGAGGTTCAAGGTTTCCATGTAAGAGCCTTATTGTCAGCTGATGACACAGATAATACTGTAGCTACTGTTGCTCAAGTTCAAACTAAATTAGATGCTACAGTTATTGATGCGTATTATACTAAGACTCAAGCTGATCAAGCTACTGCTGGTAAGATTTCTGATTTTAAGAGTACACTACAAGTAGGTAGTGCAAACTTAATACCTAACTCCTCTTTTGAAGTGAATACAACTGGTTGGTTATCAAATGGTACTCCTACATTAACAATAGTTAATGATGCTACTATTCCAACCACTGCAACTAAATGTCTTAAAGTTATAACTACTGCTACTTTACACGGAATACTTAGACCGTTACCTTATAATGTACCTGCTGGTACAGAGATAACATTTAGTGTTTGGTTAAAAGCAGATACAGCTGGAGTTAAAGTTAGATTACTTCCTGGTGATCACGATATCAGTACATATGAAGCAACGTTAAGTACTACATGGACTAGATACTTCTTCACTACTAAAGTAATTAGTGCGGGTATACCTCAAGTAAGAATTTATGGTTCTGCTGCAAGTACATTCTATGTAAGTAGAGCTCAATATGAAGTAGGTAATATTCCTTCTGATTGGTCTAAAGCTGCAATTGATATTGATAGTCAATTAGATTCAACAGCAACAGCAATAGATAATATTAATACTGCTGTTGGTATGAGTGGTAGTCAAGCTACTAAGATAACTAACTTAGAATCAACTACAACCACTTTAACTAAAGATGTATCAGATGCTGGATATTTAGCTAGGTCATTTAATAGTGGCAAATTATTATATGCAGATCCTACATTTAAAGTAGGCACAAATAGTGTAAATGGTTATTCAGGAACTGTTCCTGCTAGAGTAGCAAAGAGTTCTGATAATCCTACTACATCTGGTTTTGAAATGAAAATTTCAAGTTCAACATTGAGTTCTCCAGGTTGGGCAGGGTTTTATCAAAATATTAACTCAAGAGCTAATGCTGTATTTCTAGTAAAATATATTATGAAGTTTCCTGAAGGGTGGACTGTTTTGCCAGCTTCTAATGCTATTGGAAATGACTCTCGAAATGTATTTATTGGGAATAATAAAGGTACAGGAAGATATGAGACTTATATTAGAAGAATTGAATGTGGCGCAACTGGTACGTTTAGTACTACTGGTCATGTTTATTTCAATAAATCAACAGGCTCTACTCCTAGCCCGACAACAGATAGTCCTTTAGAAATTTATTTAGCTTCTATTGAGGCATATGATTTAACAGACTATGATGATGTTCCTCCAGCAATTAAGTCTACTCTAGCTGACTATCAAAGTCAGATGGATACTTTAACTACTAAAGATGATGCTCAAGCATTTAGATACGAACAGTTAAGATCTGCTTTTACTGTAGATGGTTATAATGGTCGTCTTCCAGTTAATCCTGATTTTGCTCAAGCTAATAAATGGTTATGTGTTATCTTTGTAAGACCTGAAGCTTATGTAGCAGTTGCTCCTACTTATAGTATTATTAATACTTATTCTATAGAATCAACTCTATACGTTACAGAATCTACAGCGGTAGGTAATGGAACTCTTTCGCTTCCAACTGGAAAAATTGGTGCTTATAGAACTAGAGTATATGTAGCTGTTGGAAAAACTATCAATGTTGGACCAATGCAAGGTGATGATGCTTGGGGCTTATATGTAAATGGAATTTTAATTAAATCAAGTATAAGTTCAGCAATGGAGACTGTAGATACTACATTTACATTAACTGCTGGTTGGAATATTATTGATGTGCTCGTTAACAATAATGCCAGTGTTGGTGGTTTTAGATTTACTAAGTTATTGAGTACATTAGTAGATAAAATGTATGCTCCAAATAGAAATGAAGTTCTGATAGGTTCTTTTGGTACTGTAATGAATAATTACTATACTAAAGCTGACGCAGATACAGCTATTGCAGCTGGAGCTCAAACTATTTCTGCTTCTAACATTGCGCAAGCTTTACAACTACCAGATACTAGAGATGTTAACCAACCTCCAAGTTGGTATTGGGCTAATTATCCTAGACGTAAAGTACAAGAATTTAAAACTGGTTCTGCTATAGGTTCTCCTGGTGGCATTACAGGTTATGGTGTATTAGAAACTACAATTCCTTGGAATGACAGTAGTGGCGGTTATATCATTCAAGTTTGGACAGCTGGTGATAGTTTAAATACTCATACTAGATTCTCGGTAGGTACTACTGGATGGTCCCCTTGGAAATCAGACATTAAGAATCTAGATGCCGCTAAGCCTACTATGGCTCAAATTGATTCTAAGTATCTTACTCAAGCTGGAGTTGATGGAGCTATTGCTCAAGAGATTAAAACTCTTTCTGCAAGTATTGGTAGTGACAATATTATTACTAATGGTAATTTTAGTAATACTACTAATGGTTTATACGGTTGGAGAAATAATTCAGGTACAGCTATTTCAGCTTATAAAGATACGAATGGCAAGACTTGGTGTTTAGTTAATAGTACTGATACAACTACAGCTTTTAAAGGGCTTATTCAGACTATAACTAGTGCTGGTAACGAATTATTATTATCTAATGCTAAGTATACTCTTTCGTTTTATGCTCAAGCTTTAGATGCAAATAATAAGAATGTAAATGTTATTATTCATCGACTTAACTCTGCAAATTCTAATAGTCAATTAAGTACTTCGTTAGCGATTAATACTACTAGTCCAAGTCGTCTTACTTTTACTTTTACAACTATTGCAGATTTAAAGCATATTAATATTATTATTTATTCACCTACTGGGTATGCTCCTAACTTCATTGTAACAGATGTTATGTTACAGCAAGGTGAAGTGGCTACTGCATTTGTTAAGAGTGCTACAGAGCTTCAAGCTCAAACTCAAGTTGTGAATGAAGCTATTAGTGGCCCTGATGGAATTTTAGCTAAGTATGCTGTTAAAGTTAATGCGGGTGGTTTGGTTGCTGGTTACGGTTTAATTGCAGATGCTAATAATGGAACACCTACTTCAGCTTTTGCTGTTGAGGCAAATCAATTCTACATTGGTTCTCCAACATCTAATAAAAAACCATTCATTGTTTTAACTTCTCCAGGTACTATTAATGGAACACCTGTTCCTGCTGGTACTTATATTGATAGTGTTCTTATTGCTAATGCTACAATTAAATCTGCTCAGATTAATTCGTTAACTACAGATAAAATTGTATTAGAAGGTGGTACATCAAAAGCTGGTAATTTAACAGCTGGTAGAACTTATACTATTAATTCAAATGGTAGTACATCTACTTCAACTGTTCCTAATGATGGTAACTATAAAGTTGGTTCTGTTTATGTATCTTTTGGTACTGGAAACAGTTCAAATAGTGGTACTGAACGTGATTATATTGAAGTTGATCTTGGCGCTGTTTATGCAGTTACTCAAAGTATTGCATATTGGTATGCTCAAGACGCAAGATATTATTGGTATAAAATCAAGTACTCTATTGATGGTGTGACTTGGAATTATTTTGCAGGTAATTCTACTAATACTGGTTGGAGTACAAGCAATCCTTCTACAGGTGATGGTGCTGGAGTTAAATACCAAACTGTTTCTACTGAAGATGCTTTCTATCCAGGTGTTACAGCTAGATACTTTAGACTTTATGGTAATGGTAATAGTGTTAATGTCGGTAATCACATTTATGAATGGTTACTTTATGGCACTACTACAACTGTAATTGATGGTTCTCAAATTGTTGCAAATAGTATTACAGCTTCTCAAATAAGAGCTGATGCTATTACTGTTGGCTCTAGTACTAATTTCCAAAATGGTTATAATCCTGCTGAAATTAGTGCTACGTTAAATGATCAGATTTTAAATATTAATAAATCTGTCGGTAGTAATATGCTACCAAATCAGTTTGATTATTCTAAATCTAATCAATGGGCAGTGTTTGTTGCTGGTAAGACTCAACCTTATTTATCTATAAATGTAGTACCTGATTATTCTTATATTAATCTGTTCCCTACAACGTCTTCCTATTATGCAAATGATGGAAGCACGATGACTAGTACTAATTTAAATTCAGTAATCTATCATAGAGCTATATTTACAGTAAATACTACAAAAACTATTAATTTAGGTAATTTTGTTGGTGATGATGCTCATGCTATTTATTTAGATGGTAACTTAATATTTAGTGCAACTAGCTATACAACTAGTCCTGTTTCATTTAGTGTAACAGCTGGTACCCATGTTATTGATATTATTGTTAATAATGGAGTTGGTAATGGTGGCTTTACAACACCTACTACTTTAAGTAGTCAAGTAGATGAAATGTATGCAGCTAAAATACCAAGTAATAATATTGAAAGACTAGATAGTGGAATTGGTAAAGTATTTACTAAAGTAGCATCTGCTCGATTAAATGGTGGATCTTCTAATATTTTAGTAATTCATACACCTATTAAGCTTAGTGCTTATATGTGTGATTTAACTATTACTGGGTATAATTATACTGCTAATACTGATGCTCAATTTCAAATTGATATAGGTTTTTATGCTTATACTACAACTAATCCTTTTCCTGCTAACCAAAGAGTTGCAGCTAAAGGTATTAATATTACTAACGTTTCTTTTGCTTTGGATGCAAATAAGAATGTTGTTATTATTATAGAAAAAACAGGTAGTTGGAGTTATCCAGCTGTATATGTTGACAGAGCTGCTATTACTCATACTAATCCTCCAGATTCCTTCCAAGGTGGTTGGAGTATTGCATGGGAATCAGATATGACTGTGTATACAGATAGATCATATGTAATGAATATGGATCTATTTGAGACTCAAGCTGGTGCCCAGAAAAAAGTTGATGATCTTGTTATTGGAGGTACTAATTTATTATTATCTTCTGGAGATGAAAGAACAGTAAGTACTACAGGTACGACTGAAGTTTACTTACCTAGCTATCTAATTGATGGTGGTTCTTTAAATCCTAATACAACTTATACTGTCTCTGGTTGGTTTAAATGTAGTGGCGCTTTCTCTACTATGGATATTTATTGGTTAGGTGGTAGTACACCTTACCAATTTACTAAAATAAACTTAACAACTTCTTATCAATATATCACTTGGACGTTTAAAACGAACGCTTCTAGTCAAGTTGGGTATATACGAATAGATAATAATGGGTCTACAACTAGTGGTACAGCGGCAGCACTATTTGCAAAAGCTGTTAAATTAGAAATTGGTAATAAGGCTACAGATTGGTCTCCTGCTATTGCAGATACAGAGAATAAAATTGTTTCAATTAATTCTACCTTATCTGACATTGCAGCTGATAATAAATTAACTCCTGTAGAGAAAAAGAATACTAAAGTTATTTGGGATGAAATTGTTAAAGAAAAACCAACTCTTGTTCAACAAGCAGATACTCTAGGTGTTTCTACAAGTTTATATAATAGTAGATATGATACTCTTAATGGGTACATTACTCCTATACTGACTAACTTAAATACCACTTCTGATATTGTTAGAACAACTTTCCAGACTAACTTCTCGAATTATTATGATCAAAAAACTCTTTTATTAAAAGCTATTGCAGATGCAAATGTAGCAAGAGCTAATGCTTATACTGATTCAATTGAAGTTGGAAGTAGAAACTATTTATTTAACTCTTCTTTTGAAGTTAATAGAAACGATTGGACAACTAATGGTACACCAACTGTAGATATCTTTACAGATACTACTATTCCAAATGGTGCTACTAAATGTTTGAGAATGGTTACTTCTGGATCTGGACAAGGTATTTACAGAACTCTTAATAATTTATTAAAAGAAACTGGGATTCCTATAGTAGTATCCTTTTGGGCTAAGGCTAGTGCTGCTATATCTTTGAATGTATCTAATGAAGGTCATACTGGAACTTCAGTAGTTCCTTTAAGTACTACTTGGAAAAGATATACTGTGTCTTTAACTAAGACTACAGTTAATCCTAATATTGTACTCTATGCAGCAGCAGCAGGTACTTATTATATCTCTAGAGTTCAATACGAAAGAGGTAATAAAGCTACTGAATGGAAACCAGCTTTAGAAGATATTGATGCTAGCAATTTCTGACTGCTCAAAAGTCTTCAAAAGCTGAATTCAAGCTAAAATGCTATGCTGTCAGATATTTCTAGTGATTCGAAACTTACTCCTTTAGAAAAACAACTCTTGAAAACAGAATGGGAATTCTATTGTTAATGAAAAAGCGAATTATGAAGGACAAGCAAGTACTTATAATGTATCAGCTGCAAATTATACAGCAGCTTATAATACACTGAATAGTAACATTCCAACTCTCTTGAGTAATATGTCTACTACAAGTAATGTAGTAAGAGCAACATTCCAAAGTTGGTTCGCTACTTACTATGCTAGACGTTCTGAATTATTAAAGGCTATTTCAGATGAACAAAAATCTGATAGAACTACTACTATAGATTTATCCAGCTTAGATTCTAACACTTATTATCCAGTTACCTTTGCACTTGCTCAAGGTATTAGTCAATATAACTTTAAAATTTATGTTCCTTTAAGTAGGTATACTGCTCCTTGGGCGTCTCATAACACTGGAACATTCTCTTTAAATGTTGAATGGTCATCTAGTGCATCGGGTTGGGGAGCTCAAGTAGTTAATAGATTTTTTACAACTGTTGTTTACGCTTGGACTACAAGTAGTCAATCACCTGTAATGAATATTAATCAAATGAGCAATAGCTCTGTTGAATATGTTTATTTAAGAGGTGGGACAAAATATGATATTACTCATCAAAAGAATTTAACTCCTGTTTTAAGAACTACAGCTTATACAGTAAGCGGTCAAACTATTTCACCAATGGCTTACAATGCTTCATTAGTTCCAACTACTTTCTTACAAAGTATTGCAAAAGCTCAATCTGATGCTGATACTGCTAATTCTGTCTTATCTGATATATCTTCAGATAATAAGTTAACACCATTAGAGAAACAATGGTTAAAAACTGAATGGGACTCAATTACTAATGAGAAAGCTAACTATGAAGCGCAAGCTTCTAATTATGGACTTTCAATCTCTACTTATCGTGCTGCTTATGATACGTTGAATGCAAATATTCCTCCATTATTAAGCAACATGAGTAGTACAAGTAATATTACCAGAGGTACGTTCCAAAGTTGGTTTGCCACTTATTATTTAAGAAGATCTGAACTATTAAAGGCAATTGCAGATAGTGCTAAGACTTATACTGATAAAGTATCTGTTGGTGGTACTAACTTAGCCCTTAATACTGATAATGCTATTACATTGACAGGTAACAATACAGGTAACCAAAGTTTAACAGCTTATTATTTAAATGATACTGCTGGAAATCTAAGTAAAAAATATAGTAATGATGAATTTACTGTAAGTTTTAATTGGTCTGTATCTGGGTCTACTATAACTGGAGGATTTCTTCCTCAGTTATCTAATGTACCTTGGGCAGCTGGAGCTCCATCTGTTACAGTATCTGCTTCAAATTCTTCTGGCTTTTATGTTGGGAAAATGTCTGGAGTAACTAGCTCATCTGCTGCTACATTAGTTCAAATTCGTTTAGATGCATTCCAAGGTGTATTAACTATAACCAATTTTAAATTTGAAGTTGGTAATAGAAATACTTCTTGGTCTCCTGCTCCTGAAGATTTGATCAAGTATGTTGATAATACTACTGGTAATTTAGTTAATAACGTAACTAGAAGTGGTAATGTTGATAGATGGAGTGCTGGTACTGTCAGTAATCAAGCTTTCCTTGGTTATACAGTACCTGTTCATACTATCACTACAACTGGTGATGTTATGGCATTATCAGATAAATTTGTTGTAGACCCTTCTAAAGCATATGAAGTTAGTATATGGATGAAAGCTAGTAATAATACTGCTGGTACTGATTATTTTGGTCTTCATTGTTATAATGAAGCTGGAGTTGTTATCGGGTGTCATGGTATTTCAAATGATACTGGAGCTGATAATTCAGCTGTTAATACTAACTTTTATTTCTGGTCTGGTGGTCATGCTGCTCATTTAGATTGGGTTAAGAGAACAGCTTATATCATGCCTGCTGGAACTGGGGCATCTATGATGAAAGGTATAGGTCAAAATGTTCTATTAAATGCTAGAATGTTACCGACTACCACTCATATAGCAGTTAGATGGTTGAATTACTATAATGGTGGAACATCTACTACAACTTGGGTAGCTAATGCTAAAGTAGTTGAAGTTGACCCTACAGTAGTTATGAACTTAGCTAATGCAAACTCCCTTGTGGATGATATTGCTGCGGATGGTAAATTAACACCTGTAGAGAAAAAACAGTTAAAACTTATTTGGGATAATATCTTAAAAGAGAAAACTACAATTTCTGCTACTGCTGATTCTTATGGAATTGCTACTGCAACTAAAGATGCTTATAACACAGCTTATACAACTTTGTTTAATCAAGTTAATCCTTTGTTGTCTAATCTTAATGTTACTTCTGATGTAGTACGTGCAACTTTAAATACTAATTTTGCTACTTACTATGAAAAGAGAACTCTGATTACTCAAGCTATTGATACAGCATGGGTTGCAAGCGGAGGTAGTATTGATGGTGGTAAGATTGCATCAGATACAGTTACTACAGATCAAATTCTGTTAAGTTCTGGTAATATGATTTATGGAGGTTTAGATAATTTCTCGAATTACTCAACACTTCCTTCTGGTTATGGTGAAAGAGCTACAAATACATTGAGTCAAGACTATCCATTATTTGGTCCTAATAGCTTTAAGCATGTCTCTACTTCTGCAAACTCATATTATTATTTGCATCCATCTAGTGACACTACTAATGCATGGCTTAAGTTAGATACTGGACAACAGTATATTCTTAGTGCTTATGTTAGAACAACTTCTTCTACTGCAACTTCAGTTAATTTAGCTGCTGTTATCAGAGAAGGAGCTACTTCATCTGGTGGTACGGGAACTGGAACTGGTAATCTAGTATTATCTGCTTCCGATGGTTGGAAACAAGTGTATATTAAGTTTACAGCTGGTGGAACTAATCCATATTTGTCTTATTATCTTAGAAATGTAAATACTGGTATTACAACTTACTGGACTGGGTTTATGCTTGAAAAAGTATCTGCTAGTCAAACTAAACCATTTCAATTCTCTCAAGGTAATATTACTAGAATCGATGGTGGTAACATTGTAACTAAAAGTATTAAAGCTGAAAGTATTGATGTAACTGATTTAAGTGCAATTAGTGCTAATTTAGGTAGTATCAAAGTTGATACAGCTAATATTAAAGATTTAGCCGTGGATACTTTACAAATGAAAAATGGTTCTGTCACTCAGTATGCCAGTATAACTCAAAATGGCAATGTTTGGTTTGGAAGTCTGCAACCTAGCAGAATTAATAAATGTTTAGTGTTAACTACTTTTAGACGTCCTGCTATTAATGGTACAGCTGGCGATGAAACCAGAACTATTGATGGTGAATTTTATAGAGCTTATGCCAAATTAGGAACCAACTCAGAATCAAGATTCTCTTCTTTAACAAATACTACAAATAAACTCAGTATAGCTCTATATATAACAACTGAGAGTAGTATAGGATTAAGAGATGGTGTTAATTATTTAGTAGACCCTCCTTCAGGATATGCTATTAAAAGCTCTCAAAATAATAATGTTTTACTATTCTTACGTGATTCAGATTTACTTAGAGTAGTTCAAAATCAAATTTCATTACAAATATCACCATCTGGAGATGCTTATTTGAGTTATGTTTGGAAAGTTTTTGGTGAAAACTCTTTTACCTTTTTAACTACAGATTCAAACTCTTTAAAATCTGATATTATTTTATTTAAGGCTTAATTATGGCATATACTATTGTTGATCTTTCTGGAAGAGTCTATATGACTTCTTCTGGACCTAAACAACCTTCTTATTGTTTTATTGAAAATCAAATTATTATTAATCAATTTTGTACTGATATTAATAGTTATTGGGATGGGGAAAATTTTATCCCCATCCCAAATAAGCCTAATGAATTTTCTGAATTTAATTATGAAACTAAACAATGGGAAGACTTTAGAACTTTAGATATGTTCAAAAAATCTAAGTGGGAAGAACTTAAAAACCAAAGACAAGAATTAGAAGATGCTGGCTTTGAATACAAAGACTGTATTTTTGATTCCGATTTAAATTCTCAAACAAGAATACTTAATGCTATTAGCTTAGGTATTCCTGTCTCTTGGACTTTGAAGAATAATTCTACTATTGATTTATCTGTTGAGGATTTAAATAATTTAAAAATAGTACTTTCTACTCATATTACAAGTATTCATGATAGAAGTAGAACAGCTAGAGAAAAACTAGATTCTGCTACAACTATAGAAGAAGTAAATTCAATTGAATTGTAAAAATAATGAAAACTGAATATTTAATTAATCAATATGGTCAGTATATAAAAACATTAACTGGAACTACATTTGAAATTATAGGTCAAACTCCTCCAAATCATTCAACAGTTTTATTACCTCCTCCAAGATCAACTGATTATTGGACAGGTACTGATTGGATGCCTATTGGTTCTCCTCCAGCTTACTACTTTAAATTTGATTATGTTAGTCGAACTTGGAAGGACTCTCGTTCTTTAAGTGAAGTTAAAACTCTCAAATGGGAAGAGATTAAACTAGAGAGAAATAAGCAAGAATTTGGAGGATTTGTCTTAAATGGTAAACCATTTGACTCAGACTATATTTCTCAAGGAAGAATCTTAGCAGCATATCTTTTTAATCAACCTGTCTCTTGGACATTAGCAGATGATACTGTAGTTGAACTTAGTGTTGAAGAAATTCAACAACTAGCTTTAGCTTTAGGAAATCATGTTACTGCATTGCACAGGAGAGGAAGACTAGCTAGAGATGCAATTAATGCTGCAAATACTATCTCTGAAGTAGAATCAGTTCTCTTTTAAGAGTTTAATTATGCTTCCATATACAAATGACTATATTTTAAACACAAGAGAAATATTTAATTTAACAGGAATAGAAGCAATCCCTTTAGGTAATGTTGGTATTGGAAACGTTCGTACTGATACACTAAAAGCTTGGGTATTGAAAGACATTAAAGTTAATTTAAATTTAGATAGATTAAATAACACTAGTGATATTGATAAGCCTGTATCTAAAGCTCAAAAGCTTTATATTGATAGTAATTTCAATGGTGTTTATTCACATCTATCTACTCTTACTACTTATGTATCTGCTCTTGAAAATAGAGTAGCTGCATTAGAATCTTTTATTGCTAATAATCTTTAGGGGTTATTAGCATTTTTTGTTTATAGGATTATATAAGAATGTCTTATCACTAATCCTATAAAACTTCTTTACGAACAAATAAATTCTATTTATTAATTGACAATACTTAGTTAATAAATAGAATTTATTTCACTCTATATGCAAGATGTTTAAGCATATAGAGGGTACATGGTGGAAAGACGGATTCCGACCAGTTCTTTCGAGAGATCGTGCCTCTCTATCCTCTCCAAATTTAATTATAAGGAAATCATTCCAATGACAATAAATTCAAACAATACTGATGGTATAAGTATTGGAGATTTTGATTTTGACGGTGTATTTAGTACTATATTAGACACAGAACCTCAAGGTGCAAGAATAAGAGATTTAGAATCTTATGTCACAACAACAAGATCGCCTAATTATTATTACACAACAAATTCTATAACTCCTCCTGAATTTTCATATTCTTTTCCTAGGCCTCTTGAAGAAAGATTTTCTGGTTTAGAAGGATTAGTTGAAGTTTTAAATAATACTATTCAAATGCTTATACTTGAAATAAATGAATTAAAGAAAAAACGTCAAGATGACAACAGATAATTTAAACCAAACTGATTCTCTTACAGGTAATGAAGAATTTGAAATAATTAATAATACTTCAAATCAAAATTATGTAAATGTATCAGCAATTAAAAATTATATACTAAAAGATCTTAAAATTAATTTAGGAATACCTTTAGTAGAAAATACTTTAGATGAAAATAAACCTCTTAGTTTAGCTCAGAGAGTTTATGTTGATTCTCTTTTTAATAATATTAATAATCGATTGACTGCGTTAGAAGTATTAGTTAATACTCATCTACAAAATCAATCTAACTAAGGAATACTTATAATGAATCCAAGTAAATTAAATGTGAAAGTTGATAATATTCAATCAACTCTTGATCCACGTGTAGCTAAAGAATCAGCTCTTATTCGTTCTCTTATTAATAGCTTAAGTGCTACTAATGCAGAACTTGCTGCTTTACGTGCTCGTGTAAAAGAATTAGAAGACAATCAATAAGTTCTAATTCGTAATAAATAAAAATCTTTTTCCCTTTAAACCCAATTATCAAGGAGTTCGTAATGACTCAACAATCTAACAAAAATATCATTCTCTTAGTTTCTGGCGTAGCTGATACATTTTTTTCAACTAATTCTCATAAACAGCTCCAACATACTAATGAATTAGATTCTCGTATTAAATCCCTTATTGATCAAAACAAAGATAAATTCTTTGGTTATATTGACGTTCTTGGTCCTAAAGATCAACGTAAAGATGTTAATGTATTTAATGGTATTCGTAATCAACGTATTGTTAATTTACGTTTAAATAGTACTAATCTTATTGACCATACTAATGAACTATCTGTAGTTCAAGAAGATGGTACGAAATTACAATTAAGTGGTCGAGATTTAGATTTTGTTCTTCGTCCAGAAGACTATGAAATACATATCTGTGGTGTAGACTTACATGGTATGTATAAAACTGTTCTAACTGAATTGTTAGATAAAGGATATAATGTAACTCTTTATAGTGATATGTTAAAACGTTATAAAGGGACTGAAGATTCCATTAAATCGATTCGTAATCGTAAGTTTGAATATTGCTCGTCTCGTACAGCTTTATCAAAATAAGAAAATAAAATAGATTATAAAAAGTTTATAAAAAGGTTATTCAAATAATATGTTAGCTCAACCAACTTATTACAGTAAAGATACCTCTTTCCGTTTTACTCTTCATCCTGCTGATGGAAGTTCTACACGGATGTCTTTACGTAGAAGCAGCTCCAGTTCTTCACAATCGTGATACTTATAATATCTATGATTGGGTAAACAATAAAATTAGTTTTAAGATTTCAGCAAATGCTATAGATCAACTTTTAGTATTGTTTAATGATACAAAACAAACTTCATCTTTAATTAAATTTACTACTCCTACAGGCTATAAAGCTTTTAGTATGGAATATGAAACTAGTGAACTTAATTCTTTAGTTTTAAAACTAGAGGAAAGTGGAGTAAGAGATTTAAATCTCAGTCTTGTTCTTTCTATGGCAGAAGTACAAGGTTTACAAGTATTATTAAATAAAGCAAAGGAGAGAGTTTATGGTTGGTGATTCTAATATTTATGTTGTTTACAACTCAGAGATAGAAACAAGTACACTATTAAATAAATTTTTGACTGTTGTTTTAGATAAAGCCAAATTTCCTATTTCTAAAATTCAATTTAGAACAGAAGAAGAATATTTAGCCTTATTAAAAGAAGAAGGCTCTAAGAATTATGTTATATGTTTAAACAAGACATATACAGAAATTTCTATTCAGACTGGTCAAATAATTGGAGAACAGCCTTTTAAGTTTTTCTCTCGTTATTATCAAAACGATACTAAACGCATTTATATTCTTGGGTTACTTAATAACTTAGATGAATTGTTTGACGAAAAGAATGAAGCCTTAAAAAGAACTACATGGACTAAGCTTAAAACCTTTTTGACTAGTTATACTACTACAGTTAGTGGATTTACTTCTTCTGAACCTACATCTAAAGTTACTTCTCTTCCTATTAAAGATTCTCTTAATACAGAAGTTATTAAAGATACTACTAAAGTATTGGATTTAATTTGTGAAGAACAAGAAGAAGCTCCTAAGGAAGAATCTAAACCAGTTGTAAAAGAAATTCGTAAAGAATTAGATAGTAATCCTTCTGTAAGCTATGCAGAACTTTTAGAATTTTATAACTTAACTTCTAGTTTATTAAGAGACTTTGATATTCTTATGACATTAAATAAGAAAATTGGAGATAATTTATAAATGAAGTATAAAAAATTTAATCAAATTAGTTATAAAACTAAGTTTGTAGACATCTTTATTAATACTGTATTTCGTCATACTGCAAAAAAGATAGTGTATTCTGCTGATAGATATTTAACTTATTCTGAAAAAGATCTTAAAAGTACTACAATTAGATGTCAGCAATGTTTTAAGTTAAATAGTTACAGTTTTAATAACTCTCTTTATAGTTGTGTTTATTGTAAGCGGAGAGTTTGATAAGCGAGAAGTTGATAAAAGACATCAAGCTAGAGTTAATATTGCAAGTAGAATTTTCGATATTACTAAAGCTACAGATATTTCAGATGATTTAGAGGGCCATAATGATTAATGAAGATAAAGTAATACACACTATATCTACTATTGAAGAAACATTATTTGAATCTTTAAATGATACTGAAAAGCTTCTTATTCTTTCCAATCTTCTTCTAACTATTAGTACTAATTACCTTCCAAAAGAATTACAAGAAAACAAGGTAAATTTGGTATCTAATGGAAAAGCTGTATCATATGAACTTTTAAAACATATAGATAGTTTTGGATTAAACATAGCTATGAAAGCCCATCACATTATTGATCTAGCTAATAGGATAAATGATGAGTAACGAAGAACAAGTTCAAACATTTCTAGATGATAGTCATGATTATGAATTGTGGTTAGTATCTATTATTAATTCTATTGTTTATAGAGATAAGTCTCTTGCCGAATGGGAAAGTCATTTAAACTTACCTGATGCTTCTGCATCTACTAATCCTGATGAAGTTGAAGCTTATAATAATAAGTTAATTAATTTAACTGAAACGATTATGAGTAATACAGCTTATTCTAAGGTAGCTTTTCTTAAAGCAGATGCTCAACATAAAGAAGCATTATTAAAAGCTAGAGAAGAGATTCTTCAAGAAATAGCATTAACTAATTCTGGTAAAAGAGCTCCTAGCGCTGACTCTATGGAAAAGATGTGTGAAACAAAGTGCTTAAAGTCTTATAAACTCTTAGAGAGTTCTAGAGCCATTTATGAATTTTGGAACACACACAGTTATAAACTTAATAGATTACATGATCGAATGACTAGTTTAAATATATTGAAGAAAAATGGATACTAATAAATGTCAAAAGGTTTAAATGCCGCAGATCGTAAAAAGATCTTACAAAATGCTATTGCAGCAGTAAATAAAAAACATCCTGGCGTCATTGTTGATCCTAATAACCTCCCTGTATTAGATACTATTAGTTCACGGAAGCTATAAGTTAGATGCTCTTCTGAATATCGGCGGTATCCCTCGTGGTAGAATGGTAGAAGTATATGGTGGACAATAATTTTGATTAAGCATGTTTGTGGTGCTATAATAGTATTTGTGTGATACAAAGATATCATGCATTAAAAATATTATAGGATTAACATATGTTTACTAAAGAACAAATAGAATATTTAAAAACAAGTACAAAATCTTATTCTGAACTTGCTAAAGAATTTAATATAGACAAAGAGCAAATGAGATATTTCTTTAGAAAGAATAATCTTGTTAAATTAACTAAAACTAAATCTATTTCGGATATTACAAGCGAACAAATTGAAAAACTTAAAAAAGAGTTTCAAACAAGAAGTGTGTCTTCTTTTGTTCAAGAGTTTAACACATCTGAACATGTGTTGTTTAATTTGGTTAAACAACTAGGGTTAGTTAAAGAAAAAAGAATAATTACTAATGGAAAAGCTAACGCTTGGAGTAGTGAAGATATTCTTTTCTTGAAAGAAAACTATACAAACTTTAATAGAGATCAATTAGCTGAAAAGTTAAACAGATCTTCTAAAGCAGTAGAAAAGAAATTATGGGAATTAAAATTACCATATATTAATTCTGATACTAAATGGTCAGATGAAGAAATAGCTTTTCTAATAGAAAATTATCAAAATGGTTTAGAAATTGTTTCTTTCTTTTTAGAAAGAACTTTAAAAGGTGTAAAGCATAAAGCCAGTCAATTAGGTTTGAAACTTGATACTAAAAAAGAAACCTCTATTGAAACTCAAATGAAAAATATATTAGATAGCTTATCAGTCGAATATATTTTTGATACTCGAATTAACTCTACGTATTTATATAGACCAGATTTTGTAATAAAAGGAACAAAAATTATTATAGAGTGTTTTGGAGATTACTGGCATGGTAATCCTTCACTATATGATAATGAAGATTGTTTAACTACAGTTCAGAGTCTTAATATTGCTAAGGATGCATATAAGAGAAAGATCTATGAAAGTCTTGGATATGAGTATCATATAGTTTGGGAATCTGAATTTGATAATAAAAGTCAATTACTTGAAAAAATAAAAAATATTCTACAAATCAAAATCGCCTAGGTATATAGTAATATATATCTGTAATTGGGGTGTATCGGTGAATCCTAAGTGTGTTCTTCATACGGAAATACCGAGAGCAATTTATAAGTAAAATTATAAATTGTTTGTAACGCATAGATTCTGATCCTCATTTAATGAGACTATAATGAATCCACGAGCCCCCGACATCCATTTTTTGGATGAAAATATATGCTAAGCTAAGAATGAATTGACATTCTGTATCTACATCTCTCCTGCTGATGTAGTATGAAGGAAACTTCTAGAAGTAAGAGATAAAAAGCTCTTACGATAATATAACTGGCCTCAGGTGCAGGAAAATCAACTGTATCAACTTTACTTTGTGTTCAGGCTCAACAACAATATCCTGATGAAATGGTTTTGTATATTGATGCTGAACAAGCTTTTAATATGCAGTATGCTCAAGACTTAGGATTAGATATTGACCCAGATAAATTCTTATTAATTCAACCAGACGATGGTGTACAAGCTTTACAAGTGTATGAAGATATGCTTGAAACTGGTTTGTTTAGTTTAGCTGTAGTAGATTCTATTCCAGCTCTTATCACTAAGCAAGAATTAGAAGGAGATGTTGGTGATATCCATATGGCTCCTTTAGCTCGTTTGCTAAGTCAAACTTTTAAGACAATTCTTCAAAAGCTAAAGCATTATAATGTTGCTGGAGTTTTTATTAATCAGGTTCGTGCTAACTTGGGTTTTGGTGGAGACACAGCAACCCCAGGAGGTAACGCAGTAAAGTTCTATCCATCTATTAGATTAGAGCTTAAGCGTGTTGGTCTCTTAACTAAAGGTGATAATAATATTGGTCAAACTATTAGAGTAAATGCTGTTAAACACAGATTTGGATATCCTTATAGTAAGACTGACATTAATCTTTACTTTGGTAAAGGAATTAACAAACAAGAAGAGATTCTTGAAGTAGCGTTAGATAAAGGTTTAATTACTCGTGGTGGGGCTTATTATACTTTCCCTATTGACTCTTCTGGTGAAACTATGAAAGTAATGGGTAAAGAAGCAGTAGCTAATTATCTTATAGATAATCCTTCTTCTAATGAGTATCTTGAATCTTTAGTTATTCAAGCTCTCACTCCTAAACGTAAAGAACCTGTTGTTGAATCTGAAGAGACAGAAAAATTAGAAGAATAATGTTAATACAAAAACTCCCTCCTAATTTAATAGGAAAAGATTATACAGTTGGAGACATACATGGATGTTATGATCTCCTTATTCAAGAGTTATCTAGGATTGGTTTTGATTTTAATAAAGATCGTCTGTTAAGTGTTGGTGACTTAGTTGATAGAGGTACTAAAGATTTAGAAACTTTATCTTTAATTAAAGAGAAATGGTTCTATTCTGTTCGTGGTAATCATGAACAGATGATGATCGATGCTCTTCCTTTTTATCATGATCAAACACAAGAGAATCTTAATAGTGCAAATCATCATTGTATGAATGGCGGTCAATGGTTTGTTGATTTACCTTTAGATGCTAAAGAATCTTGTGTAATGTTAGCTAAGTCTCTTCCTATACTTTTAGAAACTGTAGTAGATGGAAAACGTATTGGTGTTGTTCATGCCAACATTAGAGATAGTTGGGATAGTTTAGCAGAGTCAATTCAACAAGGTGATAAATACTCAGTTATGGATTCTTTATGGAGTAGAACTAGAATTACTAAAAGTATAGATTCTACTATTAAAGATATCGATCATGTGTTTTTAGGACATACTCCAATACAGGATATTGTTACTCTTGGTAATACGACTTATTTAGACACTGGTGCTGTATTTGGTATGAAGCTTTCTATTATTTGTATTAATGACTTTATGAAGCAGAAAGTGAATGATAAAAAATAAAGTAAAAACACTTGTCATAGATGGTGATTGGTTAGCTTTTGTAGGTGCATGTTTAACACATATTCCTCATTTAGTGGCAATTGATAAACAGTCACGGACAAGAACTATTCTGTACTACAACAGAAAAAGCATTTAACAAAAAACTTGAATCTTTAAATATTGATGAAAGTACTATTGAAGTAATTAAAGAAAAACGAGTTATTGAAAAATGGCAAGACACTGCTAAAGGTGTAATGTTAGGAAAAGCCAATAAATTAAAAAGAGAATCAGGAACTGATTGTGTTCTAATAGCTATTGGTGGAAAAACTAACTTTAGAGATCGTTTAGCTCTTCTTCATTCTAAATATAAAGATAGGGAAGGAAGTTATAGGCCTCCACATCTATCTGAAGTTAGAGCTTTATTAAGATCTATTCTTCCTTATGAAGAATCTGTAGATATGGAAGCTGATGATATTATTAGTATGTATCAGTATAAAGGTAGAGAAGATCAATCTTATATTGTTTGTACTGAAGATAAAGATGCTAAACAAACTCCTGGCTTTTTATTTAATCCCAGAAAATTAGAAATTAAGGATTGTTCTGGTTTTGGGTCTTTAGAATTAAAAGTTAAAACTTCTGCTTCAGATAAGAAAACTTATAGTGTAGATGGTAAAGGAAGATGTTGGTTTTATTATCAAGTTGTATGTGGTGATAAAGTTGATACATACCATCCTTTCGTTAAGAAAGTTTCTGATCTAAAGTTTTATCAAAGCTTTGAAGGTATCACTACTGATAAAGAAGCTTGGGAACTAGTAGCTAAGTTTTATAAAGAAGAATTTGGTGATTGCACTGAATGGACTGATTGGAAAGGTGACACACATGAAGGAACATGGGTTGATATCTTACAAGTTTATGCTGATGTAGTACATATGAAACGTTGGGATAATGATAGGATTGATGTTAAATCAGTTCTTAAAAAATTTGAAATTATTGAATGAGAATAAAATGAGTACTAACTATTTAACAGCTGCAATTACAGCTTATGAAGCTTTATCTGATTATGAAAAAGATCTTTTCTATAAAGTAATCTATCATGCTGAAACAGAAGATTGTTGTGAAGCTAAGGAAACTGAAGTTATCCAAGTGGAAGAAAAATCTAATCCTAAAGAAGACACTAGTAAAGTGTTAAAAGAGTATTTAGAGAAAATTAAAAATTTACCTAATATTCCTTCTCCTATTTCTAAACCAAATAATCCTTTTGATTCTATTAGAAATTATCCGACATTAATTTCGATTAGTAAGGATGCACAGGTAGCAGGATATGGTTTAACAGACGGACTATATATTCATAATGACTTTATTAAGTGATACGCTTAAGCAGTACTGGGGTTATGATTCTTTCAAAGGAATGCAAAAAGAAGCTATAACATCTGTATTGGAGCGGTAATGATACTTTTGTATTAGCTGGTACTGGACTACGGAAAAAGTATTATCTATCAATTAGCAGCTTTATGTAGTGAAGGAACAGCTATTGTCATTAGTCCTCTAATTGCTTTGATGTATGATCAGATGAATAGATTAGAGGAACTTGGTATCTCTGTTACAACTCTTAATTCTGATCTTCGGCGTTAAGCAGACAAGATTAAATAAAGAGAAAATTAAAGAACGGAAATATTAAATTATTATATATTGCGCCAGAAACATTACTTAACGATGAAGTCCAACAACTTGTAAAAGAATCTTTAAATGTATCTTTTATAGCTATTGACGAATCACATGTATTAAGTAATTGGGGCAACTCCTTTAGACCTAAATATAAACAGTTAAGTAAATTAAAATCCCTTTGGGATGTTCCTATTATTGCTCTTACTGCAACTTTAGATACTAAAGGAATTGAAGAAGTTATATCAACTTTAAATATGAAGAATGTTAATAAATTTATTCATAATATTGATAGACCTTCAATTCAATATAATATTTTTTATAAGACGAATTTAAATTCTCAAATGTACCAAATTATTAAATCATATCCTAAGGAAACTTATGGTATTATTTATGCAGGTACAAGAGATAAGACTGAACAAATAGCAATTTGGTTAAAGTCTAAAGGGATTAATTGTGAGGCTTTTCATGCTGGATTACCTAAGAAGAAAAAACAATTAATTCTTGATCAATATCTTAGTGGTGAACTAAATCTTATAGTCGCTACTATTGCTTTTGGAATGGGAATAGATAAGAGTGATATACGTTATTGTATTCATTCTGATGTTCCTACTAATATGGAGGCTTATATGCAAGAGTCTGGTCGTATTAGCAGGGATGGGGTCCCTTCCGAGGCTTATTTATTATATGACGGAAATGATGTAGATTTTAAAATTTTTCTTTCGAGAAAAAGCATAAAAGACCCTGTTCGTCTAAGTAATACAATAAAAACAATAAAATCTTTCTCATTATTTTGTGAGAACTCTTCTCAATGTAGGAGAGAAAAGATGTTGGAATTTTTTAATCAAGTTCCAGAAAAATGTAATAATTGTGATATATGTCTTCAACATAATTCTATACAAGAAAGTATAGACTACAGATTAAGTAGATCACATAAATAAATATTAATTAAAATTTAAGGAAAATTATAAATGGCTAATTTACAAACTATCGTTGATTCAATTGCAGCAGCTCAAGGTATCACTAAGAAAGCAGCTGAAGCTAATGTACGTCAAGTACTAGAAACTATTATTGCTACTACTGTTGCTGAAGGTGAAGTTAAACTTGCTGGTTTTGGTTCATTTAGTATTAAAGATGTAGCAGCTAAAACTGTACGTCATCCAGCTACTGGTGAATCTCTTGAAGTTCCAGCTACTAAGAAAGTATCGTTCAAAGCTGCTGCTGCACTTAAAGAACGTGTTAAAGCAACTGTTTAATTAATATTTAATATATAAAAGCTGAGTCTAAATAACTCAGCTTTTATTTTATAAGGAATTAAAAATTGTCTTTAAATAAAAGTCATAAAGATTTAGTAGCTGACTTTATGGTGTTGATGGAACAATGGTCTCCAGAAGCTCCTAAAGTAGATGTTTCTAATTTATCAGAATTAGATGTTAAAAATTCTCGCCTTCGTTTAAAATTAATTTTAGAAGAACTTGAAGAAATGTTTGAAGCATTCTTAGAGAATGAAACATATAAAGTTGTATTTGCACCATTGTTTGGTATTCTTCAACACAATATTGATAAATTAGAAAAAGAAAGTTTAGATATCGATCGTTTAGCTGTATTAGATGCTATTGTAGATCAAGACTATATTAATAGTGGTACAAGTGTTTGGTTAAACCTTCCTCAAGAAGAAGCTTTCCAAGCTGTACATAGTAATAATTTAACTAAGGTTGATCCTATTACAGGAAAAGTAATTAAACGAGCGGATGGAAAGGTAATTAAACCACCATCATATAAATCCGTTGATTTGCAACCTATTTTAGACAGTCATGATGCTAAATAACACACTTTAAAATTAATGTTTTAAAGAATTTTTAAATGAAAGAAAACCTTTGGTTTAATAACCTTAAAGACTTTGTATTCTACGATTTAGATGATCAGGAATATAAATCTTTATGGAAGGATTTATTCATATATTACCAACATGGTCTTGATAGTCGGTAAGACTTGGGCTGATTGGAATTATATGCAAAATTTATTATGTACATTTTTAGTATATAATGACAAGATTAAAAATAAACAAGCTGTATTTTTTGCTTTGTTTTTTAACAATCTTTTTATAGAAACTCTCTCTAATAAGAGTAGCTCTATAAATATAGAAACACTTGAAGAATTTTTAAAAGATACTAGAACTTTTAATATTGCTAAATATTATAAAGCTAGTATGTTTCTTATGTCTGAGGAAGAGTATATTTCGAATGATGTAATTTCAGAAAGTGATTTTCAAATTTTTAAAGATATTATACTTCTACATAATCCTTATGAAGTTCGTAATGGATTGTTTGGAGTAGTAGATGATTCTACTTTTACTTTTAAGTTTAGACAATTAAACCATAGTAAGGCAGAATTAAAAGAGTTAATTCCTGAATGTATTAACTCAATGTTATCAGTATTGAAAAATTTCTATATTAAAGAACATAGATATTTATATACTAGTAACTTAAGAAAGATTTTAAGTAATTATGAACGATTGAAGGCTACCTCCTAATGAATGGAACTACACTATATTCAAAAAACAAAGCAGGAAAGACTTTAGTTTGGAAAGCTTCTACTGACTATGTATTAAATACTGATGGATATATCACTATTAAAGTTGAATATGGTCAAGAGCGGAGGCAAGATTCAAACTAAAGAACGCTTTGTTAAATCTGGTAAGAATAAGGGTAAAAAGAATGAAACCACTATTCAAGAACAAGCTGATTTAGATATTTCATATCTGTATAGATCTCAACTAGAAGAGAAAGGTTATTTTAAAAGTCTTTCTGAATATTCTAAACCACGTACTGCAATGCTTGCACATAAGTACCAAGATAAAAAACATACACTCTCTTTAGAAGAGGATGGTGAAACATTTTCTAAAGTCTATTATGGGCAACCTAAATTAGACGGTATTAGATGTTTTATCACTTTACTTGATGATGGTACAGTTGCTTTTATTTCTCGAACTAACAAATTTTTTACACCTTTTGAGCATATTGCTAAGATTGTAAAGCCTTTATTAAATGTAGGAGATATCTTAGATGGTGAGTTATTTAATCCTAATATCCCTTTTGTCAATATTGAGTCTATTGTTAACTCTGATAGTGATAGATTTATCTTAGATGAAGTAACTGGTGCTAGGGTATTTTCAGAGAAAGATATTCAATTTCATATGTATGACTACATTCCTAAAGAAGGTGGAGATGAATTACCTTATACTGAGCGTTTAGAGCTTATCAGAGGAATGATTGATACCTACTTTAGTGATAGTACCTCTCCTATTAAAGGTGTCCTTACAGAGCAATTAGATACTATTACAACTATGAAAAATAAATTTTCAGAATGGGTGTTAGCAAAGTATGAAGGTCTTATGCTTAGAGCAGGAGACTCTCTGTACGAGTTTAATGAACGTTCATTAGGGCTATTGAAGTACAAAGAGATGTTTGATGAAGAGTATCAAATTACAGATATTGAAGAGTCTCCTAATGAACCTGGTCAACCAATATTTATTGTTGACTTAAGAAATGGGCAAACATGTTCAGTTCGTAAGAAGGGTAGTAAAAAAGTTAATGAAGCCTTATTAAAAGATAAAAAGTCTGTAATTGGAAAATGGTTAACTGTTCAGTATCAAACTAAAACTGCTTATGACAATTTAGCATTTCCTGTTGGATTGGAAATTCGAGAAGGTCAATTTAAAGATGGTGTCTTTGTTCCATCAACATAAAGGGAAATATAATGATATCAATTTTAAAAAAGCCTGATGATTATGTTTTAAATTCATTAGTGTTTAAAACAGCTAATAGTTGTTTGTATGGATGCTATACTGAATTAAATGGTATTGCTGGTGAATTAGATTCTTCTGAAAAGTACACAAAAGATAGTAGGACTATTTTAACTGCTTATGATGTATTTTATTTCAGTCCTTCTCAAGTTGTTAAAGCTAAATTACAATATGATTTTTCTGATAATTTAGATACTTTTGTTAAAGGTTCTTCTTTAACTATAGGTGATTATTTATACATCCCTTTTAGTAAAGAAGATTTAACTGTAAATCCTATTTTGAGGATATCTTCTTATTTACATGATGGTAAATACGATATAGCTTATGCTGATTCTTCTTTGTTGTCTGAACTTAAAGTTCCTGAATGGTTTTTACTTAGATATCTCTCTTGTGGTGTTCCTGATAACGAAGCTTATAATAGTTTAATAGAAATATATCTTTTACAAAATAATCTATCAGTTACTGAATTTAAATCTAAACTCTTAGAAGATTACACTACCAGATTAAGTCCGAATTTAAAAATAACTAAAGGATTTATTAATCTGGCATTGGTCAATCTTAGTGGGTTTTATAATAAGAATTCTAAAAATATTTCATACCGATTAGATGATTTTGATGAAGCTTTTAATAAACAAATTATTCTTTTCTTATCTAGTCATGGTATTAAGTATGAAATAACTGAAACTGATTTAGTAATTAAGTCATATTTAGTGACGTGTTTATTTATGTCTGATTTTAATAATTATTCATTTTTAAATACATTATCCCCTATACTTAAGAAACAAGTTCTACTTTATTTAAAATTATTTAAACGAGTAACTGGATCAAAGATTTCTTTGGTTTATGTGCAAGATTTTCTTAATAAGTGTGGAAAAATTTTAAGTAATATTGATACGTATGATAGTCAATATTCAATTTTAACTATTCTTAAGGAATCTGAAGATTATATTAAAATCGATGAAGGATTTCTTGTTCCTATTTTATCTATTGAAGAAGTTTCTCATTCTTCATTATTGCAATTAAACATTAGAGAAATAAATGATAATTGATACTGTTGTTAACTCCTTACAAACAACTTCTAAAGTGGCAGGGAGTAAGATGACCATTAATGTAACTGGTTCATCTTTTGGATTTATTTTAGAAAATCTTTATACAAATCCTCATAAGGCTATTGTACGGGAATTAGTTTGTAATGCTGTTGATGCACATCAAGCTGTAGGTAATACTAATCCATACTATATTCAAGCACCTTCTAAATTTGATCCTACATTTATCCTTAGGGATTTTGGACCAGGGTTGAATGGAGAAGAAATTGATCGATACTTAAATACTTTATATGAGAGTAGTAAGGGAGAAACGAACGATCAAATTGGAGGTTTTGGGCTGGGTTCAAAGAGTCCATTTGCTTTAGTTCCTTCTTTCTTCTTAACTTCATATAAAGATGGTATTGAGTATAAATGTTTCTGGTACAGAGATGAAGAAGGTATTCCTGTTCTTAAAATTCAATCTACTTCAGAAACTTCTGAACCTAATGGATTAAAGTATACAATAAGTTTTGCTGAAAAAGACGTAGATTTGATTACTTCTGCATGCAAAACTGAATTGTTTAATTTTTCCTTATTACCTAAGTTTCTTTCAGACATCAATGATGTGTCTACTGAATATGATATTTGGGAAGATTATAAATTAAAGAAATTAGAAGAAGAAAAAGAATATACTATTTATAGCTCTGCCAATGCTTTATTATTTTCTGACTCTCAACGATACTTCTATAGATCTCCTATTATCTCTATAGGTGGAGTTATTTATAGAATTACTGAACGAGATTGTGCAGCTTTATACCATAAAAAGATTAGTCATTTTATTAATGATAATTCTACTTTAATTATTAATATTCCTATTGGTAAATTAAAGTTACCAAGTACAAGAGAACATGTATTAGAGACTACAGAAAATACAGAAGTAATTAAACATTATATTGATATTGCTTTTGATGTGCTTTCTGGAAAGATGCAAGAAAAGTATCAAGAGATGTTTGAGGAAGATTTTAAAACTAGTCCTCTAGCTTTAAATATTCATAATTTTTATAAATTTTGTATGACTCATGGATATAATCCTAAATCTATCCATGAGGTACTTTATAATAATGTAGATGTTCCTGATTTAGATGCTTTAGGGTTTCTTGCTACTGAATCGTTTGAAGGTCATAGTTTATCTAAGCCTTTAACAACTTATACTTCTATCTATCATATTTTTAGTCTTTGTTATGTATTTAATAAAGATCCTAATTCACTTAAACGAGATAGAGTAGAGTCTTTATTCCATATTCAAGATGTTAGTCTTAGTAACTATAAAGTTATTCCTCGTCAATCTCAATTTCAACCTTCTTGGTATGCTAATAATACGAAAACTTTATTCATCTATGCTGATTCTAAAGTTCCTTCTAGTTGGTTGTATGGGATTAAAGACATTGAACAGTATAAAGCTATTAAGGTATTAAGACCTAATTCATTTCTATTTTGTGGGTGGAAGAACAGAATTGAAGAAGGGTTTAACTTATTATCTTTAGTTGCTAGTGCTTGTAACTTAGATGTAATCAGAGCTAGTGAAATTACTAGACCTGAAAATCATAAAACTGTTACTGCTTCTTCTACAACTACTCAAGCTTTTTCTTATTACAAATACAGCCCTATCAGTGCTTATTCTGAACTGAAGAAGATCTTTAAACAAGTAGATAGTAATGGTAAGTTTATTCCTTTTGGCTTAGATTATATTGAAGAAACTGAAGAAGTTTTTTACAGACTAAAAACTGAATATCCTTATCCTCCACAACATGTTAAATGTTATATGCAGCATTATAAATATGAGAATGTTTATGTAATAGAGGATAGTAAGGAAGAAGAATTCTTAAATATACTAAAGGCTAGTCAAGTTGTTAAGAAAGTCTATAAAGTTAATGAATCTTTAGAATTAGATTTGAAACCTTTATTTACTAATGAAATGAAATTCTTAACAGCGTTACAATATGTATGGAATTCATGTAGTTTGAATGTAACTCTATTTAAGTTACTTGCTACTAATATGTTTAATAGTCATCCTTATCTAGAAAAAGAAGTATTTGAAAATCTTCTTTCAAATGTAAAGCACAGTGTTGAAACGTCTAGACATATACATAAGTCTTTTATGTTTTCATGGATGCAAGCTACTGATTTGAAAATAATGATTTTTAGACTAGAAGACTTATCACCTTATCTCGACCAGTCCTTAATTGACTCCGCTTACTCTACTTTAGATGAAACTACAGTTCAGGCATTCTTAGATACATGTCTCCCTCCTGCATTAAAAGATTATATTAATATATCCATTAAGGAAAAATAATGACAACAGATTACGAAAACACAGACACTCAAGATGTAGAAATTATTTTGAGTAGTCAATATGTTTTATTTACTAATGCTTCTCTTAATATCATGTTCCATAAAGACCATGTAAATTTTGATAAAGCTGTTAGAATTGCTTTAGAACATTTAGACACTGAAGAACTATCAGCTGCTAAAATAGCTGAATTACAAGACTTACATTCTATTACTAAAGCTTTAGTTAATTGGAGTAATGGAAGATTAGTTATAGCTGGCAATCGTGTGAAGTTTGATGAGGATTATATTCCTATTGCACTTGAAGGCCATCTATTAAATTGCTTTAAGAAAGGCAATCAAATTGCATTAGAAGCTTGGAGTAAGTTTATTGAGCGTCTACGTGATGTTTCTCATACTGACACTTATGAACGTTTGTACGAGTTTTTAAAATTTAACGATCTGTCAATCACAGCTGATGGTAATGTATTAGCTTGGAAAGTTGTTCGTCCAGATTTTAAAGATAAGCACTCAGGAACATTTGATAACTCCCCTGGAAAAGTTTGTAGTATGCCACGTGTTAAAGTAACGCACGATCCTAATAAGACTTGTGCTTCTGGATTACATGCATGCGCATTTTCATACTTAAATAGTTTTGCTAGTTATGGCGATCAAGTTGTTCTTGTTGAAATTGATGTAAGAAATATCGTATCAGTTCCTGTAGATTATAATGGAAGTAAAATTCGTTGTAGTGAATATACTGTTACTCATCATGTTGGAACTTGGGGTAAAGGCATTGATGGTTCTACAAATACATCTGAATTGTTAGATAGTATCTTATAAGAGTTTTCTTATGTCAGATATTAATATTGATTACTTCACTGACTACACCTCTCTTACTGGAACATACAAAGATACAATTCTTACAGGGTTAAAGATCTTCAAAGGTTTTGATCCTGATGTTATGGATTATTGTGGAATTGTAACTACTAATAATATTATAATTGGTTTTGTAGGTATTAAGATATTCCAAAATAATGTTTACATTAAAGTATATCAGTATCCTAATGTATGTAGATTATCTATTTTATCTTTAATAGATAGTTCTATAAGTTTTAGTCAGAGTATTGTAAGTGGACTTGAATGTAATAAAGTTATATTTCAAGATGTTTCTTATGCACACACATTTAAATTACAACAGATTATTTCAGATATTGAAATAGAAAATAATAATTATGTAACTACATCTGAGAAGTTGTTGTCTGTTGATATGTCTAAAATAACTTTAAAAAATATTATTTTAGCGAAAATATAATAATGTCTGATGTACATTTAGATGCTACTCGTGAAGTAGCGTTTAATTATCTAAGAAAAACAAATAGAATGTTAATTATTAATGATAAGGATGATAAATTTTTCCATAACTTTAATAATAAATATCGAGTTTGTAATGTGCTACTTATTGGTAGCGACTATGATAGTATTCCTTATACTGCTGGTTATTCAGTAACAAATATGGGCTTTGGTTTAAAACAGAACTTTGAAGATGGTTGTCTTAATCATCCTGTTGATGTTCTGTATGTAGACTTAACTACTCAATATAATCTTTCTACTTATCTTGATTATTCTATAGATGAAGATAGTTTGATTATTATTAAAGTTAAAAGCCCTAATGACCTTCCTGAATTACCTGAAGCTTTTAAGGATTACAAAGAAAATATGTTTTATATTGGGGATTGGAATAAAAATCATAAAGCTGATTCTCAATATTATTTAGTAATGATTTAAAAAGAAGAATAAATGTATTTAGATATTTTTGGAAAAATTAGAGAAAATCTAGAAAAACCATCCAAGCTTAAGCGTCCTAACTTATTAGCTATTAATCCATCTGGACAAGTTTGTTATGATCTTTCAACAGATAAACAAGTAGGTTCTTGCTTAAGACAAGTATGGTTAGATAAAACTAATCATCCCAAATCTTCTACAATAAGTTTAAAAGCTAGAATGGCAGCCTTTAGTGGTAATTGGTGGGAAGATTGGTTTATCAATCAATTACAGCAAGTAGGTATTTATGAAGATAGTCAATTCATTGCTTCTGATCCTTCTAGGTATATGAAGGGATTAGTAGATGTTAGTATTACTAATCCCTCTACTGGAGAATTAGAATTAATTGAAGTAAAAACCTATGATGGAAGTAATTATACTACTGCTCAAGCTATACTAGGTAATCGTACAAAAAGACCATCTCCAAAGATCTCTCATTTGCTTCAAGCGTTCAGATACTTAATGGTATATAAAGATGAAGTGAAAGCTATTAATTTATGTTATATAGATAGATCTTGTGGTGATTGGTATAAGTATAAGCAGTTTCGCATTACATTTACAGAAGTTAATGGCAATTTATATCCGTTGATTGAAACTAATTGGAATGGAGAATATCATTCTTATACTGAAATGAGTGTGTCTTCTGATGGAATTGATAAAGCGGAGTTAAAGTTAATTGATGCTTTAATGTCTAACACAATTCCTATGAAAGAATACATTCAAGAATACACAGTAGAAGAAATTGAAGCAAAGTATCGATTAGGTGAGATTCCTAAATATGCTTATGATAAGTGGGTTAAGGACCCTGTAAATAATCCTATTGGAGATTACCAATGTCGCTATTGTGCTTTTAACAATGGTGCTTGTAATTCATATGATTAAATATTCTAACATGTATCATATAGATGATATTGTGTTATCAAATTATTGCCCTAATACTAATAAGATACCTACGAATGAGAGATATGTAAAATTTAAGACATCTCTTCATTCTTTCCATCGTATTTCTAATATTTATGATAAAAATATAAATAGCTTTGCTGCTTATATATGTAATAGCATTTTGTTAAATTCTTTAGAATTGAATAAAAATATTTTATCTTATGAGAATTATTTTTATAATGTTATTACTGGGTTTTCTAGGAAAAAAGCTCAAGCTATCACTTCTATTCAAATTGCTCACTATTGGACTTCACTTGTGAAAGTATATGAATCCTTATTAAGTATTGTTAGAAGTGAAGAAGTCTTAGAAGTTAAAACACTTTTACGAGGTGTTGGTAAGACAAAGTTTATAAATATAACTCCTGTTAATAATAATTATTATTGGGAAATTCCTGTTCAAATTGTTAAAACTGATTTCTCCCTCCATAATATTCTTATCATTCCAATCACCTCACATCAAAGTATTTATTCTAATCTTAATGTATTAAATACTATTGCAGCTTATCCTAACGCATCTTCCCTCTCCGTTATTCAAATATCTTTAGAAAAACCTTCTATTATTTTAAATAGTATAAATCTGAGTACTTCTGTAAGAAGATATGCTACAGATTTTATAGAGTCATTCTATATTGATTTCTCTCATGCTAATTTAACAAACTGTCCTAGTTGCCCTATATCTCCATGCACTATACATCAAATGTTTGGAGTTGTAGTTCCAAATGTTAAAAATACTAAAAAGAATAAATATATTGAATTGGTAAATATTAAATGAAAGTAGAATATACTTATTTAGAAGGTACAGACCCTATTTATGTCAGTGGTAGTAATGGTGTACAAAGAGTTTTAATTATATTTAAAGATGACTCCCGTACATTTGTTTATTATTGTGATGACTACTATCGTACTGTTCATTTAAATGAAATTATAGATAGATCTTCTAAACTTGGTTTCCATTTAGATAATTTCAAAAAAGTCGAATCAGATATTGAATTTTATTATTATATTGATTGGATTTCTAGAAATTATAATTATTCTGGAGAACATATCTCAGAGAAAATTACTGGCCATGATTTAGGCGGAGCAGTTGTTGATACTAGAGGTTTTTAAATATGGCTTCAAATGAAGTAGATGGTAGAGGAAGTAAAGATCAAAGAACTATCTTTGATATGCTTAGAGAGATTTATCCTAAGCTAGAAATTATTTATGAGTTCCCTCTCCATGATCTTAATCAAAGACTTGATTTATTTATCCCTAGTCTAGGTATTGCGGTTGAGTACGATGGAATTCAACATGATCAATTTGTTCCTTTCTTCCATAAAGAGTTTGAAGACTATAAAAAAGGGAGAGATTACGATCAACAGAAATTAGAGTATTTAACTAAGCATGGTATTAAATTAGTTAGGATTAAACATAATAAAATGGTTAAGTCTCCAGAAGAGTTAAAAGAATTAATTGATTCTGTTGATTACCCACCATTTGAATATACTGGTCTAGAATCTAAGAACTTAAAAAAACAAGAAAAATTAGATAAAGATAGAGAGTATAGACGTAACATATATAAAAAGATTAAAGAAAGTAAAAATAAGAGTTAATTTTGATTAATACTGTAATTAAACGTAATGGACGAAGAGTTAAGTTCCAAGCAGATAAATTAAACAAATTAGCCAATTGGCGGAGCAGTTCATGGTGTATCATGGAGTGAGATTGCGCTTAACGGCTTAAAAAAGTTACATGATGGTTGTACTGTACAAGATATTATCAATGCTCTTATTAGTGCTTGTCTTGATCAAGCTACAACTGCTCATTTACAAGTAGCTGGTAAACTTTATACTGCTGATTTATATAAGCGTGTTTTTGCTTATACAGGGTTAGATGTACCTCCACCATTAAAAGATCATCTTCGTTATATGTATGAGAAAGGGTATTACCTTAAATTTGATTACACTGAGGAAGAATTAGATATTATAGATGGATGGTTAACACATCATAAAGATTTTGATTTGTCTTATACTCAAATCAATCAGATGGAATCTAAATATTTTGTTAGAGATCGAGTTTCAAAACAAACTTATGAAACTCCTCGATTCATGTTTGCTCGTATTGCATTAGCAGTCTTCGAGAAAGATGAAAACAGAATGTACCATATTAATAATTTTTTAAAATATTTAGATAATCTGGATATGAATTTACCTAGTCCTAACTGGTCTTACATTGGAACAGTTAGACGTACAGGTGCAAGTTGTTGCTTATATTCTATTGAAGATACTTCTAGATCTATTGCAGCAGCTAATCATATTACTGAAATGATGACTATTGCAGCTGCTGGTTTAGGTAATAATTATATTATTAGATCTATAGGAGATTCTGTTAAAGGTGGAACTATTATCCACCAAGGTAAGCAAGGGTATCATAAAGCTGCTCAAGGTATTACTAAATCTAATAAGCAAGGTAGTCGAGGTGGTGCTTTAACTACTTATGTGCCTATTAATGATCCAGAAATTGAAGTAATTGTAAAAGCACGTAATCCTTCTACTGTTGCTGAATTAAAAGTTGATGAAATCGATTATGCATTTATGTACAATCGTTACTTTGGTATTAAAGTAATCAATGACGAACAATGGATGTTAATCAGTCTTAAAGATGCTCCTGATCTATATGAAGCATTCTACTCTAATCGTTATGAAGACTATGTAGAGTTGTATGAAAAGTATGAACTAGATGATAGTGTTAAAAAGACCTTTATTAGAGCTCGTGATTTAGCTGATGTCTGTCTCTCTGAACAGTATGAAACAGGTAGATTATATAGTGGGGATAGTTATCAGATTAATTATCATACTCCACATAAAGATCCAATCTATTCAAGTAATTTGTGTCTTGAAATAACTCTTCCTACTAAACCATTCCATTCTGTTAGAGAACTCTATGAAGAATTTTCTTCTGAATGGGCTTATATCACTTATGAAGATAAATCTGAAGAAGTGATAGTTGATATTGAATCTGCTCGTTGGTCTTTAGCTAATGTTAAAGCAGGTGATACTGTCAATGGTAAAGTAGTTAAGAAGATTGAATCGAAAAATGAGATTGCTTTATGTAATATTGCTGGTGTTAATTTACATCGTGATTTTACAGATGAAGAATATTTAGATATTTGTTATTATCTATTACGTGTTATTGATTACGTTATTTTAAATTCTTCTTATGAATTTCCTAATGTTAAATATACTGCTGCTCAAAGGATGAATGCTGGTGTAGGTTTAACTAACTTTGCATATGAGTTAGCACGTAAGGGCTTATATTATAGTTCTAAAGCTGGTAAACAACATGCTCATTTTATAGCTGAGCGTCATTGGTATATGCTAGCCAAAGCTTCTTTAAAGATTTCTAAAGAACGTGGTGTAGCTCCTTGGATGTTTAAATCTAAATTACCTGAAGGTTGGACTCCTTTAGATACTTATTGTCATGCTGTCGATGGTATTGCTGATTTTGAATATAGATATGATTATAAAGCTTTAAGTCAAGAAATTATTGAAAATGGTGGCTTAGCTCATTCTTCTTTAGTAGCTCACATGCCTTGTGAATCAAGTTCCCAAGTATTAAACAGTGTTAATGGACTATATCCTATTCGTAGAGGTAAGATTGTTAAAACTGATGGCGCTAATGTTAATGTATCTATTGCTCCTCATTTTGAAGAACTACAATGGAATTATGAAATTGCATGGGAAGTTGAAACTAAACATTTAGTAGACCATTATGCAATTTTTCAAAAATTTAATGATCAGTCTATTTCAGCAGATTTCTATCATGATTTTACAAGATCTAATAGTGAATTAACTAAGAAAAAATTATATTCAGATTTTTTATATAAAATTAAAATGGGTTTAAAAACTCAATATTATACAAACAGTAAAACAAATAGTGAAGATGAAGGATCTAAAGCTGCTTCGTGTGGTAGTGGTGGATGCTCTCTATAAGAATGAGAATAATAAATAATGTCTGAAACATTAATTAATTTAAATAATTCAGGATGGGAAAATGGTCACTATCCTTTAATCTTAGGCGAACGTTTAGGATTACATGATAGTATTAATGTGGCTCATCCCACATTATTTGATTTATATAAAAGACAAAAAGAAATTGATTGGGAAGAAAACGAAGTAAGCCTAATTGAAAGTAAAATTGACATGGAAGTTAATGCTCCAAAATATATTAAAGACTTAATGATTAAAAATCTTAGTTATCAATGGGAATTTGATAGTATTGCTTCTAGGTCTTTTGCAACTTTGTTAGCACCTTTTATTACGAATAGTGAATTCTGGTTAGCGCAAGCTAAAAATCAAGAAATTGAAGGTCTTCATGCTTTAACGTATTCAGAAATTATTAGACTTTGTCTTCCTAAAGAGACTCATTTAATTATTGAAAATATTAGTAAAAATGAACATATTTCTAATAGATTTGTTAAGGTTTCTCAAGTTTTAGAAGATCTTCAAATAGCTGGGGCTGATTATATTTCAGGCCGTATTTCTAACGATCAAAATCTCTTTAATAGAGTCTTTAAAGCAATCTATGCAATGTTCTTAGCAGAACGTTTACAATTTATGTCTTCTTTTGCTACTACTTTTGTTACAGCTGAACAAGGGTATTTTGTAGGAATTTGTAAATTAATTCAAAAAATTGCGACTGATGAACTTACTTGTCATGCGGCAGTGCTTGCTTATGTTCTTAAGAATATTATTGAAAAAGATCCACGAGGAAAAATTGCTGTTAGAGAGTGTTGGAATGATCTAGTTGATCTCCATAAAGATGTAACAGCTTCCGAGTTAGCTTGGAATAAATATATCTTTTCTGAAGGAAGAAAAGCTGTAGGTTTAACAAGAGAATTACTTGATGATTGGACATACTATAATGCTTACTTTGCAGGATTGCCTGTAGGGATTACTAATGAAAATAATGTTCCTGTAAATCCTCTTCCTTATATGAAAGACTGGTTGGATATAGATTCTTTCCAAAATGCTAATCAGGAAGGTGATAATACTAATTATCAAAAAATTAGAGCGATTGATGATGTTCCTTCTGGAGTATTGGATTTTGAATTATAAAAATTATTTTGATAAATACACTTCAGTTCTTACAAATAATGGGTGGAAACGTTTAAAAGATGTAAATCTTGATAATGATCTTATAGCTCAATTTAATTCTGACTTTAGTATTAGTTTTGAAAAAGGTTCTAACTATAGTTGTGTTGATTATTCAGGTATCTTAATTACTATTACTAGTTCTTTAGGGCTATCTTTACTTACAGTTACACCTGATTCTCAAATACCTTATCTTGAATATACTGATGAAGGCTCTACTCATAAAGTAGATTATATTCATAATATTAATCTTGATCATAATAATTATTTATACACCACAGGGAAAAGGGATATCCAAAATATCCCTGAACTATATTTTGATAGAACTTATACTAAAGATGAATTAGATGCTATCCAAGCTGAAGGTGTATTAAAAGGATATTCAGTTATCATTAATGACAATGAGACTAGTGCTTATTATTTAGAAACTAATACAGCTCCATTTGATTCTAATGATATTATAAAATCTACATATGAAGATAAGATTTATACTTTATCTGTCCCTTCTGGAATGATGGTTACTAGAAGAATTAATAAGGTAGTAATAGGATGTACTAATGTCTGATGATGTAGATTATGAAGCAAAGCTTCTTGAAATCTTAGATCAAAATAGAGATGTATGGAAAACTGAAGCAGAATTCTTTTCATGGATACGTGGTCGGGATTAGAGGTGCTGTATGGATGCGTCACCCTGTTAAGTTAAAATTAATTGCAAGTAAAAGACGTCAAATACCTAATCCTAAAAAGAAAGGCAAGAAAACTGTATGGGGTGCTACTTGTGCTCTATGTCATCAAGATTATGTCATTGGTGATATGCAAGTCGATCATAAACATGGTGGAGATTATAGTTTAAAAACTGTAGCAGATATTGAATCATTCTTTAAAAGAGTTGTATTTGTTACAGCAGATGATCTTCAGCTTATTTGTAAGAACTGCAACTATGCAGCAACCTATGCAAAAAGATTTGGTATGTCTTTTGAAGATGCTTTATGTACTAAGTATGTAATTAAATTAATTAAAGAGAAAAGAATAGAAGAGTTTTATACATCTCGCAATCTTGTAATGCCAAAGAAAGCTTTAGCTATTAGAGAAGAAGCTATTAAGATATTAATAAAAGAAATGAATAATGTCTAAAAAATTAGAAGAAGAATTAAAATCATCTAGAGTTATTAAAAAAGGTCAATGTCCTAAATGTGCTGCTGAAGGTAGAGACAGGTCTAAGAATAATGCTATTCATTATGAAGATGGTGGTGTTTACTGTTGGTCAGGACATGGCATTTTAACTCTATCTGAGACTTATAAAAAGAAAATAAATAAAGAGTATTACATAGAGGATATAGATATGGGTCTAGAATTCAGTCCTGAGTACTGGTCTAACCTAACTGACAATACAACTACAGATCCTAGAGGTTATCGAGGACTACATAAGGAAACTTGTGAAAAATATGGAGTGATGCATGAAATCGATCCAAGCACAGGTAAACCTAAATTTCAATATTATCCTGTAACTAAAAATAATGAGTTATCTGGTGTACGTTGGAGAGATTTAGAAAAGAACTTCTACAAGAAAGGTGAAGTTGGTATGGAATGTGATTTGTTTGGTCAAGTTGCATTTTATAATACTAAAGCTAGAAGATGTATTATTGCTTGTGGTGAAATTGATACAATGACTTTGTATCAAGTGGTATCTAAAGAATCAGAACGAAAAGGGTATGGTGAAATACCAGTAGTATGTACTACTATTGGTGAAGGTGGTTATAAACAGATTCAAAAGCAATATGCTTGGTTTGACACATTTGATCGTATTACTGTTTGCCCTGATCAGGATGAGGCTGGTTTAAAGCATTTACATCAATTAGTAAAATACTTACCTAAAGGAAAAGTTCATATCATGACATTACCTAATGGATTCAAAGATCCTAATGTAATGCTTCAAGATAAAAAAGAAAAAGAACTTGTTAATGCTTATTTTAGATCTCAGATTTATAGTCCTTCTGGTATTGTAGGTTCAGACGCTTTATTTAATGATCTTTATGATTTTGAAGAAAAACCAAGATTAACTTTCCCTCCATTCTTAAGTCATGTTCAAGATGATTTATTAATGGGTGGATTAGATTTTCCAAGTATCTTTAATATTGTCGCTCCATCAGGTATTGGTAAATCAACTATTCTTAATGAAATGATTTATCATTGGATTATGAAAGAACCTTATAAAGTAGGTATTCTTGCATTAGAATCAACCCGTAAGGAATTTTCTAAACTTTTAGCTTCTCGTCATCTTAATCGTAAGCTAGCTCTTTTAGATTCCTTAGGCCGACAAGCTCTCCTTGAAGAAACTGTAGAACACAATAGAGATCTATTCTTTACTGAAGAAGGAGATGTCCGTTTCTACTTCATGGAAGAACTTGATGGAAATATTAATCGTATTAAAGAACTTATTGAGCAATTAATTATTGCTTGTGATTGTAAAGTTATTGTTATTGACCCACTTCAAGATTTATTTGCTGGTTTAAGTAATGAAGATCAAGAAGAGTTTTTAGCGTGGTTAAAGATTATGATTAAACGCTATGAAATTATTTTTGTATGTATTAATCATATTCGTAAACAAGATGGTCGTGTGGACCAAAATAAAATGTATATGGAATCTGAAATTATGGGTTCCTCTACTATTATTAAATCTTCGTTCTTCACAATGCTACTTAATCGTAATAAGTATTTAGATAAAAGTAATCCTAATACTAATGTTATTAAGGTAATGATTTCTAAAAATCGACAAACTGGTTTAACTGGACCATCAGCAGATCTGTATTATGATAATGCAGCTCATCTGTTATTTAGATTGGACGATTATAAAAAACTTAATCCTCATGTTTTCTCTGAAGAAGATGTTGAAGATCCATCTAAAGCTACATATTAATAATAAATATAAATCATGTACATTCTTTCGCTGACTGATTGTGCAATTTTAGGAAAATTATGACTAAACGTTTTCGAAGAGCTGTTCTGGATATTGAAACAAATGGTTTCATAGAACACTTATTAGATTACACTTTAAAACCTATGGTACTAAAGCCACATGCAAGATTGTGGTGTATTGCTATTAGGGACTTTGATAATCAAGATGATGTTATATCGTTAAAATTAGATGAATGCACTTCTGATAATCTTAAAGAACTTTTAAAAGATTGTGAAGAGTTGATCTTTCATAATGGTATTGCATACGATATGGTTATGCTTCAATTATTTAACGTTGTTGATTATCGTGTAGGTTATGAAGGAGAGACAGATACTCTCTTTGGTCGACCTATTAAATTTATTGATACGTTACTTTTATCAAAACTTTTAAAACAAGATAGATTTGGTGGTCATAGTGTTGAAGCATGGGGTAAAACTCTAGGAGTACCTAAGATTGATTTCCATGACTTTGAAAACTATTCAGAAGAAATGGTAATATATTGTGAGGGAGATACTCTTACACAAGCAAATATATATGTTGCCTTATTAGAAGAAATGGGTGATAAAGGCTGGGAGATATATGAAAAAGCTTATCGAATGGAAGTTAAGCTCATGTCTCTTACTGTGTCTCAAGAGCTTAGAGGATTCCATTTTGAGAGTGAAAAAGCTGTAGAAGCTGTGGAATACTTTCAAGGGATTCTAGATAGGATTAAACTTGAAGTAGATGCTATCTTACCTCCTCGTCCTCTTAATAAAGGGGAAGCTAAAGAGTATCAACCTCCTAAAACTCAAATCAAGAAGAATGGAGACTTGTCTTCTCATATGCTTAACTTCATTACAAGAATTGGAGCTGAAGTAAATGAAGATAAAACTATAGTTACTTTTGAGGGTAGAGAATATCCTCTTCCTATTGATCCTGAAGTTTGTTTAAAGGAATTAATTCCTGGATCTATTGATAATTTAGACTATCTTAAAGCTTTCTTACTTGACTTAGGATGGGATCCTATGGAGTGGAAAGAAAGAGATCTAACTAAAGATACTAAAAAACATAAACTTAGTGAAACTAAAATGGAAGAAGCTATTCTTCGTTATGTTGACAATACTCTTAATGGACCTTATAAGCAGCATCGATTAGATATTCTTGGATTAAAAGATGAAAGAGCTTTAGCTTCTTTCCTACTTTCCCAAAAAGGTGGATTCAGTATTAAAGTACCTGTTAGTCCTATGTTAAGAATTGGTACTGAGAAAAAGATTTGTGATAACTTAAAAGCTTTAGGAAAAGAAGCTGAGTTTGTAGAAGATGTATTAAAGTATCTTACATTTAAACATCGACGTAATTCTATTGCTGGTAGTAAAGAGAATGATGATGGGGATCCATTAACAGGATTTCTTAGTCAAGTTAGGGAAAATGGTCGAATAGGAACGCCTGCTGACACATTAGGTGCTAATGGCGGTAGATACCGTCATAAAGTTGTTTGTAATATTCCTCGTGTGTCTTCTCCTGGGGGAGACCGTATGCGTAGCTTATTCTCTTGTGGTCCAGGCCGAAAACAATTCGGTTTTGACTTCTCTTCATTAGAGGCAAGGATTCAGGGTCATTATGTTCTCCCGTATTCAGATGGTGCAGCTTTAGCAGAGGCATTAATCGCGGAGAAGCCGAATGATATTCATTGTTTATCTTTAGATACAGAAATACTGACTAAAGATGGTTGGGTAGATCACTCTAGTATAACTCCTACATCACTAGTTGCTAATTGGAACAGTGAAACTAAAACTATTACATACACAACTCCTTCTGATATTATAAAAGGTGTTAATAAAGATGTCATGATTAATATTGTGACTGATAGGCTTAGCCAACGTGTTACTGCAAATCATAGAGTTGTTTTATATAATCGTGATCTTGAAAACCATATCACTATATTAGCTAGAGATTTGAAGAATTATTTAAGTACTAATTTAAATTGTTTTATTCCTGCTAATGGTATCTTAGAGCATGATGAAAGAACATTAGAGAAAAGCTCTTATCAAGTTGTTAAGGATAATATTGATAAAGTTATTAGTCTTAGTAAAAAAGAATCTTGTTTTATTGTTCAATCGTTAGATTATGATTTTATTAATACTTTAATTTTAATGGAAAGACTTTCTGGCTCTTCTCCTTTTCTTATAGTTAAAGATTTAAATGGTAGTAACTTATATCAAACATCTATATCTTTATTAAAGGATCAACCTCCTTTAAATGTAGATGGGTTTAAAATTACAGTTAATGATATTACTGAAGAGAAAGTAGAAAAAGAAGATGTATGGTGTGTAACTGTACCTTCTAGTTATATTATTATTCGTAGACATAGTTGTGTATCTGTTACAGGTAATAGTATCAATGCGAATAAGTTAGATATTACAAGAGATAACGCCAAATCTTTCTCTTATGCTTGTATGTACGGAGCGCAAGCCGCAAAATTAGCTAAGATGTTAAGAATTAATAAAGCTGAGTCAGAACGATTGTTCTTAGCTTATTGGGATGCTGTACCTGCCCTTAAAGAATTAAGAGATAAAGTAGAAGCATTTTGGAAGTCTACTGGTAAACAATACATTATTGGTATTGATGGTAGAAAATTATTTGTAAGAAGCCAACATAGTTTAATTAACTTATTGTTTCAATCTGCTGGAGCTATTTGTGTTAAATATACTATTGTTGGAGTTTGTAGAAGACTTGAGGAACTTGGTATACTAGGTGATCCTTTAGTTGATACTGAAGAAGATGAAAAGAAAAAAGTTTATTTAATGATTGTGTACCATTCGGAAATATCCGATTAGATTATTAGTCTAATAAGAGTGGCTTTACGAAGTAATTCGTATTGTAAAACCTATCTAAACGGGGAAAGCTAAGTGTATTTAATGCATATGCCAATCCCGTGCTAAATGAGCATATGCTCTAAATGCCTAACGACTATCGAAAACATACAGTAATGTAGAAGTGAGTAGAGTAGGAGATAAATCGTTCAACTCCAAAACGATAGGAGTCCTGTGATATATTGTATTATCAGGATTATGATATAGTCTGAACTCATAGGAAACTATGAGAAGGGTGTGACGTACCCATAACAAAATTGGATGAAGCACAATTTGACTGTCCTGAAGATTTCTTCAAAATTCATATGTATGATGATGAAAAGGAAGCTAAGGCAGCCTCTAAAGAATATAAAGATAGTAGCTCTGTAGGCCACAATGAGGAAGGATACTATTTCTGTGAATCAAATACTATGGATCAATTTATTAATCAAGAGATCTTTAGAGTTTGTTTAGATTTAAATTTACGAGTTCCTTTAGGTATGGAATATATCGTCGGAACAAATTGGGCAGAGTGTCATTAATATGCATATTCTTACCCGTATGAAGAGATGCAAGAGTCTCTTAAAACATATCTTGCTTAGATTACAATTAACTCAAAATATAGGCTATTACGCCACACATAGTTAAGGAAAAGATTATTATGTCACAAAATTTAGTTAAATTAGAAAATGTTTATTTTTTATATACCAAAATCGCTGAAGCTCAAAAAGATCCATTTGATACAACTGGGTTAACTAAGAAATTCTCTGTTACTATCTGTTTAAGTAAAGCAGATGCTAAAGAATTTAAAAAGTTAAAGCTTAATAAAACAGTCAAAGAGATCTCTGGAGAAGAGTTCCGTACTAAGTATAAAATCGATCCTCCAGAAGAGTTTGCTAATGAAGATGATGAATATTATGTTATCGGCTTCTCTCAAAAAGCTACTTATCCCGATGGGAGAGAAACTCCAGATTGGACATGGCCTAAAACTTATCTTCTTGAAGATGGTCGTCCAGTAGATCGTACATCTACTTTAGTAGGTAACGGTTCTTTTGGTGATCTTCGTTTTTCTACTCGTGAATCTAAAGCTAATGGTCAAGTGAATACTTATCTTCATTCGATTCTTGTTAAATCTTTAGTTCCTGTAGAACGTCGAGGGGATGAGTGGGCTCAAGCTGGAGAAGACACTGCATCAGCTAATTCTCAAGCAGATGATGATTTACCATTCTAATCTGCTGTAAATTATTTACATTAAATAGTTAACAGATTAAGTATATGTTGAGTGGAGTGACTTTATGTTATTTCACTCAACATAATTATATTGGTAAAAATTAAATAATATGTTATTAAAAAATTATATTAAAGGGTACATTAGAACAAATGATAAGAGAAATCCTTTGTTTGTTATTGATGGGATTACTTTAAGTGTAATAGGTGATGTTCACTTAGGAAGAGTATTTAGAACTGGAGTTCCCAAGCATCGATTAGGTGAAAGAGAGCAAATGATTCAGAATCAGTTTCAAGATCTACTTAAAAGAAAAGCAGACTACTGTGTCATTGTTGGAGATCTCTTTGATAAAGTAAGGGTATCTAATAGTTGCTTAAATTATTGTATAGACTCAATTGAGCAAGCTAGTAAAGAGAATCCTAATACTAAGTATATAGTTCTTAGTGGAAATCATGATATGTCTAAAGATACATCACGAGTTAGTAGTTTCCAGTTATTAGAAAAATATTTTTTAACAAATTCTAGTAAATTTAAAAATATTAGTATTGTTTCTTCTTATATGGAGCCTATTAAGGCTACTAAAAATCTTTTATTATATTTCTCACATTATAATCCATTTATGGCATTAGATGAAGAAAGGCCTAACTTTTATAAGTATAAAGATATGATGTATAAAGTAGCTTTTGGTCATTGGGAAGTCTCTAATTTTGGTGGTGACCACTTCATTGATCGCCATATTCCTAAAAGCATTCTAATGAATTTTGATTTAGTTGTTACTGGGCATGAACATAAACCTACTTTAACTTCTATAGATAGTGTTCCTATTTATGTTACTGGCAGTATGCAGCCTTATGCTTTTAGTGAAGAAATGCATACTGAAAGAGATTTATACCTTACTACTACAGTTGGTGAATTAGAAAAGAAATTAAAGAAAGATAAAGACAGTCTCAAAAATACTAATGTTAGAATTTTATTAGATACTGATGATACAATTCCTGAACCTTTTGAATGCCTTAGTTTGACTTATAAGAACATAGGAAAGGTTGTTGTAAAACAAAGTGAAGATAAGACTGTACAGATCAATGAAGATGAGACTAAGACGTTTCAACATTCTTTTATTGAATTGGTAGAGAATTTTAAAGAAGCTAACACAAATCATAGTGATTTTTTAGATAACATATTAAGTACATTTTTAGATAAAACTTATAAGGATTCTGTATGACTAGTCAAGTAATAGATTATATTATCATTAAGAATTCTTTTGCTCATAAAGATACTAGAGTAGATTTTAAACCTGGTCGTAACTATATTATTGGTAACTATGGAAGTGGAAAATCTGAATTAATTGAAATGATTGGTTTTGCTTTCTTTGGGACATGTTCATTACGAGGAAAGGCTACTACCTATAAAGGCTTATATGTTGAGTTACAGTTTAATTATTTAAATGATACGTTTTTGATTAAGAGGAAAACTAACGATGCCTCTTTAAATAGATTAGAGAATGGTGTATTTAAAGAGATTGCTAATTCTACTACAACTGTTAATAATAAGATTATCTCAATATTAGGCTATGATTATAATATCTACCTATTAAGTAACTATTGTCAACAAGGTAAACTACAATATTTCTCTGAATTAACTCCAGCTAAAAGACTTCAATTTATTGATAAAGTATCTGGTATTGAGGATGCTAAGGAATTAACAGATTGGCTAAATGTTAAGAGAAAAGAATTAAAAGTTGGTATGGATACTTTGAGGGATATGCTTGTAAAACCAAAAATCTCTTCTAAAGTGAATTTAGATATTGATTATGATGAACTACTTAATAATTTAAAAGAAGACTATACAGCTCTTAAAGATCTTTATTCAGAATTAGACCAAATTCGTTCTACTAAAAAGCCTTCAGTTACTCGTCTTAGTCCTTTGTCAGAGGTTGATTTAAAACTTTCACAAATTACTAAAGAACAAGAAGAAGCCTTAATTGTAAAACTTAACACTCACTTTCAGTTGTTAGATACTATTGATAGTCTTAGAGATCAAAAACGATCTTTGTTAAAAGGTGTTAATAAAGACTTATTAACTTCTAAAATTTTAGATGTAAAAGAAGTTAATGCTGCCTTAAATCAAGTTATGGTAAATTCTCTAGATGATTTAATATTAACATGTCCAAAGTGCGAACATACTTTTGATACATCTGAGATTAAAACTTCTTCGCATTTGTTACATAGTTTTTCTGTTAAAGATTTAAGTTTATACTTGGAATATCTTAGTGATGATACTCAAACGCAGATAAAAAATATTGAAAGTACTTTAGCACAAGCTATAGAAGATCATAATAAGCTACTACAAGAAGATTGTTTATTATCAGATGAGTTATACGACTGGACTCCTAAGATGCTTACAACAAACATTAAGAGAGCCTCTGACTTATATCTGAGATGGAAAGAAGCTGAAGATTCTTATGAACAAGTTATTCAATTTAATTTAGCAGTAGAAGATCAGATTAAAGAAATACAAACTAAAATTAATAGTTTATTAGTAGAACAACAAGCTAATGCAACTCTTAGAAGTGAGTATATTGCTTTAAAGACTGAAAAAGATATTTATCTAGCTCAATTAGCTTTGTATGAAGAAGCTCAATCTAAGAATCTAGTATTATCTGAAGAACATGATATTGTTGTTAAAATGATTAAAGAAATTAATGAAATTACGGATAAGATTAAAAAAGAAACTATTCCTTTAATTAATCATCATTCTTCTAATTATTTAAATACAATGACTAAAGGTGTAATGACTAAGATTGAGATTACTGATACTTATGATTTAATTGTAGATGGATCTGCTATTAACTTAAAAAGTGGTGCTCAAAAAGACTTATCTTCTTTAGCATTTAGATTGTCTTTAGGTCAAAGTATTATTTTAGGTATGTTGCCTTTATTTATTGGCGATGAGATTGATGCATCTTCTCCAGTAGAAGTAGCTAATGATATAACTGAAGCTTTAGACACTATGTCACAAAGTGGATATCAAATGATTTTAATTACTCATAAAGACACTTCAAATTTAGAAAACTGTAATATTATTAATTTAGGATAAATATGAACGATTCAGAAGTCTATACTTTTAAAGTTAGATATTACTTAGATAGAGATTCTATACAAGAATTGAATAGTCTTTCTCATAATGAATTGATGGATATTCTACAAAGACTCTACATAAGTTCAGATAAAGAATATGTTGAGATTACATTAAGTTTATCTTCTTCTGGTGGAGTTAATATTTTATTTGTAGATGATTATCCTATTGTGAAAAATCAATTCATTACTTTATATAATGGAGAAGTAACTGATGAATCAGAATATTAATAAATTACCTAGAAGAGAAGTCTCTAGTAATAAAAATTTAGGAAAAGTTGATAATTCCAATGTAAATTTTGATTTAATTACTGATTCTCTTAATTGTGTAACAGACGCTAATGTGGCGTATTATAACAGTAAGTTTCAATTTAGTGATTTTCATAATAAAGACATCCAGCCTCATAGTTGGATTTTTAAACCTAAGTTCTTATTAAAAGAAAAAGGAGGAAAGCTATACAGAACAGATCAAACTGGACTGGAATTAGCTTTCCTCCATTTATGTAGTTTGTACCATGATTTAGATACATGCCTACAGAGATTATATGATGGTTATCATGATTCTATGTTTATTAGATTTGCTTTAAAAGCTGGAATATTTACAACTAAAGAGCATTGGTTATTCTTATTAAGAAATTATCAGGATGCTTTTGCTATAGCTGTAAGAAATTTTTATCCTAAAATTCATAATAAATATGATTCAGGGAGTAATTTGTCTTATGTCACATTTTTTGATACTCATTTTCCTCATTGTCTTTATTATGCGATGTTAGAATCTGAGACTCTTTTAAATGGTAATGATCCAAGTACACTAAATAAGGAAAAAGAGATGGTACGATTAAATCAAATAGATGAACAAAATGAATCTATTACTTATTTATCTGATGTATATAACTCTTGGCTGATGTAACCTAAGTTTTTATCTACTAACGTTATTCCTAATTTCTTTTCAATTAACCTTGTCCAAGCTTGAAATGCTGAAATATTAATTCGATTATTTAAAGCTTGAGTTAAAGCGATATTAGTTTCATGTAGAGCTTTAACAGCCTTTTCTAATTCAACTATCCTCTTCTTAATGTCATACTCTTCTTTATTATCTGTAGGAAGAGTACCTTCTATTGTATATTGTATTTTTAATCGTTCTCCTATCATAGGAGGTACATCTAGTACAATATATCCTTCTCCAAGTGTTTGAACAGTAACTGGTGTAATACTAGTATCACCTACTAAAAACGCTGTCACTGTATTTATAGCATAGTTAAGAGATGTTTTGAATACTGTGTTAACACCATCTCCATCAAAATAATCTTCTTTAATTGCCATATTAAATACCTCTTACTAATATCCTAGAAATAAAAGGAACTGTCTTTTTATCTAAAGATTTTAGTTCTGCTTTTATTTTTAAAGTGTTTATTTGTTTTTTAGGTTTAACTCCTGGGAAAAACACTAAACCTTCTTTTAAAAAACTATCTTGAAACTCAGGTACTGTTAAACTGATGTACTTAGTTCCAGTAATAGAATCAGTGAATAACTCTTTAGTTAGTTTTCTAATGTATATGTTTTCTTCTCCTATAAGAGTTTCAAGATAAGATAAGTTTAAAGGTTTTATAGCTTTATTACTATCTATCACTACTATCTTAGAAATACCTACATATAAATTAAATGTTTCAGATGTTACTTCTTTGTCATTAATATATAGTTTGTAAGCAGTATTTTGAGTTATTGCTAATGTGTTTAATTCTATATCTTTTTTAGTAACAATTGTTAGTTCAGTTGTTCCTAGCTTCTTATAATTTCTAAGATAGACATCATGCTTATTTATTAAATTAGTTTGAAGATTATTTGGAATATCAAATCTATAATTACCTTCACTAATTTTAATTGCTGGTGACTGATACATTGTTAAGACTTGTGTCTTGTCTAATGTAATGATTGCTTGTTTAAATAATGCATCAGTTTTAGAGACAGGAGCGAAAGCTTCGTATGGCTCATCATTTATAGATACATAGTAATCAATTTGAATAGCTGTGTCATTACTGTTATCACATGTATCTATAGCTAATTGATATAGAGATTTATTAATATTTATGTTTTTACTTTCAAACAATGTAGTAGAATCATATATTAATTCTGTATAACCAATTTTATTAAATTTCAAACTATTTGTTCTGTGTATAGAAGGGTATGAACGAATTGAAATAGAAACAGTATTAATATCAACTGGAATCACTATGGTTTTAATTAAAGATTTTTCTTTCCATAGACTCCCATTTTTATATATTTCTATAATTCCATGTTCTTCCATATCTAATACTAATGAAGAAGAAGTTCTTATTAAACCTGTTAAATTGATTGTAAATTCAATAGGTAGGTTTGTTTGAAGTTTAGGAGAAATTACAAAATTCTCTAATTTATCAGTACTTACTTTATTTAATGAGGAAATATACAAATTAGTAAATGTTAAATTCTTAAGACTTAATAGATTAAGAGTACTAGAGTATTCTTCAGAATCAAGAGGGACTCCAAAGGCTACATTATCTTCTATTCGTGTTGTTGTCTTGTTTGTCGTTTGTTGTTTGTTTATTGGTATCTGTGTTGTATATATTGTACCTGTAGTTCCTCTTTCAGCTACTATCGCTCCTCTAACCTTTTCAACGACTTTATTAATTTTATATTGTAATTTGTCTATATTTTCTTTAATCGTGTCATTTATTGTTACGATTCTTTTTTCAGTCCCTTCTACTAAACTTTCATTCTCCTCAAATTTATTCTTAATAAGAAGCTCTAATTCTCTTCTTCCTTTATTAGTTTCTAAATCCACATCTTCTATTTTCTCTACTATAGATCCATAAGAAGTGGAGAAAAACTTGTTATCTATTTCACTCATCTTTATCACCTAGTGTTACTAAAGACACTTTCCCATTTTCATAGTACTCTTTTGTCTTGTTGTTGTTTGACTTATTCTTAACTTGATAAAGAAAACTCAATCTTGTTCTTTCATCTGTTGGAATACTATATAGCGTGTCTTTAGTATATTCATTAGGATTAACTTGAGTCATCTTCTGACCTTCTACGTACTGAACAGCATATTTATATTCAATCACAATATCTTTAATAGGTGTTGATGTATATAAATACCCGTTTGTGTAGTCTACTGAAAACAACCCTTCTTTTTTAGTATCAGACTTTCTCTTATAAGTGATATATGTGTATGTGTACTCACTTGTTCTATAGTTTGGGTTAATTTTTAATGTCTTATCATCTAAAAACCAAGATCCTTCTATAGTTAAATCTTTTTCATTATAGACTTGTTTATTGAATAGTGTTGTATCTCCTGAAAACCTTATAGTACTCTCTACAGGAGATACAGGGAGAACGAATGTGTTCTCCGATTTACTTAACAATTCTGTCACATAACTCTCTTCCAAGAATTCCTGCACCCCGTCTATATACTCTACTTCTTTTAGAAGTTGCTGCATATATTATTCTCCTATATTTTTCTTAATGATTTTAAGATTAGCTTCCCATACAAGTTCTTTACCTGTTGGACTAGTACCTACTAATTCAATATCCTTAATCATTGAATCCAATAACACGTCAAATGTTGCATTTCCAGCTGTACCTAGTATTGGTGTTACAGTTTTATTGAGGAAAGATGTAGAGTGTGTTCCAATAGCATCTTTTACTACTGGATCATCTGCTACTTTAGCGTCTAATTGATTTAACTTTAATAGAATCCCATTTGTTCTAGTTTCTTGTTTAACTTCTACAGCTAAATCTCCACTACCTGCAATTGGGTTTGCAAAAGAATAAATTGCAAACGATCCATCAGCTTTAGTAACTGCATTTATACTTATTGCTGTTGTAGAGAATGTAATTGTACTTAATGGTTCTGCTTTACCTGTAAATACAGTTCTATCTAAGTTGTACTCAATGTCATAAGGTGCTTGAATATCTTTAATAGTTACTAAATATGAAGGAACACTTGCTGTTAATGTAGTACCTAATGTAGCTTCTATTCTGACTGTATCTCCAGTATGTACAGCAGAGGATAAAGTAACTGTAAAGTTTCCATAATCATTTGCAGTTGCTGAACCTAGCTCTGTATTACTACTGTTAAACACTTTTACTGTACTTGCTCTAGATGTATTTCCTCTTAATTTTAGCCCATCTGAACTAATTGAAATACAATCTATCGCCTTAATAGATGTTGTATTATTAGAGAAAAAGTAAGTAGGTTTAGATCTATTCCCTTCTGGTGTAACTGTGTATGCTTTTAATCTTCTACCTGTTAACTCAGGAGATCCAAAAGTAATTGTAAAAGTACCATCAGAAATTGTTGTTGCTGAACCTAGTAATTGATTTGTATCACTATAAATTTCAGCTGTAGTAGAAGCAGTCCCTGACCCACTCACAACAAGTCCATTTGAAGAAATAACTAGGTTTGTAGGAGAAGCTATTGGAGTTGATGTACCCGTAGTAGCTACTACAGCTTTAACATTCCATGTATTATAGAAATCAATTAATTTAACATCCCCAGCTTCTTTATAAGCATATGCAAATACGTCACCCTCTAATGTAACTATATCATTTTCATCTATAGCTTTTAAGAGTTCAGTCTTAGAATCTAATTTTACTGTTCCATTGTATTTTGCTACAAACTTATAATAATTTGTATTAAGAACTAAACTGTCTCCTCTATCAGTAATACTTATACTACTATCTGAATCTAGACCTCGAACAAAAGCATTAGCACCTGTTTTAGATACTAAGTGTACAGATTTTCCACTACCTGTTGAAGTGATATTGGAGAGCTTAGAGTCATAGTTTGCTTTAAGATCAGCTGTTAAATACTGTCTATCTGGATTAGAGCCTTGTGCAACATTATCTGTACTTAAAGATATACCACTTAACTCAACAGTAGGAGAAATATCTTTATATCCACCAGAAGCCCATACATACATCTTTCTAGTTAATGTATCAATGTATAATACATTTAGTGAACCAGTAGTAGGAAACTGAGCTAAATTACTAAATAAGATATTTGTTCTTATATATTGATCTGGAACTTTTCCACTTACAAGAGGAGCAATTGTTGTTCCAATTCGTTGACTCAATGTTGCATTAACTGTTGAATTTGACTGTATTAGGAATCTCAGCAAATTTTTTTTTACATCTAAACCATGTGATTGAATTACTTGTATTATGCTCATTTAGTAGTGTAGTTATTAAAGATTTTAACCCATGTGGGTCTGTCTCATCTTTATGTGTATTTACAACTCCATCTGTATAAGCTCTATCTCCGTGTGGATCAACTTCTGTTGTCTTATGAATATTCATAAGACTTAAAGCATGAGCTCTATCTCCATGTGGATCTGTTGCTACCTTATGCGCATTAATTTGAGCTAATGCATAGGCACGGTCTCCATGTGGATCTTCTGATTTAGAGTGATTTGTAATAGAAGTTATAGTGAAAGCTCTATCCCCGTGAGGGTCAACTGAAGAAGAGTGAGCTGCTACTTTACTATCTGTATAAGCTCTATCTCCATGTGGATCTAAAGAGCTTAAATGGTTATTCATAGTTGAAGTGGTAAATAACCTATCCCCATGTGGATCTGAAGCAGATACATGTTGACCTAATTTTAAAGATACGTTATCTGATATTGTTGACTGAACACTCTCGTTCAAAGTTGTACTATTAGTAACTAATTTAACTACTTCACTTAACTGAGTTTTTTCAGCTCTAGGACTTCCTTGTCGTTGAACTACAATGTTCGTAGTCTCATTAATAGAAGGAGCTTGAGTTAATTCAATTATTGACTTACCTGTTAATTCAGCCATTATTATTCCTCAATATATGTATTTTCTTCAGACTCTATATATTCTGTTGAAGGCTTCTTATTGTTGTTTTCAAGTGATATAAAGACATTGCTCTCTACTTCTACTTTATCGTAGTCTGTGTATTCAAAGATTTGTAAAGATCCTTTTTGAATACTAATGTGGTCTAGCTTGATTACACTCTTTTCTCTAACAGAATGATCTATTTGTTGATGATGATAAGTATATAATGGATCTATTCGTTCCCATGTATTTCCATTTTGATAACTAATATTAAGTAGTTTGTTAATCACTGTCTTAGATATTTTAAATCCATTGTAATGCACAATAGACCCACTACCAAGAATAACATAACCATCAGAAATTCCAAATTCATCTTTTGATAAAGCTTGAATAGGATACAATGGATTAAAAGTATATCCAGTAATTGATGGCGGTTGATATATGGATTCAGCTAAACTAATAAAATTAATTAAATTTCCAGTAGAGTCATCCATGATCACATAATGGTTTTCTTTCTTATATTCTTTTAATACTTCGCCTATTGAAGAGACTAAAAGAATATCTTCATCTGGAACTTGAAATATTGTATTAGAGTTGTTAAGAGAGAAGTCAGAGGTAACACTTATATTCAAAGACTGTTTACTTGTTGACGCTACAAGTTTATATGTATCCTCTTTCCCAACTAACTTTAAAACAAAATTACTAGTATGAAGAGTATTAACATCCCCAGTGAAAGGGATAGTAATAATATCAAAAAGTTCTGAGCTAACAGAATCAAATTTAGATGCATCGATATTAGATGAAGACTCAATTCTTAATGGTTTTAATTTTACATCTGCATTCTGATAAGAATTATTTGTCTTACCAATTGAATATAAAGTATCACTAAAACCTAATACCTTAGTATCACCATTCATAGTGATAGTATCTGTTTGAGATTTAATACTATCTGTTAATTCAATTCCTAATCTGTAAGTATTGGCTCCATAGACTAAATCATTAGTTCGAACTCTAAAAGCACTTAACCTGTTATTCTCTACTGTACTAATATACGGCGAAACAATAGAGTCGTCTTCTCTGTAAGAGTCATAAGCTATTAAAGATGAAGTAGATTCAACTTCTTTTGATACGATAGAAACTTTAATATACACACTATTAACTTCTTCCTCAGTTCTAAAACTTAAATCATTAATAGTATTGAAAGCTACTACCTTTCGCATAGTATCTGTTGTCAACTTGAACGAGTCATTAGTATCAATCCAATCTATAGCGTTTGTACTCACTTGTAGAGAGATTCCATCACTAAATCCTGAGCTAGTTAACCCTAATTTAAGAATAGGAGTATCTGTAACTATAGGTCCAAATATTATTTCTCCTTCAGACTCAAATTCAGAATAGTATAATTCGATATAGTCTAATAAGAGTTCTTGAGACACTTTAGAGAATAATGTGAACTTAAGCTCGGTAGTTTCCACTGTGTCAATATCAATAATATATTTATTTCCTATAACTCTATTTTCATCTAAAGAGAATACAGAAGAGTTGTTATTAACAATATTAATCTTTGTATAAGTATTAGTTCCATAGAGAGCCTCTACATTTTGAATAGATGGATATTCAACACTGGTAATAGGTAATTGAATAACAATCTGGTTAATCTTATTTAGTTTTGGGAGTTTAAGTATAAAGTCATAAGAGTACCCCATTGATGAAGCTCTGATTTTTGAAGAAGCTCTATATTTAAATAAACTCTCTAATGTTTTTGTATTACCCTTTAAGTCTAAGATTTCATAAGGCTTTCCTGAAGTAATAACACTAGTCTTTGCATCAAACTCTACTACTGTCTCATTCGTCTTACTTAAAGTTATTTTATTATCATTAAATTCTACATTTTTAGAACTATATACATCTAAGTCTTTTAAGAATATGCTATTTTTAGTTGAAGCATTAATTACACTTAAGTCTGTAATCATATCTCCTAAGATAGCTATCTTGTTTCTTATTTGTTGTGTTCCTTCAGAAGCTTTGATAATAGTATTATATAAATCTGTGTTAGCAGAATTAGACCTTTTAATAACATCAGTAATTAATCCTTCGCTTTCTCGAATTACTTTTTCTAAATCTTCTGTATCATATTGTCTCATTCTTTGTCACTCCTACTACATTTTTAATTATTGGACTGTTATTCAATCCAAATGAAAATAGCTCTATAGTAGGACTAAATCTAAGTTTATCTACTACTTTAGTGTTAACTCTGAATGAATTGTTTCCTAATTTTGTTAGGTATTTATTTACTTTGTTTTCATATAGATCTTTAGGGATGTAAACCACATACTTTTCATTTTGAAATTCTAAAGATTTAAGGTATTCCTCACTAATCTTATTTTTAGTCTTCTTTCCTTTAATAATTAAATACTCAAAAGAACCAACTTCATTATAATTAATTCTATCTAGTCTCTTACAAATCATATTCGAGTTGATTGGAATTGAAGTATCAACTGTATCGATTACATTCCCATTAACATCTAATAGTTCTAATCCTAAAGTCACATTAGCATAAGTATTAGTTGGTATAATAGAGTCTACCACAATTGATAGAAGATCACTAGCAGCTAATTCAGTATTAGAAAGAGGTAGATAGCCTTCTACACCATAAGAGTATTCAATTAAATTTAAATTTACAGTTTGTAAGTAGCTAAGTAGAGTTTGGTTTGATGAGAGGGGAGTAAATTGAATTACAATTTGAGAAGATACTAAATCTTCATGATGAATGTAGTATTCTTTGTTGTCTGTTTTTGATACTTCTAGTTCTAATACTGTACCATCTGCTTTCCTTATTGTGATTTGAGTTACATCTAGTAGGTCTAAAAAAGGAGAAGAGAGATGAATACCACTGTGTGATGCAGTATTTGTATTATAGAATGTAATTATGTTATCTGTAATCGTTTTAGAACATCTAAATAAACTATTAACACTTTTTAATGTAACTCCTTTAGAATTTTGATCGTAAATACATGTATCTGAAGTCTTAGTGGAAAGGTTGAATATAGAAATATCTCTAACAACTTTCATATCAAAGTAACTATTAATGTAGTTATAAACATCAGCCATATCCCCAATATAATCTAACTTTTCGTCAAAGACTCTATAAAGTTCTTTATAATGTTTATCTAGTTCTTCTGATGTATTACTAGTGAGATTATTCAATTCTGCAAGAGTGTCAGAAAGTTTATTCAGATAATTCTCAAGATCTTTTAATTCTAGTTTAGTTAAATTAGTAGACAATCCACTGAGATTTGGAGTTACATCCACATACATATCTTGGAAGTCTTTCAAATAATTTGAAATTGTACTCATGTCAAATCCTTACACTAAGCTATTAACTACTACAAGTAGTTTATTTAATTGATTTAAATTTGAACCATTATATGGAATGGTAGTGTATGTATCACTTGTTTGTAAAGACACTGAATCATATATAGGGTAAGATGAAGTTACTATAGTTTTTTTCTCTTTTTTAAAGATTTTGTTTAAGCTTAATAATACTCTTTCACAACCAATAGGAACATTATGACTTCTAGTATATTTTGATTCTAAGTCCCATACAAATAGTATTGACTCCCCTCTTCCTTCATAAGCTTTACTTGCTTTGTAAGGATTTTCTTGAATCTTTATAAATTCTGTTTTATTTGTATGAACAGAATTTATAAAATATTTAGTAAGTAATGAAAGTTGAGTTCTTACTTCAAGTGATGAATTCCCTTCTTCCTCTACAGCTATAAATAAGTTTTCACTCAATGATGTATTTATCATAAGATTAGTTCTGTATGTTTTATAGCTGACTTTAATAAAACGGTCTACAGTCTCTGTTGTGATAGGGCCTACAGGAATATCTCTTAAAACTATGTTATTAGAGAGTTCATGAATTTCTTCTTTATCGTAATACTCAAAAGTATGAGAGGAGAGATATGAATAGGTTGGTTTACTAATTCTATAAATACAATCATGGTATATCAACCAATTATTAATTAAAGATGGAGAAAAAATAGAAGGGGCATTCAATTTAATATGAATATTTGTTGGGTTATTTGTTTTGATTGTAATTTTAAAACAGTCCTTTAATCTTTTAATCGCTACATTAGAGGTTCTATTAAAAGAGGATAATCCTATAACAGGTTCTACTACATACATATCAGAATTTACTTGAATGTAAGTTTTGCTAGTATTTATATAGCATATACCGTTTAGGACTTTAAAATCTTCTTTGACTTTAGTTAAGTCTGATGGAATTGTATTAAGCTTTTTAGTATAAGGAACTCCATCTATTATTACATCTGTAATTTCTATATTTAATGTATTAGAAGTGATTTCTACACTCTTCTGTTTTGATACAACATTAAATATTTTACTAGGAAACAAAGCTTCAATATTGTTAGTTCTAATACTTTTAGTTTTCTCTTGTTCGACATAATACTCAGGAAGAGGGGAAGGGCTAAATTGCCCTTCCGAAATCTCTCGTTTAATTGATCCTGAGTAAGTTTTAGTAAAAATTATACTCACCCAATTCTTCTCCACATTGCTACTACTTTAGAAGGTTGAACGTTATTATGAGGTTTATCTTCTCCATTAATAGCTACAGAAGCTCCTTGAGGATATTGTGTACCACTCTCCCAGTTTCTATTAGCTGTTAAGATAGCTCCAGAGCCTGACGCATCATCTCCATGTACCCAAGTAGTTAATTTTAGTCTTGCATCAATAGATGGTAACTCTGGCTCAGTTAATTGATGCCTAAATTCACCAAATTCTTCTTCAATGCTTAATGGTACATCTGTAGGTTTGTTCCACATAGCAGCCATTTTCTCACTTGCAGATGAGCCTTCTGCACCAACTAGGGTCATACCTACTGCAAATCTAGCCCAAACACTTGTAGGCCAGTTTAATACTTCTCTAGGATTTCTATTATCTGAACCATTAACATAAATAGATCCAACTGGATACACCATACTAAGTACAGTACCTAATAAAGTATCCATTTGATTCTTAATCATTTCAGCTGTTACTAAAGTCTTTTCTCTTCCTTCAATAGATCCAGTTACATCTAGAGGAGTCGAAGAGATTTCTCCTCTCTTAACACCATCAATATAGAAAACTAAATCATCTGCAAGGGAAGAAGTCCCTTTATCAGTACAGAATAAACCTGTGTCACCATCAGTATTTCCTAAGTTAGTCTCAAAAGCATAACCACCAATAATATCTGAATTACCACCAGTAGGAATACCTTTATTAGCAAACATCTTAGTTGCTTTGACAGTAGAGTTATTACCTAATTTAACTGCATTTTCTGTTAATAGCAAACCAGCTGTATTTCTGGTGGTTAAGATATCTGCACTACCTAAACGAATCGTATAATTTCTATCTACTATTAACCCAGCTTTTAATTGAAGAGGTCCTGCGAATTCAGAAGTAATTGTATTATCTGTTTGAAGCATTCTCTTAAATTCAAGATTATTAGTAACTGTTACTCCTGAAGCTGTTACTTGTGGAAAAGTTACTGCTGAAGTTACATTTAAGTTAACAGCATTGACAGTATTAGCACTAATAGTTGTATCAAACACACAGTTGGATGTAAAGTTACAAACTTGTTTAAATGTAGCACTGTTATTAAATATAGTATCTGAACCAATGTATAACTTAGATTCAAAACCTAGAGGAGCTGTAATCAAAGGTGTTGTTACGGATGTCTCAGCTGAAAGAGTCTTAGCATCAACACTGTTAGTTTCTAGAATATTTAAGTTAGAAACACCTCTTACTGTTAAGTTAGTATTTAACTCTAGAGCTGTATTAATGATAGCATTACCATTTACAGTTAATGTATCTCCAGCTGGAATAATTACATTTCCATAGAAACCCGCCCCAGCAGCATTACCTTCAACTCTAAATTCAGAAGCTCTTACAGCACCATAACTTAGTGTTACGTCAGATCCAGAGATTGAATAGCCACTAACTACATTAACACCGCCTAAGCTTTGAAGGAGTACAGATGTGTTTCCTTGAGGATCTCTTTGAGCAAAGATCTTATGTGTATCTCCATTAAGTTTAAATGCTCTTATAGTAGATTCATTATAGTTAACAGAGAAATTGTTAGCAGTTACTTCATTAGTATGAATTTTACTTCTACCTACAGCTTGTAAATTTGTAGAACCAGTTTGATAAGTAAAACCACTATCAATGAAATACACATCACCATTATTCTGGATATATGTATCTAATTTTTCAGATTCAATAGCAGTATTTAATCCTTGACTTGTGGAAGCAAATATTCTAGAAGATGGACCAAAAGCAATACCTGACTCGTACCCATTACGCTTGAATAGTAAAGGCTTATTAATATTTAATACCGTTTGATTAGTTGTAGTATTAAAAGAGAGTGTTTGCTTATCTAAATCCTCTGTGTGGTTTTTATTACCTAATACTAATGTTTGAGTATCAGTTATATGAATTTCTTTAGCATCAATATGATCAGCTGTGATCTGAGAAGTAATTAAAGGGAGATTAACATAAAATTGTTGATTCTTATTTTGTGTTAAATCTTCTACTTTAATTCCAGTAGCTTCACTTTTAATCCTAACTTTAGGATTAGTACCAAAATTAATAACTGCCGAATCTAAAATATTTAAGGAGTCTTTAACTTTAGTAATAGAGAATGTGCTTGAGTATACATGGAGTTCAGCTGTATCTGTATGGGTTACTGCTCCAATATCATCAATCTCAGCCTTTTTAATACTAAATACAGCTACTTCTCCTGTTGAACCTACATCAGTTGGAACAATAGATAAACGAACTCCTGAATAAATACCATCACTTAAATCAGTAAAGTTATGTTCGTTTAAGGAGAAAATATTTTTATTCTTAGGTGAAACAAGCTTTACACCATCTCTAGAAAGGGAATCAATAACTAACGAATCTGTATTCTTTGAATATCCCATTCTGTGTCCAGAAGCATATTCACCAAAGACTAATTTAAAACTGTCTTTACTAAGGTTATTGTAAAAATTAGAAGGATCTGAAGAAGCTACTAATAAATCACCTAACAAAGCATTATTGTAAACAGAAGGATCTTCAATATAGCCTTCTCGGTTTATATATTGAGGGTGATCGTAGTTTTCTTTGTTAGTGACAGAGTATTTGATATCACTATTATTATTGAACAGACCAACTAAGTCTGAATGTGATACAAGTTTACCCCCATCAGAGCCATGATTGTGTGAGTAGAATAGTCTATAAATACCTTCAACTAATTTTCCTAGATTACTATTGGCTACGTATATCTTCACATTCTCTGGAATAACATCATCAGACTCAAAAGAGATATATGAGTTTGTAATAGTAATGTTACTTATAGAATAGGATATGTCACTATTGACATCTGTAATAGATACAAATTTATCTAGATTATATGGAGCATTGTTGATAATATCTATAATGTCTTTAGAACACATATTTTTGAAATCATAGCCATCTATTCTATAGATATTTCCAGTTTTTACGTTTGAAAACTCTTTAACTACAGAACCATTTACAACTGTTTGTAGTACATTATATCTAAGATCAAGACCAACATCTCTAGAATCAACAGGCTCATACCCATTATAACTGATTGTGAGTGTTCTAGCATCTGAAGGAGCTGCACCTAAAACAACTTTTCTATTAACAAAAGTAAAGTCATATTCAGTCTCTAGTAAACCATTATGTTTATATGTATACACTTGCGATGGCATTAACATGTTACTAATGGACACCGTATTAAGTGAAGAAGTGGCAGTATCAGGAATAAGATCTAAAGAGGCTTCTTTAGAGTGAAGAGGAAAATAAAGTTTTTGAGTATAATTAGATATAATTCCATTATTTGGAAGATATTCTTTTAAATAATAAGTATCTAAGTCACCAATGGAACTTCCTAATGATGCAGCATTAACTGTGTTAGACCATAAGTCCTTTTCTACTTTTAGAAAAGCTTCCTCAACTTCGATAGCCAAGTTCTCAACTTGATTCTGATCACTCAAAGCTTGAGGGGTATGTTTAAAATATTGATCGGTCATTTTATAAAGGTTCCTTAATTATATCTTGTGGATTAAATAGAGGTAAATAAGTTGTATTTAATGTGTCATAACTACCTTGGCTATTTTCTTTGTAGATAAATAATCCTGATGCTACCGATATGGAAGAAAAGTATTCTAACGTAGAACCATAGTCATGTTTAATAAATGTAGTAGATAATTCGTTTTCATACGAGTCAAGACCTGTATACATATTGTAGTATATTTCTTCAAAACTCTCTTTTTCTATATTAAATTTCTGTTGAACTAATATAGGTGTATTCTTAGGTATAAATCTAGGTCCTAGTAAGTTAATACCATCAATAGAAATAAAATAAGGGTCTGTAGCTAGAACAAAACAATTATATGAAAATGTAATAATTTTCATATCATCTGTAAGTTCATTGATAGTAACATCTCCAAAAGAATTCTTTTGTTTTAAAGAACCGTAGATATTTACTGTTTCTCCTTTTGGAGTTAGGATAGGAGCCTTAAAGATTTTAATGGGTTCGATATCAAATAACCCAAATACTTGTTCAATCTTATCATGGTAGCTTTGATTGATATAGATATTACCTTCTAATGTATCTAATTTAACTGTTGTATCATCAATAACTAACTCTTTTAAAACATTAGTGTTAGTTGTGTATAAAAACCTGAGACTAGCCTTAGATATGCCACCATATGGAAAACTATATACCATCCAAGCCGTAGGTGTTTTTCCTGTTGAGAATACAGTACCTCTAGAAGCTTTAATGAGTAATGTTGATAATGAAGTCGTAGGATTATAAGGTTTTGAAATTAAAGAGAGAAAGGTATCTTGAGGAAGGTAAGTATATTGGTAAGGTTTATTTTTACTATACTTATAATCAGCTCCTTCTTTTATTAGATAATAAAAATTATCTGTCGTAGGAACAGATGAATCTTTAACAGATTTGTTGTCTACTTGTTCTGCACAAATAAAATTAGATAAAAATGAATTCTCTTTAGATGCATAGTGAGATGCCACTTCTAAAATTCCTTCTGAATCATCTATCGTAAATACTGATTCGTTTACGATAGATGATTTATTTTTATCGATATCAATAGGAACAGTATATTGTTTATTAGTTCCAATTTTAATATCAAAACTCATTATATTACTTCTCCATAGTTTAATAAAGTACTGACTACATTTACATTAGCTATACGTCTAGGACTCATATCTATAGTTAAATTGAAATTAGTACTTGTCTTTTGAATATAGATTTTAGTTGAATTGGAAGGATTAAAGAAAATCTTATTACCTACTTTAGTGTGGTCTTTCTCAATATTACTCTCATAGTCATACACGGTGACTTTAGGAGTAGTTTCAACTAAAGATACCATCGTTCTATTTTGGTTAAGATGAGATACATCCGTAGGACTAACATCTCCATCAATTATTGTGAATACCATATTATTACAATCATTTAGAAGAAGTGCTGGTAAGTTTCTAAAGCTTTCATAGCCTGTAAAGAAATTCATAGTTCCATATAGATTAACTATATTATAGACATCTTGCAGAGTTTTATCACCAATATCATAAAACTCTGTTCCAATTTGCATTACACTATTTTGAATTTTAAATGATGTACTTATAGACACATTGCATACTTCTGTTTTTTCATATGTTTGTATAGCATCTGAATCTGAATATTCATAGGGTCTAAAGTTAAAGGCATCCACTTCAGGATCAATATCTACTTTTCCTTCTGATAAACCCAATTTATTAATTATCATTATTCACCTCTGTCAGATCTATGTCAGTTCTTATAAGAACACCATTAATTGTAGTAACAATAGAATATTTATATCCTTCTTCTAAGAATATTTCTTTATCTCTAGAATCATACTGGTACCCAATGTTGCTTGTATTTATTTCTGAGTATATTTGAGTAGTTTTAGACTGCAACATAATTAATATCCTTTGTGTTTCTAGTGAAATCCATTGGAATTGTTATATAGCTATCAGATGCTGCAATAGATAAATCTTTATCTCTAATACCATACTTATCTGCTAACTGTAATTCTACGTTACTAAGAATTCCTCTATTATACATTGTATCATACTTAAAATTAAGTGTCATAGGAACTCTATCTAAATTATAGTCATAAATAACAGCCATTCTATCTATTTCAATAATTAAAGGATTATCATTAGATCCATTAGAAATTATTGAGTAGTAATCCTCAGGCATGGACGTGAATGTTTTAGATATCTTCATACCAAGAAAATCTAATTCCCAGTCAAGCATAGAGAAATCTTTTGATGTTAATGTAAGTAATATTTTATCTGATACAGAACTATAGCTTATAGTATTTACTAGATTATCAGTTAATGACAACTTATCATTTATTACACTTAAGGTCCCCGTTACTGCTATAGGTTCTTGTGTGCTTTTTAAATATTGACTTTGAGTAGAAGCAGTATACTGTTTTTCTAATGTATCATCAAATACTGTAAAAATATAGGGTGAGTCATTTAAAACTTTAGCAGAGACTTCAAGGATATCTAAATTTTCAGGAGGATAAAAATATCTAATTCCTGCTACAAACGATTCTGTATCTTGATCATAATATAGAGTCTCTTGTCCATTCTTAACTTGCAGCACCATTGAGGTATTAGCTTCCCACTCAGTTAACATTACAGAAACATCTACCCAATCTCCTATAGCTGTATTCTGATCTGAAACTACAATAATATTGTTATTATTATTTGAAGGATTTTTTCCTACGTCTTTAGATAGATCATGATTAATACAATTTGTATATAGTTTATTAGAGGAGTCTGTCCAGTATATCTTCAAGAATTCATCTACATACATAGATGTTATTCTTCCTGTATGCTCTAAATCAAACTTATACTGAGGTTCTGTAAGGTAGTTAGTACTATTGAAGATATGTAAAGTGTCTCTTGTTTTTTCATTGTTTGAGAATTTTATACACTGAGGGAAGAAAGCGAACAAATCAGAATCAACAATAGGAGGGAGAGTGTTAATATCCTTAACAATGAAATGATTAAATACACAATTTACATAATTAGAAACAACTACGCTACTGTTACAAGTGATTGTAAAAATTTTACTAAACTTATTTACAGCACATGTGTAAAAGTCTTCCACAACTATAACTCTTTCTTCTAGTCTATCTCCTTTTAAATCTAATCCTTTTATTGTTAGAACATCTTGTTCTAAAGAGTTATTAAGTTTTCTACAATAAATTCTAGTATTAATTAGAAATGAAAAATCATAGTCATAATCAGTATTAGCTAATAAAAATAATCTAGCAGTTGTTAAAGAAGTGTTTGTTGAATTTAAGTCAATCCTTTTCGGCAAGGATTGAGTTGAAGAACACTCATACATTCTTCTATAAGTAGTTCCTGAGAATTGAAAAACACTATGAGGCCTATAACCTGTTTCAAAGCTCTTAAATCTAGTGTATGGAGTTTTGAATTTAGTATGTAAATTAAAATCAATTACTTTGAAATAAGAGTCGTACAGAGGAGTAAATAGAGGTTCTAAGAGTTTAGTGCCATTTGAAATAGTATTTTTCTCTATAGTTCCCCATCTAGGGAATCCTATCTTAATTCTAGGGTATAGCATGTTAGATTGATTTAAAGGTACTGTTCCTGTTTTAAATTCAATTACATGAGCATTAGAATTTACATATACTGGGGAAACATAAGATTTAGCTCTATATTCTACGTCTTCATACAGTACTACTAACTCTAATTCATCTATGTCTGCAAACTCTGTTGTTCTAGGCTCTGTAATAATTTTAAAAGTGGTTGCTGATATACGAGAAGTACTTAAAGTATATTTCTGCCCTGTATTCGAGTTAGATAAATAAGCAACCGATGATATATAAATACTATCTATTCCATTATTAGATATTGTTACTGTATGCTCGTATTTCTTAGAAGCTGATATATAAATTATATCAGCTTCAGTTACATTTAAAGATGTATTACTAATAGTTAGAATTGATCCTACACTGTTATCCATTAGATACTCCTGTTATTGTATTTATATTTAAGAATCTTCCAATAGGTATTTCAAGACTTTCAGTTGGAGTGATTAAGATCTTATCTTCAGAGAATAAACTAGAAGAAAAATAGATATTAATAGAATTAGTGTTTAAGTTGTAACCACTTAAATTTTGAATAATGAATTCTTTTATTTCATTAATACTCACTGTCTTTTGAGTATAAAAAGCTTTATTAAAAGTTTGAGTAGTTTGATAAAGAACAGTGTCAGCTATCTGAAGAGTTCCTGTATTAATCTCTACATCTATTCGTAATGGGACAGCTTCCTTTACAGAGACCATATTCTTATATAAGCCCTTTTGGTTAATAGATGACTCAATCATAGGAATAACAATGCTTTGAATAGAAGTATCAACTCCGAAATCAATTAGATTTTGAGTATAAGGATAAATAACTTTTAAAGCTCTTCCTTCAGATATATCATCTACCTCAATACTAACTAAATAAGGGACTTCTTTAGTGACAGCATTCACTAAACTATTTGCATTGTTAGCTGATAAATAAGTAGCTTCATATACTCTTAACTTAAAGTCATTAATATTTTCTTCTACTAAAGACATACCGACTATTTGTTCAAATTTTAAAGTATAAGTAGGTACATTACTTTTAAGATTAGCTTGACGTGTACTTACATTGAACTCAGTGCCTTCATTAATAACAAATGTAGAAGTTGTATCTTTAAGTATAATCTCTAAATGAGGATATACGTTATCGATTGTAGAAGAAAAATAGATATCAGATAAAGCTACAACAGAGAAAGTATCATTACTATAAACCACATCACCTTTTCTAAATGGTGTAAAATTTGTATAGTTTTGAGTGAATATCATTGATTGTTCTACAGTTAATACTGCTACTTGTTCTATAGGTCTTAATCTAATTCTATTATATCTTTTTCTATATAATCCAAAGTCAGAAGCAAACAACTCAAATAAATCATCATCCATTGTAGATAAGAATCCATTAGCAATAGAGTTTTCTACTGCATCACTGTAGTTTCTTAACTCTGCATCAAATGCATCAGCAATCTTCTTAATATTACTGTTATCTGTAACAATCCCAATATTTAAATTTCTAGCGAGTTTATCTAAAATGTTTTGATTATTGACTGTTAATTCTAATTCTTTATTAATCATGTACTAATTCACTCTTAAATGTATTTTCAATTATAAGTTCTTTGTTTTGGATTGTTAGTACTGTTCTAAAATAGATTGAGTATTCGTCTAACCTGTAATGCAACACTTCAATTTCATTTTTAACTAAAAAGTTATCATAAGTAAGTGCAACGATAATACTTAATTTAATATCTGCTATCATCTTAGAATCTATTGGTAAACCAATAAACCTATCAATGTCTGCACCTATATTAGGTAGCAATCTGAAGTCATTAAAGTTAGTTTTAATTCTTTCACTAGCTATATGTTTTATAAGAGATAAATCTTGAATAGTCCTAACATCTCCGTTCAAGATAAAATCTCCATAAACTCCATCAACAAATAAGTCTTTTGTATATGTAGCCATTTTAAATTCCTATTGATTTTGCTATAGCTGCAATAGCAACCATAGTTGAGATATTAGAAACTGGTAAATCTACTTTTAGAACTGGCATTGGTGTAACCATAGTTGAAGCAATGCCAGTAGAAAGCATACTGTTAAATCTGAAGATACCTCCACCAACTTTAATTCTGTCTATTGATGAAGATATTGATACAGGACCATTAATAAATACACCACTATCATTTGTTACTGATACTGATACAGGTCCCGATGCTATTTGAGAAGATCCTTCAGTCACTTGAACAAAAGATGAAGAACCAGCAGTGTCTTTAATTATCATAATATTACTTCGCTGAAAATATTCTAGTTGGTAAATGACATAAATTATCTTTCATGCCTGATTGATTTAAATCTTGAATTATATTGTTAAGAGGGATAATAACTTCGTTATCTTTAGCACCTGAAACATCCTTATTCCAAACACCTTCACCTTCAACTGTAAGTATTTTACCTGAATGCTCATCTGAATTAAATTGAAGCTTTTTAAGCTCATCTAATTCCTCTTGAAGGACACCTAGAGAAGCCCATAGAGGATTAAATACACTATCAAAAATCGAGGTAGGTTTAGTATCTTCTCCGTTATAGTTCTTCATCATTGCTTCTCTAACCTTTCTTATAACAGAAGGGTGGATAGTTGTAAGAGCTGAAGCTCCTTTAGATAAAGAAGCAAATATAGCTATTCCATCTTGCTCCTGTACAATAACAGGAGCTCCAATATATCTGTCCAACACATTGTTAGCTGGATCAATATCTGTAGGAATAGCTAGTTCTGCTAATGTTAATCCATCAGCATCTTCATAAGCAAAAGCATTAAATAATGAATGTTCTCCATGTAAAGATCCTACTGTGTACTGACTTTCAGGATTTTTAGATACTAGATCAGAATGATCCCTTTCTGCAATAACAAATACTGTATTATTTCTGATAAAGATAGTTTTAATGATTCCTTTAAGGTTTTTAGTATAGTCATTACTAACTAAGTTCTTAAAGGAATCATTGTATTCCATACCAGAAGTTTGGTGGCTTCCAATTTTGTCTGCCACCTTTTTAAAACTTCTTTTTACTGTCATATTATTCCTTATTTAGGTCTGAATGGACTTTTAACTGTTCCTTCATCTGGATCAAATTGTTTCTGTACTTGGTCAATAGTTACTGTTTGAGTTACTGGCTTCTTAACCATACTAACATTCTTTACTTCAGCTGTAGCGTGTGACTGCTTAGCTATTAACTTAACAACAGGATTTGTATTTTCACCTTTCACACCGTTATTAGCATCTATTGCAGCAGCAGCTTTAGAAACTTGATTCCATGTTTTTCCAATTTCAAGTTTTTTACTATCAAGCCAACTATTTCTAACTGCACCCATCATACCAGCAACGTATGGTTTTCCATGAGCTATTAAAGGGAAGAATAGTAAAGGTTGTCTTGTCAATTTATTTTCTTCTATTTTAGCAAAAGCCCAAGAAGCAATTAAGGTTAAAGCAACATCAAGTATCAGTGTCACTGGATTACTAGCAGCAAAACCATGTATGGTTGCCATAGAAGCTCTAGTAACACCTTTAAATAGTAGACTAGCAGTTCCTTTAGTGAGGCCAGCAGTCCATCTATAGTACCATCTGTTTCTAATTCCATTTAAAGCGGTTACTGGTTTAGATGTTGCAAATCTTTGAAAGGCTTTTGAAGCAATTACAGTAGATTTGGTAGTTGTATACTTTCCATTAGCATAAGATAGTGTTTTAGCAACTCTATCTATTTTCTTTACTTTAGCTAAGGCTGAATTGAAGACTCTATTAGTTCCTGTATGAAACAATCCTCTCATCGTGGCAGCACTAAATCTAACTAGACCTTTCTTATTAAATATAGGTGTAGCTCCTTGCCCTAAAAATCTAGACAAACTCCAACCCATATAAGCTGAAAGAGTAATAGCTGTTGAGTACGTTAACATAAGTAATCTAGAGTCTTCTATATCGTAGTTAGACAGGGAAGGATTATCTCCAGCTGCTACTAACTGTTGCATCAAATCTAAATAGTCCTTAATTAGATTATATTGAGACGAATAGCCAGATGATGTATTAAGTCTTATTTTACTACTACCTACCTTAAATGTACACATAAGTTTAATCCATAATGCACTATACATGAAAGCAGCAGGCTCTACATACAATCCTGGAGTAATCTCAGTGACAAAGCCAAACTGAGGATCAAAGTGGTGAATACAGTCTCTAACTAAACATAATCCAGACATTCTGTTTTCAGTATCATCTATAAAAATATAGTCTCCTGCTTTAACAGATGGATTACCTGTTATCAATATACTTCCTCCGTACATAGTTTCAGCTTCTTTTTTCAAAGCCTCTGTGCCATACATGAAAGAAGAGTATTTACCATGAATACCACTCATTCTTAATTCTTTTTCTCTGATCTCCCAAGGAAGTAAGTTGTCATCAACATCCATCTTCTGAGTTTGCCATTCCCAATATTCATTAAAGTCATCACTGTCTTCAAACCAAGAAACGTTTACAGAAGTTTTCCATTGTGAATTTAATTTAATACCATTAGACATTAAATTAGTAGAAGAGGAAATCATATGAATATTACTAACAGGCTTCATACGTTCTCTACGTCTAGAGTAGTAATCTCGCACTTGTTTGTCTCTAACCTCATCTTCTAGTTTAGCCTTTACTTGCATCTGTGTATAAGTAGATAAATCTCTAGCAAAATACATCTGCTCTTTGATACCATAGAAAGGTGTTACTCTATCTTCAAATATCATAGGTTTAAATATTGTGCCAGGGTGTCTGTATTCCATTTGTTTACATATATCCCAAGCAGTTGCTTGATAGATAAAGAATGTAGGGAACATTTGTTTATTAGACCAACCTAGACCATCAATTAAAGAACTTAATAAACTACTATAGGTGTTATCAACATTTTCAATCTCTGGTGCAAAGATATTCATGTAAAGTCTAGAACTATACGTAGAAGCTGAAAACAAGTTAAAGAATCCTGCTCTTCCTGTAATATCTATTGCTGGCACTAAAGATCTTTGTTCAGGATCTTCTCCGCCTTCTTTAAAGAACCATTTAATTAAATTGTTAGTAGCACCAAAGTGATCTATTGATCTAGACTGTAATGCTTTACCAATAATACTGGTTGTAGAAACTTGTGGAGATTCTTCAGGTGCAGTTGGATTAACAATCTCTTGTAATAACTCCCTACCATAACTTTCTAAAACTAAAGTCATGATTTGATTATTTTCATTGTTACCAACTTCAACAATACCTCCATTAAATACAATATCTAATTCATTAGGGTCATTACCATAACCTAGTCTGACTTGAAGCTTAGTACCAACTTTTAATAACATTCTACTCTTCAATAGCTGTGTTTCTAAATCTGTACCTACTTTAGTTAAATCTACACCTGGAGGAGCTTGATTAGTCCAAGCATCTGTATGCATAAATGATGGATTAATAACTTGCATGATAGCAACATCAATAGGATTATTATCATTATTGCAAACCATCTTAAAAGCTTGAACACCATTTAGTTCGTAGTATTGAACACCAGTCAGCGAAGAACTTAATCCTAACCCGTCATTCTCATTACCTATTACAATATACACTTTAATAGCTGGAAGAGCTACTTTCATACCTGTATTAATGTACTTCTTAGCATTATCAATAATAGCTTCTGCTAGGTACTGTTCATTGTATACGGTATTTTCAGGAGTAATACCTGTTCGAGGATTGTAAGATGGAGGGGTATATATTCCACTATTTTCTACTGTTTGAGGATATGTTGAGAATTCTCCTTCTACTAAAGAACCTTCAGCATATTTATCTAATGTTTGTTTAGTAGTGAAAGGATGTATTGGTCGTCCTTTATAATGAACTTCATAGTGTAGATGAGCATTTGTAGAACTTCCTGCACCTATATCTCCCTTAACACCACCAGATAATCCAATAGGTTGGTGAGCATTTACTTTTTGTGGTTTTTTACCAATAAAGGATTTAGATAAATGAGCATATCTAGTTTTAAAACCATTATGATGATCAATCTCAACTAAATATCCATAACCACTCGCTACTCTAAATGTTGCTGTACCAGAAGCTGCTGCAATTACAGTCGTACCTTTAGTAGCTGCTAAATCTAATCCATTGTGAGGTGAAGAACGTTTAATATCTTGTCTAGGCTTACCATAAGTAAATGGAGAACTAATAGGAAACTTCTGACCATTAGCAAATGGTTGAAAATTATTCCCTGTCTCTCCTGTAAACTCTGGAGTTACTGGTTTTCTGATTGGTTGTTGAGTTGGAGCTCCTGTTTTATTTGCAGGTAATTCAGCCCACATACCTTTCTTACTACGTTGAGCTGCTTCAAGAGCAGCAGTATATTGTTGGTTAGTAGAGAAGATAGTATTAACATTAGCTAATCCTTTCTTAATCATATCTAATCCTACATTAGTCTTATCGACAGTAGTTACACTAGCGACTAGACGAACTTTTGTACTAGGTGTTACAGAATATTCAGAATTATCATTCTCAACCCCTAGTACAGAAATACTTACTTGTTTTCCTCTAAGTTTTGCAAGTTCTGCTTTAGCTTGTTGACCATACTTCTCAGTCTTAGGATTATATTTAGAGTTATTCTTATCTGTCTCTGGAGTATCTAACCCAGCAACACGAATACGTTGAATAATAGACTTACCATCAACAGTATACTGAACATCTAATGTATCACCATCTACTTCTCTTACAACATATCCGACTACTGTTTGACCTGTTTTTAAAGTACCATTTCTAGCACTTGCAGATGTAAAGGAAGGTGAAGGCTGACTAACAGTTTGCTTAGTTAGTGCATCTTGTTTTTTAGCATCTTTCTTAGCTTGATCTACTCCTGGAGCTCCTGCATATGGAGCCAACTCATTATATTTTTTAGAATGAACTGCGTACCAGTTAGCCCATGTAGATGATGAATTCTGTCTTAAATTTTCAGCTGACTTTCCTACAGCAGGACTAACTCCAGTTTTTAGATAAATCCCTACATTAATTTGACCTCCACCACCTTGTTGATGTCCAGCATACGTATAAGGCATGTCAAATTTACCAGTTCTAGGATTAGTCTTTTTTCCACCATGAACTAAAAACATACTATCTAAAAATGCGACAGCACTTGATTTAAAGTCTCTAATAAAACTTGAATCACTCCATATCTTATCTGCAATTTTTGCAGCATCTGCTGGTCTTAAATTTTTATACCCTTTTGAAGCGTACGCTTTATTATTTGCTCTTAGAACACTATCTAAAGCACCTCTGCTGAATTGATACAAACCTCTATAAGTTTGACCTGATCCCATATTAGTACCGAGTCTAGACTCAATATAAGCAGTTTTATACATATACTGTCTTAGTTCTTCATCTCCAGACATTCCATAAACAGATAAAGCATACTCAATAGCTTCAGATACATTCTTCGAAGGCTTAAGATTTACACTTCCTCCCCATACAGTTACAACGCCTGTTTCAGCTGGATTACTTGCCCAATCACTCTCATTAAAATCAACCTCTTCAAGCTTTCTGTAGTTAGCACCAAGCATAACTTCTATAGAAGACATCTGTTTTACTGTCTCGGCATCTTCGTTTATTTCTAAAGCTTTATTATTTAATTGTTCTTCATTATAACTATCATTAAAGAATGCTTTCATTTCATCAGCAATAAGAGGTTCAGTATATAAGAAAAAGAAAGGGTCTGTACTTTGAATAACAACATCTTTAGTTACATCATAGTCTTCTTCTATGTCTTCTAACTTTAAATCGCTTAGATTCTGTCCATACATAGAACCTATGTAAGTGTCAATCATATTCTTAATAAAGAATTTTTGACTATCTGAGAAAGAATTTCCAAAAGGAATAGTTTCAGGTGTTCTTCCTAATTTATTGATAATAGTTGTAGCTAAGGTTTCAAATTGTGAAGATGGTGTATCACTGATTTGAATATTTGTTAAATTAATAGGTTTCCCATCCATTTGATCTAACTTAGCTTGAAGGATTTGAATAGCATAACCAGAGAACCAGTTATGATAATTACTAATGCTCATCTCTCTAACTGAATAAGAAGGATCAAAGTAGTCTACAGGTGACTCAGAAGCATCTACATATAAGTTTAAGCCAGAACTTAACACTCTAGATTTAGACGAAACAAAAGAATATTTCCTAAACTTATTAGCACTCCCTAGAGAAATCTCTCCATCAGATAATTGATCTGTTACTGTTTTGATTACAGCAGCATCTCCTTTGAGCTTATCTAATCCTAAATCTCTCATTCCTGCTAATGTAACTCTTACAATATCTTCATATATATCTAAAGAGGTAGCGACAACTTCTTGGTCTTGATTCATATTAGCAAAATGATAAATGCCTTCTTTATTACTTTTAGAAAGTAATCTATTAAATTCTTTTAACCATGTGAGAATTATTCCATATACTTCTGATCTTGCTTTAGAAATAGATTTAGCTCCAGAAGCCTCTAATCTATTACTATCAAATAATCCTTCTACATTAGTTTCAGCAAAGTGATAGATCATTGTTTCAATACCATTTCTATCTGCTGATGCTACTAAGTTATTAATATTAGGAATTGATGATTCTGAGTTTAAGAGAAAAGAAGCTAATGAATGAATCTTTAATGTATTATAAGCCTCTGCTTCAGGATATAGTCTTCTATTTTCATCTAGAATCTGAAAAGCATTAGTAAGAAAAGAAGCTATACCACTATCTTCATCATACTCGCTATAAACTCCATCAGAGTTATTTAAGAATTGTATGGTAGTCTGTGCAGCTCTCTTACCCATAAATTGAACGATAGGATGTTTATAAGCACCAATTTTTTGTATAGCTAATATGTTCTTTCTTCGTACTTCTATCTTTTGTACTGCTAAACCAAGTTGAGCAAAAGAAGCTTTACTGTATTGAACATAAACTTGTTTGTATCCTCTTGGAGTGCTTCCATCCTTACCTACATTATTAACAGCTTCTTCTTTATTAGAAACTTCATTAGTAGAAGAGATATCTGTACTATCAGTGTCTTTACTATCTTTTACTTTCTTTCTACCTACCATGCCTTTGATTGAATCAGTTTCAAATCTAGACTCGTCAAAGTTTTGATCTAAGGTTTCTCGAATACTTCTAGGAAGATCTAGATCTTCCATTGGAGCCATATCAGTAGTTACAACTACTTTAGCGTCTGGAGCTAATAACTTCCCATCATCATCTGCCATATACTTAGCAGCATGTTCAATACCTGTAGAAATCATTGGAATGAAGACATTAACATCTAAACCAGCATGTGTGGTTTTAGAGTTCATCATCTTTTCATATAAACCATTATTCTCTAATTTCTCAGTAACTTTATCTACTTTAGGATTAATATACTGAGCCCAAATATCAGAAGATACTAAATTAGAAACAACTTTAGGAGTTTCAAAAGATATGTAGTCTCTCTCTGTCTTAACAGTACCTTCTGTTGTACTAAATGTACCTGACTTAGTTACGACTTTATTAGAAACAAATTGAAAATCTGCTGCTAATGGCGCATGGTTAAAATACACTAAAGTAACTTCAAGCAATAATAAGTTAGAAGCTGCCGCTGACTGAACAACAGCAAGTTCCTCTACAGCAAACATTAGGTAGTCTGTTGTAGATGTCATAGCAGGAGATACGTAAGTTTTTAATCGAGGACTTTTAATAAAACAGAAAGGATAGCTGTTTAACTCAGTTATTAATCTAATACAGTTATACGTATTATTTTCTAAGTCTTCACCAGAGGCTACTAAATTTTGAGGGGTTATTTGAAAGGGAAAGTTTAGTGTTACTTTAGTTTCAGAGTATTTTGATCTGTAACAAAAGACAGAGTTTGATCTAACAAATGTCTGCTCATGTACATAGTTGTTATCAAACATCATGATATCGGATGGGCTTACACCCACCTCAATATCGTTAATAACAAACATCTCTTTTTCTTCAGCAGCAGTAAAATATAAAGTATCTAACTGTACTGGTGTATCCATATTATTATCCTTTTATTATAAGTCTGTAATATTTAATCTTGCGTTTCTCATATCATTTCCAAATACAGCATTTTGTAATGATTGTACTTGAGTGTCAGCTGAATCCATTAAGTCAGAAGGGAATTGTTCATAAGTGTTATAACTTTGTTCTACAAAGTCTCCAGACATTCTAACAGCTTTATTAGAATTGTATTGAGGCTGAATGTAGTTAGTTCTATTAACATTTGTTTCTATTCCTGTTTCTACTGTTTCAGGGTCTATTCTTTGTTGTAACATTTGAGTATTATGCATCCTTACATTATCTCTGGAGTCACTAAATGATGGTTGTTCTCTAGCTAATAATGAAACTCCAGCCATTGCTGATAATCCAACAGCAATTAAACTCTTGTTACGTTTAAACGTATCCATAATAGCATCAGTAGCACCATGATACAACTGCTGTGGAGAACGAGCCATATCTATTCCTTCTTCTACATCTACAATATCTTGAGCTTTTAATATTGACCCTATATTAGCTGTAGTCTGAGCAGCAGACCTTTCACCCTTATTGATTTGAGTAGGAGTGAAGGCTTCCCTATGAACTCGTTTAGCTTGATCTATTTCAGCACTAACTAAGTTATCAACTATATTAGAAAGTCTTTCTGCATTAGGTTTATTCTCGTCATATCCTAGGATAGATGGTATATGTTCTCTTAAAACTTTCTCGTACTTATCACTGTCATATACCCCTTCTACATATTGTCTTCTTGCAAAATCTAGTTGTTGTATTGCCATAGTACCTGTAAAGTCTTCAGTGCTGATGTGACTTGTTTTTAATAGACCTTCTACAGATCTATATAAAGCATTTTCAGCTTCAGTAATTAAGTCTGCATCCCCATAGAAACGTTTCTTAACAGCTTCACTAACATTGATCTTAAACTCTGTAGCCATAGGAGAAATATCTTTACGAATAGTTCCTTGCATAGCTGATTTGTTATTATATTCACTGTACTCTGCTAAACTTCCAAAGTTATTTAATGTAACTGCTGATTTAGTACTTCCTTTAGGTGACATCAGTAACGAGTCATTAAGATGAGTTGCATTACGTTCTCTAATGGTATCTGCTGTGTTTTTCAAGTCTCTATACTCAGAGTAAGAGTGCTTATTTCCTAATACAGCTGCTTGGTCTTGATCGTGGTCTCCACCCATCATAATAGACCAAGCAGCACTTCCTCTAGAGAAGAATAAAGCAGTGTCATTATGATCTATAGTTGAATCAAGAACTACATCTAATAATTGAGAAGACATTGTACCTTGTGCTGGTTCACGAGAAGCCATTAATGAGAGAGGAACTAATCTATTATCAGCATCTCTATACATAACTCTCTTAAGAGACTGCTCACCTTTACCTAATTCTTCTGTATCTAATAACTCTATATCTTTTGCCTTAATACCTAATCTTGAAGCCCACTCCCTTACTCCTCCTTTTGACATAACAACCTTGTCTGAAATTCCTTTATAAGAACCATCTGCATTCAATTCTGATTTAGCAAAAAGACGTTCAGCAGCTCCTCCTACAGGTTTAACTTCATAGATTCCTGAAGACTCATTGTAAAGTTTTAAAGCTCCTTTCATTAAACTGTTATCACCAGACAACATATTTGTTCTGTAAGTAGTATAACTATCTAGAGCAGCTTTGAGTTCTTTTCCTAATCTAGTTTTTTCTTTACCTGAAGCTCTTCCCCAAGCAATATCTAAATTAAGTAAATCTAAGCGTTTAGACTCTAATTCTTTAATTAACTCTCTGTCTTTAAAATCAAACTTACCACTTCTTGTTGTTGAAATGAGAGAGAAATTAAGAGATTTAATATCATGATCAGTGTAATTAAAATTATAACTAATATAAGGATTTTTACTATCGTATGCAAAAGCACTTCTAAGTCTACTAATCCTTTGTTCAGGAGTTGTATTCATTAGTATTGAACTAAGTTCTTTTTCTCTTCCTGTTATAAACGAATTCACAGATTTAGTTTGAAAGGCTGTCTCTCTTTGTAGGGAGTTAACCTCATACAGTAATCCGTCATCTATCTTTCCAAAAAGATCTAATTGCTTTCTTGAATATCCAGAACCTAGTAAACTTGTTCTAGCTACCCATGACATACTTGCTTTATTTCCAGTACCTACATTCGCTCTACCTTTATTAACTGTACCAATAGTACTAGAAACACCTCCTCTTAAATCTGAATCAATTCCAGAAAGAGCAACAAGTCTAGTTAAATCTTCCATTTGAGCTAATCTATCACCTTTATAGTATTTATTAATACTAGTAGCGGATCGCCATGCAGATGCTACATTATTTATAGCTTGATCAATCAATTCAGGAGTAAAGTTTTTAGTCTTAGGTATAATACCAGCATTCATTAAGTTAACAATAGATCTGTAGTCTTTAGAGCCTGAAACTTGATTTTTTAAATCTTGTAAAGGCTTCATAAGTCTAGTAGCGATAGCAGAAGTTATATCTTCATTAGCTTTATTTTCTTGCATTAAGAAAGCAGCTGTAACAATAGATCTCTTCTGTGCTGGATTATCCATTAATAATTTAGTGATATTGTGAGCTTTAGCAAATTCTTGAAAGAGTTCATCATCTGGAGATGCATTTAAAAGATGTTGTAAGTCACTCATACCAGTCTTAGAAGCTTCTGTAATCATAGAGACATCTTGTCTCATAAATACAGAGAAATGCCTATTTTGATCTAGTCTTTTAATATCGTCTAATCCTAGTCCGTTCCCTAGTGCAAGTTTAAGAGCTTCAGGAGCAGTATCATTAGCTGTTAGTACATTGTTTTGAAATGATACTAAACCTTCATTCATTAACGAACCTACAGATGCAAGAATATTAAATCTTGTTTGTTCTATTCCCTCTGCTAATGATTTAGACCCTACAGAAAAGAATTTCAAACTCTCTTCCGATTGAGGATTAAATCTAGCATCTATAGATAGTAAAAGTCTTCCATTATTATCTCGTCTACCTGATTTTATAATTCCTTCTGAGAATTGTTTACCTAATTGGAACGGTCTTCCATTAGCATCGTACCCAAGAATATCTGTTCCAATGTTAATCCCACCCTTCTCTCTTAAAAAATCATTTAAATTTGGAGATTCTAAAGCTTCTTTCAGGTCCTTATTAAGCATTAAGGTTCTATTGTCAAGAGGAATAGCTAATTCAGCTGTAGTCTTAATACTGAATGCTTCTGAATGTCCTTTATTAAACAAACCAAAACCATCAGCAAGAATAGTTTGATTTTGCCCTGTTAAAGCAACTGCAAATTCATTAAAGGCTTTGGCATTATTAATATCTAGTTTATTAACAACTTGAGCTGATGCATAATTATCTTTAATAAAATTTCCATATATCATATCTAAAGCTTGCATCCCTTGACCCCTCTTAACAGGGGCTGTATCTCTAAGTACAGATCCACTAGGATTACGAGTTTTAGGAACAAACATACCTATAGTACCTTTATTAGGATTGGTCTGGATATCCAATGACTTATTTCCTGATGTACCAATACCATATTTATGAGCTCTTTTATTATCAATAGAGAGTTTATTAATCACTATATCAGCTACAGCACTTCCTCCTCCCTCTTTCTGTAGATAACTTGAAGGAGTTACAAGAGGTCTATTGTGATTGATATTACCTTGTGAATCAATATTCAATTGGTACTCTAAAGAAGTAATAGTAGATAAGTTCTTAAGTTGAGGAGATGTTACAGTAAAGTTAGGTCCATCGATTATCTCATGTGCAGCTTCTGAGGCGTCATATGAAATTAATTTTTTCATATTACCTACATAGTCAGCCATAGGAGATTTTTCAGGAAGAAACTTTAACATCATTTCAGGATCTAATCCTCTTTCAACATCTTCCAATGTAACTAGTCTTCTTCCGTCTGCAAAATCATAAGCATAAGAAGATACACCTTCATTCATATATAAAGATGCAAATGGAGAGAATCCTTTTACAGCCATTGCTCTACCATTTCCAGCATTATGATATCTAATTCCATTTGCATCATAAGATGTAATAGGTACAGTTACAGATTTGGAGTCAACAACATCATTAAGAATAATACTACCATCAGATATCTTAATATCTCCTACAGCTCGTTTAACAAACATTGATGCTTTGTCCATAGCATCTTCAACTTTATTTCCAAACTGAGTTTCAAAGACTGATGCCAGTTTTTTAATCTTATCTTCTTGAGATAATGACCCATCAATTCTAGTAGTGTATTGAGAAACTTTAGGAGCATTTACAGCATTAGTGTTAACAAAATCGATTGCATCTTCAGAGAAAAGAGGAATTATACTTGAGATATCATGCTTATTTGTTAGTCCTTTTAAGAATTCACTAAACTTAGCTGGATCTTCAGGAAGACTAGGAATATTGTTATACCCTCTAGACTTTAATATGGTCTCAATACTTTTAGAATTTTTTATAACAGTATCTAGATTTTCTTTAAAACCATTCTCTAATCCATCACCTTCAGAATATTTCATAAAACTATCTATGAAGCTTTCTACTCTAGTCGAGAAGTTTGTTCTTAATTTTTCCTCTTGTTTAGATATTCCACTAGAAGCTCTATCTAATATTGAAGCCTCATCTTGCTTAACTCCTGTAACTACTTTGGCTAAGTTACGAACATCTACTTCGGGTAGAATAAGCATACTACCCATTGCAGCTCCAATACCAGCATTTACAACACCAGTTATAGGATTTTCAAATATGTCTGTAGTGTATGCAGCTCCTAAAGCTCCAGCGGCAACAGCTGCTAATCGTTTATCCATTATCTTTGTCCTTCAATTATTAAATCTCCATAACTAGAGTCAACTACATCTATATTGTTAGTTTTAAAACCATGTTTAAACATTAAGTCACTTATCTGTTGCTTCATATATCTATTCTTCTTAAGCTCATGTTTAATTTCATCTAACGATTGTACTACTTCGTTATCTTGTTTTAAGAATTCTAATCGATTCATCCTCTCTTCATCTTTCTGCCAGAATCCAAATCTCTTAAGATCTTCTCCACCTACAGATAATGTTCTTATCTTGATGTCATCAGTCTTTAATCTAGGATCCCAACCCATGAATTTCTTAGATGGAACTCCAGTAGAGTTATTAAGATATGTTAATGATTCCATGTCTGCCATCTTAAGTCTTAACAACTCATCTTCAGTGTATTGAATTCTCTCTGATTCACTAAAACCCATATTCCAATAGCTATCTGAGTTAGACTTAACTTTATCTCTAGCTATTTGTCTTTCTTTATCTGATAGGGATACATCCATAGCTGATTTAAGTTTATTAGTATTATTATGTATGTCATCAGCAATAGCTTTTTGTACACTTATACCTCTCTCTTTAGCATCCTTAGCTATATCAACATTTCGCCATATCTGTTCATATCCTCGTAACACATCTGAAGGTAATAATGATCTAATCATATCCCTCTTTTTCTCTGATGTTTCTTTAGAAAAAGACTCGAAGTAATCACGTTCATCATCTGATAATGATTTTTTAAACTTCATTACTTTATCTACTGTATTCAACCCAGACATGGACGTAGCTACAACTGAATTAGAATCATTATAAGGATTAACATCTGATCTATTCTTGATGTGTTTCATCTTATCAAAGTATTCATTAATTGTATCTTTCTCAAGCTTTTCTTCAGGTCTAAATCCGCCATCAAATGTTAATCTGGTTTTATTTAAAGCAGGTTTAATGAAGTGAGAATAATAGTTAGTCCATACAGCAGCATCAGTACCTCCTAGTTGAGTTTCTACATAATCTTGTATAGCAGTTCTATTATGTAGAAACTTAGCAGAAGGTCTAATTGGAGTTAACATTTCTAGAGGAGATTCGCTATGCTTAGATACAAAATCCCATATAGAACTTTGTACATAACCTATAGGGCCGAATCCAAAACGTTTCCCAACTGAAGATGGTTCATAGAAAGTTTTCTTTTGGTCTCTTTCTTGTTCTTGCTGTAAAGTTTGTTCTAGAATCTCTGTTTCTCTATCTGAAAGTTTTCCTGCATTGTATGCTTGGAGAATATTCTGGCGAGTTCTAATATGCTCTCTAGACCCTTTAGCAACGTCAGCTAGTACTTTATACTTATAAACTAAACTGTAGTCTTCTGGATCAACACCTTCAACTTCTTTATTTAAAGCTCCAAAACCTTCTCCTGCAATTCTTTCTTCACCTAAAGGCACCTTATCATAGGCATTACCTTTTCTAAAGTTTATATAGTATTGAGAGTCAGTTGAAGGTAACCAAGAAGGAAGATTATTAGTTAGAGGGTTTGATCTATCTATAATAGACCCAGATGAAGTTCCTAAAATCTTACGTTGGAATTCACCCATCCCTGCCATATCGCCTAGGTTCTGAGATACTAAATCTCTAGCTGCTGAAGTTGCTTCCCCAGATCTAGCTAGTTGTAGAGGTACGTTTGAAGGGTCTATTCCTATGGAGGCTAATGGAAATGAAGCCGCCCATCCTTTAATACCTACTAAGTCTGTTAATGCTTGATAAACTAACCCTGCTCCTTCTACATTAGGATTATATCTAGCAGCTTCAGGATGACTAAGTAATCCTGCATTTATTAAACTAGCATCTGTTCTATTTACAGCGGTAGGGATAAGTAAGGAACTTTGATCTTGATCTTTTTCTCCCATCTTTCCTAAAATCGCATTTTTAATAAAGGTAGCAGCTCCAGCTCTAGTTGTGAAATGAGATGCAGCTTCTGATAAATCATATATTGCAGGGTTAACTACATCTGGTTTAATAATCTGACCAACAGTTCTTTCAAACAACTTACCAAATATGGAACCATATCCTACATCCATACCCCATATAGGATATGGCATATCTTCAGCGTGCATCTTTTCAAACTTATATGGATCTTGTAGGTAAGAAAAAGGATGAAGAAGAGGATTAAGTTTCTTCTTAGTCTCATCATCTCCATATCTAACCTTATCTGTTGCATCAGCGTTAACTCTTGCTACGAAATGTTTAGAAAAGAATTTAGTATGACTTCCTTCCCATGAGTTACCACCCATTACCCACCATCTGTTAGCTTTTTGAGCTACCTCTTTATCGCCACTGTAAAGCTCTTGTAGCTCTTCTGAACTAGACCCTATCAAAGCTCCAGGTAAGAAAGGAAGAGCTAGTGTAGCCCCTGCTAGAGCCCCTATGTAAGCATTTCTCTTCATAGGTTTAAACTCACCTTTAATCCCTACTGCGGATAAGAGCTTTGATTCTTTAGCTACATTATAAATATCAGCAGCTTCATCAGCATTAGATGTTAGTGTCTTTCCTAACCTTCCAAAATAGCCCATCTGAGCTCCAAACATTGCCCCTGATAAAGGTAATGCTAGTAGTGAACTAATATTAGTAGAGCCAGGGGCGGCTTCTTCTTGAGACTTTTTGTAACCTTGAAAACGGTCTGACCAAGCTTTAGCAAAGTCTATTCTCATACTAGCATATGTGTTAACTAAACCAGTAAAAAGACCTTCACTGAATAATCCATCAGAAGGAGATATAGTTCTAAGAACTGAGTCTAATACTTCATAACCTACTGCAATCTTAGCAGATTTCACAGCTATGTTTTTACCAGATTTAACTAATGATTCTCTAATTCCTAAGTTATAGTCTCCATTAGTACCTAAGTTAACATTCAGATGTCTTTTAGCTATTAACCAAGCTTTAGATTGAAACAAGGATGTTCTATCAGCTCCTAAGCCACTCATCATTTCTTCGACACCAGCTAATGGGTTATCGAGAGATCTCATACCTGTTTCTAATGCGTATTTAAACCAAGACTGTCCCCATTTAGCTGCAAACTTACTTTCACTATCAGCCCCCATAACCACTAATGGGTTAATATGATAATTATCTAGATCTATCTGACCACCAATTGCCTTAGAGTAATTAAGAAACATTTGATTAGGAGAATTAACAGAACCTTGTCTAATATTTGCTAAAGAAAGTTTAGCAACTTTAGCAAACGTGTCTCCTATAGTTCCATCATTATTACCTACATACAATCTTCCAGCTTTGTATATCAATCCATTATGTTCTGCCTGTTTCATTAAAGACTTAATAGCTTTATCATCTAAATCTTTATTAGCAAACTTAGCCATAGCTTCAAAGTAATGTTTTTGAAATAGTACTTGTCTTTTAGAAAATCTTACTTCTTGGTCTGCTTGAGTCATGGAGACATAAGGATTAATAATATTACTAAGCTGTAATGTACGTAATATATGTAAAGGGGAAGCTTCTTCTACAGCCATTAACTGAGAGAGCATTGATTTAACTAGAGATTGATTAGCAAATTTTCCTGAAGGGTCTGCTAGAGGAGAACCCTTATTCAGTTGACGTTGTAAATACTCAGTTCCTAGTAATTTTTGATAGAATTTTGAAACTGAGGACTCTGCATTACCAAATTCCTTATTAAAATAATAAGCAGCTCCAACTACAGCACTCCCTTTAGAGATATCTATTATAGTTTCTAGTTTCTTATCTTCTACCTCTTGTTCTAGCATCTCTTTAGAGGGAGTTATGTAATTAGCCATTATCCACCTACTTTACTTATTTCATCTTCTGTTGCTTGTATTGGTTGTATTTCTTGAGGAAAAGATGCTTGTATAATACTATAATCTTTCAATAGTTGATCTATTGGCATTTCTCTAACTTCTTTTATAGGAGTACATGTATATCTGGATACGAAAGCCTGTATCTGATCTATTAAAGTTACACTGTTAGAAAAGGCTTCAAATGTTTTAGGAAGGTCAAAAAATACATCTTTACTATGGTGTAAAATATTCTGACCTATATGCCCAACGATTCCCGCAGGGGATGAAATATAGTCTATCTCCTCATCTTCAAAGTGTTGAATACCTAAAACACACTTATTACAAATCTCTTCATATATATCTTCTAAAGAGATTTTTGATTGTTCCATTAAGTTTATTTTGTATAGATCTGAATAGGTGAGAAGTTTGATTTTAACTTGTGGGGAAGGGATAACTAATCCGCTCTTACAATGAATGTAAGAGCCTGATAAAGCTATTATGTAATAAGATGTTCCTGATGTGAGAAACATGTAGATCTCCTGTTAAGCAATGTAAATGAGAGATAGTGCTTCTTGAGGAGTAACGAAACCTGACTTATAGGAAATCTGTTGACCTAATGTTGTAATGATACCAGCATCTGTTTGATTTCTAAATGTAAAATTATAGTCAGGAAATAGTAGACATTTCTCTACTAATAATTCATTAGTAGATTCTGGATCATCTAAAGCATTACCTACATTAAGTTCTTTATATTCATATCGTCTTAATGTTCTCCAAATATAATATTCATTTCTCTCAGAACTTACTTTTGAGATATGTATATTACCCCACCTTTTCTTCCAAGCTTCTAAGGAAGAAATTAGTGGTGCATTATCACCATAAGCTTTTTGAAGTGTATTGTATAATTCTTGAAGTTTTTTATCTTCTTCTGATAAAACTGGTTCTTGGTATTCTTCTTCTGTAGCTTGAGGAGGAATGTACACTTCTTCTGCTTGTTGTCTTGATCTTGTTTTTTTACGTACTTCCATTCTTATAATCCTTATGCAATATTTTTAGCTAAAAATGTATAACGATCTACTAAAGCTGTGTCATCATGTGAGTTAGTTGCTTGAGATTGACCAGTAAACTTAATACCTTGAAGTATTATAGTTTCTTGATTACCAGCCATATTAGAGTTTGAATTGTTATATACAATACGAATATCAAATAAACTAGGTTGTTGTATCAGGCTCTTTGATTCCATTTGTAAATCACTGCCAGTTGCAACTTCTCTTTGACTCTCTCTTAATTCTTCAGTAGTCATTTTATTAGCAGGCTTTTTAGTTGTCTTTGGTGTAGTCTCTTTAGTATTAGTTACTAGATAGTTTATAGCTGTCTTTAAATAAAGAGTACTCTTAAAAGCTAAGTCTAACTGCCCCTGAACAATAGAATTTCCTCTTGTAAAATATAAAGGTTCTAAACTTCCTAATGTATAAATTGGAACAGAAGATATGTTGTGAGTATATGCTATTGCTACTGCTTTGTCTATATTAACTGTCTTTCCTGTTGGTGGAAAATGAAGAAAAACATTAACATCAGAGGCTGTATAATAGTGGTCATATATTGGTGTAGCCATGAGTTCCCCTTACTTTAATTTAATGTTTACATCTTGATTCATGTTTTTATTTAGAAGATATGATACAGAAGGAAAAGCCTCAGTTGCTCCATAACCTCTAGTATAATCTGTAATATTTGTAGATGATCTAAAAGCTTTAGCTTGAAAGGAAACTGTACTCTCTGTAATTAAATCCTCAATTGAATGTACTTGACCTGTATTCATAATCACTGCTCCTACAATTGTTTCAAATCTTTCATAAGGAGTATTCTCTTTACCTAGAGGTCTAATGTTCTCTGATACGGAATATATATGGATATTAAAAGCAGTTAGGTCATCTTGAATAATAGCAATTTGATCTTTCAGAGGTAGTCCTGTCGGCATTACATTATCAAGTCCTTGTAGTCTTTTAGCAATATTCTCTTGATCTTCTAAAAATATTTTAGATTGTAATTCTGTTAAGTTATCTGTAGTGAATACAGATCTAATTATCGATCCTGCTACAATACGATTACCTAAACCAAAGCCTCCAACTGATGTCTGTCCAAGAGTTGTAACTGGTGCTTTAGTTCTATATGAGGAAAAAGAAATTGTCATGACATCATCTAAGATTATCATAGCTGTTTTCCCATTAATATTATAATTAGGGAATTCAAGAAGTACTCTAGTAGAAGTACCAGGAATTGGAATATATTCTTGTTCTAGTTCATAACTAATGTTAGATGAAGATCTTTTATTTAAGTACCTATCAATATCATAAGCCATCTTTGTATCCTATAAAATAAAAAAGGAGAACTCCAATTAAAGAGTTCTCCTTTTAGAGTTACTTAGTAATGTAATTAAGCATTGAGTGAAGAAGACGAACCATAAGATAAGTCTTTAAGAGCAGCCCAAGGAGTAATACGTTTAGCAATAAAAGTAACTTGACGCTCTAATAAGAGATCATCAACACTTGAACCACCTTGATCACTATTGAACTGAACACCGTGAATAACCATACGAGAAGCATGACCAGATGCTTCTGAAATACCTACCAATACGATATCGAAAGGAGGGATTTGGTCAATCAACATTGGTTTCACTTCTCTACCAAATGAATTGAATACTGAGTCAGAGCTTGAGTTATCAAAAGCAGAAGTATCTCTAACTGTACCACCAGCTTGAATAGCTAGATTAGCTTTAGTGTCAAGAGGGTTAAAACCTTTTTGAGCTTTACCATCACCATAGTTAACTAGTTCGTGCTCTGTAAGGAACACTGACTTATCTTGAACTGCTTCAAGTAAGCGATCTTTTTCAAAGACTGCAAATACACAAGCACCAGTTGTAGAACGTTTACCTTTAGCTACAGACACAGCATCAACTGTTCCCATAACGTGTACGTTAGCTACATCACGCTGTACAGCGTACTTAATCATATGCAAGTCACCGAATTTCTTACCATTAAAAACAGCATGAATTTCTGTACCAGCTTTAGAGATATATGTACCTGAATCAGCAATAGTGTTTGAACTTGGATTTAAAGCCATAATTTATCTCCTATTAGATACTGAATAAATCTTGTTCTGCAAGAGAAACAGTAATGTTGACAGTACGTAACTCATGCTTAGGTTGAATACTTAATGGTAATCTTAATGTATTGACATCACTACCAAGTAAGTTGAAGCTATAACCATTGATATAACCATTAGTAACAGCAGCTTTCAATTCAACATCAATTGCGTTATAAAGAGCAGCTAATAGAGCAGCACTTAAACCACGACCAATGTAAGGGTCGATTACATTACGTAAGTTCTTAAGAACATGAGTAATAGCAATAGCTGTTGAGATGTAATCATAGTCTGAATTATCGTTAGTTGCTAGGTCACCAGAGTATACTGTTAAGCCTTTAGTTTTTTGTTCGAAAACTACATATCCAGCATTAGATAATGCTTGAATCTTATCTGCTTTCAGTTTAAATAGTGGAGTTACACCAGGAATTACAATATTAGTTGTAGAGTCCCCAGGTTGTACTTGAGTAATTAAACCTGAATAAGCAGCAGCAGCAGATACAACACTTGCTCCAGCAGATGTTAAAAGATCTGTAGAAAGTAATACAGGAAGTACAGGAATACTTAAATGTTTACCAATATCTACAATCACACCAGTTGAATCATATAATGGATCGCCATCAGGGAATCCCGTATCAGTTGCATAGAAACCAGCTTTATGAGTTGTAGAACCAACCATGAAACGGTTACCTAGTAATCCTTCACCATTAACGATGATCTTACCGTAGATATCACGTTCAGGAGATTTACCAACCCAGCGGTTAATAGCTAATGTAAAGTTAGCTTTAGGACCACGAGGACCAATAACACCATTCACATAATGAGCAATATCAGACTGAGTCCAAGCCCACATAGCTAGTCTATGCGCAAAGTCTACTTCATGATAAGAATCAACAATGATTGGTTGACCATTACTATCTAATGCAGCTTCTGCAATATTAGTAGTAGTTTCAGTAGGGTTACTTAGCTTTTGATATAGATGCTTAAATTGAGACCACTCATATTCAAACCCTTCTTCAGTTTCTGTACGTTTTACATAAGTAAGACGATCAGCAGTAGCGTCATCACCTGAACTGATATTTCTAGCAGCAAATAAGTCTTCAATTACAACTGAGAATACAGAATAAGCTTCTAAATCAACAAAAGCTGAATCATAGAGTTCATAAAGTTTGTTAAGTGATGCACCCATGTTATCTTCACCAGCACGGTACTCGATATCATGTGCAGCAGCAGTTGTAGTCTTAGTATAAGTAATTTGAATTACTTCACTAGCTTGAGGACTAGTAGTAATAGTTACTTGATTACCATTAACTGTATATTCGTTTGCAGCTAGAGTTCTAATAACACCAGTAGCTGATGTTTTAACAACCTGAACAACTGAGTCAATAGTTGCTTGAGAAAGTGTGTAAGCAGAAGCAACACCATCAGCAACGAATGCTTCAACGTACTTAGCTTTGAGGTTATCTACTACATTTGCAAATGGAACTGGAGCAGATGGAGTACCAATAATAAATTGGAAATCAGAAGAATCAAATCCTTCTAAAGATACTACACCTGTATCGATCTCTTGACCTGGAGAGTTAGAATAAACAATTTTAGCACCATCATAAACAATTACAATAGATGTTTCAGGATCGTTTACACGTGGACCAGCATATACTTTAAGATTAGAACCAGCACCTACAGAAGCAGCAGTTGTACGTAAAGTTGTATACTCACCAAAAAGGTTTTCAATACTAGCAGGACGACCACCAATACGATATAGAGCTACACTACGAGCACCACCAGCAAAAGCATGTTTCATTAATTGAATAATAGGTGAATTTGCACCATAAATTTGTTTAGCTGTTTCTGTATCTGACACAGAGTACAACTGATTAGATGGACCAGTAGTCGAACGACTTACAACAAGAGTTACATCTTCAGGAAGACTTACTCGTGGATTTAACTTGCCATCTAAAATTTCAGAAGTAATACCAACTCTTGACATTTTATTTCCTTTAGTTAACTAAATTAATTAAGTTGAAGATTTATAGATTTAATATGTTCAAGTTCTTGTTTGTATACCTCTGTAGTCATAACTTTAAATTGAAGTTCTCTACAGTACAAAGGAGCTTGATCTTCATATTTATCTAAGTAACGTATGTCACTCATTCCTAGATAAATATACATGTCTACAAATTTTTTAATATAACTAGAGTACTTCAAAAAAATAGATTCTATTAGTCTTGCAAGGTTGTTTAGTACTCTAGCTTTTTCTGAAAATATTGTGATTGCAACAACATTGTCAAATTCTAATTTATATTGTTCTTCTACATTACCTGTAATTTGATTATACGTCTCACCAACAACTGATGGTCCATGTTTAGTTACTGGTCTTGTATTTATACTAGAATTAGATGTCACTCTAGGAGTTCTTCTAACTATATTATATGTAACAATATTAGGAATTACAGCATCCTTAACCTCATCAGGGTAAGCATGAATAAATCTAAATTTTTCTGGAGAGGGGTCTCCAGAATCTGATAAAAGGTTTAGCTCTTTAAATAAGTCTAGCAAACCATCAAACAACTGATAAATGTTATTGCCAAAACTATAAATTTCTTCTATTGAGTCTCCTTCAATATGATTGAAATCACTTGATAGGAGTTCATCTCTGAATTGGATAACTTCTTTAAAAATACTGTCATTAGACATCTATTATCCTCCTAAATAAGAAATATTAAAATCAGTCTTATTTGTACTAGCTCTCATAGACCTGTTAAAGATTATTTTTAATCTTTCTGTCATCTTGAGAGGCATAGCTATCTTTCCATTACTATCTAAATCTACTAATTCTATATAGTCTTCATTTAGAGGCTTCACATCATAAGGAGTAACTAATACGTAAGAGGTTGTATCTGCCTTACCAACCTTTTCAAAAGCATGCAGGTTGTATCTATCTTTACCTTCATTCTGTTTGTATAGATAACCTTTAATTATAGATTGATCACTTAAATATCCATATCCCTTACAATAAGGACATCCTAACTGTCCTTCTACATAACCATTTATGTTAGGGTTGCAAGCAGAGCAGTTAACTCGTTTATCGTTATCTTCATGTCGTCTAAACCTAGTCCAAATTAGAGGTCTGCTTATAGCATCTGTATCTAAATCAGTAAAAAGAAGAGTATCTAATTCAGTTATTAGATTTAAATCATTCTTCATTATCACCTCTTAAATAATAAGATACTGTGTCAACATTTTCTACACTAGAATACCTATTTAATGTAGCTGACTTGTACAGATTGCCATTATACAGGTATTTCTTACTAGCATAACCATCTGTAACTCTTGCACCATTATCTAAATCAGTTAACCACCATAGTCTTCCATAGGTATGCTTATTATTAGGATTATATCTTCCTTTAACAAACTCTGAAGGGAGTATTTGTGTTTCTTCTGTCTCTCTTATAAGAGTCTCTAGATTTTCTAAGCACTCCTTAGAGTCACTAAATATCTTGCTGATAACAGTGGTATCAGATGTTTGAGATACGGATACTGAGAAGTCTCCTAAAGACTTACTTTGACTTTTAGCTTTAACTGCATCCGCATTCATTCTCTTAGCAAATTCATTAGTAACAGAGCAAATAACATAGTCTCTTTTAAGAGAAAATAGTTGAAAATCAGTTAATAGTTTAAGAAATTGTATCTTGTCAGTTAATCTGTCTACGGATATAGATGCATTGAATAGTAATCTTCTAAGGTGAGTTAAATCTTCTTCTTTGATATTAGGAAATGTAGGTACAATATCTTCTTCTGTAGCGTAGTAGGGAGTCAACATTAAAGAACTATCTACTTTCACTACTGATGTCTTTCCTTCACTATTTACTATAGGAAGAGCTAATTTAAGGTTTATATTCATACGTACTCTACCTCAAGGTTAATTAGATTACTAGTTATAATTCTACTAACAGTTGTTGTATCAGCTTTAGCATACACTTCTAATATTGCATCTGGTTCTATATCTATATGAGGATATAAGTTTGTATTGTATGTAACATTATCTGTACTTAATTTAAAGGAGAATAGTAAAGAAGTTGTTGAAATCTTTAGAATTCTTATCTTAGATATACTTTTATTAATTATTTGAATCTTGTTGCCTATAAAGGCATTTTTAATTTCTGGATACTCTACAGCTATCGTCATATCCCTACTCTCTTAAGTTTATACTTCAATACAAATTCATTCTCATCATATATTACCACTGGAGTATCATTAGTATCTGAGTATATTACTTCTACATACAATTCATTTCCTTCTTGAAATAGGTAAATAGAATATTTATGATTGCTGTCATACAAGCCCATATTACTTAGTAAATAATTATTAAAAGCTTCTCTAATCATTGCTACATCTATACACTTAGTTTTATCTAACTTGTACCCATCAGGGAGTGTGATTGCAAATAGATTAGGATTTATATATTTAGGGGTTAATATAACAGTAGGGGAAGTGCTAACTTGCTGATAGAAATTCAATATAGCTTGAGTATCAATACTTGTAGATGGTGTTTGGTGACTTATAGGTTTGATAGATTCTGAAGGAGCAGTCTTAAACTTATATAAAACGTCTTCAAGTCTTACATCACCAACATTATCTACAGTTACATTAAATTTCTCACCAATTAGATATACAGTGTTTTCAAATATGTATTTAATATTATTTAAAGTTACTGATGTGTTTTGAGCGAGATTTAATGTATAAGGACTACCATCTAACTTAAATTCAACTACATTCGAACCATTAGAAATTACAGATGTTTTTAGAACTTCCACTTCTATTGTTCTATCTAGTACATTCCCTGTAACAACAGTTTGAAGTGTTGATTTAGATTTAGAAACAGTTTTAACAACTTTTGAGTTAGCTTCTACTAAATTTCTAGTAATATATATAGCATACTCTGAGTCTAGAAAGAGAGGTTTAATAGGAGTAACAGTGAGTAAAAAATCATCTGATCTTTCTTCAAGTTTAAATGTTACATCAACTGTATTAAACGTTTCTTTAATGTATCCTAGAGTGTAAGAATATGGTTCTACTAAACTAACTAAATTGTTATTAGGTAATAATCTAAAAAGGATAATATGATTTTGTAATGTATTAACGTCAATGCTTTCAGATAAGGAAAGACTTATAGATTGTGTGATAGGGAAAGACAATAGTTCTTTATCACTATTAATAATTTTTATATCCATCATACTAATCCTCGTATACAGTATTATTTAGCAGTAGTTTTACGTCTAGGAGCAGGTTTCTTAGTAGTCTCTTCTTTAACTTCTTCAACTTTAACAGTGTCTGTGTCTTCAACTACTTTAACTTCTTCTTTAATTTGTTCTACAACTTCTTTTTTAATCTTCTTTAAAGCTTCAAACTAACAAGGAAGCGTCTTCTTTCTTAGCTGAAAGACTAACTACTTTAGCTTCAAACTCTTCAAAACCTTCAGTGATTTCAATAACACCAGTACGAACACCAGCATTTAACTTACGAATAGATGAGTCACTCATTTCATTTAAATCCACATCTGCTTCACGAGAAAGAGGACCGAGGACAATACCATCATTAAAATAATAAGTGGCACGTTTTAATAGAATTTTCATTTCTTATCCTTAATAATATTTATTTAAAATGGAGGAGAGCAAGTGTTAAGCTCACTCTCCTTTTGATTTAATCTCTAACTATTAAGCTGGTAAATCTTTAGCGTCAATAGTAACTTGAGGATCAATGTAAAGCTCATTAGGAGTAAGAGGAATGTTCTTAGCTACAGCGATACCACGACCTTCATCAATTACATCTACTGAATAAGCTTCTTTGATACGTACTGCAACGATTTCACGTGAGTACTCTTCCCAAGAATCAACAGTAAGAGGTACTTGCTCATTAAGGATAGCAGTAGCAGAAGTATCTAACAACATAATAGAAGTAGTCTTAGCTACAGCATCAAAAGGAACTAAGTTTGATGCAATGATAGTCAAACCAGACAATGGGTGGAATGATGGTAATTCTGGAGTAGCAGTTGAAAGCAACTCAACTTCTTTATCAGATAATGTTTGACCATTACCAGTAGCAGCACGTTGCTGACGTCTCCAAGTATCTACAGTACCATTGCTGTATGGATTTGGAGAAGTTAAGCCACTGTTTAAGAAAGCAGATGGATTACCTGTTACAAAGCCCATATGACGAAGAATAGGATCTTTCTGGAAGATAGGTAATGATAACGGGTGTACTAACATTACATTTGGGTTATAACCATTTGTATTCATAATAGCAACCATATCAATGATATCTTCATAAGTTAAAGAACCATTTTTGTTACCAAAACGGTCACGACCATTAGCAGGACCTTTTACAGAAGCTGTTTTAGCAGCATCGTTATTATCAAAAATAACAGCACCAGCACCTTCAAATGTTTGGAAGATTAACTTTTCTTTAGCACGAGTAAGAGCTAAAGCAGCTTGAGTGATATGCTCACGGATGATATCCCAACGGCTGTAACGAATGTCTTCTTGAGTAATCTTAACTACAAGACCACGTTGTAAGAATTGAGCACGTACAACAGCTGATTTACCAAGTTGAATACTGAACTCTGGATATTCACCAGATTCTGCACGATCAACGTTAGGAATATTACCAGCACCGATCCATTTAAATGATGTAGATTCACCTACGATGTCATCGTGACGGATCTTACGAACTAGCTTAAGACCTAGAGCTTCAGCTTCAATAACTTGCTGAACAACTTCAGTATATAATTTACCTAAAGCTTGAGGACCATTAGGAGTAGATAGAGCATCTTGAATACTGAATTTAGTATCAGATACTTTACCATTGTTTTGTACTAGTTCTTTAAAATCTTTAATTTCTAATGCAGTAGTCATATTTATATATTTCCTTTATATATTTAAAATTGAATTTCTTTGTTTACATGTATGTGTTGGATTAACGACCAATAAGGCCAAATTCAACAACACCCCATCCACCTGAATAAGTGATGAATGATCCCATACCGTCATTAGATACGTTTGCAACTTGATTTAACACAGAAGCTGTAGCTGGGTTAGGAGCAACAACACGGTCAAGTAAGTTGTGATCACCTACAACTGCACCAGTTGTATCATCTTTGTAAACACGTAAACCTGTAATTTGACCAACAGTATTAGCTAAAGTAGGAGCAGCATCGATAACAAAGTTCGACTCAGCATCGTAAGTAACAAAACCACCAAAAGCAACATCAGCTTTAGTAGCAACCATAACAGCCATACCTTTAAGAGCAGCAGCACGTGCAGTAGCAGCGTCTTTAACTACAGGGTATTGCATATGGTAATCACGAAGAACAGCAATAACTGGTTGTGGGTTAAAATTAATATGAGTAGTAGTAGTTGGGTTGATGTTATCACCACCAGCATGACGGAAGATGTCATAAGGAGCTACACCAATGTGAGCACCGATAGTAATACCAGCTGTTGCAAAAGAAGCAACAACAGCTTCACCAGCTGTAACTAGCGCACCAGCAGCGTTACGAACACCAGCATCTACATCAGCTTGTGTATATTTAACTAAAGCGTTAGCAGGAGCTACACCATAAGCAACTAAGTCTAAACGAAGACCAGCAGGAACGATAGCACCATTAGAGTCTTGAGCAACTGGTTTACCAGAACCAATAACAACATGTGTGTACTTATCTTCGTTATAACGAACTAAAGGTAAGTAAGGCGCTACTTTAAAAGTACCAGCTGGAGCAATACCATCAGATAAGCTGTTGTTAGGAACCATTGGTGCTTGTGGAATTTGAAAGCCAGTAACAGATTGACGAGTACCAACTAAGTCATTGTAGTTTGCCATATATTTTATTCTCCAAGAGAGTTTTTATTTAAATTTTAAATTGTTGTTTTAAAACAGTGTGTAGTTTTTTAGCGGTTGCAATACCGTGTTGAATAGCAGTTGTTTTGTACAACATAGAGTATTCACCTTTAGATAATGGATCATTACCTAAGCCCGCTAAGATTTTGTTGACAATAGCATCTGCATCCTGAACTTCTAGAGCAGTTTTAGTTTCTTTTGTCTCGTCTTCACTATCTGACATAGTATCGATAGCTTCAGCACCAGGTACTGAGTCAGTTGTAACTGTTTTCTCTTTTTGAGAATCGGTAATAGCTAAAGATTCGTCTTTAACTTCTTCCTTTGTTGCAGTAAATGTTACTGATTCAGCATATGCTTGATGATCTTCTAAAGTCATTTTTAATTCATTTAAAGAACGACTTTGAAGCTTTTGATAGTATTCAGATTCTACATCAACTTTCTTAAGAAGTAAAATTTGTGTTAATAGACTAGATTTTAATTCGTCTTCTAACTGTTTTTCAGCTTCTTTAGCTACTCGTAGTTCTGTCTGAACAGCTTCGTATCTGTCTTCATAGATTTGAATAGAAGCTTTTTTCTCTTTAGCTGCAATAGCTTCATTAAGCTTAGATTCTAGTTCTTCAAACTTAGTATCTACAATAGCTTGTAAACTATCTATAATCTTTAAAGCAATTTGATCAGCATCAGTAACTTCTAGAACAGTTTCTTTAGACTCTGCATTCTCTTCTACTGAAGTAGTTTCTTCTTTGGTAGTTGTATCATCTTCTACTGTATCTGTAGAATCTTCCTCTACAGTTTTAGTGTCTTCTTCTACAACTTTAAGAGCTTCTATAGCATCTTCTAGAGTTGTTTCACCAAGAACTTCTTTATACTCTTTTTCTACAATTGATGCAACAGTTGTTTTTTCTTCTGTTTCATCTAATAGATCAAGTAACTTAGTAGCTACGATAACAGCTAGTTTAGAGTTTAAAGGTACTAGCTTTTCTTTAGGGAAAAGAAAGTCTGTAGCTGAAGCTGTTTCTAAAGTGGTTTTATATTCTGTTAAATATTCAGATAAACCTAATTCAGTAAGAACATCTTCAATATTCTCTAAACGTTGTTTTAATTCATCTAAGGTTAATTTCATTGTTTGTCCTTCTATTAGTTCTATTTTACCTAATAATTGTGAATCAGTGATGATTAGTGTATTTGTTTTCCAGTTAGCAGGAATCTCTTCAAAAGAGATATGATCTAATTCTAGATTATCAGCAATAGCAAAACAAACTTCGTTGCCATATCGATTACCTAATTCGTGTTCACACTCAGTAACAATTCCAGAACAGATACTACATAAAGCTCCTTCTGAATCTCCTGCAATTGATACATGACCTTTATCTTTTCGAAGAAGTGTCTTAATCTTAGATTGGTTATAAAGTTTAGCTTTCGAGATAAGCACTCCAAACCCTTCTGAGTTCTTCTTATATTCTTCTGATTTATAATAGTCTTTAACTGCTCGTACTAAGTCTGTAGCAGTTTTTGCTGAGTTAATATTATCTAAGTGTCTAGAATTTGATTTAGGTTCAAAAACAGCATCATAAATATAACCTAAGGTTTTATCATAGTGTTGCTTTTGTAAAGGTTTAAAAAACTCTTTTAAAGATCTACTTCCTTGTTCTAAAGCTTTAGGAGTATAAAAGATATAATTACCATTTACAATCCCTGCATGAGCAGCTTCAATTCTAATCGAAACAGCTTTAGAAGAATCTTTAATAGGCATATGACCTACTTGGTAAGTTTCTTTTGAGTTTATTCTCATGTATAGATATCCTTAATTTTCTAAGACCCATTGTTCTAATACATTAGAAATGAATTTATTTGTATAGTTTAAACTATATTTAGTTCTTATGTCTAATGCTTTAGTATATAGATGTGTAATCAGTGAACTAGGGAAGAGGTCTTTAGGAAAAGCATTAAACACTTTTTCTTTAAACATGTCAACATCATAATCAAAATAATTTTCATATGCAACATTATCTTTAATTGCCATCTTTTCTGTGTACTGATTTTTATTAGATACTACATTATTAGTAATAGAAGCTTTTACACTATTGTTTTTATTAATTGAAGTATCTTCTTCAATAATATCTGGTGCTAAGTCTTCTTCTGTATATTGTGTACCTCTGATTGCTGCCTTTTTACTTATTAAACCTGAGATGAATAGGTTAAGAGCATGAGACTCTAATTTAATACGTCTATCCTCATCAGCTTCAATAAACTTGAAGGTAACTCTTTCAGTTTTAGGAATGTATACACTGTTTCTATATCTAGGAGATTCTAATAAGAGTTCTGTAAATATATAATTAGTTATGAATTCAGCAATAGTTATTTGGTAAGCTCTTACATCTTCTCTAAGAGATTCATATACTCCATCACCTTCTTGGCTTCCACCTAAATCTGCTTCAGATATAGATAATCCTGCTAATACTCTAGCTTTGAAATAGTTTAGATATCCTTCTAAACGTAAAGCTTGAGATTCAGAACCTAACTGCTTTATATCTACTCTGTGAGGTGTAGCTACACCTCCTGAATCATCCATATTGTCTATAATAGAAGAATAAATATCTACTTCTGAAGTTCCATCTCCTAAAAGTCTGGCAGGCTGATTATCATTACCTACTTTAACATGAATGAAAGGAGAAGCATTTCTTTGGATTATTTCTTCCGTTCTTTGTTCAATACTTCTTAAAGCTATAATATCATCTTTAACAGCTTCTAGTGGAGGAGTACCAATAGTCATACCTGTTCTTCTGTTTTCATGTATATGGTATATATCAGAAGGATTAAAGGTTTTACTGTACTTCTCACTTACTCGATGTCTATATTTAACTATACGTCCTGTTTTAGGATTATTAGCTGTATCTATAGTAGGAGCAGCTAATACATATAATCCAGCAATAGGTTTAAAGGTTTTCCCTGATGGTATAGATCTAATTTCTCCGCTAGATGATTCTTCTTTTCTATATTTGAGAATGAAGCAATTATTGAAATTAACCATATTCTCAACTACTTCATACAAGAAGTCTCTAAAAGTTTGTTGAGAAACATATTCAAACTCTTCTAATCTTTTATTAATATAGTCTATATTCTTTTGATCTAATCCTTCTAGAACAAAACCATTTTTTATAATTAACTGTCTTTTCTTTCTAAACGTTTCAGCTACAAAAGCTTCAGTATCAATAATTCTTGAAGATTCAGACAAGTCATATTCCATATCTGTATATTGATCTGGAGATAAACCAAGTAAACGATGAACTACATATCTATAGTTCTGAGTCCCTACTTGTTTAAAATTAATTGCCTGTTGTGCATCTTCGATACTAAGACTTCTAGTATTACGTAGGTTAGTATTTAAGACTACCACTATTAACTCCTTAAGCTTTTTAAAACTGTCATAACATCTTCTATTGATCTACAATTAAGAGAAGAGTTCTTATTGTTAATATTAAACATATCTGTATTTATTTCAAACCCTCCTTTTCCAATAGGGTTGATTATCTCATCAGTTGCAACAGTATCAGAAGGTAATGAAGAAGTCAAATCAGATAAAATATCATCTGCAATATTTGGATCATCATATAATAAACTCATAATATTATCAATATTATTTAATACATTAATAGGAGGCTTAGTAACTACATAAGTATTAGTATTTCCATCTGTTGATGTATTGGGTCTTGTAGGCCTATCTAATTCTTCTCTTACAGCGTCTTCTGTTACCTTAATAATGTTATCAATAGTGTGAGAAGTGGTAAAGTCATTAATAGAACAATCTAGTAAATCTAATTTTGGGAGAACACTTGGTTTTGGTTTATCATAAATAATAATTTGAATACCATTATCTTCATTCTCAACAATCTCAGCTTCCTTCTGATAGTACTCTTCTACTATATCTTTCATTTGAACATCAGATACATCGTTAGTAGATATGTTACTAATACGATTACTTGTAGAGCATATTCTATCCCTAGCTTCTTTCTTAGCTATTGCTACAGCAACTGCTGATAGTAAATTTAACACTTGAATTAAATTGTTTACTTTCACCATTACATCAGAAACATCAGTTCCACTTCTTTTAGATTCACATTCAAATGATGTTTTAAGTCCTAATAGATTTGCAATATAGTCGTTAACTTCTTTAGTAGAACTGGTGAGAACTTCTGATACTTTAGAGAATGTTTCATTCAACTGGCTTTCTAACTTTTCTATGTTATTATCAAGCTCACTTGCTTCTTTAGTAATCTTATTAATGCCTGTATCTAAGTCTTCTACGTATTGATTATAGAGTGGGGAATGATCTGTTTCTTGCACTATACCTAATGCTATCTGAGATTCCCTATCTAAATTTTGAATAATTCTTTCATTAGTTGGAACTAAAGAGTCAGCTATTTCTTTAAAAGCATTAATAATACATGAAATATTAGTAGAACCTATACCTACAGATATTTTAAGGCTTGAAAATATCTTGGATATAAGAGTTTGTAATACACCTTTTATGAAAGCAAGTAGAGAAATACTAGAAATATTTTTCAACATCATTATAGACGCATAAGCAGTTAAAAGTAAAATAATTAATTTTAGAATATCAGGTAGACAAGAGTTTCTAATTGAATAAGCAGCTTGACATAGATCTAACTTACCGACTTTAAACATATCCGTATATATATTAAAGAGAGCTTGTAGTCTACCTAAGATAGCATTTAAATCAAAGTTAAACTCTAATTCAGGCATTGATAGTTTACATGAATAACACTTAGCTTTACTTTCATTAATTATACTTTGAACACTATCTAAGATTGTTTGATCAAGAGATTCTTCTAAATCATTTAACTCTTTATCTGTATCATCTATTGTTCTAGAAATATCCTCTAAATCTTTAATAGCATCATTTAATTCTTGATGTAGCCCAACTGCAAGCATTAGCATACAGTTGTTTTGTTTTAAAGCATCAGCAAATGTACTAGCAATTAATTCACAGTTGTATAGTATCTCTGAGGAGTTTGTGTTCTGTTCTTTATATGTTAAATCCATTATCCACCTACTGTTGATTTCAAACTATCTTGTAACGTAGGAGATAGTAGGGGTTTTAGAGTGATAGGTATTTGTTTAGCTCTTCTAATCTTAGGCCAAATACTTCCTTCAGACGCTATAGAGGTTGCTATAAAGTTACCACTCATATTAGGTATTGTTAAAGTTGTATTAATATACTGAGGATAAGGAATAGCTGCCCATTTAATAGAAGCTGCATTGATAGGAGTCAGTGTAATTAAAGGTATTGGACCTCCTTTACCTCCAGGATGAGCGTGAGGAGGAATCATATGTGTATGTGAAGAGATTAACATCATTTGTTGAGTTAATCTCTTATCTACAGACTTCATCCATGCTGTTACAGCTTTAATATATGTATCAATATCAGGTTGAGATGTAAAATCTTCAGCAGCATATTGATACATTTGCATATAAGCTTCAGCTATATCCTTCATTGCATAAGTATTTTGAGTGTCATCCATAAAAGCGGAAAAGTTTACATTACTCATAACATCTCCTCAGCAGTAGTGGTTCCTAGAGTTCTAATTAAATTAATAACAGAGCAGTACATATCATATGTAATATATGAATCTCCTTGGGAGTTTATATATTCTACTCCGAATAAAGCTGTTATAGCTGATATGACTCTTGGACTATCCTTACCACTAACTTTAATACGTATCTTACTTAACTTCATTCGTAAATCTTCTGAAGCATTAATACTTGAGTCATATAAAGCTTTTTCTTCTGCACTTAACATTACATATCCTCCCACTGTATAAATTCACCAGTGTCCCATTTGTAGTACCCAGGACCTGAAACTATAGCTTCTTTGTTATCTATTATAATACTCTCTACAGGATTGTAAGGGATAGCTGTACCATTGTCTAAAATTATAAGAGAATTTCCATGCGAGTAAGCTAAGTATGTAGTCCCTGAATTATCTGGTGTAGGAATTATTGTAATCATTCTATCTTTAAATATTTCTGGATTAACTTTCAATACTTTATAGCCATTTGGTGTCGTATCTAGAGCGCCATAATAACTGATAGCTTGTAAGTACTCCCCTTTAAAGTGTGATAGAGAGAAAATGATAGAGCTGTTTAACTCTGTATACCTTGTGTTTGTCACTTCTACTAAAACTTTTATAGGTTCCGCAGTAGCCATGACAGTAGTACTATCTATATTTGTCCAATACTTAGTTTCAAATAGAGATCCTTCAATAGATACTTTTATTCTTATCTGACTAACTAGCTCTCTAACTGCTGTAGAAAGAGCTATTGAATTACCAACTTCTAAACTAGACCCGTATATGTATAAAGTAAATAGTTTAGTCTCAAAAGGATTTAAATTAAATTTAATATTATTTACTTCTTTAATCCCTCCTAACACTGTGTCAAAATATCCTAAAGCTAAAGGAGACTCATCTAAAATAATCATGAATTTACTCCTATTGTTATGGAAAGTGGAACATCTGTTGTAGAGAAAGTCTTAGATTCTAAAAGAATATCTACTGCTAAAGCATTTAAGAACTTGTGAGATGCTGTATTGTAATTAATAGTGATTGTATTAGTTTTATCTGCAAAATCACTATATCTTGTAAACTCAAGACCTGCTAATACCTTAGCAGTGTACTGAGTTGTATCTGAAACAGTTACAGAAATTGTTACACTATTAGTGTAAAGCAAATCTCCTATCAGATACAGTCTTTTAATATTTCGTTGATTAGCTTTAACTGTAAATATTAAATCTGTTTCAGATACTTCTTTTAATACTTCATCTCTTTCATCATAAACGGCTAGAGCCATCGTAGAGATAGACTCATTAGTGTTTATAACATAGCTCATATTAGATTCTCCTTCTTGACTTACCCCCGATTCCAATCTTATTTAATCTTGGGTTAAATTGTTTTAATGTTTTTCCGAATCTTACAGGAGAGTGCATCAAAATATCTTCTGGAATTACTTCTGGAGAGTTATTTTCAGTACTACCTGGGTCTGATTTGTTTGCAAACTTAATCATTGCTTGAAATACGGAACCTTCAAATAATGATGAATAGATTTTTCTATAGCCATATAATCCAATCATAAATGCATCTAGATCATGGTCTCCAATCTTTTTACTTAGATATGAATATACTATTCTATTTTGGGTCCTTGACTTTTCAATATAGTTTTTCATTTGCAGAATGATATCATTATCTTCTTTAGGGTGCAAAGATAACATATCTCGTTCTAACATTAACACAGTGTTTTGAACAGCAAATTGTTTTGTAGGTGTCTTATACATCTCACCTGAGATAGGATCTCTAAATTCTGTATTGGATGAGAAGTTTACAGATTGTACATCTAACAATTTTAAGTCTGGATGGCCTTTAGGAACTTTTCCTATAGATGATTCACCAACTCGTTTTAAATCTCCTATTTGAGTAGCACCGAAGCCTTCATCACAGAATATATGGTCACAATTATATTTCCTATTAAGATGAATGATCTTTTCCATAGCAGCTTGTTGTGTATACCCTACTAGAGATATAGCTGCTTTCTCAATGATTCTAAATTGAGGATTTAGCTTATCATATGCAATTACTACAATTCTTGTTCCGACTTGATCATGGTTCCAATCAACACCTATAGTTACTATAAATCTACTTCTATCTCTTAATACATCTTCAGGAGAGATAAACTCTGCTCTTTGCTGAGCTCTAGAAATAAACATAGGTTGGAAAACACCATTAGAAGTGCTACCAAAATCTGCAATTACTTCTTGAATAAAACCAATTTCACCTAAATCTGCTCTTAACTCCTTATCCATAGCATCACTATAGTGTGGAATTACAAAAGAAGGATAATGGAAACATTTAGAAGTTATCTCTTGTTCAGCTTTATGTAAGTTTACTTCTCCTTTAGGAGTACCTGATCTCCAGACTTCCACATCAGGGTTATCCATTTTAATACCCATAATAGAAATCATCGCTTTTTCACTAACGTCATCAATCTCATCGACTACTAGTAAGTCAGCTGGCTGTCCACGTACAGAGTCTGCTGATGTTGCAGCTGTAAATCCTTTAAGGACTGAACCTGTATTAAATGTTAGTACGTGGTTAGGTGAAGCTTTAGAACTTACAAGAGGGTTATCTGGTAGCAGTCTACACAAATTCTTAATATTATCTACAACTTCCTCTGTTTGTACTTGATAAGGTGATACAAGAAGTACACGATATTTTTCTTTTGTTATTAAACGATGAAGAATAAGAATTGCTAGTGCCATTGTCTTACCAGTGTTATGGCACACAATATCATTTACAATGAAGTTATGATCTTCTTTGATAGATATATCAAAAGTCTGCATCTTTCCTAAAGAACGAATAGAGTGAATTGATGTAAATTCAAAAGAAGATCCTTCTAGAATTGTTACTAAGCTTCCTACATCTAGACCATTTTCCAAGGATAACCAAATTTGCTTACCATTTTTATAAGTTAATAATGGATGGTTAGAGGTACAATCAATTTTCTTTCCATTACTTAAAGAAATTCTAAACACTTCTTTAATACCATTATCCCAATGATTAGTTACTTGTCTTTCTACTAGTTGATTGTTATTCCAAGATAATACTTTATCCCCAATACTAATTTCATCTATACGTTTATAAGTATTATCAGACATTAGTACTTTTTCATACCCAGGAATACAGCGACGACCCATTCTCACAACCTTAGATCTTGCAGAACAGCGTATAATTCTTTCTTGATACCAGCGCGGTTTGAATCGCCTAGATGTCTTACCTTTGTTAGGGAGATCAAGGTATGTATCCATGTAAGCGTATGGATCATACATAGCATTTAGAAGCTCAACTTCTTCTTTAGTTTGTCCTTCTGTAATCTTTGTATATAAATCATCTCCTAACATAGATTTAGCGTCTGCTAATCCTTGACAAGGAATAACTTGAGAACCATGTTCTTTAATTTGATTAGCAATACACTCTTCACACATAGTATTAATATCGTTACTATAATTCTTATCAGAAAGATAATCTCTCCAAGGAATCTCAGAAAGTTTTAAGAGTTGTTTATCCTTCTCATTCATTTCATCATCATAGTCATCTAATGTATGAGTTTCGATTTTCTTCATAATATCCCTTTAATTATTACATTAATCCTTTAAGTACTCTAGATTCATTTCCGAGAAGAGTAGCTCTATCATTTAAACCAGATTTAGCTAGTTTACTTATAGCCATCTGTCGCATTGTTAAAGATTGTCTAGTGTTTTGAGTATTCATTGTAGCTGTTTTAGTTGTAAAATCTTTAGCTATCTTTCTTATTGTTGACCTATTTGAAGATATATCTTGAGCAAGCCATGAAGCTCCTGCAACGAGTCCTGCACCTAATGCAAAACCTGTTACTCCACCTACAACACCAGCTGCCCCTCTTAGAACTGCTCTTCCTCCTTGTGCTCTCATAGCTGATATCATATTACCACCTTTAATTTGAGATAGGTTAGCCCCAGTTCCTTTAGTAAGCATACCTCCTACACTAGATCCTATTCTCCATCCTTGAAGTCCACCAGCATATGTTAATTGAGTTTCAACAAAATCTGATAAGTCTCCACCTGAAGAAGCTGTAAATAACAAAGAACCATAAGTCATAAGAGGTGCTTGAAATCCAGCTGAGAACATTTTTCCTAGCAGACCCTTTGATTGAGTTACAGCTCTTTGTTTAGCAGTTACAATACCAAAAGAGTTCATTAGAGCTTCTGCACCGCTAGGTCCTAGAATACCCCCTGTAAACCCTAATCCACGTACAAACAATTCTTTTCTAGAAGCAGCTAAGTAATTGCTTACTCCTAAGCCATAACCACCTACACCCTCTTTTGGTAAAAAACCTTTGATGTGTGTAGCCCCTGAGTATTCATTTGCAGTAGATAGTATCCTAGCATTTCTTTCTAGCTTTCTATTTACTACTACTTGCCTAGCTTCTAAAGATTCTTGTTGTCTAACTAAGCTTTCATAATTACTCTGACCTTGCCCTATATTTCTTGGAGGGAATATAGACTTTTGTCTACCTTTAACATCATCTAATTGAGATCGAATTGAATTAGATTCTCGTATTAAGTCAGCTTGTCCTCCTCCATTAATTCTATTCTGAAGTTGTCTAAGCCTACCTAAATTTCTAGCTCCTCTAGAGTTATCAAATGGATTTACATTATCTCCCCTTACTCTAACACCTTTAGCAGCTTCATTAATATAAGCTGCTCTTAGATCATCTAAATCTCCTTTCATAAACCTGTTTGAGTATTTGAAAGGGTCTCCATTACCTACATCAAATCTACTTAATCCTGAAGAAGTGTTTTGAGTGAATCCAGGAACTACATTTCTGTTAGTAAATCCTAAAGCACCTCCGATAGCTTGATCTGTAGATTTATCAAAACTACTTAAGAGTTTATTGTACATGTCTCCTAAGAAACTTGTATATTTAGATTTAGCAGGTTGTGGAGGATTCATAATTCTAGAAGAAGGGAGAAAAGGTGTTGCTACACTACTTGTTTGATTCCCTATACCTGTAATAGTACTAAGTTTAAACTTTCTCTCCTCAGGAGGTATTACTCGACTACTCGACTTAGCATTTCTTTCTATGTTCTTACGATAGAGTTTATTCTTATGTTTATTGGTAAGAAGGGGAAGGGTTTTCATTCCATTTCGTTCTGCAAAACTCTTAGCTTCTTGTAATCCAGATTTCCTACCATACTTCTGAACTCTGTCTCTTTTAATAGGACCTTGATTATCAATCATAATACTTCTCTTAATACATATAGTGCTTATTTCTATTGTTAAAGTTTACAAACTCTGTTCCTAAGTATTGTTCATCATAGAACTGCTCAGCTACATAGCCTTGATCTTCTGTCTGTTTAGGAGCTGGCTTAAGCCACATATAAGCTAATCCTGCTACTCCAGCTCCTAATATAGAAGCTTTTGTTTTTCTTGTCATCTCTTTTCCAAGTAAACTAGTTTTCTCATTCCAATACATAGATGTGTAACTCACAGGTTTCATTGGATTAAAAGGAGCAACTGAAGGAGACTCTTTTAAAAATTTCTTACTAGAGTCTTCTGCAAATTTAATAGCATCATTAATAGAGGAATTATCATAGTATTTATTTACAATTTCTTGTACGTATATAGTTCTTCTATCAGATCCTGAATGTTGTTCGTAATTTTTTAAAACATTTTCCAAACCCTCCTTAAGAGACTTGGTGGAATTTCTACCTATTCCAGAAGAAATCCCATCGATCTTTGTAGGATTTTGAGCACTAGCACTTCTAATCATTGTTGACCTAATAGTTATATTCCCTTTAGGAGAGTAACTTGTAGAACCTTTTATAGAGAAGTCTTCTAGAACACTCTTAACACTTGTTGTAAAGAGTCTGTCTACTTCTGAGTACTGAGCTTCATTAATCTTATATAACATCTTTCTAGTTTCATTAGAGACGTTTCCAGAGCGTATCTCTCCTATCATACTCCAAGTCTCTTTAAATACCTCTAATGTATCTTTAGAATCAGATAATGCTGTGTGTAGTTCATCCCTCCCAAATAATACATTAGTTAAGAAGTTCATGTTAGTACCTATAGATAAATGGTTAGGATCCATAATACCTATTGATACAGCATTAGCATACAAAGCTTTAGTGATATCTTGTTGTTCTATCATTACAGCACCTTTACGGGTAGGACTATCTATTGCTCTCTTGTATGCATCTATTACATTATTCATAGATCTTGTATATCTATTAAGAGATTGCTCTCTATTGATTCTAGTATCTGATAATTCAGCTGCTTGTATATAACTCGCTTGTCTTAAATATTGTTCAGCTTTAGGTGGGCGAGCCATTAGACTCTGTGTATTACCATTAAATTCATTGATAGATGTATACTGCATAGTATCTTTTATTCTATCATAGGTTGTCTTAGTAATACTTCTATTTAAGTATCCTTGTTGTATTAATTCGGATTCAAATCTATGGTTTTGGAGTACTAGAATATTGTTGGTGGAAAGCTGACCTAGAGTTGCAGCTATCTTTTCATCAAGATTAAACGATAAGTTTTTAGTTACATTGTGTTTAGAGATTAATGTATTAAAATATCCTTCTTTGTAAGCATCCTCAGAGAAGGAACCATTAATCTCTCTAAGCCCTTTGATAAAGTCTTCATTGGATAGACTCAGAGGTTTATTATTAGAATCTAATAAAGGGTTTACTACTTCTTCAATATCTTTTTTATTACTTGTAAATCCTAGTTGCCATATTCTAGCTGACTTTGTATTTATACCTGTTGTTTCTGTATCAAATGAAGCTAAATCGTTAAAGAAAGCGTCAATTGAATTACGACTTCTCTCCATTCTTAACACTCCTAACAAAGTTTGTGTACTCTGTTATGTTCTTGAATAAATCTTTCTCTGTTATAAATTTATAAGCAATGTTAATATCTGGGTAATTATCTTTAATAAAAGCTTTAGCTGCTTTAGCCTTAGCTTGAACATCATAATCTTTTAACATAGCTTCAGGTTTGATTTCAGTAATAAGAACAGAACTATCTGAATATAGTACCATGAAGTCAGGTATGTATTTTCTGTTCTTGTTATACATATCTACATAACCTAATTCAAATGGTTCATACATGTATCTAACTACAGTAGGATCTTCTTCTAATTTCTGAAGATATGCTAGTTCATATGAAGATTTATAAGGGAAGTTAGTTCCATTTTTCTTACTATAGAAAGTACCATTAATATATTTGGTTTTACCGTGATGAGTTCTTTGAATTGAAATAGACATGAATTTTCTTCCTTTTTGATTTCTTTTTTAGATGACCTATTAATCGTTTATCATCTTCTGATCTTATCGGTTTCATCTCTAATCCTTAATTAACCGTTCTCATTGTAGCTCTTTCTTTAATAAGCTCGTCATATTTTTTCTTCATCTCTGCAATAGATACTGAATTAGATGCACTATTAACAACTGTAGCTGCAATCTTAGCTTTAGCTTCTCTTGTAGCCATTAACTCTTTAAGAGTCTTAGATCTTAATCTATCAATACGTTCTTTAACTTCAAAAGCAGCAGATGTAGCTTTATTACTAATAGGCTCACCATCTTCTGTATAAGATGAGATAAAATCTGTAAGTAATGTTTGATCATTTTCAGCTAAGTATCGAGTTACTCTCATATCGTAGATATCATATTCACATAGTCTAGCAATCATATGCATATCTGTAATACTATTGTCTTCAACATTAAACTCTTGTTGATACTTCTCTAGCCAGTATTCAATTAATTGAGTTTCTACTGGACAAGCTAATCCAACAGGGGCTACTTTTTCTAACCAATATGGACAATTATGAACAATAAAGTTATTAGCAATAAAATTATGGTTTGCTGCTACTTCAATATCAAAAACTTCTTCTGTACCTATAAGAGTTATGGCTTTGATTGTATCAATAAATGAGTCTCCCATCGAATACACATCTTTAGTATCTAATTCGAAATCAGCTACAAGAACCTCAGACCCAACTTTTAATTCACTTCCAACTGTACCATCTATAGAACTCCATTCTAAATTATCATTAAATAATGATAAGAATGGATGATTAACTGTAGCTTTAATAGTATTACCTAAAGATGTTTCAATAAGATATACATCAGCAGACCCTTGTCTCTTAAATTCAATTACTTTATCTAGTTCAATCTTACAAGTATCTAGATTAAATGAGTAAACTTTATTACGAGCAGTTAAAGTATCTAGTCTTCTAAAAATGCCACCTCTAGAAAGTATTAAAGTATCGCCTGTTAAACATGTTTGTTTAAATGCACAAGTATCTCCATTACATTTTAAAGGAACAACTGAAGCATTACCTGTAGTTAATTTAAGAAGACCTCTCCTAATCTTAACAGCTTTTTCTTCTGATATCTTAATTTCATTTAACCTGTCATCATCTTGTCTAAGTCTGTCCAAGTAAGATGTAGAATGCGTAAGTTCTTTTGAGGAAAGTTTTAATTGATTTGCAGAAATATATTCAGTAGGAAGTGTGTTAATAACGGTTTCCTTATCTTCTTTAACTTCTTCTATCTCAATTGTTTTTCCTTGAGAAGCTTTTCTTGCTAGAGCAATAGTTTCTTGCAACTTCATCATCTCTTGCATTTGTTGTACTTTACTATCCATGTTTATTTCCTATTGGAGTATCAAATAACTTCATTTCCATTTGTCTAGCTTTAATTAATTGGTATACAGGTCTCTTCTTATAACGAGACCACTTTCTAAACATAACACTAACTTCTAGTATTTTGCCTTTATTGAGCTGATCTATCATTCCTGATGCAATGACAGTTCTAATTCCAACATCATATACTAAACTTACAAGAGCATCAAATTGATTTTGATTTATATCGGTTTCAAGTTCTTTATTTAACTGTTTGGATATCCTCACAAGAGATTTTTCTAATAATGCTTTAGCTTCTTTTTTAGAAATCTTGTCAGTATCTCTTAGTTTATCACCTACTCTAATGATATGGCAGTATCCTATTGTATCTCTTCCATTCCATAATTTATTTTTCTGTAAATGTAATGGTCTTGATTTCATTATTAGATTTAAAGCTGAATTACTGTAAATCAATTGTCTCTCCTTTGTGTAAGAAGAGACAATTCAAATCTCTTCTTAAAACTTTTTCATAGCGTTAGCTAATTTAATGTGGTAATTATTCTTTTCATAAGCTTTTCCATTGTAACGAAGAGCGAACTCTCTACAATCATCTGGCTTAGTTGATAATTTTTTATATGAACTAGTCATTCTAGCTACTTTAGTAATATACCCAACTAACATTCTGTAGTGTGCGTACTCACTATTTCTTGCATCCCATAGCATTTCAATAGGGTGGGAATAACCTAATTCTTTATAATAGGCACCCATCACTTGAAACTTACCAATAGATACAGATTTAAAAGCTGCATCAGGATCTTTACAAGCAGCTTCTGCTAGTTTTTCCCAACTATCATTAATACCATTTTTATTAATATCAGTTGTATAGCCCCCAGAAGTAGTTCCTATAAACCATCCTGTTAATTTCTTAATTGCAGCTGTAGTATACTTATAGAAATAATGTCTCTCATAAAGTATTTTAGGGAGGCCTGAATCAAACCATCCAGAACCCCCACTCTCAACTGATGCAACAGCTTTAATTCTTCTTGTATCCGAATCTCCTAAAAGCTTAGCAATTGTTAGTAATTCATCTTCTGTAATAGCTGAAGCTTCCTTATTAACAAATACTTGAATAATAGCAGTTCTAGTTAAAGTGCCTGCTATACCATCTACTTTAAGCTTAGGTGTAGCTCCATGTGAATTCAACCATTGTTGTAGTTCTGAAATGTTCATTTATTTCTCCTTAAGCTGAAGGGCCTGACCAACCTGTGGAGAAATTACTCCAGTTAAATTTACCACCTTGTTGTGCAGGGAATACTCCATTAACTACTGAATCAGCAGCTCCACTAAAAGCACCTTTAGCATATGTATTAGCAGCAAATCTTGCTCCCATACCACCAACAGATCCTACCATAGCTCCATGCATAGCTCCTCCTAAGAAACTACCATCATAAGACATAGCTCCGTTAATACCTCCTACTGTAGCACCAATACCAGCACCCCAAGCAGCTGAAGCTCCTAATCCAACACTACCTGTTTGTAAAAGTGTATCGTGAAGTCCCATTGATAACTTAGCTCCACTAAAAGCACCTTTTGTTTCTATTCTTCCAAATGGATTAATCATATTAATCTCCTTTTAGTTTTTAATTGTTTTCTTGACCAAATCAAGAATCCAGCTAATAGAAAAAACAATCCTATTATCATAGATCCTTCGAATTGGGTTTTAATTGTTTGTAATAGTAAGAACATCCATCCGATACCATATAAACATATACACGAATTACAAGCTTTGTCTTTAGTATTAAATTTACTACTTATTAAAAGATAAATACTATAAAGAAGTCCTATACTTGTAATTAGGATAGGTACTAAATTAGTCATCCTCTTTCTTGTCCTCTTCTAATCCAAGACGTTTATTTAACGTACTATTAGCTCGTCTCCATGTTCTAGGGTCAGCTGCCCATGATAGCAAGAAAGCTATAATAGGAGCCCCTAAACATCCTAAGACAAATGAAGGAAGAGCTAGTTTCATCATTGTTGTATCAGGATAATAAGCAGTCCATGTCAAGCAAGAAAAGAATCCTAGGGCAGTACCTATAAGAATCTTAGCTGTTTTATCATTAGATAGTTTAATATCCACTTCTGTTTCTATAAATGTAGCAGCAATCCCTCCTGCAAGAGCACCTAATAGTATAGACCAAAATCCCCAATTAATTACTGAGTCAACTTTATCAGTTAAATACTCCCCAGCCATAGCCGACATTGGTAAAGCTATTAATAGTGTAATGCATAATCTAGTAAAAGTATTCAAAATCAAATCCTCATTGAAACTTTATTTATGTCCCTCCGAGCATCCTGTACAGAGCTTCTGTCTGTTCACTAACACCAGAGATCCTTTTTTGTTGAGCCTGATACCTAAGCCCAATTGTCGCTAATCCAGCAGCAGCTCCTAAAGCTGCCCCATGAATTACATAGTCTGAGTAGCCTATATACGGATCATTTAAATTAGATCCATAGACACCCACCCCGTATTGTTTATTAAAAGCTCCGTAACCTAAGCCACCAGCTATACCTACACTAGTTGTTGTTGCTAGTGTTGTAACCATATTATTCATCTGTTTTCTCTTCCTTTATATAAATCCATACCTAAAGCTCTACATTCTTGACACCCTTTACCATTAATATGACTGCTTGCCTTTAATGTAAATTCACCATGACGAATACACTCTACTGTAATGTCTTTATTTAACCCGTCATAAATTGTCTTATCATATATGTAGAAAGATTTAGTTCTAAGCTTACATTTATCTATAAATTGATCTCTCGTTAACATAGACTTTTCTCTTCTGCAATCTAAACAACCTCTCTTCGTTACTAGATGCATTGCGGCTTGAGGAATAATGAATTCACCATGAAGAGGACAAGTCACTGTAATAGGCTTTAGCCTTGTTTCATATACTGTATGTTCATAAGTATAGAACCCATTATGTAATCGAGTAGCCTCTTCTATGAATTCCTCAGTAGTTTTTCTTGGAGTTACTACATCTTTAGGAGCTAATTGTACTAAATCTTTATAACAATTATCACAACCGTATTTATTTCTAATTATATTTCTAGGAGACGAAACAAATGGTCCATGCCTAGAGCAATTAAAATTTATAAAGTCTGCTTTTGTAAGATAATCAGAAACATTGAATGTTATGTGTGGATGTTTCAAGAGCAATGCTTTTTTAAACACTTCTGCTCTATCTTTAAGATCCATCATTTAAAAATATCCTCCTTATTAATTTATATGTATTCCAAATAACAAAGAATACATAGTGAGTATAGTAATGTATTTGTAATGGTATGTAAATAGAGAGACAGAATAGTAAGTATATTTTAAAAAATATCAGATTGAATTATGTGGAAAAGCTAGTCAAGTTTTTTGACCCCCTACCCTTGCCAAGACAATTTCTCTGGTGAGGTGTAAAAATCTGCATTTTATTTTGAGGGGACCAGGTTATATATGTGAGTGTATTCTCTCGGATGATATGGGTGTACCATTGAGTTGCCTCCCTACCCTTCACATACTTTAAAAATTGATGTTCTAGGAGAACAATATGAAAGCTTATCAAATGAAAGAAGTAATGACTATGTTAACAGTGAACCAAGCTGAGTGCATGAGAGATCCATCTAAATATGTACCATTTGGAATTGAATTGTTTAATGAAGAACAATTAGACATGTTTGATGCAGAGATGGATAAGTTTTACTCACAAATGAATTTCGACAGATAATATAATGACCTAGACATGTCTCTAAACTGTCTTTCATTATTAATGTATATTCCTATTGAGTATATATTACTAATGAATCATCCTAGTTTTATTTTATATCTTTATACTAGGTAAAGGAGAAACATCATGAATACAGTAACAGTAATTGCAACAAATGAAGTAGTAACAATCGTATCTGAATCAAAAGGTTGGGTTAAATGTCAATCAAGTGATGGTTCAATCAAATCTTATCGCAAAGGTGAATTAACTATGAATACTGAAATTCAAATTGATGATGTAATGCTTGAAACAGATGAAACTATTGAAAATAACTCAGGAGCTGAT